CTGGTTCATCCACGCTTGCGCTATTGATTTTGGCTTCGATTTCGCTCAGCAGATTCTGGATCAGCACCAGCGATGTGATGCTGGTTTTCTTGATACCTTCCTGCTTGGCGAGTGCCGCGAACAGCTTGCCGTTGTACGGGGTGTATTTGTTGGTGCCGGTGTGTTCGCCAATGCGGAAATCTACCAGCCAACGGGTTTTGTTGATCAGGCCACGCACACCGCCGCAAGTCTTGACGGCCTGCACCACTTTGACCAAATCTTTCTTGTAGATCGATGCCAGCAGGTGCGCCGAGTATTCATCGAGGTTGGCTTCGATTTCAACAAACGAACTCAGGTCATCCGGGTTGAACTTCTTACCGGACGCCAGCACCGACAGGAAAATGTCCAGCTTGGATACCGCTTCACGCAGCGAACCGTTGCTAGATTCCGCGATGGTGGTAACAGCTTTTTTCGCGTCTTTCTTGATCGGGAAACCTTCGGCCTCGGCAATGGTGCACAGCCGATCAACCATGGTTGGAATTTCGATTTGCTTCAGGCGGAAATGCGTGCCACGACTAACCAGCGCTTTGTTCATGTTTTCCGGGTTAGTGGTGCACATGATCCAGATAGTGTTGGGGCCGGGGTTTTCCGTCGAGGTCAGCAACGCTTTTTCGGACTGATCGCGCAGGGTGTGCACTTCGTCCACGATGATTACGCGCTTGCGGAAGGTAGGGGCGTTGTTGGCAGCGGATACCAGCGCACGAATTTCTGCAATGGTGCCGTTAACTGCCGCGTCGTGATAGGTCACGTCGGGATGCTTGCGGAATTTGCAGCTATGGCATTTGCCACACAGGTTCAAATTCTCACAGTTGATTTGCCGGGCGAGGATTTGCGCGAACGAAGTTTTGCCGCAACCATAATGCCCGGAGAACAGGAACACCGCAGGCACCTTGCCGCGTTTGAACATACCTTCGATTGCGTTGGCCGTTTGGTCTTGGCCCACAACTTCGGACAGCTTCGAAGGGCGATACAGGTTGGCCAGCTGGGAAGTATCCAGCGTCACAGGCCCGCGTTCCTTTTTAACTTTTTTCTTGGCGCTTTTGACCGCTTCTTCAGTGTCGGTCTTGAATGTCTTTTTCTTGGTCTTTACTACTTTCTCTTTTGCCACGGTCAGGTACTCGATAGGGGTATACAGTATATTTACAGTTTACCCGTGTAGTGTTGTTCATAGGCGCGTGCTGCTGCCCATGCTTCGTCTTCAGTTGCACCACGGCGGATTGCCAGCCTGTATACGCGGTGCACCTTGGGATTATGCCGACCAATTTTTCGGAATTCTTCCTCGGCCTTACATTGGGCTTTCCGACCTCGGCGGTATGCGTAAAAAACTAAGGCCCCTACCGCGCAAAGGTAGAGGCCTAAAATATACCACTTCATTTGATTTGTGAACCTTCACAGCGGGCAATGTGGCCGCTCGAAGTGTAGGCCACGGTCAGGCTTCGGTCGTAGCGGATGTAAACAACCCCGTCAATGCACGTGCGATTCATCGTATCCAGATTAACCGATTGGTAATAGGAGATTTCAGACAGCACCCGTGATTCAGGTCTGGCCACAGGCGCCCCGGTCGCGGAATCCACATAGACCGTTTTGTTGTCGCACGCGGCGAGCATGACTAAGCCGATCAGCCAAAGTTTTTTCATGGTTTGTAACCCTCGATCAAACGGGCAAAAACGTCCACACCATCAACAGCGTAAACCACATAATTGCCATAAGCCGTTTTAAACAGGTAGCGGTTGTACACCGTGGCGTTTTTGGTCATTTCGCCTGTAATTTCAGGGCCGCCGATCCGCTTGGCAGGGCCGAACGAATCGCGCACCATGATTTGCGGCGTACCGCGCACGGCTTCGATGAACTTGCCGTCGTGAGGACCACCAATCAATAAAACTTCGTCGTATTTCAGCTTAGTCATTTCGCTAGGGCCTTATTCGTTGGCGCGTGCCGCCTTGAAGGATTTTTCCAGCAGTTTGAGGATCGATTTCGGAATCTGCTTACCGGTCAGGTGCATGGCGAATGCCTCGGCAAACATTTCCTGCACGTTGGTCGCCGCGTATTCGCCCAGCTGTGCAGCCAGCGAATCAGCGTTGGAAATCGACGCGGTGGTCGGCCAGATTTCTGCCAACATTTTGCTGTTTTGGTTCAGCAGAATGTTGGTATCTTCCGGCGACATTTTGTGAACTTTCTTCAGGTAGCCCAGCGCTTCCTTGAACATGCCCAGTTCGTCCTCTTCGAGGTCGCGCTGGAATTCACGCACCGACAATTGCGAACTGATCAGCGATTCGCACAGCTGTTCCATGTCGGCTTTCTTGGCCTTGGAAACGGTGGTCATGCTGTTGTATTTTTCCAGCCACTCAGCACGGATCTTTTCCGGCACGTAGCGATACCAGACAGCGTGGCCGGTTTCATGCAGGAAGATGTATTGGTTATAAACCTGATCTTCCAGAATTTTCGGCATGAGTTTCATCAGGTCGATGGCTTCACCCGATTTGAAACTCACCTGATAGGTGCCCGCCCACTTGCCCTTGGCGTTGTGGACTTCGATACGGGAAATCGGGAACACTTTTTCCAGATCGATTTCTGCGATTTTCTTCACCGACTTTTTGATGCCGATGGTGATTGCGTTTTTCTCTTCGTCGGTCAGCTTGCGGTACATGTGCAGCGGACCCATCAGGGTATCGAGCACACCGAAATGCGGCATGATTTCCACGCCGAAAACTTTGCCGGGCGATGGTTCTTTGCCGAGGTTGGCCACCAGCGTGTTGGCGTCGTATTCGAAAGTAACCGGTTCATCCGAACTCATGGTTTCTTCGATGTAGCAGGTGTTGCGTTTGGGGCTATGGGCAAATGCCAGTTTGTTTTTCTTGCCGACTTTTACAATGATGTAATCGTCTTGATCAACGGGCAGCTGGACCTTGGGCGAGTCCTCGGCTTTGGCCACGTCTTTTTTCTTTTTCTTCTTGCCTGTTTCTTCGAGTGTGCCGCTCACGTCACGCCCGAGGTCTTCCATGGATTTCTTTTTCTTCTTTTTGACGCCGGTATCTTCCTGCTGTTCTTTCTTCTTTTTCTTTTTCAGCTTGAGGTCCGGGGCTTCGGACTTAACCAACCCCTTTTTCTTTTTCTTCTTTTTCTTCAGATCATCACTCATTTTGCTACTCCATAACTGCGCGGCTCTGTAAGGCCGTAATTAATCATCATTTTGTGAGACTTAATCCAGCTGGTGTTTTGGACGCTGCCGATGCCAATGTGTTGTGTTAGGCGGTTGGGCATCAGAAAAAGCGGATGCCCGTACAGCCTGTGTTGAGGATCGTCTACATGCGATGGCCATTGTTCTATAGGTATTTGGTCCAACACATCAGAAATTTCTGCACAGTAGAGGATCGTGGCGGGGCGTTCAGTCACGCGGTGTCAGGTGCACGACGTTCAACGGATTATTTTCAATCCATTCCTGATCCGGGCCGTCGCCCAGTTCCCAGCGCGTGCTGCAATGGTGGTGCACCAGCAACAGAGGCCAGCCGTAGTACGGGCCGGGAATGTCTACGTGAGTCGGCAACGGTTTGTGGGGATGGATACGCCCCAACATTTGCTGCACGATTTTCGGCGCCATTTCGGTATCGTCAGGATTCGGTGACTGGTTCGAATTCATCGTCGTGCGCCTCTTCGTCGTAGGTGTACTGGTCATCAAACTGGTGGCCGTTATATCCGTAGAAAACACGCGCTTCACGGCGAGATTTCATGGTCCATAATTGGCGACTGCAAATTTTGATACGGCCCTTGGTGATAATGGACGTGCGCCAAACTAGCGAGAAGTAAATTTCCCGACATTCGATTGCAACATCCGTAGGCCAAGATTCCTTTCGCCAGTCTTCGCCCAAGAACCAGTCACCCTTGAATACTGGGCGGCGCTGGCTATCCAGTTTTACCGAAGGGCGCCAGACTTTTACTTTGCGCAGTTGGCTAGGCGTGCTCATGAGGCACCAACGTAATCTCAACATCGAAACCGATGTTGGCCAAGGCCGAAACCATATCAACTGCTGGGATTTCCGACGTGTCAGCGTCCATCAGGTACGGGAAATCACGCGGGGAAATCTTCAGCTTTTTGGTGATTTCGTCGTCGGTCATTTGCTGTTCACGCATTTCGCGAACTTTGGTGATCAGCGCCACAACCAACTGGGTTTTCAGGTGCTTGACTGCTGCGTCACCGGGGGTGTGGTAATGGCGGTGCAGGTTCTGGCTCATTTGTCGTACTCGGCATAGTCTGGATGGAATTCGAAGGCTTGCATTGGGATACCTTCGTACATGTATTCGAACCACGAACCATAGTGCTCTTGCACGCACGTGGTCTTCACGTATTTGCGGTTTGCTTTCGCAGCAAAAGATTCCGACTCAAACGCGCGGGCCGTGATAGTCATCCACGGCGAAACGGTGCCGTCCGGTTGCGTAACCTTGGCCAGATAAATCGTGCGGCGTTGTCGGCCATTCAGGTGGCGCTCTTCGCGTTCTTGGTCTTCGATCTTTTTGTCGATCCACACACGCGGGCTGCACGCAGTATCTTCGATCAAATCCATGCGCAATTTCTGCGCCTGATAATGACAGTTGCTGCGAGTGATGTAGCCGACGATTTCGTTGTATTTTTCTTCGCTGATGATTTCCCAATCGCCCCATGCACCGGCAATTTGTTCGTCGGTGATTTCCTTGGAGCGGCCAGCCCAGTAAATGTTGTTGGAATACCAGTAGCGGAAGCGGTACAAATATTCTGGTTTACTCACTTTCGATTTCCCCCTGCGAGCGCTCAACCATCAGGCGTACATCGCGGGTGATGTAGCCGTTGACCAGTTCGTCGTTTTCAACGATGCCCATGAATTCCAGCGCCGCACCTTTCTGGAATTGGAAACGACCGCCGGCCCGCATGGTTTCTTTGAAACGCTGCACGGTCTTGGCCCATACTTTTCCGTTCTGGCCGATGTACAAAACCAGTGGCGGATATTCGTCGTATTTCTCGGCCTTGGCATCCATGTTGGCGTAACCGAAGGTCAGATATGGGCGCCCGCTGTGATGCGTGAACAGGGAACCAATGCCCGGCACTTCCAACAGGGTTTGGCTTGGCACCACTTGCGGAACTTTGGTGGTTTTCCGGTCGTGAATTTTCACATGCGCCAGCTGGTGCGCGTAGAAAACTTTAGTCTGGCCACCGTTGCCGCCTTGACCAACGACCACCGTATCATCGGCAAAGGTCACGACGTAGAATTGGCCATCGGTATCTTCGATGGTGTGACGACCGGGAATGCACGACTGATATTTCATCACGCCGTTTTCGATCCGGGCATTGAACACCGGGCCGCTTTCGCGCAGGGTCAGCAGGTCTTCCAGAAAATTGTTTACTTGATCTTCGGTGTAGTTCATTACATACCTTCAATTTTGTTTTGCAGCAAAAGGACCATTGCGTAGCCGTGGGCCGCAACATGCTGGCCGCCACAGGTGCCACGGTAGGCGTTTGCGATCACTTCAACAGGATCAAAATCGAGTGGCAATTCTGCCGCCTCGCAAATACCCAATAACTTTTCGATCAATTCAGGCATGACCGTAATGGGCATCAACGGCATGGCGGCTTTGAGGCGAACCGTTTTGTCTTTCAGGTGGATACGTCCGCGAATGTCGGGAAACTGAACGTACACGCGATCATTGGCGACCAGCACCCGCACGCGTTTCCAGATATCGCCCGTGTCGCCGGACAGCATCACCGATTCGACGTAATGGTCAAAGTTGTTTCGCACATAATTGAGTAGCGAATATTCTTTGTTCACTTTCTCAAGTTCTGCGCGGGCTTCCATGGAACCTTTCGAGCGTGTGCCGCTTGGCACCCAGTAGCCTTGATCGGTTGGAATGGTGTACGGGCGTTTTTCTTTAAAACCGATGGCCACACCATTTGCGAAATAGTAGAGACTATTGTCGTACAGGCACAGTCCATCAGCGATGGCCCGGCACGCATTCACAAACGGTCGATCAAAGATACTGACCTCTAGCATGTTGGTGGTTCCTAGATAAATGATGTGTTGCTACTTAGTTTTTACAGTTTTCTTCTTTTTCTTAACGCCCTTTGGGTAGTGCTGGGCGATCAGCAGGGCCGCCAGTTCTTTGTCGAGGCTGGTCCCTTCGCATTGCGCCTTCAGATAACGAACGCAAGTGCGGTCCAAAGAAATGCGGCGGTCGTCATCATTGTGGCGGGTTTGGAACGCAACCAATTCCAAAGTTTCTGCCAATTCGGTAAAGCCTCGGCGGTCGTTGTATTGCTGGCGCTCACGGCTGTAAGGCGTCATGTACATGATATTTTGCGCAACCTCTACAGCTTCAATTGCAGCCAGATTGACCACGCGGTTACGGTCGCGAATCTGGTACAGGTTGATCAAGCTACGCTCTTTCATCAGGCGTTCCCAATCACCGGAATTTTTCGCGGTTTTCAACGCTTGATTTTTCTCACGACTGACGCGGTAGCTGTTGCGAGTCATGGTGACGCCGTGGGTCAGCGGTTTGAATTTGTCGCCGCCAACCGCAATCGCCACAGCCGAATCACCATCGGGATTGTCGAGGTACATCAGCACGCCGAAATCGTTTTTTGGCAACTTGAAGGTGTGCTTTTTCCACTCCCTGACATACACGCGATTTTTCATAATCACATATTCAGTATCGTGGCGGTCGTAGGTCGCGCAGTGATCATACAGTTGCGCCAGCATTTGACGATTGTCGTCAAAATCGGCGTAGTCTTTAATGCCAAACAATTCGATTGCTCGCTCTGCAATAAACGCACAGCATTCAATGGTCTGTGCTGGGAATTTATCGGAATATTCCGGGGGCAGGTGGTAGAGCGGATTGGCATTGCCTTGTGAAACGACTGCGAGTTCCATGCAAGCCATAATCAACAGGCCTTGTGTGCCGGTGCGCATGGCAATCGTGCTCATGCCTTTTTGAGATTCTGCCAAGTGATATTCAGGAAGGTAAACGGTAGGCATTGCTTTTCTCTCTATTCAGTTTCTAATAATCGTGGTTCCAGCCCGGCGCTCGGTCGGCGCGGGGGAGGGGGCTGGCGGAACTGGGGGTGGGGGCGCTCTTCGAGCGCAGTTACCGTTAGGTAACGAGCATTAGTCCGATGGTCCATTGTTTTTGCGCAGCACAAACAACGCGGACAGACCTCTGCTTAATTGTTCTAAAGAAACGAATGGGCTTCTAGTTTCTTTCTCTGTCTGCTCTCCACTCCGCTGGGGGAATGGGGGCGGCTGATCAGCTTTCCTAATACGGGTGGCTACGCCACCGCTCCTAACGCTACGCGTTAGTCGCTATCGTTTCGCTTACGCTCCACTGTGTGGGTTTGTCTGTGCGTTCCTGCACGATCTAAACGTTCTGTGCACTATGCAATACATAACAGGTTCCGCTAGGCCGCTTCACGCGTTCCAAACGATGAATCGTTCTGTCACTCACTATACAAAAGACCCGACCATACCTAAGATTTACAGTTATTTTTCGATAGGGATTACCGCTCGTCGGACAGCATTTTGGGATCTTTCATTGGCCCTATTGGCCTATTGATTGGGTTGGTTTGAATGGATTGGGCAATAAAAAAGGGGACCGAATGGCCCCCTTCAAATGAATCAAATGGTAGATGCTAACAGCTTGTCATGCAGTTCAATCAGATTCGAATCGCATTGCGCACCGTTAGGCCCCAATGGGCACGGATCAGCTTTCATCAGCAAACGTTCGCAAACCAGTTTAACCAGCTGGCAAACCTGATTGACGTTGATTCCGCTACCGGCAATCGGCACACCACCGCAATTGTTATTGTGGGGCAATACACGACCTTCCGCATTGGGTTGTGCTTCCAGAACGGTGGTTCCGTTTAATGCAATACGGATTTTTCTTGGGCCATATGTTGTGATCGCAACGCAGGTTTCGCCGTCACGTTGAAACGTCGTAACGTCGGCGTATGCAGGTTCGGTTTCTGCCGTTTGCACCACGGTTTTTGGTTCCGGGTGCATGACCTCCCACTCTTCGCGGGTGATATCGCCCATTGAAGCAGTACCAACCATTTGCGGGGGCAAGGGCTTTGCGCTTTGCTGTGCACGGTCGCCCGCAATCTTGCCCGCAATTTCCGGTTTGACCTGTTCCCAAATCTGCGCGAATTCGCGGCTGTTGTGATTGGTGATGGTTTTTGCCAGCTTGTCGGCGGTGGCCGTGGAAAGCAATGGCAAAATCATGCGCAACATCAGACTACGTTTTTGTTCCAAGGATTTTGCGTTGCGCGCCATCGTGATCATATTCGATGCAATGGCCAGTTCTTTCATTCGGCAATCTCCCACTTAACACGCGATTCGGTTTTCATTTCGTAGGTTTTTACTGTGTTGTACAGGGTTTGCACAACCTCGGGGTTTACCGATTTCTCAGTCAACCCGCCGTGCAATACCACGCGATTAACCGAGTGGCCACGGCCACGGCGTGCGCCGGTAATGTCGTTGGAAATGTGCAGGTTGCAAACGTTGCTTTCTGGCAGGTCTTCGCCTTCTGGCCAGACGTGAATGGTCCACCATTGAATTTCGGTCGGTGCCTCAGCCACTTTTGCTTTGTAACCTTCGAGTTGGTCTTCGTTGTAGATATTGGCCACAACGAAATCCGCAACGTCGGTATCTACGGTTTCGAGGATTTCCAGTTCGACGCCGTGGCGAGTCGAGATAATCGCACCTTTCACGTCGTCAATGGCCCCGGTGAACATTTCGCAAACGGCCTGCATATCTTCAATCGTTGGTTCCCATTCATCAGAACCCAAAGTGATGTGCAACACGCGGCGATTCGGGCGCAGGGTGTAGCCGTCTTCGAACACGCTGGCCGGGCTGAACGACTGGTGGCCATTTTCGTAACGCACGAAATAACCAGTGGTGTGCACGCCGTGACGTTCCATGAAATCTTCGTCTACCACGACTTCGAAATCACCGGATTTATCACGCAGCACGTATTCGGTCTTCTGCGCGGTCGGTTCGTAGGCAACGCCGGATTCGTAGGGAACTGCTACCATTTCAGGTTGTTCCGGTTCACCGGCAGCAGTACCACGGGCCTGTGCCACGATTTTGAAAATCTTGAATGCTTCAACAGTTTTGTGGCATTTGTAGAGCGGGAAACTTTTCATTCGTAAACCTCGATTGTAGGTGTGCCTTTGCAGTTGATATGTGGCCGACGCTTTTCAACGTCAGTGTCCCAGTGATACCAGTCGTAAAAATGGCCGTCGTCGTGATACCAACGTTCCCAACGGCCACCGCGTAACCATCTGTACCATTTAAATGCCCGGAGTATCTGCATTTTCTTTCAACCGGTAGGTGTACTGGATGCAGCCACCGTCGGGCGAGCCGCTGGTAACGTGACCATTCAGCAACTCGAAATATTCCTGATTTTTGTTGATCAGACGTGGCCATTCATCCTCGATTTGCGACACGGTGAAATCCAGACGCGGACCATCCATTGGACGGTCAAAAATCAAGAACAAACATTCCGATGCCAGCCGTACTTTCAGCAGGTTCGGATACTTGCGCCACGGTGCCCACGAATGCATGCTCAAAATCTGTTCATGCACCTGATGGCAGAAGGTGGCGCTAGCGTTGGCGATTGCGGTTTCCAATTCTGGTTCAATCCAGTTTTTGGATTTGTTGACGATGCGGCCAATCGAATTACCACGGAAGGCCCGGAACTGGTCTTCGTGGTTGCGCATGCTGATCATTTTGTCGCCTTTGATCGGCTGCACATCGTCGTCATGCAGGTACAGGGTTTTGAACTGAATTTTCATCGCAATTTGTATCCTTTCGAGATTGCACGGAGTGGTTCGGTTGGTTGCAGAACGCGAGCATTACAAACCCATTCCAGCCGGGCCTGATCCTGCATGATTTTGCGTTCCTTGTCGCGGATCTTCAAAAACAGATTCCGATTGGGGATCACCACAATGTCACCCTCGTTTACGTCCGAGACTTCTGGACCGAAAACAATTGGAATATCACTCATGGTTTGCAGACGGTCGTAATCCAGCGTAGTGGTTTCGCCGCCGATGTTGGCATTGATCATAGGCACGCCCAAATCGAATTCGAAAACGACGTGGGTAAAACGCTCGGACTTGACCAGAATTTCAATGGATTGGCCCGCGTGACGGCGCAGGTCTTCGATGGTGATGATTTTGCCGTCTTTGCGCAAAGGTTTTTCGCGCAGCACGTACAGGTCTTCGCGGATGCTGTAGACCACCGAGTCGAAATATTTCGGGACCGTGACAAGGAAACTGACAAAGCCCTCGGAATGCTGGCGGTCAAAGGCGTGCGGGCTGCTGGTGGAATCCACAAGGAAACCGTCAATTCGTTCGATGTTGTAATGCGTGTATACCGCCCGCTGTTTGCCCAGCGCTTTGTATCCCGGCTGCTTCAGTGCACGGTAGCAAATCCCGCAATTGACCGAACCTTGGCCCACGGAATCTTCGAAGTCTTCGACCTCAATCGCTTTGACGCCTGAATCTTGCTGCATTCCCGATACGTCGCGCACATCCACGTCGTCAAAAATGTGAGCGTCCATTTCCGTACCGAAAATATCATCGTCTTGGAATTCAATGCCGATGTTTTCGGTTGATTGGTCACGGTGGGGAATGGTGGGCGTTACGTTCGAACTGGTTGGGATTTCCACGCTGGTTTTGCAGCAGGAACACGGGCGCCCGATTTGCCGCTCGACCTGATACAGCACGACCTGCACCGCGTTGACTGCCAAGCTGTTGGAAACCTGATGGTTGTATGCTTTAACCGTTTCATCCATGCGGGCCTGTGCCTGTTTCTGGATGAAGTTGCGGGCGTGATTACGCCGCACATTACTGGGTCCACGTTTGATCATAGTTGTTCCTCCATACCTCTAAATTACTGGTTGAAAAACCGAGGATGCGGATTGTAATTAAGTAGTATGAGTTAGGAGAACACCATGGCCCGCAAACGGAAAGCCAAAGCTAAACCGGTCAAAGTAGAGCTGCCCTTCCCGAAAAAGAAACGCATTCGGGTTATGGGCGAAGATATGGGCACCAAAAACTACGCCGTGACCGTGATCGAGGCGTGGCTGGGTGACGATGGCGGAATGCGCTTCAAAGTCATTGGCACCAAAATGATGGAGCACATGATTCATGACGTGAAGCTGGCGCAAACTGAATGCCGGGCTTTCGTTGACGAATACAAAAACCTGCCGCTCAATACCATTGATTACATTGCCGCCGAACGTTTCCAATCGCGGCCCGGTCGCGGCGCAGGAACCACGGTTGAAGCCATTGGCATGATGCTTGGCGCCATGCTGCTGATTCACCCGGACATTCCAACCGAATTCTATACGGCTGCAACGTGGAAAAACGAATTCAACCGCACGGCAGCCGACCTGAAAGAAATGTATGAAGACCTCAAAGCCAAATACAAAGGCTCGGGGATCGTGATTCACCAGCTGGATTCGTTCTTTATCGCGCTTTATCACGCTGCCCGTTTGTTGCGCGTGAAGCCATACGATTTCATTCATTCGCATACCGATGAAACTCGTTTGTTCAACGTCCTTTTGCGGGCGCCATCCCTATAAATAATGTAAATAATAGGGTACAAACCGCAAAAATCTGGACGGGGAAAATGAAAGACAACGTAATACGCACCACGGTTGATTACCCATTGAAAAGATCCGGTTTCGACGTTGGAAACAACCCGGAACACACGGCGAATTTGATGCCGGAAAACTTTTTGAGCCGGATCGTTTACGCGCATCTGGACTTCGATGCGCTGGGCGAGGAAGAGAAAACCCGCCCTTACCAGCTGGCGCTGGGCGTTGCCGAGCATTGGCAAAACCTCGAATACATTTACAAACTCTCGGCAAACCTGATCCTGCCGCCGAAAGAAATTTTCCTGTATTCGCAAGCCACCTCGGGCGTGACGCTGGCGACCCGCAAGCTGTCGAACATCCGCCTGCGCAACAGCAGCATCAGCTATTCGAAGCTGCCCGGTGGCGACAAAGAAATGATGATTCATCGTCTGGTATTCAACTGCTACCAGCGCGATATCGAGTTGCCCTTTGCCCCTCAATAATTGCCCACTCAGTGACTACGAGTTTGCGAAGAAATGCCGTGTAACCACCTGCAAATTTTACACGGAGCAAACCCAGCGGCGCTGCATGGCCCTCGACGCTACGTTCGCCAGTTCTAAAGGCGAGCAAGAGCAAGCAAAAAAGAAAAAGAAAAAAGATCAGCCAAAAGGTTTGACGGACGTTGAGTTGCGTCTGTTGAAATTGCCACACCTGACAAAACGTGAGGTGCTGATTGTCCGCAAGGCTTCGTGTGAACGAGTCTCGGCAATTATCGCAATCTACCACGCAGCGCAGGACTTCGGGTCATACGAATGCGATGACTTTGTGGAAGAAACACCGATCATTAAAAAGATCGCGGAACATCCATTGTTTTCTGATCCAGACTTGAGACTGGAACCCCGGATGATTCCGATGCTGTTGGATAAAGAGTTCATGTCGAAATACGGCAGTCCGAAAGTGCACCTTCTGTTCGACGTTTCTGACAAGGAACTAGAGCAATTCTACCCAAATGAAGACGGAGAAATACCCGAATGAGCGTTAAGCCACAAGCCAAAGCCCTGATGCGTCCCCTCACCGTAACTCAGGCGCTGCAACGTGAAGACGATATCGAACTTTACGTGATGAACCTCACCAAACCGGCAGGCAATATCAACCTGACCGTGAAAGGTGAAGACGACACCATGCAATCGATTGTGATTCCGAAAACTTTCGTGCCAATCGACATGACCATGTTCGCCCCGCGCAAAAACCTGCTGCTGAACAAACATTTCCGCCAGCTGCAACAGCTGGGCCAAATCGCCATCGCGCACCCGGAAGACGCCCTGACCGCCATCCAAGCTTCGCCAAAAGCGCAGCAAGAAATTCAGCGCGTTCTGCACATGAACGCAGTTGGTAACGAAGCCGTGGCACCTGCCATGCTCGAAATGCGCACCGACATTGCGCCAGCACAGCAGCCGTCGCAGGCACCGATTGAAAACGAAGAAAGCTATCAGCCTTCGCCGTTCGCAGCCGGTATCGTGAACCGCGCTGGTCTGGAAGGTGAAGACATGGCCGACCTGATGGGCGATATCGAAATGCGCCGCGACGAATTGTCGCTGGATGACATGAACTACATCGCCAACAACGTCGAAGACGTGGCGCTCAAGCAGTTCATCGCTGACCTCCTGTAATTTTCACGAATTTCAGGCATAAAAAAGGCCGCTTTCCATTTCGGATCGCGGCCTTTTTTCTTTGGTGCATTTGGTTACGCTGGGTTAATCGTGTTGGCAATCTCGGCGTGCATGCTGCACATATCCGCCAGCAATTTAGTGGCGTAGGCATCGAGGCCACCTTGCTTCAAAACTTTCGCCATTTCCAGTTTTCCTTTGATGCTTTCGTGGCACTGCAAAAGTGCTTCAACCGCGTTGACTTCCAGTATGTCGCTGGCCACGGTAATTGCACCACCGCTAGGTTTGTAGCCTACGCCATATTTTTCATACAGCTGGGCTTTGATGGACTCACGTATGGTCAGTGCGGCGTGTAGTTGGTTCTGCAATTCAACGCTTGCCGTTTTGTAAGTCATGACTTCTTGATCCTCTTTGGTTTCTTTTCAAATGACAGCTTGGGTTGGTCTTTCTTTTTCTTCACCAGACGCGGGGGCGGGTTGTATTCGTAGACGATGGCCTTCACCTTGTCGATGATCTTTTGTGGCGCTGCATCGGGATCGAGTTTGATCAGGTTGCCATCCTTGTCGTATTTGACAGGCAGCTTTAGCTCTTCAAAATCCAAATGCCCTTCGCAAATTTCCCCAATCATCGCCGCCATTTTACGCCCGGCTTTGTCGTTGTCCGTGAGCGTGTAGACCTTCGAGATACCGAGGCCCTGCAACAGAATGCGCTTACGTTCCGAGAACATTTTCGCACCGAGGATTGCACAGGCCGGGATTTTATTCAGCACCAGTCGCAGCCAGTCACGCGGACCCTCGCACAGCACCACGGCCTGACAGCCGAACAGTTTATGCTTGCGAATAAAATCGTAACCGAGCAAGCCGTAGTCCATAACCCAGTCACCTTTGGTGTTGATATAGGACAAACCGGTTTCCTGTTTTTCCATCAGGGCCTTCACGCCGCCCCTATACCGACCATTAATGTAAATAGGTAGTGCGAGCATCACATCCTCTCGCATTTCCTCACTGAACATTTGTCCCTGTACCCGCTCAATCATTGCACCGGGATAACCGCGCCAATCTTTTTCTTTGGGCCATGGAATGACCGAACCGCCTAGCTCTTCATGCAGACGTTTGATCGATCTGTTGTTTGTGTTTTCTCTTTCTTTTTTCTTGCGCTCAAAGCGTGCACGTTGGCCAGCGGTGCTGCCATCGAAAAACTGCCACTCTTTGACTTGCCGCAAATCCAGCTTGGCGGCCAATTTATTCCAGCCGCCTTTAGCACCGCACGACCAGCAGTTAAAGGTGCCGACTTTCACTTTCGCTTCGAGGCTGGTGTTAATGCCAAGCGATGGGTTGGAATCTTCGTGGAAGGGACAAACGATTTCGACGCCGTTGGCTTTGTGCTTCACGTAGCCCGGAATCTTTTCAATCTCTTCCATGATAACGGTGTAAGCGTCTTCAATCTTCATGCTTTCGGCCATTAAAATGACAATTTATAAGTACCATTTACAGTTACTGGATGTGCCGCGTGTTTAAGGAACTAGCAAGCCGTATTAAGACCGAACGCCGGTCGGTGCACATCGAGTCGCATTTGGGTAAGGTCTACGCCCAAATAATGGATAGCTCGATCATCACACCGAACGGACGGGGGCCAGAATACCGCCCCTCTTCTTTCCCAATCTGTCCAGTTCTGGTGCACATGCAATTCATGCAGGCTGCGCAGGATGGATTCTATATGTCGAACATGGCGGCGGGTGGTGGCTACTTCACCACGGTTGGGACCGCAGCCCACGAAAATATTCAGTATTACATGGGCAGCACGAAAAAGGTTTTCGGTGATTGGAAATGCCGTAACCCACGCTGCCAGAAACATCACGACGCCCGCGATCTTTACGACGAAAAAGGCGTGATGTACCGCAAGGGAACACTGACCAGCAAAAACACTACGGACAACGAGTGCCCTGAATGCGGCGTGGCTTGTGAGTACGTGGAAAAATGCATCGATTATTTTGGTCTGAAAGGCCACATCGATTGCATCTATGAAATGCCCGATGGCACCTACTGGGTTCTGGACTACAAGACCAGCACCAAAGGCATCATCAAAACTGCCAAGCTGCCCAAGCGCGAACACCTCATGCAGGTTCCGACCTACTGCTACGTGCTTGAGAAAAAATACAAAATGAAAATCTCCGGTTTCTCGCTGCTGTACCTAAGCCGCGACAACCCGTATGAGTTCAAAGAAAAAGCCCAGCGCTGGAACGAACGTTTCCGCCAAGAAACCAAAGAACTGATCATCCAGCAGAAGAAAATTTACCGCAGTGCTGTGAACAGTTTCATTCAGAACAAACCGGAACTGGCGATCAAGCAGAAGCCTTGCCAATGCCCGGACGATTACGAACGTCTGATGCCCGCCTATGAGGCGTGCCCGATGGAAAAGGTGTGCTTCGATAAACGCATGCTGAAAGATAACATGGTGCACGCGCTCCGGCCCGAACAGCTGATCAAGGTGTTGGACATTACCAACAACATGAAAAACTATTTGGAAGACGATGTGCTCGAAGGGTTGAAGGCGAAGGTCAAGAAACCTGCGAAGAAACTCAAAAAATCCACCAAAAAGATTCCGAGGCTCAAATGAAAATCACGATCAGTTTGAAACCGCAGAAGGCCACGGCCTCGGGTGCATACAGCGCCCCTGACATGGGCACTAACCAGCAGCTGCAATACTCTGATGAAGAGTTGGCAGAACGCGACAAGGAAGAGAAAGCCCGGCAGGAAATTCAGGCCGAGGAAGAGCGCAAAGAAGCCGCCGAAAAGCAGAAGAAAAACGCGACCAAAGCACCGAAGACCGAAGACGCGGGCGGCGATGATTCGGGCGGTGGCGACGACGATTCCGGCGATGATGAAGAGGAAGAATCGGACGACGAAGAATCGGATGATTCCGAAGAGGACGACGAAGAATCTGATGACGATGAAGAGTCGGATGACGACGATATGGACGATGATATGGACGATGACGAAGAGGCAACCGCTTCGGCAAAAGATCCAGACGAAGTGATCCCTTACCCGGACGCACGCAGCAATCGTAAGCCCGTCGATTTCATCCCGGCAGAATCCACGGAGAAAGTCGTGGATCAGGAAAAGGTTGAGGAAGAAAAAGAAAAACTCGATCAACAAAACGATGCTGCCCGCGAGCACAGCAAAGACGACCCGAACCAGAAAAAAGATGAATCCAAAGGACCGGAAAGCAAAACGGCTGGCAGCGAGATTGTAGCGACTGCTGCCGCTATTGATTTCAGCATCCCTTACCCGGATGTGAAGGTGCGCAACCGCAACTAAAACGAAGCCGCAACGGGGCGACCTGTTTGCGGCTTTTTCATTGGTGAGCAAAAACTGTAAACACTAGGCATACCTGTATCTATGGCGGGCCTATGAAGAATTCTATCGAATATCAATTGATCCTAGACCATTACACAACGCGCTGTGCTACCCGTTCCGGCGTGCCGCTAATGAACCACATTGACGAAGGCCTCGAAATCCTTGAATGGTTGGGCGCATCCAACGCAGCGAAAGGCGGCTATTGCTTGCATCCGTTGGTGCAGGATGTAAAAGACCTGCAAGAAAATATTGAACGGCTCGGTGCCATTCCTGAAATCGAAGAGTCGTTGGCCCGTGCATTGACCTACCGTTTGTTCGCCAACAAATATCTGTGTCGCCCAGCGACTGATGGTTGGGACGTGGATCAGATTCGCCGCGTCATGCTGGGCACCAACATGCTGTGGCCAACCGAAACCCGGCACATGTTGATTGCTGACAAGGTGCAGAACCAGAAAGATTTCCTGCAATACCATTACGGCACCCATGCGCGCAGTGAACAGCTGAAGAAATATTTTGAGAATTGGCTGGAAGTGCTGGACTACAAATCGGAAGTGCAGCGCCGTGACCCAAACTGTGTTGTTTTCGAAGACGGAGTAGACTTGCAATGACACCAGTGATGCTCAAAGACATGATGGAAAATCCCGATATCAACGGGAACACCTTCACCCGTCAACGCCTGCGTAGCAACGCGGACAATTTCAAACTCGATGAACGTGTGCGGGCCAAAGATTTCGAATTCCAGCACCATCACGTCGTGGAAATGATCGACGGTTCCTATCTGGTGTGTGTCACCGATCCGGCGACCGGCTCCGTGCTGTTGTACAGCGCAGGCCCCAACAAAGAGCCTTACACAATTTCCGATTGTCACCCGTTGGAATTCACGGCCATGCGCCTCGAAGCCCAACGCCAGCTGGAATTGCACACGGGCCTCGAAAATACACCGAAGCCTGCCAAACGCGTGCGGACCAAAGCCACCAAAAAAGAGGTGGTGAAAAATGACTGATACCCCAATCGAAATTCTCCGCTACGAAGCGTGGTGGACCTCCGAAAAAGGTTGGGAAGAGTGCAGCCAAACGGACTTCGAAGCAATTCACCTGTCCATTCACCCGCACCCGTACAAAGCCCGCGTTATCGGCGTGGTGCAAGACCCGGCTGGCCTGCTGTTGCCCGGCCCCAAAGGCCAAGGTTCGTGGCGTGACGCGGCGATCAGCGAAAAACTGAAGCGCGTAGAACTCGAACGCGAAATGAAAACGCTCAAGGCCCGTATCGGACAGCTGGAAAATATCACCCTGTTCGAACCCAGCGTGTCGGCACAAAAGGAATATGTAGCGCAACATTTCGTGCAGAAACATTTCTGTGTGGCGTGCGGCGATTACACCGTGGCCAAAGGCGTGTGCGAACGGAATGCAAACCACGTGTGGGGGTAATGGCATGGACCTGTGGCTCGAAACCCCTTGGGGCGACCGTTTCAAAATTGTGCCTTATAATTTCATAGAGTACGCTGCAAAATTCCATCCAGAACACCCTCTGAATCACGTACCTAAGACGGCGTATTCCCACTGGGTCCACACCAACGATTACCATCACTTGAGTGATTTTACGCTGGCGGAAATTTCAGCGTCTCAACTCATGTGGATCGGCACTGCCGACGAATTCAACGAGAACCTAAATGGCCGAGAAGAAAGTGAAGGCTAAGGCGAAAGCCGCAGCTGAAGAAAAACCGAAGAAAACGAAGGCAGCGGCTGGCGTCGAAAAAGCCACCAAAAAGAAATCTGCGTCACAGGATGATTTCACCATTCACGAAGGGCTGGCCGGTATCCGTGCGAAGCCCAGTATGTACCTCGGTGAGCAGGGTTCGCCAATGGCGTATCGCTGCATCAAGGAAGCGGTAGATAACGCCTACGACGAACACATCGCCGGGCGAAACAAAGTGATCGAAGTTGTGCTCGATTACGACACTGGCACTTACATCATCGCGGACCAAGCGGGCGGCATTCCCACCGACTTCAAGAAATTGAAATCCGGTGAGAAAATTTCGATCATGACCGCTGCATACACGAAGACCCACGCAGGCGCCAAGTTCAACGACAAGGCGTATAAAACTTCGGCGGGTACTCACGGCATCGGTATGTCGGCGGTGAACGCGGTATCCGAGCGCATGCGCGTCTGGACCACGTACAACGGCAAGCTGGCCACGCAGGTTTACGGCAAAGGCGAAATCATTTCCAAAGGTGATCACCCGCTGCCGTGCAAGGCCGTCGATAAAGACGTAATGCAGCACCTGAAAGACAAGACGCAGAAATACGGAACCATCGTGGCGCTGGAACTTGACCAGACTGTGGTTTCCGAGGATGCGAAAGCAGGCAAATTGCCGAAGTCTTACAAGGTCGCGACCCCAGTAGCAAAAGAAGTGGGCGAGTGGCTGCAAAACGTCGCAATGTTGAACCCCGGTCTGGAAATTCGCTTTGCCGCCATCGTCAAAGGCAAGCGCAAAGACGACCTGTTTATCAACAAGAAAGATTTGGCATTCGTGCCGAAAAATATGTGCGACCAGCGCGACCTTGTGGCGCAGGGTAAAGCCTTCACTTTCAAAAGCGACAACATCACTTGCGCACTGGTTTGGTCCGACCACACCGACGCCGATCATTTCCTGACATTCGTCAACACGTCGCCAACCATCGACGGCGGCTGGCACGTAACGGGCTTCACGGCTGCGCTGACCAAAGCGGTCAAAAAGCACGTGCCGGAAAAGAAACCAGCGAAGGGCAAAAAAGGCGGCCAAGGCTACACAGGCTCCGACCTGCTTATCGGCCTGACCGGGATGTTCGACTGGCGCATGCACGGCGCGGCCTACACCTCGCAGGTGAAAGACAAGTTGAGTTCGAAAGTTGACAAGGAAGTGGAAGAAATTCTGTTCCCTGCGTTCGACAAATATTTCGAAGCTAACCCGAAGGTTGCCAAGGACATTATCAAGCGCGCCTTGATCATGAACAAAGGCCGGGAAGAGTTGGCAGCCGTGGTTAAATCCATGGCCGACGTGAAGAAAAAAGGCAAAGGTGCACTGCCCGCCAAGCTGGCCGTTAGCCCGCACTGCAAACCGCATGAGCGCGAATTGTTCGTGGTCGAAGGTGACTCGGCAAAAGGTCCATCCGACGACGCCCGCGACACGTACTATCAGGAAGTTCTGGCAGCCGGTGGTAAACCACTCAACGCCCTGAAGGCCCCGATTGCGAAAATCATCACGCACAAGGATATTTCCAATTTCCTGATTGCCATGGGTTGCGACCTCAAGACCATGGACCCGAAAGCGGAACGTCCAAAAATCGACGTTGAAAAACTGCGCGTGAAATCCGTTCTGTTCCTCGTTGACCCGGACCCGGACGGTGGCCACATCGCGGTTCTGTATCTGGCAGTTTTGTACCGCCTGATGCCTGACCTGTTCAAACAAGGCCGCGTATTCTGCGTGCAGGCCCCGCTTTACGCTGCGCTGGGCGCGAAAGGCGAACTCTACGGCGCCATGACTTTCGATGAATGTCGGAAACTCACTCCGAAATCTGTAAAGGATCATGAGTTGGTGCGCATCAAAGGTTGGGGGGAAGTTGGCCCTGAATATATCGGCCCAATCGCCTTCGATCCAGAACACCGCAAGCTGATTCAAATCAACCCGTTTGCCAGTGCGGCGGACGAACAATGGTTCCGTGCCGTAGTCTCTGAAGACGCGGTGAACCGTCGCAAACTTTTGGGGCTGGAAGACTGATGGAAATCAAAGAACCTCTGCAAAATATCCGAGAAGTAACCCTCGACGATCTGCGCCAGATGATCACTCACTCGATCTACCACATCACCGGCGACGTGTTGCCGCAGGTGCGTGCACTGGGCGTTACCGATCTGCCAGATTTCGAGAGACTGAAATTCCCCAACGGCACGGCGAGCGCCTGTCTCGAATCGCTGAACCAGCTGGCCGCCATGAAAGAAAAATACATGCATATCATCGACACAAACACCGTGGTGCTCGATGAATTCCAGTGGGCTGCGTTGGGTAAAGCTTTGCACACGCTCGGCCTGCACCCGGAGGGTAATCAGAATGCCTGAACACCAATACACCCTGAAAGAATTCCAAGATTTTGTTGGAGCGATGCTGCACCGCCACAACGATCTGGAATTCGACGTGTGCCGCATGGAAGGTGTGCAAGCGCCCGTGACCAAATTGCTCGATACGAGCACCGTGGATAAATGCGTGTCTGAAGTTAAGAAACTGGCGGCTGCTATCGACGCGTTGTATGTACGCGCCAACGAATATCGGAACAAACCACTTGATCCGCATATCTGCAACCTGATTCGCAATCTGTCGGTGGAATACAGCGTCGAGGTTCCACGTGGCTAAAACCAAAGAAGTTGCGAAGGTCAAAAAGTCGAAGATCACCGCAGCGCCGAAAGGCAAAATCTCCAAAAACCCAGTCGTGACAATTCACACTGCTGCCAAAGAAATCAAGCAGCAAACGATCAACGAATTTTCCGATGCGGCGTTGCACGTTTATGGCTCCTACGTGGTGGAAGACCGGGCCGTTCCCGACTTCCGCGACGGCCTGAAGCCTGTGCACCGTGCGGTACTGTGGGCACTCGACGGCCTGAAGCTGCACAGCACTGGCGGTTTCAAGAAATCGGCGCGTACTGTCGGTGATGCAATTGGTAAATATCACCCGCATGGCGATTCGGCGTGCTACGGCGCGATGGTGACGATTGCAAACAGCAACCCGCCGCTGGTATGGGGCCAAGGTGGCTGGGGCAAACCCGATGGCACCTCGGCATCCGCCTATCGTTACACCGAAGCGAAAAAATCGAAGTTCGCGGACATGTTTTTGCTCGACTCGCAGTATCTGAAAGTCGTGCCGATGGAACCGAACTTTTCCAACGACGAAAAACTGCCGCTGTACCTGCCTGCGCTGCTGCCAACCCTGCTGTTCCTGACCTCGACGCCGCCCCCGGCCTACGGTGTGAAAGTGGGCAACCCGGCGTTCTCGGTGGCCACCGTTTCGAAAGTCATTATCGACATGCTGAATGGCAAAACGTATTCGGCAAAGAAACTGGCTGACACTCTGAAAATTGTTCACCCGTTCGGCTGCATCGACGTATCGACCGACGAACAAATCGAAGAGCTAATGGCGACCGGCAAAGGCTCGGTGCAGTACATGCCGCAGATGGATTACAACGTGTCGAAGCGCACGATTAACATCCAGTCGTTCTGCCCCGGCACCGTGACCGGCGAGGAAGGCATTGCCAAGGCGTTGCAAAAGTTCAACGACATGGACGGCGTGCGCAGCGCCCACAACGCGTCGGGCAAGAAAAACAAGAACTCTGGTCCCTACGGCGCAGCCATCGAAATCATCTGTCAGAAAAACCTGACCGACGAAGAATTTGATGAAATCTGCGCCAAGGTTGATAAGCAGGTGCGTTCCAGCATCAGCTATCGACTGGGTATCACCATCCGCAAACCGGGTGATGAAACCAACAAGTTCAAATACGTCAATTATCTGGATTACTTCGGCGCGTGGATCAAGTATCGGATCAAACTCGAAGAGCGTTTGATCGGCTACCTGCTGGACAAAGCTGGCAAAGAACTGCACTTGAACGAAGTTTATCTGTACGCGGTGCAGAATCGTGAAAAGCTGCTGAAAGCCTTGCCGAAAGTGCTGGCGTCGAAAACCCCGGTAGCCGTGTTGGCCAAGGCGTTGAAAATGCCAGAAGCCGACGCAGAAATCATTCTGGAACGGAAAGTGCGCCAGCTGGCAGCATTGGAAGAATCTGATATCAAATCCAAGATCAAATCGATCAAGGATGAAATCAAGAAACTCAAAGCCGACCAGAAAGAACCGGGCAAGCGTGCTGCACTCGATACCGCCGAACGCGTCAAAACCTACATGAAAAAACCTGACCCGACCATTTCCGGTCTGAAGGTTGAGTGAGGACCGCATGAGCGATGAAAAAATCTATGTGCACGGGGCAGAAGATATCGGGTTTAACCTGATCGTTTACTGCTTCATGCGCTCGCTGCATCTGCCCATTCTCGAAGGGCAGGAATTGCCGTTGGTTGACACGTGGTTTGCGGTGCCTGCCGTGCAGCACAACACCATGGTTAGTCTGGTAAATCCAAACGTGGAACTGGCCGCGTTGCAGATGATCGACCAGCACGGGCGCGTCGTGAAGGCGCACCGGGTAAACCTGAATACTGCACCGACCTTGAGCAGCTTTGAAGTCGGTGAAATCAAGAAAGAAGCTTTCGACATTCCGCTGTGGGAACGCACCAACCAAAAAGCGTTCCCCTACGACACGATGTTCGACAAAGCGAAAATGAAAGAGATTTTCGCACAGACTGGTCACACGGCGGCAAGCCTGATGAACATCCAGTCCGACAACGTGGTCTATCAGCAAATCCGTAAGAAAATTCAACCACGTCCGTGCACGACGTGTGGGGGCAAAAAGAAATGAGCACCAAAGAAATTCTGTTGCAGCAGCTGGTTCACGAACTGGGCCTGCCTGTGAAGTCCAACGAGATTCCTGCACAGAAAATTCTCGATCATTACCTGACGAAGCCTGTCCCGGTGCAGCCGGTGCAGGAAATCGTTCTGGCCCTGCAAGCGTGGACCAAGGTCAAGCCGACCGATATGCTGGACGTGGATGATTTGCGCGATCTGCAAGACGAAGGCCGCGCAATTTCCAATTACATCACACGCCAGCTGGTGCAGGATCACCCGGCAGACAAGCGTTTCCTGCTGCGTTATCTGGAACAAATGTGTGATCATTACAACATGCACAAGCATACGGCGATTGGCTTTGGCCATGACGTGATCTACAGCGCCGAACCTTTGGGCGCATCGTTCAAAACGTTCGACAATTCGCTGTATGTTCCACCAACCAAAGGCTATTGGGCGATTGTGCAGAAGGCCAGTTCCCGATAAAACTGTAAATAAAGGGTAGAGCAACCAATATTGCCTACCCTAATTTTCCAACGAGGTGGCCAATGGACTTTAACGGATTGCATCGCCTTTTGACGCAGGTTGAATTGGCGCATTTATCTGCCCTCGGTCATGAATCCGATGTGAATCAGGTGGTGCGCAAAGCAGCCCGCAACCTCATTGCCAACGAAACCATTCCACGCCCGCTGTTTGCGTATGCCGAAGCACTGATGCAGGCCGCCGAACCCGTGGCGTTGCTGGATGGTTTGAAACGTTTATTCGAACGGCATCTGTAGCCATGAAAATCATTCTGGCCACGGTCAATCGCCGTACCAAAGGCGAATCTTTTCTTGAATCTGTTTCGATGGATGGACCCGGCGCCCAGCCGCTGCTAATCAAGCTTTTTGGGACGCGGGATCGCCTGACCATTACCAGTCACCGAGGAAAGATTGCGCTTTCTAATTTTGATTTGTTGCCCAAGCTTGCCGAAGTTGAAAAGCTGGTGCCTAAAGGCCGGGCAGCAATTGGAAGCGTGGATGAATCGGTTTTTGTAATCGTTCCCTACGCACCCGAACGCCTGACCGCTGCGCTGATCCGTAGCGCCAGAACGTTTCGCACATTGCGCTATCCCGTTCGCTTGATTGAAAACGAACGCGATTTGCTGAATACCCACGGAGAGGTGCAGGCCGATCCACGATTCAAGGATTAACCATGACCCTCCTATCGGTTGACGGCACCAACACGCTGCACCGGGCGTATCACGCGATTCGCCCAATGAGCCACAAAGGTTTCCCCACAAACGCCATCGTCGGTTATATCAACATTCTGCGCGCTAACCTCCGTGAAACCGGGGCCACGCACTGCCTGAATTCGTTTGACCGGCCCGGCAAGAATTTCCGCCATGAAATTCACCCGGAGTACAAAGGAACCCGCCCCAAAGATCCCGAGAAAAGCAAATCGCTGGCTAAACAATTGCCTGTGATCGTGGAATTGCTGGATGCCATGGGTTTTGCCGTGTTTGGTAAAATCGGCGTCGAAGCTGACGACGTAATCGGTTCAACCGCTTCGCTTTACGATGGCGGTTTGGCCTATATCCTTTCCGGGGATAAAGATTTCGCACAGGAACTGGTTCATGATCACGTTCGGTTGATTAACCCGAACAAAAAGGTGATCGTTTCCAGAAAAAACTGTAAAGAAATCTATGGAGTCGTAGCCAAACGAATGGTAGACTTCCTCATGTTGGACGGCGACGATATCGACAACATTCCGGGTATTCCCGGTGTTGGTTTCAAAACCGCCGTTGAACTGATCGAAGAGTTTGGTAAGGCCGAAAAGATTCCAGTTGATCGTTTCCCTAAGAAGGCGCGAGAAACTGTAAACACAAAGAAGATCCTGAAGTTGAATCGCCAGCTTGTGACCATCCGCCACGACCTGTACGACGCAAACACAGAATTGGATTTGTCAATTTCTAAAGTGAACGTGAAAGCCTTCACGCGCATTTGCGAAAAATACGGGCTGGACCAAATCAAAAGGTCTGTCCTCAAATGATGTAGGAAGTTCCTACAAATCCCGGCATACCGCCGACAACGCTGGAAAGTGAGAAAAGAAAATGACCGTTACCGCTCCTGTTGCTGCACCGAAACTGTCCAAAGGCGAAAAAGCTGCTGTCGCTCTGGTCGCCACCCGCGAAAAAACTCTGACCAGCCTGAAAGCTGATCTGAAAGCCGCGCAAACCCTGAGCAAAGGCAACGCCAAGCTGGCCCTGACCACCGCGCCGAAAGTCGTGGCCAACCTGCAAAAGAACGCCGGTTCCGTCGTGGAAAACCTGCAACAAGCCGTCGCCGTCGCCCAAGCCGAACTGGACGACTCGAAAGCCGCACTGAAAACCCTGCGTGCCAACGAAAAAGCTGCTGCCCAGCAGAAAGCCCGCGACGACAAAGCCGCTGCCGCCCTGAAAGCCAAGCAAGCCGCTGAAAAAGAAAAAGCCAAGGCTGCCAAAGCTGCGCCGAAAGCTGCCGCCGTTGCCCCTGCTGTCGCTGCTGCCCCGGCTGCCGTAGCCGCCGCACCGAAAGCCGCCAAAGTTGCCAAAGCTAAAAAAGCCTAAGCACCCCGGCGCGTAGCAAAACCAAAAGCGGCCTAGAAATAGGTCGCTTTTTTACTTTCTGCGGGAGAAAAACATGTTCAACGCTAGCGGAATTGTCCACAACATTCTGAATGGCAGCATCACCCATACCGAACTGCTGCGCGATATCAGCACCGTTCAACAAATGACTTCCAACGCCATCGGCCCTGATTATTTCGTTAACGTTCTGGCTTCGATGGGTTCGCGTCTCACTTTCGTTGACGGCGCACTGGCTACCGTTCCATTCGACACCCACGCAACAATCACCACCCCCGAATTCATGCGAGCGGCGACGATTGATCTGCAATACGTCAAAACCGAGCCGTTCCTGATTCTGCCGAACTGGCAGGAAATTTTCGCCCGCGTAGAAATCTTGCTGCCTGAAATGGTAACGCTGATTGCCTACCGCGAAGTAATGAGCGTGCAACAGGTTCACGCCAATCAAGGGCGTGCGATCACCTCCCAAATGATTTGCTTCCCGGTGCTGAGCCTCAAGGACGGCAAAATCAAATTGGTGCGCATGTCTTACTTCAGCTTCGTTAAGAGTGTGGCCAACGTTATGGCCGGTGGCGTTTGCACCATCATTGGCCACCACACCCGCAAACGCATTCAACCGTGCACCGCGAACCTCAACCATTCGTTTGACGTTGATCAGGCATTGGCGGAAGCGGCCCCGGCGTTGGAAGCATTGCGCGCTGAATACAGCCAGCCAAACCCAATGACCTATGAACAGGCGTACATGCTGCGCACGCTGCTGGATACGCGCAAGCGCGATGCCCGCGCAATGCAGGCCCGCATTAGCCAGCTGAATGGCGACCCTAAAGGCAAAGGCCAAAGCCCGGCTTGACCCTATAGGCCCCGTTTGATACCGTGGAGGCCTTCCGTAACGCTTTGCGCCCAATGCAATGACGCTCACGGAATAAGGGAAGTTTGGCGCTGCTGCCATATAGGCAACGCATTCGCACCTCATTACGTGGCGCGTTTGCTGAGCAAAGGGAAGCCCATTAGGCATTAGGGCTTGTCTTATTGGCTTTCCCTTTGGTAGCTTTAAGCCCTCGGCAACGCATTCGCCGCAAAACGACACTCACACTATTTCGCAAGTTTGGAGATTGACCATGAGCATTAACCTGAAAGGCGCCACCATCAACGTTAACCACGGCACCAAAAAAGGCGTGATCAAAGAGGAAGTCGTAACCCAACTGAAAAGCGGCATTCTCCGCACTAAGGAAGGTTCCGAGTTCCACATTGACGACCTGTACAACCGTGGCAAAGGTAAATTCGTGGACCTGAAGGGCGGCGCCGTTAAAAAGGCACCGGCTGGAAAACCTGCTGCACCTGCCCCGCGTTCGGATCGTCCGGCGCCAACCGCCATCACCATGAAAGAATTGGAACTGAAGGCGCGCAAGATCAACGGCATCGAGATTGAAAGCTTCTCGAAGAAAAACAGCACCATCACTTTGGCCGATGGTTCGATTGTTCAACTGTCCGACGTTCGCCGCGCCGGTAAAGGCTACGCAGCCGACGCCGTAACCCTGCCTGCTGACAAGCCAAGCAAAAAACCAGCGGCCAGCAAAAAGCCTGATGCAAAACCTGCGCCTGATGCAAAAGGTGGCGTGACTCGCAAAGCAAAACCAGCTGCCGACGAAAACGCCGACGCTGATTTCGGCGCGCTGTATGGCCCAGCTGGCCAGTACAACACCAGCGACGTTCGCGGCAAGGTGATCGATTTCGACGGTGAAGACCACAAGGTTGCAAAAACCTTCCCGTCCGGTCGTTGCGTGTTGGAAAACGGCGAAGAGTTCCAAGTGGACGAAGTTCGCAAAACCAACAGCGGCAAATTCGCCGTATACAGCGACGATTATATCGCTGAACTGAAAGACCTGTGGGAACAGGCCAACAGCAAGAAAAAACCAGCTGTTGAGGAAGAGGAAGAGCGCGAACTGACTACCCGCGACTTCAAGAAAAACAAAACCCTGATCCAAGTCGGCAAGAAAATGCAGACTGTCGCCAAGGTGTTCACCACTGGCGTGATCGAAACCAGCGAAGGCCTGCGTATCGCCATTGCCGACGTTGTGCGTCAAGGTAGCAAATTGGTCTACATGACCAAAGCAACCGACACCGTGAAACAAGGTGGCGCCCTGCCGAAAAAACGTGAAGTGCCTGTGCAAGAAAAGCGCATCACCGAAGTGGCGCAATTCGATGACGAAACCTGCAACGACATGCGCGACATGCTGCGCGAAAAAATCCGTCAATGGATGGCTGAAGAATACGACGTGACCATGGTTAACGCCTTCGTCGGTCAAGGCCCGGATTTCTCGACCTTCTGCTTTGCTTTCGCGGTGGCCGATAGCGACCCAAAGCAAATCGCTGCGTTCGTTAAAAAGCAAGACGCGCAAAACGCAGCCAGCGCCACCAATTCCGATTTTGATCAGCACCAGCTGAGCGAGCAGGAAGAGCAGGAAGAGGAAGAGCATGAAGAGGAAGAGCAGGAGGAAGAGGAAGAGCAGGAAGAGGAAGAGCAGGAGGAAGAGGAAGAGCAGGAGGAAGAGGAAGAGCAGGAGGAAGAGGAAGAGCAGGAGGAAGAGGAAGAAATCCCCGAGGAAGAAGAGGAAGTGCAAGACGCCGATTTCCCAGCCGACGCCGTGTTCGAAACTGAATCCGAAGAAACCTCTTTCCCTGAAGACATTTCCGAACTGATGGAAACCGCCGTTCCGCGCATGGCTCGCACCATCGCAACGCCGAAATTCCAGAAGGCAATGCGCGGCGCCGCCGAAGCATGGTATGGCTCGCAGGATGTGTTCGACATGTTCAATTTCTACATTGAACCGGGCCACACTGTGACCATCGAGGAAGACGTTTATATGTTGATCGGCCTGCGCGACGACAAAGCCGCCCTGATCAACGTCGAGCGCGAAACCCTCAAGGCTATCGACTTCGATAAGCTGGCCGCCATCTGCGAAGAAAACGGTATCGAACTGCAAGCCTAACCGGTTCTACTTTTCCTAAAGCGGGGGACGAATTCTGTCCCTCGCAAAACTAATTCCGAGGTATTGAGTCATGAACGAATTTTTCAGTGGTCTGGTGGCGTCTGCGAAACTGGCGATTGCCGTTTTCTACGCCAATATCTTTTCCGAAGCGTGCAGCCTGCATGCCAGTGAATTGGCCGACTGGTATCAGATGGAAGAATCTGATTTGCTGCTGGATGAATCCGACGGCCCGGTTTTCGCCAAACGCCTGACCCTGCCCGTTTGGGATCTGGTCGGTGAAGACGCGGCCAGCGCAATTGCCAGCGACGTGATGGCCGAATATGAAAATCGCATGAACGGCGATTTGTTCATCAGCAGCCACACAGGCGATAACGAATTCGTTGTTTACCTGTGCAGTCACGAAGTCGAGCACGATTTGCTGCGTATCGCGTTTGACGATATCGAAGAGCAACCCGAACTCGAAGAGGAAGAGGAAGACGACGAACGCACGCCCGAAGGTGGCCGCATGCTGAGCGTTGTTCCTCGCATTGGCCAGCGCCAAGAAACGGCGCCGGTCGAAACCCTCGAAGAGGAAGAGGTAGATTTCCCGCTGGAGCCTGATTCCGATTTCCCGCTGGAAGAGCAGGAAGAGCAGGAAGAGGTGGCCGAACAAGCCCCGCAAACGGCCCCAGCTGAAGCGCAAACCGAACAGCCTGTAGGTGAGGCTGCCCCAGCCCCGGAAAGCGCACCAGAAGCGCAGGAAGAGGCGCCAGCGGTTGACGAAAACCAAGCGATGGTTGATCGCGTGGTCGAAGCAATCACCGGCACTGCATCGGCGCCAGCAGAAGCCCCGGCCCCGGAACCAGAACCGGAGCCACAAGGCCCGAAAAAGGAATCGCCGGAAATTCTGGCAGCCATCCACGCGGAAAAGATGCAGCAAGTAATTGATATGCTGCCATCGGATACCATTTCCGACACGGATAGCGACGGCGTGCTGACCATCATGTACACCCGCGAAATCAACGGTGAACAAAAGGATTACATCCGCACCGTGAAAATCGAAAACGAAAACTTCAACAATGTTCGCTACGTTGACGTTTTCTACGTGTACAACGAATCCGGCCAGCAAACGCACCGTTCGACCAACGCAGGCGCAGCAGTGCAGTCCCTCGAAAACCTCACGGTGTGAGGCAGGGCTAATACTGTAAACAAATGGAAGGGCTACCCCGTGGCCCTTCCTTTTTTCATTTCTGGAGCAAATCATGGCAAATCTTACCCGCGCTGATAAAGTCCAAAACATCGCCATTGGCCTGCACGTGGACCAGCCGAACCCCGACCATGAAAAATACGAAACCGAAGTTGTTTTGACTTCGTTGCTTGGCCCTCACATCGTCATCAAGACGCCCCGCTATAAAGGTCTGGTCAAGGTCAGTTTTGAAGGCCCGGTCGTGACCTACGAAATCAAAGGCGTGCAACAGCGATTCGCTGATAGCGCGGCCTTCCTCGCATTTTTCCGCACCTCGCTGGAATCCCCCCGCCCTGCCACCAATTCCCTCGCTACGGCCCTCACAGACGCTTTGCGCGTGGGCAACTCGGTGATCTTCGAACGCCGGGGCACTGTGTATCACTGTGTCGAGAAAAGCGGCATGTTCGAAGTGCGCTACAACAACCAAAAAATGGACATGTCGGGCGACGACATTCTGATGATTCTGGCCTAACGGCCTTTGAGGGAACCCGATGGAAACGGCACAGTTTGCAGCGTATGTTCTGAATATTGCAGAGCATGACGAAATCGCAATCACCAACTATCCGATGGACCAGCCCGCCTATGACGCGGCGGTCGCCCTCAATAATTATTTCGCCCTGATGCATCTGCAAAAGCCGTTCAAGGTTTTTGGCACCACGGGCGACACAATCATTGTTGTGCATGTGGACAAAATTTCCCAGTACCGCGACGTGCTCGAACACGGCGTGGACCTGCGCCACATGCAAGAAATCAAAACTATTTGTGAGCCAGAATAATGCAGCGACTGACCAGCACGATTCACCACCTCTACGAGCGTGGCTTGCTTAAAACCTGTGCGCCTACGCACGATTACAAAACGTATTCCTACGAGTACATGGGCCGATTGGTTAAGCAGCCCGTGACTGTGAGTACCGTTATGAAAAAACATGACCTGTTGCGCATTGTGAAAAATGCGTGTGAGGGATCAATCGAAGATATGGCGACGGTCGCCATGCTGTTCAACGTTGGCTATGGGTTGCCGTTCGATCCGAAACGTGGCGGCGTGTGGCTCAATTACGCGACCATGCAGCCCGCATCTGCATTCGACTATGAATGCGAGCACCTGCAACGCTGTGCCGACGAAGCACCCGATGATTCGTACCCGGATGTTTTGGTTTTCCCTTGCTTGGAAATTGCGCAGAAGATTCACGACCACCGCAATGCCGGGACCATTCGCAAAGGCTGTGCCGTGCTGCCACGTTTGAAAGGCGTGCGGGTCTACATGATTTATCGCACGGCCCCCGGTGTGACCCCGCACCTGTACGCAGCGTTTTACCGCAACAAGGATAATTATTTCCTTGCGATGGATAAGCTTGTGCAACTCGGTGCACCGCGCTATTTCGGTGAGGTTCGCGGCAAAACCATCATGCAGGAATATACACCGTTCGGCCACAATGCAATGTACGTGGTGGCTGGCACCGTTTATATTCCCGAATCGAAACGCAATGGCGATTCAATCAACAAGGTATTCAAAGAATTCCTTACGGATGAATCCGACGTATTGACCGCTGAGCACTTCGATATCAAGCATGACATTCAGGCACAGCGGGAAGCAGAGAAAACTGTAAACACTCTAAGCAAGCACAACGAACGGTTGATTGCCAAAGGTGGCGCACCGAGCGTTGAGGATTTGCAGAACCTGCACCGGGCAAAGAAAGCGCTTGAACAGGCAACCGAACGTGTGAAGACCGCCAACCCGGAAGCCGAGTTCAAAGCCTATCTGGAATCGCGCCCTGAAGCGCGTTTGCGGTTCGTGGCTACCGAGCTATACCGCTACAACCGAGACGGCCTTAAAACCGTTCAAATGGGCCGCCAGCAGGCACAACACATGTCCTCCCTTGGGTTCCATAGCTTGACACATCCGTCGCTGGAATTCGCCGGTTGGGTTGCCGACCATGAGGACGTGTCGAAAACTGTAAACATGTTTGAGAAAGCACTGGATGCCAAAGTATCCGCTTTAATCATTCAACCGGGCGTTAACGCCACTGTCCGGTTCGTTGACGTTACGAGGATTGACCTGTGAATAATGACATTTCGCAAAGCGAAGCGCATAAGCAACAAATGGAATCGACTGAACGCCACGTAGGCGTTGCGCAAGAACCTGAAATCCTTTCGCGCCCAATGCGGGGAATGACCCCATTGGCACCATCGGATTTCCCGGTTCGTATCGTGCCCAAGGTGGAGATTGTACTGGGCGCCACGCTGAATACTGTAAATGATGTAGTAGAGCACTACAAAACGCTCACGCCTCTCATTTACGGCGACAACGGCGAAGCCACTGCGGCAGGCGAACCAATCTCGCTTTTCCGTCCGCTTTCCACCAAAAACAACGGCGCAGCGGTACAACCGTTGCAATCGCTGTATACCTACCTCGAAGAATTGGCAATGGATCGTTATTTGATCGTTGCCGACGAAGCAGGTTTGCAGCAACGCATTGATCATTTGATCGAATGCCTGTCCGAACAACTGCAAAAAAGCTTTGGTGGCCAAGCCTATGAAGAGCAAGGCCTTGAATTCTCCATTGCACGTCGCGATTACTTCGCGGCCAGCGTCACCGACTACCGGGCACGCGACGGAGAAACTGTAAACACTATTCAGCTGATTGTGCGTGTGGATATTCACGCGGCCAGCCTGACCAGCACCTCTTCCGATCCTGCCGAAGCGATTAGCGCGTTTGATACGTCCTATCGGAAAGTGATCAAAAACATGGCAACCGCTACCAAGATCAAAACCTCGGTGGCTGTAGCGTTTGATGTTTCTAATTTCACAGTACGGCCCAACCTGCTGACGTTGTTCAACGTGCTTTGCACTGAGGAAGGCGCCACGGCAAAAGCTGTAAACAAACAAGACAAGAGCCGCACCGCGAACGTTATGGTTTCCGTTGCCCTCACAAACCCCAACGCCAAGGCCGCGCCAGCTAAAAAGGTTGTGGCAAAAGCCAAGGCAAAGAACTAGGTAGAGATTGAAAATGGCCAAGACCGAAAAAACCACCAGCAAGAAAGCCGCCCGTACCAAAGTTTCCCGTCTGGACAAAGCCCTGCGCAAGCTGAACGGCACCAGCGCCAAAACTCCATTCTCGATGAAAACCGGCGTGTTCACCGTGACCGGTTATCACGTAGTACCTGAAGAAATTCCGGGCTACCTGATCGAGCGCGCTGCTACTCACGTCGTCTTCCGCCACAAGAAAACCAGCGCCTCGAAACAAATGGTCGTTTCGGTGTTCAAAAACTCCGAAGTTCTGGCACTGCTGGGCGACGAAAAAGGCGCGGCCATCACCGTTGCACGCCGTAAAGCGTTCATCAACGAATCCGGCACCCTGAAGTTCTCGGGCAACACCGTTACCGTAACCGGCGATGCCGTGGCCACCTTCGATCTGAGCGCGGGCGACTACGAAATCAAAGCCGCCGACGCCGAAGGTTCGCAGGCTTCGGGCCGTGGCGTAAAGTCCTCGGACGGCGAGAAAAAGAAGTCGGGAAAGGTCGTAGCAATCGACTCCGGCAAGAAAAAGAAAAAGAAGTAACTGACACTCGGTTCATTGGCGATCTTGATTAGGTCGCCAAGGCCACCCGCACAAAACTGTAAACACTCTGTACATGGATGCAGTGTGAATACTGTAAACATACCTTAGAAACAAACCATACCACTCTGGAGTTAGATTCACATGGCAAAGACCAAAGCAAAAGCAGCCCCGGCCAAGAAATCCAAGAAAAAAGCAGCCCCGCAAATCAGTTCGGAACTGCTGGGTCTGATCAACCTCGATATCTTCAGCACCATCCTGCTGGCCTTCCAAGACAACGGCTTCGAAACCGCTGACGAAATCGTTGGCGCGATCCAGCTGCTGCAAGAAGAAAACGAGGAAGAAGAGGAAGAGGAAGAGGAAGAAGAAGAGGAAGAGGAAGAAGAGGAAGAAGAGGAAGAAGAAGAGGAAGAAGAGGAAGAAGAAGAGGAAGAAGAAGAGGAAGAAGAAGAGGAAGAAGAGGAAGAAGAAGAGGAAGAAGAGGAAGAGGAAGAGGAAGAGGAAGAGGAAGAGGAAGAGGAAGAGGAAGAGGAAGAGGAAGAAGAAGAAGAAGAGGAAGAGGAAGAGGAAGAGGAAGAGGAAGAGGAAGAGGAAGAGGAAGAGGAAGAGGAAGAGGAAGAGGAAGAAGACGACGAATAATCGTCGCTCCTAGCGCCCTTCGCTCTTAACCGCGAATCCAAGAAACCCGGTTACACCAGCCGGGTTTCTTTTTGCCCAAAATCAGCGTTTTGAAAAATTCCTGATGCTCGGAACGATCCGAGTTTCATTTCGCCTTAATGGCATCCAATAGTAGGAACTGAAATACCATGGCCAAGAACGACGTAACCATCAACGCCAAAGCTGAAATCGGTCGTCTGCGTAAGCAGGCCCGCGCACTGGAAGCCACCCAAAAGGCCCAGTCCAAAGTTTCGGAAACCGTCGATGCCCAGCTGGAAGAAACCAACGCTCAAATCGCCGCGCTCGAAGCCAAGCTGAGCGGTGACGAAGCCCCGGCCAAAGGCAAAGGCAAAAAAGCCGACGCCAAGCCAGCCAAAGGCGGCAAAGCTGCCAAGGAAGAAAAGCCAGCCAAAGGCGGCAAGAAAGCCAAGGCCGAAGAGAAACCAGCCAAAGGCAAAAAGGCCAAGGCTGAAGACGAAAAACCGGCCAAGAAATCCAAGGTGAAAGCCGAGGAAGAGAAACCGGCCAAAAAGAAAAAGGCCAAGGTCGAAGCTGACGAAAAGCCAGCCAAGAAAAAGAAATCCAAGGACGTAGAAGAGAAATCTTCGAAGAAGAAAAAGTCCAAGGACACTGACGGCAAGAAAGCCAAAAAAGGCGACAAAGCCAAGAAGAAAAAAGAGTACGACGATTTCGAATAATCGGCTCGCCTTCTAGGCTAACATGGGAAGGGGCTTCGGCCCCTTTTCTTGTATGCATTGGCTGCATTCGGCTGATCAAATCGTTTATCGCTTGGGCGCCAGCTGCTTCACCCACACGGAATTCGCACGCGTACTCTACGAACTTCGCGAAGACCGGAAGCATGCAATGTCAATCGCCTTTGCAGAATCCCAACGCAGCGCTTTCCGCCAGACTGGTGCCTCGGAAATTGTGAAAGACTCACAAGAAACCAAGGCCAACAAACTGCGCGCAGAAGCCACGCTAATCGAAGACGGCGCCCGCGCCCTGCTGGCCCGCCCCTCTTTCGTTGCCGCACAAATCGAACTCGGAATTATCGAAACGTTGATTCCACTCCTACAGTTCGAATCGGATAACGTCCCCTACACTTTCCACGAATGCCAGCGCCATGAAAACACCGTGGCCCTGTTCTGGAAAGCCTACGTCGAACACCAGACTTTTAGCCAAATCTCCTTTGATACCCGCTCGGAAATTCTGAGCCGTGGCATTGGTCTGCCCAATTTCGACAATATTTCAACTCGCGATGCGTTCCTCGACACATTCCACGCACAGCGGGTTGGGCACAAGGCGTTATTTTCCCACGACCTTGAGCACCTTTACGTTGCGGCCATGAATTTCGTTAAGGCATCGCCGCTACTTGAACGATACCGAGAGGCTTTGACAGATGCCGACAAAAACACCGTCTTTCTCGGAACTATCCCGCAAGGCATCCGGGCACTTGAGCCGGTTGCAGAAGACAAAAGACTTAGCAGTGCTGTACCGAGTCGTAAGCCACGACGAAAGTAATTGGTCAATGGTGGCCTCGCTGGATACCAGCAACGACCAGCCCTGCATGACCTTCGACCTCACGCAAAACGGCGAGCCTGTACGTTTTCTTTCGGAAATTCCATTCGATGTTGTGATGGTCTACGGCGAATTTATCGGGCAGGTACGGCAATGGGAAAACGGCGGCGAACTGCATGAGCTACTTAGACACGATGATTAGCTATTTCAATTGTGGCTGCCACGCGACCGGCGACATTCCGATCCTGAGTCGGTGTGAAGAGCACAACGGTTTTATTGTCGTGTGCGCAAATCACGATGTGAAACATCAACGCTTCAGCAATGCGTATGGCACTGTCTGGCAAGGCACGCTCCTACACAATTTGCGGAAGCTGAAAGATGCGCAGTTCTCCTACGTGTTCGCCTACCCGGAACACCATGTACTCAACGCCATGAATTGGTTTACCCCGAAGGCATGGCGCGATACCGATATGGAATTAATGCACCACCTCAAGCGCATTCTGGCGCCGGGCGGTTACATCAGTTTCATTGTTGACCCTAGCGTCTCGCACACCGTGCTCTATCAGGCCTACAAGCTGGGCATGAAAGTTGACGTGAAAGATGCGACCTATGAGTTTTTCGAAAAGCAGCCATACAGCGAATTGTCGTATGCATTTGCTGACGCGAAGCTGCACTTCATCGTCTACAACGACTACCGGGAAAAAATCCCGGAGTCGGGTTCGAAGATTCTCGATATTTCAGGGATCAAATTGTCCCGCGTCGAGAAGCGCAAAAAGAAAAACAGTTTGCTGGTGTTGGCGGGGCACCCACGGCAATTCGAAATAGTGAAGAAACGTCTAGAGGCCCACTAGATGCCCACAAAGAAAATCAAAACGCAGAAGGTCAAGAAAAGCCGCATCATCACCAAGCCGAAGAAAACACAGGCCAAGCGCGATGCGGAAAAGACCAAAGAGCGTAAGCGGAAATCAACGGCGGCCCCGGTGCGGTCTGCTGGTATCACACGCGTAAACGGCGTGCCCTACAAGCTGCGCAAGTTCGAAAACTTGGGCGCACGTCCGATGCCTGAAACGTTCTTTACACGCCAAGGCAAATCGCTGAAAGAGTTAATCCGAAATACCCCGCGACTTTTCATCAACAACGCGGTGGATGTTGAGGCACACAAGTACAAGCGCATGAAAACCAAAGCAGGCCGCCCGGCTGTGAAAGGTATCATGTGGACCAACGATCCGTTCCGACCGGACAAGGTACGGCGCTACCACGAAACATACATCGTGGGCCTCGACAAAAACGGCGAGAATAAACCGCTGTACAAACACAAGCGCGTGCTTGCCCAGTGCACCTGTGAAAACTACGTGTACACGTGGGAATACGCGAACGCCCGTTGCGGTGCTGCCTACCTGATTTATTCCAACGGTGAACCGCCTGTGTGGATGAACCCCGGCATGTCGGTCGGCCTGTGCAAACACCTGATTGCGTTGGCAAAAATCGTTATTGAAGAAAACCTTTGATAGGAAATAAACCATGAGCTACGAGCCAGACGACGGCCCGCTGACCGACGAACAAATGGACCGCATCCGCGAACTGAGTCCAGATATGCCCGACGAAGCCATGACCGACAACCTTTTCGACAAGGCCGCTGCGTGGGCTGCTGCCAATCCGGTAACTGAGAAACCGCTGTCCAGCGTGGGCAAACTCGCTTCGGAAATTCCCCGCATTGTGCGCGAAGTTTTCGGCCCGCAAGGCAGCAAGCCTTGGCCGACTCTCAACACGCAGCCGTTGACCATCGAACTGGCAAGTGAACTGCGCAACAAATCGCAAGGCGATCTGTACGTGGTTGGCACCGGCCTTGCTGACTACATTCGCCATACCAACAGCGAAGAGTATTTCGCAGAACACGGCGAAAGTCTGTTGGCCCCATGGGCGGATATTCACCAAAGTAAATCGGGCCGTGAAGCTGGTTACGTCGGCATGTTGCTAGGCCTCGAAATCTATACGCATCCTGACCTGTCGCAGAATGTTTTCATCTGCATCAAGCAAGGTAGCAAACCACAAGCCGTTGTCGGCTACGTGCAACTCTGAAAAGGAGAAACAAAAGATGGCCCTTACCCTGCTGGAAACTCTGGTACGCGACCGCGATACTTCGCGCCTGCAAAGCCCGAAAGAAACCTACCCGATCCTGACCCGTATCCTCGGTGATTACGAACTGGGCGCCAAGGCGAAAAAGCCTCGCACTGGTGACGACGCCGTGATCCTGATCATCAAGGGCATTCTGGCTGGCAATACCGAAACCATCGCACTGCTGAAAAAATCGCAAGGCGGTGAAAAAGAGCACGCAACCGAAATCCTGCGCCTCGAAACCCAAAGCCGTCTGCTGCAAAACTACATCCCGGCCAAGGCTGAAGTTGCAGACAATCCAGACGTGCTGACCGAAGAGCAGTATCGCGAAATTCTGGCGGAAAATCCGTTCGACAAACTCGGTCTGTTCCACAAGTTCCTGAAAGAAAACTACGCCGGTCGCACTGAAGGCGCAGTGGCCACCCGCGTATTCAACGCCGTACAAAAGGGCGAATAACGCTTGAGCGTTACGCGGCCCCGCACCACACCTTGCATCGGTCGTTGCTCGCACAATGTGGGCGATGATCTTTGCAAGGGGTGCAACCGCACAATCGCAGAAGTTCGAGACTGGAACACATTTACCACCGAACAAAAACTGCAAAAAATGGAAGAGTTGAAGACGCGCTCTCAAAACATGATCGCGACTGACAAACCAATTATTTCGTGGGACTCCTAATGATCGATTGGAAAGTTTGGGACGAAAGCTTCAGCGCCGCGCTGGCTTATCTGGAAAACTGCCCGGCTGTTTTGACGCGGGTGCAGTACGAGAACGCTGTTAGTCGTCTGCCTGAAGGCTATCAATTGTTGAGCCTCAAGGGTGATCGGGACGCCGATAACAAGCTGAATAAAGATTCCGTTATCGGCATGTTTTGCATATTGCCTTTCGTGCAGCTTGGCGAATTCCATGTGACCAGCTGTCAATCGGCAGCACGCCCGAACGACGGGCGGTTCCTGCTGGTGACTGTGGCGAAAGATGGACAGCGTGTAGAACTCTCTACCCGTGACGATATTTTCAACGTCGCATTGTCCAAGCGCAAAGAGCCGACGTACTACAAGCGATATTTCAGCAAGGAATTTTCGTTGCTGGAGCGTGAGCACGTATGGGCATTCGTTAACGATGCGTTGTCCAATCTGGAGACAGCAAATGCGTAACAAGCAGCGCGGTTTCATTGATTTTTCGGGCATCGGAACTTTCCTTGTCACGTTGGGCCTTGCAGTTGGCGTCGTGGTTGGGTTCGTTCTTTTCGTCGGCATTCCATGGGCGTGGCAATACGTCAAGCCGTGGATTCATCAAGTGACAGCGGGGTAACAAAATGGCCAAGAACTTGTTGGAAAAGCTGGTCGATAGTCTGCACCAGCATGGCTACGATAAAATCGAATTTGCCGTGGGTAAAGATGCCGTGCTCTACCACGACAAGGAAGGTATCACGAAAGAGGCGATGCCCCTTGAGTTGAAGCTGTTCGGTTACATTTCGCATATGACTCATGAGTTCGAGTTGGATTTCGTTCGGTTCATGAACGAATTTATTCAACACATGAATCAGCGCCATCACGACCAAATCTACATCGGCACCGATGTTCACCAAATCCAAGAACACGGAAACCAAGGCTTTTTGATCAAGCTGTTTACGCTGGCCAGCAAAGACGTTGCGCCCGCTACCCTGTTCGACTTCAGCCGTGCACTAGAAGCCCTCAAAGACGGTCGCGAAATTCAACGCGCAGGCTGGAACGGTGCGAATCAGCGCGTGTTCCTGCACACCTTCGCCACCGATATGCAGCCGTGCTTCGTGCTGATCAACGCGCAGGGCAAAAAACAGCCGGGTTGGGTTCCATCCATGGGCGACCTGCTGGCCGACGATTGGAAGTTTGCATGATTCAGTTCCCGAAGCATAAATGCAGCCTGACCCTGCAACACAACGCACACAAAGATTACTACCAGCCGCTCGCAGATTACATCGAAGAAAACGACTGGTACAATTGGATTTCTGACGAAGCCAAGCAACAGGCGCTCGCCACCGATGAAATCTGGACCATTCAATGGTATCCAGACACGCCAATCGGTTCGTACTCGGTTGCTGCTGCGACACTGCAAGAACTGCTGGATTTCGTAAACAGTAACACCTGATAGGAGACAAAATGTCTGCTGATAAAAACATGACCGGTGAACAAATTCAGCAGATTATGGACATGCTCCTTTACAAGGCGCTAGAGCCGCTGGTTTTGTACACCAACGTTTTCGATGCGCAGGTGGAATATTTGCTGCTGCTGGTTGCCACCAACCGCAAACGCAAATTGAGTTCGCTGGATCGTGGTGAGGCCGTAGAAAAACTGGCGGCCTACCTGAGTGTTCCCGACCGGCGACAAAAGTTCGGATTTATCCGCGATGCTCGCGTGGAACGATTCTTCATCCACAAATTCCTGACTTCGTTCTGCCAACAGAACATTGGCTACGTCAAACAGTACAAGGAATTTCTGCTTAACCCGACCAAGGAAAAGCAGGTGGCGCTAGACAAATACGCGGTGCAGGTCGGCATGTGCGAACGCTCGGCCCTGTACACTGCGCTGCAAATTTGTGAAGCGTACCGCAAGCGGTTTTATTCGTATCGAAACGCTGTGGTTGACCTCTACGTGAAGAGCGCCAACAAGTGGGCCAAGGCGCATCAGGAAGGTACACAAGGCCGGTCGAATTACAAAGACCTTGTGCAATCAATCATCAAGGCGGTGATCACAGCGCTAGACAAATACGATAGCCGGAAAGGGGCGTTAACTTCCTACGTTCAGTTCTGGACAAAAAACGCCATGAAGGCTTCGAAAGAGCACGAATATGGCGTGGCCTACACCGTACCGCAAGCGCAGAAGAAAAAACTGTTTGAGGGGACAAGCAGTTACGTCAACTTCAGCGTAAGTCTCGACACGCTTTATGGTGACGATGACGAAGACGGCGGCGTGGCCCTGCATTCGGTTTTGACGCCGGGTAATGCGCTGGAAAAAGATATCGAAATTGAACAAAGCCGCACGCTGGTACAGCTGCTGGCGAAGAAAGTAGACCCGCTAGGGATTGCGCGGCTGAGCCTCGACATTGGCGAGTATTTCACGCCAGAAGAAAAGGCAATCATGCGTCAACACATGGCGGAAGAGCAACGACCTTAACCAACAGGTGACGTATGGCCCAAAAACCTAGCAATGTGAGCGTGGTAGATTTCAAAAACCCGCGTGACGAAAACGGCAACATTGTTCTGCATCCAGACGTGAAAACGCTGGCCAAGAAAATCGAACAAGATGCCTACGACCGAGCACTGGCACAAGTGCTGGCACGCGCCAACAAACTCAACTGGTGACATTTCCTACCCTCGGAAGGCCAGCTGAGAAAAACTGTAAACAGTGACTAGGGCATGATCCCTAAGCACACATTTAGATCAAGAGGATTGTACATGGGCGCCGCCGTATTCAAGGGCATGGGTAGCATCAAGACCACCAACGGTCGCAACGATTCGACCAAGTTGGACGAACTGGTCGATATGATCCAGTGGCCAAAAAACAAATACTTCCCGTTCCGTATCCTGCCGATCATGCCGCTGCAAGTCCGCCAAGTGTGGATCAAGCTGTGGGCTGGCGCGAAGGGTAAGGAAAAACGCGAAGTAAACATTCCGCGTTACGCAATCGACTTCGATCCGAACGATCCAGAAACCCCGAAAAAAGGCGTGAAGTGCCCGTACATGGCGCTGGCCGAAAAGTTCAAAGGCCAGAAAGAAAAGCCGGTGCGTGCATCCGACTTCTGGCTGTTCAACGTGATCGACCGTGACATGCAAGAGGAAGGCCCGCCCCGCAAGGCGTCGAAGCCGACCAAAGAAGAAAAGAAAACCGGTTACAAGGATATCAATTCCGAGACTTGGACCCCGGTTCGCGTGGCCCGTCTGACCATGACTTCCATCGGTCGTTTGCAAGAACTGTCCGAAGAAAACAAAGTCAAGGACAAGAAAACTGGCAAGACCGCGCAGTATGACGTTTCCGACGCAAAATTCGGTTTCGACGTGAAACTGAAATTCAAACCGGACGCGGCAGGCACCGACAAATACACCATCGACAAAGCCGATGGCCCGTCGAAGCTGACCGACGAAGAGCAAGGTTATCTGGTCTGGAAACTGACCGAGGAACTGCTGGACGCCTCCGGTCGTATGACCGAGAAGCAGGCGAAGGAAGACGTTAAGCGTATGGAAATCATTGGCGCCGAGGAACTCGACGACGATGATGAAGACGAAGACGAAAAGCCACGCAAGAAAAAGAAATCGACTTCGTTGGACGACGAAGACGAAAAACCGAAGAAAAAGAAAAAGGCTAAGTCGGTAGTCTTCGATGACGACGAAGACGAAAAGCCGAAGAAGAAAAAGAAGAAGTCTTCCGATGATGACGAAGACGAAAAGCCGAAGAAGAAAAAGAAATCTTCGGACAAGGAAGACAAGCCTTCCAAGGTGAAAAAGAAGTCCAAGTCGAAAGACGACGATGACGAAAAGCCGAAGAAGAAAAAGAAGTCTTCCGAGAAGGAAGTGAAGGGCGGCGCCAAAAAGAAAGAAAAGACCAAAGAAAAGACCGGCAAGAAGAAAAAGTCTTCGTGGGATGACTGATTCGCCTGTGCTGGCGGGGGCCTAACGGTCCCCATTCTTTGATCCCCTACCGAGGATTTAATGCCCAAGGCAGTAACTAAAACCAGCAAGCTCGACCTGAAGACCGACGATGGCAAAGGCCCAGTGTCTAAAGGTGCAAAGAGCAAAGTAGCAAAAGCGGTTTCCAAGGCTGTCGCCGTTCCCGCTAAAAATGTCTTCGACCCTTACGCGAATTTTGAAGACGAAATTGATAACATGGAGAAAAAGGTCGGCTTGACCTCCATGGCTGTCAGTGAAAAAGAAGACCGCCTCGATACCGGCAGTCTTTGTGTAAACCTGCAAATGGCTGGCGGCCTGCTGGCTGGTGGTTGGTACACCTTCTACGGCGAAGAGCAATCGTGTAAAACCACGCTTGCTACAACCGTTATGGGTTCGATCATCCGCAAGGCCGATTTCCGAGGCAAAGCGTTTTTCTTCGACTACGAAGGTTCGTTCTCGGCGGAATACGCCAACGCCATGTGGAAATACAATGGCAACGGCAAGGCCTCGCAGGCTGAGGAAGTTTTCGGTGTGCAGGACAAAGAGGGTAATTACATTATCCGTCCGCGCATCCGTTACTATGCGCCTGCTGTAGGTGAGGATTTCTTCGACGCGCTCGCAAAAATCCTGAAGACCTTACCATCGGTTCTCAAAATCGACGGTGAATTCTTCTACATCTACGAAAACAACAAGGCCAACCAGAAGCTGACCAAAGGCCTCTACGACGCCAAGTATTTCAAGAAGTTCAACAAGTTCAAAGTTCCGGCGCCGCATGGTCTGCCGCAAGCTGTGTTCCTTGTGGACTCTTACCCAGCAATGCTTTCCCGCCGCGCCGACGAAAAAGAAGACGGCACCGATGGTTTGGCATCGCAAGCACGTATGTTCTCTGACGGGATCAAACGCGTAAAAGGTAAGATGAAAGAAAAGCGCGTGTTGGTGCTCGGTATCAACCAGCTGCGTGAAGTGCCTATGGCCATGTACGGCCCGGACAAGAAAGAGCCGTGCGGTACTGCACTGCGCTTCTTTGCCGATTGCCGTTTCCGCATGTCGCCAATTTCGATTCCTCATGGCAAAGGCATGATGGAAGAGGAAGAATCGATTAGCGGGCAAGGCGTGGACATGTACCGCTACATCAAGTGCCACGCGTTCAAAAACAAGCTGGGTGGCCCGCAGAAATCCAACATGGTTATGCGTCTCTACGTCGCTAACGAAAACGGTGAAGGCCTCGGCTTTGACCGCGTGTGGGATTGCTGGATGTACCTGAAAGAAACTGGCCAGATTTCCGGCCAGCGCAACAAGATCAAATTCGGTGATGGTACTCCATTTGCAGGCAAAGTTCTGTCGTGGATGGACCTGAAGAAAATGGTTGATGGCGACAAAGACCTGATCAAGAAAGGGTGCGAGAAGATGGGCATCAAGCCTATTCGTATTTACGAATGGTGCCGCCGTCAAGTCGAATCCGGTAAGGGTTATGAACTCTACCTCGATCAAATCAAAAACACTCACACCAAGAAAGCAGCCAAAGCCGCAGCGGCTGCCGATGGTGAAGACGAAGAGTGATTTAACCGTTTGGGGCCTTCGTGGCCCCATTCGCTTTTTCCTACGCTGCAAAAACTCAATCCGATTCTATCGTGGAGATTTGCTATGCCTCGTATTGTCCATGCAATTGAACGTTGTGGTGGCCTTGAATTCCGTGCGTTCGAAATCCCTTTGCCCAGTTTCAATGAGCCGGGTTCCCACAGGCAAGGCACCAGCCTGTATTGCTTCCGTAGCCGCGAACTCAAGCGCGCATTTCCACAAAAACACGCAACCAAGACCACTGAAAAGAATCCGGCGCTCTACTATTCGATTGCTGATGAAGAAGACCTGCATTTCCGCTACACGCATTTGCGGGAATTCTATGAGCGTAAATTCCCTGATGCTGTGTGGCGTGATCCCGGCCCGGATTTTCTGCCGGTAGGAATTCACGCAATCCCACTGATTAAGGTCGCCAGCGTTTTCGAATTTTACGAAGCGATTGGCTACGACTACAAGAAACAGAAATGGCTGCCACAATCCGAGGTGCAGAAATTCAAGACGGATTTCTATCGGGCCAATGCAATCATGATGGGGCAACAAGCACGCACCGCCAACCAAATAGCACCACCGGAAATTTTGGAAAATAACCAGACTGCAACGGAATCCGGCTGTGAGCCGCGTTCGTCGGACAGCGGCACCGCCGAGGGTGCCCGGCCTTGACACACCCTGTCACACTGTGCTAGGCGCGGGCCACCCCGCAGCCCCTGTGGGCCGGGGCCTGTAGGGCTAAACTTCCCATATAGCGTAACCTTGCGTAAGTCGTTGATTCTAGGTAGCATTACAGGGTTGCGGCATGACGCTCGCAGCAAGGCACTTACACAATATGGGAAGTTTCTTGTCCCTCCTATCCACCCGCAATACGACCAGTAGTATTTGAAAAGGATCGGTATATGGATATCGACTATCAGACATTCGAGGCTGGGGATTTTTCTTGCCTGCCCGCTCTGTCTAATGGATGCGCAGCTTCAATTGGTTACATTGCTGATCACATCCCCCGGAAAGATTCCGTGGTGGTGCTGGCTTCCGGCATTGACGCCGAAGGCCAATCGGAAGTCGTCGGTTACATTTTGGCGACCGTGAATGAAGAGGGCGCGTTTATCCACAACGTGCACGTACAAGAAATCTACCGCCGCAAAGGTCATGCAACCCGCTTGCTTGATCATCTGGCGAACGCTGTAGAGCATGGTATGGGCGCAGGTCCGATTAAACTATTCGTGGCTGACAATAATGCCAATGCCGTCATGTGCTATTTGGAAAACCAATTCGTGGTTGAGGCACGAATACCAAATTGCCGTGAAGCAAATGTGGCAACCCTGCTGATGACTCGCCAAATATAAATGCGAGCGCAGCAAGCAGCTGTGAATGCTGTAGGAGCGAATGGTAATTTCATATTACCGGGCCGCTTTTTGGCCCTAACTACGTTTAATCGGGGATTTATCTGTGTCTAATCACAAATACTTTGATGGTGTGCTCAATGCCCTGAGCGCCTTCGAAGAAGGCATGGCAAAGAACACACTGCGTCGGAAGTCGGAAGTAATCGCAAAGCTGAACGCGATTTCTAACGAAACCACCACTTTGCAAAACCAAGGGAAACTCCCCCAAGGCACGAAATCGTCTCTGTCCAAAATCAGCAAGCTGGTTCGAGATACGATTAGCGGCCTCGAAACTGGCGTGTTCAGCAACCTGACGGCGGTTCGGGAAGTTGCACGCGATCACTTTGGGCGTCTGCACAGCACATTGCGCCAGCAACTGGACGGCGGCCTCAATGCCGAACAGAAAGAACTGGTGCGGGAAAACTACGCGAACGACGAAGACAAATTCGAGGAATTGAAGCGCCTCGTAGGTGCCTTCGATCCGGGCACGCTGTTGATCAACGGCGTCAAGGTAGAAAAGCGCGTAGCACTGGCAAACGTTACCACCTTCCTGAATGACAATTTCACCCTCTCGCAATTGCGTTCGATCCGTCCGCTCAAAGAAGACGGCACAAACGACCCGGATTCTAAGTGGAATCAGATTTCCTACCCGGAAATTTGGGCTGCTATGCAACCCGATGCGAAAGGCAAAGCAAAACTGTCTGCACTGAAACGCGAATTGGTGCAGAAGCACGACGATGATTTGGCGCAGCTGTCCGAGTCCTACAAGGAACTCGTTCGCCGTCTGCCCCGTAGTCTCCGAGTTCCATTCGCTGCTGTTTACTATCCGGTTATTCCAGTATTCCACGACCTCGGCGCTTACAAGCCGGGCCGTTTGGAACACGCGGGGTTCAAAGTCAAATGGATTGGAACCCATTTCCCCGTATTGGAAGATCAGTTCCTGCTGTGTGTTGACCTCGATAAAATCGGCATTAAAGATTCCGTGCGTATGACCCGTGATGGCGAGCGCATGAAAACTGTAAATAATGATGGAGAGCTGGCGAAAGCTGTGCAGGGAATCATTGACCAAATCAATGAAACCGCACGCCATTCCGGCCAATCGTTCTCACTGGCATCCGATACCATTGTGCGTAACCCGAACAATCCACGCATTGCCCTTGTGTGGTTGATCGATTCCCGTGTGCGCAAGCAGCTGCATAACCTGCTTGACGGCAAAACCAAAACCACATGGGATATCCCGCGCCACAATATGGAAGCCACAAAGCTGAAGCATGGCGACACACCAGCCGCCACGCAAAAGCTGATCGATGCCTCCTATGCCAAGCACCACGGCAATAAGCAGAAAGGTAAGTGACAGAGTATTACAAAGAGGGTGATTGCACGATTTGCGAGAAGTGGTTCCCATTGCTGCACTGGCACCACACTATTCCGCAATCGCTAGGCGGCAAAGACAGCCTGCAAATCCCTCTTTGTGCCCAATGTCACAACCTGCTGCATGCGCATGCGCTAGCCGTGGTAGCCAAGGTTAAAAAGGTCAACACCGGTCAAAGCCCAAAAAAGCAAAAGCAATATTGGGCCAACACGACCATGGAACACAATGCAGGCCCGTATCTCAAGATACTGGTAGAGGCGATTCTGAGTGACGAATCTGTTGTGGGTAAACAGTATGTCATGCAGTTCAAGGCGCCCCCTGCATTGCACACAGCACTGCAACTGTTTAAATCGGACAGTAACGTATCGTCGCTAGAGAAAGCGATGGTGCTTGCGATTAGTGAATTTTTGAGAAATAGGGGCTATTTGGATAATGAGCGTTCAATCAGGGATCAAAGCACAGGTAACAAAGGGTCTGCGCGAAGTAAGCCCAACTTGTGGTGATTGCAGCGGTCTGCGTGACGATATTCTGGTCGAGGGGAACACTGTTCCATGTGGGAGCGTACCGAAAGGTAACTTGACCAAGAAAGGCACGGACGACAAGGGCAATATCAATGCAGCGGCGAACCAGAAAAACCGTGAGCCGAAGCACGAAGCATCTGCCATTTGTCCAAAGTTTTCTCCAAATACTCGCCCGGTGGGAGCCACGGGCGCTGAAAAGATTTCTGAACTGGCAGCACTGATCAGCAGCATTGACCCGAAGGCGCTGCGTGCCCTCGGCGTGCTGATGTTCAACGAACCGAACACCCGTAATCAGGGCATGACTTTCATGCAGAAAGTTTACGTCCGTTTCCGTGGATCGCTCGGTCGCAATTACGTTTCCAATTTCATGCAAGCATACGTCATGTATGCGACTCCGCAACAATACAAACTTATGAGCGCTGATGGTCGCTGCGTGCTGACCTACGGCGAGAATTGCCGCCCGGTAATTCACACCGAAGAAGAATTCGCCGTCATGTACGAAAAGATGCTGGCGAAAGGTGCTCTGATCGACCCCGATGCAACCACGTTGATTTCCCGGCGCTGGCGCCATGAAGAGGAATTCAATTTGGGCATTTCCGACCTCGCAGACAAAGCAGCAGACGCGGGTATCGGTGTGTCCACAATTGACGACGTGTTCGCCGCTAACAAAGTCCGCAAAGGCCAGAAAAAGGGCCTCCCCGACCTTATCGAGTTGGTGGCGGATGCGGCTGCCGGTTACGACGTTGACAGCAAGACTTCGAATTTTGTTGAACGCGACGTGAAACGCAGCAAAGGCGATGAAGCAGAAGACGACCAGCCGAAGAAAAAACGCGGGTCCGGGGTTAAAGTTCGTAACGTGCGCGGGGGTGCAGAATAATGCTGGGCAAATACATTTCGCAAATCGGAATTGATCCTCAATCCCACGATGGGATGCGCCTTATCGAGGAATGTATTCTCTGTTTGTCCGGTGTTAATACTGCTTTCGAATTCCAGAACAACGTCAAGGCCATCGACCTGTCCCCTACAGGTATGAGCGGCAAGGACTTGCGTCTGCGCCTCGCGGAAAAGGCTTACCGCTCCGTCAACGTGAAATATGCGGCCCTCTTCCTCTCGCTTGTCCCCAACAACGCTGACAGCTACAACAAACTGCAACAATTCCTGAGCGCTTCTGACGTGAATTTGTTCCGCCAGATTTTCTCGCGCCGGGCGTTCAAGGCCAACGTTAAAGCCTACGCCGTGGGCCGTGGCCTCAAGGTGCAAGATGTGTCGTTTGTCGCGATGCGCCGGGACATGAAAATGTTTGAAACGTATCTGCCTAAAGCGATGCGTCATATCAAATCTCGCGTTCACAAAAAGCTGACCTTTATCATTCGCTCTGACAACAACACGGCGAAGGATTTCACCAGCGACCTCACGGTCAAAGTGTTGAACGCATATTACAAACTGATCCCCACGCACCAGCCAGAGGCCTACATCGTTAACTACATTCGCCGTTCCGCGTCGAATGAAGCAATCAACGTTATCGACAAGCACAAGACCCACAAGCGTGAACGTTTGGTCAAGGGCAAGGCCGATGGTTTCGGAGGCAACGAGTGGGATCTGATCTGCGCGTCTGAGAACCAAACGTCGGTCAACGAAGAGGGCGAAACGGGCTATGAGTCGGTGCTGAACTCGCACGAAGACCACACGCCTAGCATCGATTCCTCGATTATGATCAGCCGCCTGATGGATCGCTTCACCGGGCGCAAGCGCAAGATTCTGGAAATCCTGAGCGGGCAGATTGACGAACGCTTTACCCGTTTCCTCAAAGCGAAAAATAAACTAGGCCGTGGCGCTGATCACACCGATTACCAGCGCCGGGTGCCTCACACGACTTTCCTGAAAACGCTGTCGCAATACGTCGGCGTTTACCCGGAAGCTTTCAACAAATTCGTGCAGTACATTGGACGTGTACTGACTGCCCACAAGGAGTTTGCTTAATGGATGCCAAGGAAAACTTGCTAAGTTGGGAATCCGAAGCTTTCGCCCTGTGGAAAGTAGAGGCCCCAATTACCTACAAGCGCCAGATTGTTAAGGAACTTTACCACCTGATCCGGTCGCAGCCAAACCAGACTAACGTGCGCCTCTTCAACGACCTGAAGCGCACCTGCTACAACGTGACACGCGTCGAATTTGACAGCGCACTGGCAACACTCGTTTTCTTCGATATGATCGGTATCCAACCGACCAAATGGAATGAAGGCGATACGGTGCACGTCAATCGTCGTCGGCGCCGTGCCCCGACTTGGCGAAAATACTTAACACAACTTGGCGCCATTCCCATGGCATCGTAGTAGGTAAACCATGCAGATTCACAGTCCAACCGCTGAACTCCGGGCGTTGCTATCGGTAACGACCAAGAAAGTAAAAGAAGAACGGCGAACACTGTGGCTCGGCAAACTCACAAAGGATCATTTCCACACGCCAGTGATGCGGCGCGCTTTCGAGCGAATCACAACACTGGCACGGAAACGTTTCAAAATCGTTAGCTGGAAAAGTCTGTTGGAAGACCCCAGCCTAGACGAAGACTTCCGCGAAATTCTGGCAGAGACTGACGAAAGTCCCTGCCTGAAAAAATCGCAGATGAAAGAAACGCTGGAAACCCTTGAAGAGTTCCGTAAAATTCGTGTGATGCAGTCCGTGGCGGAACGCATCTATATGGCTATCGAGCAGACTTCGGTTGACGCCGAAAGTCTGCTGCTGGAAGTCACGCAGGAATTCACGAAGGCCACCGCCGCAAAACACCAAGACGTTAGTTTCCTGCGTTTTGGTAAAGATGCAAACAGCAAGGCAATTACCGATCAGATTTGCCGGAACGAAACGCTGCCGCGTATCCCGACCGGCTTAGGTGAATACGACAAGACCAACGGCGGTTTCCCTGATACCGGCGTCGTGTTCTTAGCGGCAACCACGTCTGGCGGTAAGTCGATTGTTTCCATGAACATCGGCCTGCAAATGTTCCTCAAGCAGAAACTGAGTGTCTTCCGCGTCTCGCTCGAAATGCAGGAGATTCAGGAATCCCAACGTCTGTATTCGCACATGACGGGAATCCCACTCAAAAAGTTCAAGCATGCCAAGCTGAATTCCGAAGACAAACGGAAAGTTCGTGCAGCAGAAAAAATGCTGGCAGAGCACGGCGAAAAGCATGGCATTCACCATACGATTCACTGCCCGAAGGGCGGTCTGTCGATGGAAGAAACGCTGCAACTGGCCAAGCCGTTCGGCTACAAAGTAATCATCATCGACTATATTGGTTTGCTCAACGAAGACTCGGGCAAAGAGCAATGGAAATCGCTGATGGATGCGGCGCGTATCGCGAAGAATTACACGCAAGAAACTGGCGCACTGGTTATCCTGCTGGCACAGCTGGACGACGAAAAAGAAGCCATGCGTTATTCCAAGGGTATGAAGGAACACGCCGACTGCGTAATCCAGTGGAACTACAGCAAACCGGAACAGCGTGAAATTCGCGAAATCCCGATGCTGGTATCTAAAGACCGTGACGGCGAAACCAATTTCATGTTCAACATGGAAGAGCGTTTCGACATTATGTCGGTCTACAACCCCGGCCAGCAGCCTAGTGGATCGGGCGGAGGTAATCTTGAGTTTGACGATGACGATGCGGACACCGCAGGAAAGTCGAAAAAGAAAAAAATCAAAGGTGAAAAAGCCGGAATCAAAGACGGCAAAACCAAAAAGCTCAAAGGACGATCAAGCGACCTCGACGAAATCAAAGGTTCGGGGAAAAAGAAAAAGAAACTTAAATCCAAAACCAAGTCTCTCGCCTTTGACGATGGGCCTGCCGCGCTCTCTTGATGAACTCACACGCGGCGAGCATATAGACCTTGTTGCAGGCAACACCCGGATAGGCCCCAATGATGTGTTCCCCACGAACAAGGTCTATCACGTAAAAAGCGCAAACATTCCAGACGGTGTATTCCGCTGCGACCCCTCTGTTCCGCCATGGCGATATGCCGACGCTATCGCAATGGACGTTCCCCACGATCCCGCCCGTTACCATCACGAAGACATTAACTATTCCGAAGAGACTGAAGCCCCGCTCGCCATGAACGAGTTCGAGGTGCCAGACTCCGAATTAGTGCGCTTTAATCACGATGTTTCGTCCGAGTTGGATCGTTTCAAGCATCTTTTCTACAAAGGGGCGGCAACCCTGAATGCAATGCATGATGCCGCCGAATACGTTGAGGCCGCGCTGTTTAGCGGCCTTGATATTGAACTGGATATGGACGAAGCGCTGCTAAAAGCCTTCGTCTCTGTTTCGCGTCTGGATGCACTGGCCGCCATGGTCAAATCCACTTCGAATCTTACCGAAGAGCAACAGGCGTCTTACCTAGAAAAAATCACCGCGTTTATGGCTGAACGCACGGCGCATGCCCTCGACAAGCACGACAACGGGGAGCAAATCCGGCGAGGCCTACAGGCGCAAAAGGAACTTTATGCACGCGTCCGCCCAGCTGAAGAAACAGATTACGTCAAACGTATGCAACAACAGAGCGACCCTATACCGACGATGTGGGGCGTTAGAGGTACACGCAAACCATGAAGATGAAACGTTCAAAAGGGGGCATTCTAGTCCCTGATAAACGTGTCGTCGTCTCGCAGGAAAACCCGTTCGATTATCTGCTGGAACTCAAGCAGAACGGACGGGCTGCTGTGCACGACGACCTAGAAAATATGGGCAAGTCTGCCGCCAAGCTGATCACCAGCATGGACGTAGACACCGAAATCAACATCGCGAAAACAATTCGCGAATTGATGGAATCGAAAGTTGTAATCCCCAAGGACATGAAGATCGATGACAGTGATTTACCCACTGCCAAAAACTTCTACGAATGGGTGACGCAAGATCAGTTCGGCACCATCGGCGATGAACGGCCATTCCTTGAACAGCTGCTGTGGGGCATCGTTGCATTTAACGATTACTGCCCGAAATGCACAGACATGGAATGGATGCTGCACGATCACAAGGTAGACGACACGTATTCGAAATTCGAACGCAAAGTTTGCGTGTTGGAAAACGGAACGTGTCCTAGCTGTGGCCTCGGTCGTGCCAATGCAGTCAAGAAAGGCCTGATGCCCTATTACAACGAACTGGCGATCAACGCCGGGCAGCGTTGTGTGGTTGGTGAAACGCCGGTTCTGTCTGAGTTTGGTTTGCTACACATTGACGAAGTTTACCCGGATGCGCCTGAAGGGTTTACCGAGTTCGAAACACCGATACACAACGGCCTAGAATTTGAAACCACGTCACACTATTTCGTCGCGAAGCCTGAAATGGTTTATCGCGTTGAAACGGGACGTGGTTTTTCTGTTACTGGCACCACGGATCACCCGATTGATACCGAACACGGTTTCGTCAAAATCGGTGAACTGGAAATCGACACCAATCTGGACATTCATTTTGGCCAGCGGGTGTTCGGCAAGGGCGTTCTGTTTGACGCCAAGGCAGCAGGCAAAAATTTCTATAACACCGTGCTACCTTTGTCGGTGCGTACCGCCTGTGAAAGTTCTGTAATTCTGTTCCTACAAGGTTTGTTCCGTGAAGCGCGCCGCGTGTTTGTCGGCTCTTCGGCGCTTCGCGATGTTTCTGCCCTCCTACTGAATGCCGGGTATCCACATCGTATCGATGGCCCGTGCATTATCCTAGATACCGGAATCTTTGAACGTCTGCAAAACGACGATTTTATGGCCGGTACATTCTCCGATGTGGTCAAGTCGATTACCGAGGCTGGCGAGCGTGCCACCTATGACTTCACCCTGCCCAAAACCCACCAGTTCATCACTGGCGGTATCCTCTCGCACAACAGCGGCAAATCACACACTGTTGGCACCTACCTAGCCCCCTACCACCTGCACCGCTTGCTGAAGCTTCAGAAGCCCGCCCAGTTCTATGGCCTGTCGCGCACCACGATGCTACAGGGGACGTTTGCGGCCCTGACCTATACCCAAGCCAAGGACACGCTGTGGACCCCCTTCTATGGCGCCCTGATCGAGGGTAACTGGTTCAAGCAGTATTTCGGGATGCTCAAGCATTACGAAAACGTCTACGGTGAAAAACTCTATAAGCTGACTGACACCTTCGTTGACTTCCGGGTGCGCGGCTTGCAATACCATCCGATGGGACCAGACAAACGTGTAATGCGTGGACGTACCCGTGTCCTCATTTCCATCGATGAAATCGCGTACTTTGATGCGGATAAAGATTCCAACAAAGTGAAGATCAGTGCATACGAAGTTTACGACGCACTGGTCAACAGTTTGCTCACTGTACGCGGCGCGGCTGACGCTCTAATTGGTCGAGGCTTTGACGATGTTCTGTCGGCCTACGCGATGAACGTTAGTTCTCCTACTTCGAAAAACGACATGATTCACGAATTGCTCAACCGGGCAAAAGAATCTAGCTCGATTTACGGAATTCACCGCCCCACTTGGATGGTGAATCCAAACTTCAAACGTGACTCCAAAGTTATCGTTGACGCCTACCGGAAAGATCCGGTTTCGGCTGAGAAAAACTTCGGGGCCAACCCGCCAATGATCGCGAACCCGTTCCTGCCGCAGCACAAGTTCATTCTTGAGTGCGAGGACGTGACCAAAAAGAACACGATCAAACTCAAAACCCATTTCATGAACAGCAAGCGACTTGGCCAGTCGCAAATGTACGCGAAAATCGAGAAAATCAAGAAGAGTGGCAAGGCTTCCATTCTGGCAATCGACGCCGGGGAAAAAGACAACAGTTTCTCCATTGCTGGCGGTACGATTGACGACGATTTTAATTTAAACGTAGACCTGCTGGCAGAGATTATCCCGCTGCCGGGCTTCCGTATCAACTTCTCGAAGGTTTATTCGGAAATCATCCTGCCGATTATGCAGGCGCGAAACGTTAAGGTGCTGCTGGCCGACCGTTGGAACTCGCGCACATTCCTGTCGGATGCAGAATTGGATATGGGCGATCCAGAAGCCGACACCGACACACCGACATTTATTGCCAAGCAATACAGCTTGAAATACGTGGACATGGTTGGGGTCAGAACGCGGATCGAACAGGGCCAAGTGATTTTGCCCAAATCCGAAATCAAGGTTAACACTTTGCTCGATGCGCTGGATTCCAACTATCGTGAGTTCTACGAAGGGAAACCGGTTGCGCATTTGTTCAAACAATTGTTCACCGTGAAAGACCTCGAAAAAGGGGTTGGAAAAGGTGATGGTTACACCGATGATAACTGGCGTGCTGTTGCTCTTCTGCTGTGGGGACTGATGGAAGAGGAATACGTGGGAATGCTGATGGCAGAACCCATGAATATGACACTGGCCCGGCCTAACGCGCTGGGTGCCTCGAAACTCGGGGGCGGTGGCGGCACATCGGTTGGCAACGGTGGCGGCGGATTGACTACACAAAACGGCGCACCCCTCATGATCATGAGTGCAGGGCGTAGCGGTCGATAAATAAGCGGGGTTGAAAAACCCCGCAATAAACCTTATGCTGATGACAGGCGTGATTAACAATTACGGGACTCCCGCTATGTCGAAAACGAAACTGGATTTAACGAAATACAAGTGGTTCCAGTATGAGGAAGGCCAGCCAGAACTGACCTTCGATCAGGACCGCCACAATGCTGAATACGTGCTGGAATTGCACGGCGGCAACGTGTTCGGCGTACTGAAACGCGCATACGGAATTTTTGTGGTGCACGCGCACTCCCCGGATATCCAATTCGTCTGGAACGAAACGGAACTTACTCGGGTAATGCAGCACTCGAAAGGCTGGAGCGGCAAGGTTGCGAAAGTCGAAGTTAAGGCCGGTGTTGGTGGCCTCGACAAACCGTCTTTGGAGCTACCTGACGGCTGGGTGCGAATCACCGACCTCAACAGTTCCAACCTCAACCACGCAATCTACGACACGAAACGAAAAGTTTTGTACGTTGCGTTCCACCGTGGCGATTCGTGGGCCTACGAAAACGTTACCAAAAAAGAATACGAAGAAATGGTGGCCGCCGAAAGCCGTGGCCGTTATTTCAACTACCGAATCAAGTATGTGAAACGCCAGTATATGCTCGGTCGTAACTTCGACCTGCCGCCATTTGACGTTAGCCCAGTGGGTCCGAAGATGGATGCGCCAGCGGCCCCGGCAACACATGCGAAAAATCCCTATGAGGCGCCGCCACCTAAACCGGCACCGAAAACCCCGAAAGAACCAGCAGCCACGCCAGCGCCGAACGAGAAACCCGGCCACGCTAAACGGAATCTGCAAATTCCGAAAGGCGCATTCGAAGCATGGATAGACACGGAACAAGATTCCTATAACCGTGAGCACAAACCAGCTGGCCACGCTTTCGAAATCCTGCGCCGTCAACGCGTGGACACCGAAACTGATTTGATCAAGCTGATGGCTTCCCTGCGCAATAGCACGTTGAGCCGTGCTGATCATCGCGCTTTCAAAAACGCAGTCATGTCGGTTGTTTCGCTGGGTGATGAATATCCGTTCACCGCCAAAGGCAAGAAAACCTACACCACGCTGCGTAAATACGTTATCGCCCTCGGTAAAGCCAACCCGCAATAAACAGGAAAAATATGCCAATCCTAGCAGACGCAGTAGTTGAGACGATTGCAGACGATGAAGAGCGCTACAGGCAGTTAATCGCCAGCGGTGATCTGGAACAAGTGGGCGTTTACGCCTATTACAAAGCGGTTCCCTACAAGCTCTATTTGGGCACCGACCGAATGATCGGAAACAGTCTCTCGACCTGTCGCCTGCTGGTGCTGGCAAAGGGCGATGAATTCGTTTATAGCTGCTACTACAAAGTTGCAGAAAACGAATACTTTGGCCAACGTGCTGTGCAACTCGAAGTGCGTCAAGCCCCACACCTCCGGGGGCTGGCGCGCAACGTGATGCGCAATTATTTCCTGCTGAAATTCGACGCACTGCGCACCGATTTGTCGGGCACGCCGTGCGGTCGTCACATGTGGCAAGAGTTCTACAAAGAATTCCGCAAAGATTACCATTTCTATCACGGTTTCGTGAATATCGACCTGCGCACTTCCCACGGTGACAACAATCAGGAAGCCGCGTGTCCCGACCGCGTAACGCACATCAAATCGCTGAAAACTGGCGTGGCTATGCGCGATGAACTGTGGCACGACAACAAAGCAGGCAACGTGACCGTTATTTATATTTCGAACAAACCACTTCGGGGCCAAGAATGAAACTGAGAAAAACCAACCGCACCAGCTTTGCGGCGGCGCCCCAATCGAAGGCAGCCCCGCAGCACATGGGCGCCAGCAAGCGACACTATCCGCAGAAAACCGATCAACAAAAGATTGACGATTATCTGGCAACCGCTGCCAGTGGTGGTAACGCGCAGCTGTCGCAGATGCCAATCGAAATCGACATTGACCCGCTGCTGAAAGATATCGTTTTCTCTGAAGACCTTGAGCAGAAAAAGCTGGTCATGCGGATTTACACCGATATGTATTACAACGATTCCATTGGCGGATCGATTGTGGATATCAAATCGCAGCTGATGTTCTCCGACTTCACCATTTCCGGCATCATGGATCGGAAAGTGATGGACGATTTTATGGAAAACATCGACCGCCTAGACATTCGAAATCTGATGCCCGACGTGGCTATCGATTACAACGTCAAAGGTGGTTTCATTGCCTCCCTGCTGTACAACGAAAAAACCCAAGTTTTCAGTCGGGTTATGCCGCACGCCTACGAAAACACCAAGCTGGATCAATTGCCCTTCCACGGCACCGATCCGCTGATCACTGTTGCGTTCCCTGAATACATCCGCGCCACCATGGCTTCGGATTCGCCGCGTGTAAAAGCGCTGCGTGAATTCTTGGGCGCCGACGTGATGAAACAGCTTTCGAACGAAGCGCTAGAACTCGACCAGAAATCTACCGTTTACGTTCCGCGCCGCTCGGGTTCCAGTTCCACCGGCACCTCCTATTTCCGCCGCATCATGCCGTGGTATTTGCTGGAGAAAAACCTGTTCCGTGGCACGCTGGTTCGTTCCGCTATGCGTCAAAAAGGTATTCTGCACGTAACGCTTGATGGCGCAGGCGAATGGGAACCGACGCTGGCCGATATGCAGGCCGTAATGGATATGTTCATGAACGCCGACGCTGACCCGGTTGGGGCAGTGGTTGCAACGCGTGGCGGCATTTCCACCGAAGAAATTCGCGATCCACAAGGTGGCTGGACCATCTTCGATAACAAAGACGCGATTGATTCCATCAAAATGAAAGCGCTAGGAATTTCCGATGCTTTCCTGTCTGGTGACGCGACCTACGCAAACGGCGACACGTCTACATCATTCTTTATCGATGCAATCCGCACCGAACGGGATTGGCTGACTCGCAAAACTTTGTACAGCCGCATTTTCCCAATGATCAGTGCGCTGAAAGGCTACGTGCTCAACGCTAACGGCAAACTCTCGACGCGTGGTAACAGCCTCGACAAACTCGATCCTTTGGGTTCGTTTGAACGCCTTAACGACGGCACCAAATTGCTGATTCCATCCGTGCACTGGGAAAAGACTTTGCAGCCGGAAGGCGACCAGCAATATATGGATATGCTGCAAGCAATGTCGGATAAAGGCGTACCGGTTCCGCTGCGTGTAATGGCGGCTGCTGGTGGCCTCAACCTCGACCGTTTGCTGGCTGGCCAAGATTCCGATTTGGCTTCGCAAGAACAGCTGTATCAATACCAGAAAAAGATCAAGGATCTGAAAAAGAAATACGGTATTGACGACATGGGCGGCGACATGGGCGGTGGCGGTGGTGGAATGGGTGGTTTCGCATCCAATTTCATGAGCACCGCCAGCAACTACGACCAAAAGCTGGCGCAACTGGCCCGTATGAACCCTGATCGCTTCCACGCTTTCGTTGCACAGGCGCAATCGATCTACAATCAAAACCTCGACAAAACCTATTCCGATGTATTGGCCCGCAATAACGGGCAAATCGTTGGTTTGGCGAATCGTGATTTTGGTGAAATGGGCGATGCATTCGGTTACACTCACGATGGTAAGAAGCGCCACCTGACCAACCAAGGATTGGCCCACGAACGTCAAAACCGCAAGATCGAAAAAATGCTGCGAGAACGTGACGAAAAAGCCGGTATCAAATCGCGCAAGAAAGTCCGTTTCTAATTTATTCACAGTGGCTAGAAAACTGTAAATAATACACATGGACCGCGCCCTGTAAGTAATTGCACGGCGCGGTTTTTTTCGTTTTGGGAGCCGAAAAATGTGGGAAAATTTGTCGTCTGATGAACAGGTTGAATTCTTGGCCAAAGCGGCTGATTTCGCACTCGATTCACACCTGAGTCACGAACTGATTTACGAAGTTGAACGCCGGTTGACCATGAAACAACGCGTGCAATATGTCGATTGGGTTAGCGGCCTTGTGGCAGACGCAACCTATCGCATGTACGATCCAGAAGATCCAACGACCGCCATGCATTACTATTTCAATCTGATGCGTGTTGAACTCGAATTGCGCGGCAAATTGCTGTGGTGTGTGCTGACCGGGAATCAACCGTAATGGCAGGCTCTCCACTCAATTCATCGAAGCATATGGGTCGCCAAGGGCTTGACCCGAAAATCGTTTATGCGGGCGTGGTGGTAGACAATAACGATCCGCGAAAAGGTTGCAGGGTTCGCGTCCGTGTTGCCGGGATTTTCCCTGATGCGATTCCCGATAGTCACCTGCCATGGGCCTTGCCTGACAATCAGGATTACGCAGCCGACGCCGGGGCAACGGGTGCCACCTTTTCAAACATTCCGCCAATCGGGGCAAAGGTAGGTTTGCGTTTCCCAAAGGGTGATGCACACAAACCCATGCTGGCCCCATATCCGGGTGACAAGAAAACTCTGTCCAAACTGGCAGAAACAAACTATCCGTTCCGGGCCGTAATGGAACTGGAAAACGGATGCACAATCGTGGTCGATAAACAGACCAATGAAGTGTTTGTGGCGAATCCGGGTGATGCACATTTTGTGTTCCTCGGTGACTACAGCAAAACGATTGTGGGTTCCTGCACAGAAATCGTCACCGGGTCCAAAGGCGATGTGCCGGGCTACGTGTCGAATGCATCAAATACCAAGGTTGGTGAAATCGCTGCCAAATCGGCGGGCGGTGTGTCCAAAGGCGTGGGCAACAAACATGAAAAAATCACAGGCAATTACACGCTGGAAATCGGCGGTAATCGCATTGTCAAAGTAGGCGGCAACGATGAACTAACTGTGGCCCGTAACCGCGACGAAAAAGTCGGCGGCAACCACAAGATTATGTCGTCACGTTCTGATACCAACTGAGAACAATTATGGCCACTTCAATTGCTTCGCGTTTTGCACGCACAGGCGATTCCTTTCTGCTGGATGATAACGATCTAGGCGGTGGATATCGTTCGGTCGCCACAATCGCGGCCCGTGATGCAATCCCATTGGGTGCACGCCGCTTGGGCATGACGGTCTATGTGCAGGCCGATAAAACTGAATACCAATTGCGTGCCAGCCTGACCAACGCCAGTTGGGAACAGCGCCCATTATTCAGTGGGAAAATTCACACAATTGCCCAGCTGATTTCGGTTGGGGCATTAGCGCAATACACGCCATACACATTCGAGCAATACGCCGAAGACCGGGTGCGCGAATGGTTCAACGGACTATCCGCCGCAAACCGTGTGCTAAACAAACCGCTGTACGTTTTCAAAATCCTGTTTGCCGTTGGCACCCCGAGCCTAGCTGAAGGTACGGTATTGCCACCGAATACCACCTATTTGGGTGATGCGACTTTCTTCTACGATGCAGCCGGTTCCGCTTCGCCGGTTATCCTCGATTCCAATGCGTTGGTTTGTGTGGCGAAAACTTTGATCCCAATGGGCGATCAGGTAATTGCCGCAATGAACGAATACGCACAACGTATGGATGATGCACAATGAGTCCAGAATATACGCGCACATTTTTGTCTGGTGAATTGCTGGCTGGTAATCGCCGTTCTGATCCGCATGGTGTACGTTGGATCAAAGAACGAATCCCGTTTGAAAATCGGCAAAAGATGGCTCGCCAGATTGGCCGCTATTTGTCGGACGAACCGGCAACCTATCTCAAATAACCCACTTAATCGTGGGTTTTTGTGTTTTCCCGCTAATTTAATGGTAAGTTTATGGAAACTAAACTATTCGAACCGCGTGTGCTTGGGAAAGGCATTACAATTGAAAAGGCGCCGACCGAACCGAACCACGGCGCTCGATTAGTCGATGTACAGGGACATACCAAAATCGTAAAGGCCGTAATCACCGAAGTAACCACGGTGGAAATTCCGGTCGCTACGCCAGACTATATCGTTCAATGTTTTGACGCGGCCAAACAAATCTTTATACCGGATAACGTCCAAGAAATCGATGGCAAAATCAAGGTCGATTTCCTCCTGCCCCAATCGGGTGAGGTAAGGGTGCTGTTCGTAGGAGGCGATGGTGGCGACTAATATTTCGCAGCACTTTGTAAAAACGGGTGACTTTTACCTGTTGGTGGATACCGACCTGCGTGGTGGTTTCCGAATCGTTAGCAGCCTTGCCGAGCGTGATGCAATCCCGATTCAGGCGCGCAAACAAGGCATGATGGTGCGCGTAATTGGCACCGATGGGATTACCAACTGGGAACTTGGCTACGGCAAGCCATTGACCAACGCTGGTTGGGTTGAGGCTTCGTTGGGCGGCAAAGGGGATTATATCCCGATTGCTGGCGGTCCCCTCGAAGGCGAAGTGAAAATGAACGAATTTGGTTCGTTGAATTTCAATGATGTTCTGATGATGGAAACGCAGGATGGTAACGTGGTGCTGCGCCGCATTACCCCGCAAGATCCAGACGACCCGGAACCGCGTGCGTTATTGGCCTTCAATAACGGCGTCGAAAACACCATCGAAATCAATACCGAAATCGGCCAGATGGTTTGCAAAACCGAAGTCGCGTTGTCGTCGGATCGCACGTTGAAAAACAACATTGTGCGTATTACCGACGCCGTGAAGAAAGCCAGCCGCATGCATGGCTACACCTTCGAAAAGATCGGGCAAAAGCGTTTGTTTACGGGCCTCATTGCGCAGGAAGTTGCGCAGGTAATGCCCGAGGCTGTGACCCGCACCAGCGACGGTAAGCTGGCGGTGTTTTACGGTTCGTTGGTTGGCCTGTTGATCGAATGCATTTACGAACTCGACCGGCGTCTGGCTAAACTGGAACCAGCTGAAACCAAAATCGAAGTTTCGGTAGAAAACGAAACGCAAAATGAAATTGGTAGCCTCGAAATCGAGGTGGCAAATCGTGGGATGTGAATACCCACCATCCCCAGTGTTTAAGGTCGTGCCGTCGAATGTTCCTAACTCCGGTAAACGACCAGATGGCCCCACACCCGATATTCGCGAAGTAGGGGAATCCAGTTGCGTCACCGGCCTTGCGAGTCTGGCGCAGCGTTTAACGCAGGATATTTTGGTTGCCCACGAACGGACATTCTCCGGTTTTCCAATGCCGAAGTTTATTCTGATGGCACACCAATACGAGTACCTGCACCCCGACCTACTGATTCCGCAGCAGCTTAACAAATACGTTGAGTTCCGCGATGTGACGGTAGGTTATCCGCTGTCGATCAATGGTTATTTGTACATCACTGATCCAGCGGCCTACGGACTGCCCAAAGGCCTGACCGAGGAAGAGGTTTTGAACAGTTTCCTACGGCATTCTGTTCGGATTACCTACATCGTGAAAAATACGGATTTATAAATGGCCAACTACCGATATCTCGCAGAAACCGATATCGTGTTCGACAACGCAAACGACGAATACGATTTGCATATGGTGCAGGGTGATCGTTTTACCATGTACCGCCACGGTGGCGTTTACGTGGTCCAACACGAAGACGCACCGAACATTGTTTTCAAGCTGAAAATCCGTGAAGGCAACGCGCTGCACAACGCCAGTGAAGAGCTAATGAGCGTGCAGGTGGACCCGGAAAATCCGCCGTACCTGCTGTTCAAGCCAAGCTTTGAAATGGTGCCGCTGCTTTACGATTATTTGAATGTCACTTATTTCAACAATGAGTGCCCGGTCGTAAAATTCGTGAAAAGCCGCAACCCTAAAGTGTGGGGTTTGGCGCAAGTTGAATTCTACAAAGGGCGCCCGGTCTATACGTTTCACGTGAACGAAAGTGCGATGGTTGACCGCGTGTTGTTCATCAACACCGTGGCCCATGAAATGATTCACATGCTGATGTTTTCGCGTGGCTACAAGCTGCACATGACCAACCCGCAACTGGCAGCTGATCACCTGCATGACGACCACGGCCCGCTGTTCCAGCAGGAAATGCATCGTCTGAATGCCAAAGGCTTCGGGATCATCATTGCCGCCACGCACGAAGAGCGTAAGCGTGCATCGACCGATGATTTCTACGCAATTGTTGCGCAAGAAACGCAAAACAATTCGTACAAAAACTGGTACACGTGGTACACCGATAAGCCGCTGAAATCGGAAGACGCCGACAACTTGGCGGCCACGCTCAAGGAAATGTACCCGCACAAGGAATACACGATCAAACTGGTGAAGACCAAAGATCGCCATTTCACTTACGGATCAAACCTGAAAGCGTCGAAAACTTTCCCGGCTTCCACGCTGAAAAAGACCTTCCCCGGCGCCGTCGATTACAAAGACTGCGAAGTCATGTACACCACGTATCTCTCGCCGTCGATTCACGTCGAACTGCCTGAATACAAAGACGTGCCGGATCAGTACGCGCTGCCACTTGATCGTTTCTACAAAGTGATGCGCAGCTACACCGACGACCGTTTGGTGCTCAAAGCCAAATGGCAGAAATTCCCGAGCAAAATGCTGTCCACACAAATCGACCAGAAATTCAGTGTGTTGATTGGTCGCATGGGCCGGAACTCGATTGACGATGCGGATGTGGTAAACATCCTCAACGATATGCGTATGGCATACGACGAACGTTTCACCTACAAGCAATACACCGATGCCATGCACGCATTCATCAAAAAATATGACCGGAAAGGTCTGCTGGCCGATTACGCAAAAATCATGAGGCTTATTGCCTAAAAGTGGGGATCGATGGCGTACCAAAGAAAGCGCGGAACACGCAAACAATCGCGGGCCAAAAAGGCTTACGAAAAACGCGTAGACCAGACAGAAGGCACCGTGAAAATGTCACGGACGGATATCACCAGTGCACTGATGCAGGCCCTCACGTTTTATTACGCGAAGAAAACCTGTTCTGTGCACAAGGAAGTTGGGGTTGTGCCGTGGGGTCGTTCAAGACTCGATGCACTAGCCATTGACTATCCCGGCAACTTCTACGGCGTGGAAATTAAAAGCTGTCTGGCTGATTTCCGTGCCGACAAGAAATGGCGAGATTATCTGCCACACGTGAACAAGCTGTATTTCCTGTTCGCGCCATCGATCACCAAATCCCGATGCTACCCGGAAATTCGTGCAGAACTGAAGGCCGCTGGTGTGGGCATTATGGTACTGAGTGAAACCACCGGGCGCATCAGTTGTAGCCAAAACGCCAAGTTCCGGCCAATGGCAATTACTGCGAAGTATCGCATGTATCGTAAACTGGCTTGGCTGGCGGGTGAGGCCAAGCACAACATCGGACGCACACAGCGGGTATTTTTGACGTGAATCAGTTTAAAAAGCGTGGCAAGTTTATCTGTCTCGAATCCATCGAAGCAGCTGGCAAAGGAACGGCCACCATTTACGTTGGGGAACACACGCAAAAGCACGGATTGCCATTCGTTTTCACCCGTGAACCGGGCGGCACGCCGTATGCTGAAGCGCTGCGCCGTTTGATGCTGGATCACGAAGGGAAAGTGCCTGCACTGTGCCAACCGTTTTTGTCGTATGCCTCGCGCATCCAACACACCGAAGCAGTCATTCGCCCGGCGCTGGATAGCGGCACCAACGTTTTCACCGAGCGTTATTATTGGTCGGCCCTTGCCTACCAAACGCGCACCTGTGAAGCGACCGAAGATATTCACCGGATGTGCGATGAATACGGCCACCTGATTAAACCTGATCTGACAATCCTTTTGGATTTGCCACCAGAAGTCAGTTACGAACGCATGCACCGGACCCGCGACAACCTCGATGAATTCGAGAAAAAACCTCTGTCCTATTTCGCTGAAGTGCGCGAAGCCTACCACGCGATGGTCGATGAATCGTGGGTGGTGGTCGATGCCCAGCAACCCCTTGAAGATGTGAAGCGTCAAATTCTGGCGCTGATCGATGAAATGGTGCCCCATGGAAATGACGTTAGCGCTGGCGGCCAGTGAGAAATATTTGCCTAACGGGCTAATGGTTCGGCTGGCCCGAAACTACCCGGACATTCGCGATCTTGGCGAGCGTCTGTTGCACCTGCCGCAAATCAAACGCGGCAACTTTATGCCGAATGTTCCTGAATCGGATGTGGCCCTAATCAAATACGCGGAAGCCAACAAACTTTCGCTGTATTACGGCTATCGGATCTACAAGGAAAAGGACAAGGATCAGCTGGAAGCCCTGCTGATGTGCGTCGATGATAAGCGGCGTGTGGTTGAATCGGAAAAACGGCGGATGGACAACACCGCCTATTACGTGGGAATCCGTATCCCGCCTGACGATATTGCCAATCACCGCTACTTCAACAAATTCAACCGCATGGACTACATCAAGGGCCTGTGATGGAACTAACAATTGCCGCATCTACCCCGGCGCCGCCCGGCTCGGTTGACGCATTCCTCAAGCTGTTGATCGCCCTGTACAAGGCGCCCGAATACGATTACGGCACGAATTTCTGTGCCAAATTGCAGAAATGGAATGAGGCTGCCCAGCCGTTCCTTGATCAGTATTCGATCAAACGCACATTCACCAAAACGCTCGGCCTGCTGGTCGATGGGGTGGATACGGCAGACGACAAGTATTCCTTGATCGTCAACGGCTGTTTCGATGCGCTGAAAAAGAAGAAAAAGTCATTCGACAAAAACACCAGCCTCAACAAACAGCAGCTTCAGTTCCTGACTGACATTCGTCTGGCCCGCAATGGCTCGGCAGCTGCGACCAAAAGGCTGATGCAGAACGCGGGTTATTTCAAAGACTCGCATATCTCGAAAATGTTTTTGCATGAAGACGAACACACCGAAACCACGGCACAAGACGCACTCTATCAGCGGCTGGAAGATCACGTAAAAACCCACGGCAAGGTCAAGGGTAACGTGATGCCAGAAACCACGCTGACCAAGTGGCGCGACAAGGCCAAGGAACTCGGTGCAAACCTCGCAGAGCACCAAGATTATTTGGATATGCGCCGCCAACGCAAAGCCATTGCTGATAAAGCGGTGGCCAACATTGTGCGAGCATCTGGCCAGCATACTTTGGACGTGGATTCGATTCGCGAACAAATGGGGAATATCCAGCACGATATTCCTGCATGGTTTGTTGGGCAGATGGACGACAAAGGCAACTACTACACCACCGATGGCCTACAGCTTTTGAATAAGCCAGTGGGCACCGGCACCATGAACAAAAACTACGTGCCCGGATCGACGGTTTACTATTGCCAGTATCAGGCGCCGTTCGCGCAAAGCACCACCAACGTTTACACCATCGCGGCCCGCACTGAAGGCCGGGTGCAGAGTTTCGGCGTGGTGCAGGGCATGCTGCCCGACCTGCAAAAATACGTGAAAAAGTGGTTGCCTGATTTGGCCAAGGGGCCGGGTTCGCTGCGTGGTGTGGCTGCTGCTGTGTGCGAAATCGTTTACCAGACTTCGGCACGTATCGGCTCGACCCGTGGCAATACCGCTGGTGAAACCACCTACGGCATTTCTACCCTGTTGCGTCGTCACATTCTGTTCAATGATCAGCGTGCGATTTTCAAATATTTGGGCAAGAAAGCTGGCCAGCAAAAGCACGTGATCAAGTTCGAAGATCAGCGGACGCAAATGCTGCATAAAGCGATGGACGAATTCCTACATGATTTGAAGCCAAAAGATTATGTGTTTACGTTCCGTGGCAAACCGCTGTCAAACTCACAGGTGAACGGCTACCTGCGCGAACTCGGATTCCCTGAAGGGTTTAGTGTCCACAAATTCCGCAAGCTGCGCGGTACGGCCATGGCCAAAGTTATCATGGATAAATGCCCATTCGGTGCACGCGCCCGTGAAGCAGACGTAAACGGTTGGCTGGAAAAAGAATGCCTGAAAATCGGTAAAGAACTCGGCCACCTCGCGGGTGAAAAGGTGACGGCCACCACGGCAATCGCCAACTATATCGATCCATCGGTTTTCCTGCCGGTTTATGAGAAAACCAACACGAGGCCAAACAGCAAAATCCAGAAGGCTATCGACCTCGCGACAAAGAGCGCTGAATAATGGAAATGATCCTTTCGCTGGCCAGCACCGGGCTAGTGCTGAAGCACGGCAAAATGTCGGAAATGAAATTGGGCGATTCCACGATTACCTACCGTTACACCGATGAAGAATTTCGGCCTCAAGGTTCGTTCGTAGAAATCCAGAAGCTGCATACACCTGCCGACAAACGCGGATCAGGCAGTGCACGCAAACTGATGGAACATTTCCTGAACCTGACGGATCGTGCAGGCCTCGAAGTGATGCTCGAAGCAGAGCCTATGGATGCCCAAACCAAGGGCGCCAAACTGGTGAAGTTTTACAAATCGTTCGGGTTCAAATCCAAAGGGCGCGGCACCACCGCGATGATAAGAAAAGCCCAATAAAACACTACCCTCGTAGTAACATGGGAAGAGGAAGCCCCAAATGCACACCTAACGAAGAGAATTAAGAAATGAAAGTAAATGGCGACCTTGTAATTGTTGAGGGCGGTGTGATCAAAAATCTCACGCTGCCATCCGACTCGGTTTTCCCTGCCAACGGGAACCGGGGTGAATTGTTCTCGGTGCACGGTCACACCGATGCAACGAATTACCCCGATGGCCTCTACCACCACGACGGGACCGCATGGAGAAATATTGCACCTCTGGCAAAGGTGAAAGCGTTAATCGAGGCCGCTGGTTTGGGGGCTTCTGTAGTCACGCAGTGGCGCACTTTGTACAAAGTCGCAACAGGCATCAGCAGCCAAGCGGCGGGTACTTTTTGGTTCGTGCCTGATATCGGGCCAATTGCCGTAGCCAGTGCATTTTCGACCACGGTAATGTCAAGCTTTTGGTATGACCCAGCGGATTATCCAGCTGGCACCAAATTCCGTTTGAATCTGATTTACAACCAGAACAGCGTGGCTTCTAACCCAATTGATTTTACGCTGGGGCTGCGCAAGGTTTTGCGGCCTGCTGGTAGCGGCGGCACCACTACGCAGCTGATTTATGCGGCAGATACTGCTGATGTTTCCAGCATCGTGGTAAATGGCCCAATCCCGATTAAAACGCAGGCACATTTGCTGTCTGCTGAATTCACGATGCCGACCGAAGCCGGTCAGTATTGCTTCGTGATTACGTTGAGCGGCGCGAACGTTACGTCGGCAACTCACTACGACCTTAGCCTACAGGCTAAATACTAGGAGGTGATCCGATGGATGTTCACGGATTAGATATTGTTGAGGGTGGCGTTATTGAAAACCTCACGGTTGATTCCGGCGCCACACTTCCGGCTAATGGTGCACGCGGTGAATTGTTTGTTTCTGTAGGAAATGCCGATCAGGATTTGCACCCGGACGGCCTGCATTTTCACGACGGTGCGGCTTGGGATAACCTGCCTACTGTTGCGCAAGTCGAAAGCCTGATTAACGACGCGTTAGGGGCCGGTAGCGAAAAGTATTTCCAGACGGTATTCAACATTCGCACCCTTGTTGGTGCCAACGGCCTCGGTAATTACTGGGCAGTATCCGATAGCGCGGTGCTGGCAGTTAGTGGCGCGTTCAACGCAATCGTAATGTCAAGTTTTTGGTATGACCCGGCAGATTATCCGCTGGGTACAAAATTCCGACTTTCTGTTACGGCCAACCAAAGCAATACGGCGTCGTCCATGATTGTCGATGTTGGACTCTGTAAGGTTTTGCGTCCGTCAACTACGGGCGGGGCCACCACGCAAATGATTTATACGCCGGATACGCCCGACGTGGCGGCTGTAGTGGTCCCTGCACTGCTGAGCAAGACACAAACGAACTATTACACCGAAGAATTTACGATGCCGTCCGAAGCCGGGCAGTATTGTTTCCACCTCAACCTGCGCAACACCAACGGCAACGCGGGCACGCATTACGAAATGCGCCTGCAAGCCAAATATTAAGGACTAATTCATGGGCATGGCAGACGAATTTCCTTTGCACAATACACAGACCCCACATCGCCAATATGCAGGCCCTCCCGGTGAATCCGGTTTGAAACCGCAGTCTGCCCTGCCGTGGTACGTTCAACACAACATGCGCCAAGAGCGCCGCAAGCAAAAAGGAAAACACTGATGGAAATGCAACTTGCATTGGCCGCAGTAGCCACCACGGATTTCGTTGATCGGCGCCGCAAGCAAAAGATTGGGGATCTGCGAGAACAGCTGAAGGCGCTCCGAGCCAAAATGGCGACCTTGAAAGAAAAGGGCGTACACGAAAGCAAAGAAAACGAACGCACGGCCCCGGTGCGCAAGATCCATACGCATGAGCGCCAGCACGCCTACCGCGCCACGCGCAATCCTGAATATCAGGCGATGAAAGAACAGGAAATCCAGTTGAAAGCACAGTTGGATGCCCTGCGTGAAGATCACAAACAGCACCACGCCAAAAAGATGGCCGAAATTCACGCTCGCCACAAAAAGCGTGTGCAAGATCGCAAAAACCGCAAGGACCAAGAATAAATGATCCGTCCAATTCGCATGTCCGATTTGCACAAAATTTACGAAAACGAAACGCCCGAAGAAAAAACCGCTCGCCTCAAGGCAAACAAAGAGCGCACCGAACGCATGCTGGCCAGCTGGAAAGAATTCAGCGAAAAGCATCCCGAAATCGCAAACAAAATGGTGTGTGCCGCCTAATGAAAACTGAACTCGCTGTTGCATCCGTTCCAACCCAACCCGTTTACGGCGTAGGCACCGAAGTTTGGTTCCACCCGGCGATTCGCACCCTCAATTTCGGCGCGCTGCAAGACGTGGCGATCCGTGCAAAAGTCATGGGCGTAACCGTGCGCGAAACCCAAATCCAGTACGAACTGGCGATGGATGTTTCCAGTTCGAAAATTGGTGATTATTACGAGGCCATTCCGCTGGCGCAAGTGGACTCTTTCTTCGTGCTGACCGAAGACCATTTGAAGGAATTGAATGGGCTGGGCGAAGAGGATGTTTACAAGTCGTATGCGTCGGCTGTGCCGAGCACCAGCACCGTGCGCCGCTTCGTACAACGCTATCAGGAAATCCAAAACGATTTGCCAGCACTGCGCCGGGAACTCGGGCGTGTCTGACGTTACGTGGATTGCCATAATCCTCAATCTGCCGATGCTTTGCCTACTGGTCTACGGCCTGCGTGTTCTGCACAAAGAGCAAAGTTCGGCAATCCATTTCCATTCGGATTTCTGGCGTGACGTAACTGAGGCCGGGCGCCTCGTTATGTTCCATCCGAATAAATTGGTTAAGGGGCCTGTCGGTCCCCAAGGCCCACAAGGCCCGCAGGGCGTCGTAGGCACACCGCTGCAAAGGAAAAAATAATGGAAATGATGCTGGCTCTAGCGAGCGTGCAGGTGCCAAAGCTGCTGTATCATGGCACCAAAAAGAAGTTTACGAAATTCTCGGAATATCGCCCGGCCTTTTTCACCTCGGTCAAAGCGTATGCCGAAGGTTACGGCCACATCATCATGAAGGTGCATGTAGATATCAAACGTATTTTTGACACGCGCCACGACAAACGCGCCGTCGAGATTTACAATGATTATTTCCTGCCTTCGGGACTAGCTCGCCAAGGCGCCAAGCACATCAAACTGGGCGAACCAGTTTCAATGCACCACGCCGATGAATTGTGGTCCTATCTCGCTATACCTGAATATCCCGAACCGCATTACGACGGCATTTTGGTTTACGAGCAAATGGCAATTGCCGATCATGAACCCCTCAAAGGTGCGGAATTCGCGTTTGTTCCGCTGCACCCTGACCAAATTCATCTGGTGAAATAATGGAAATGCAACTGGCCCTAGCGGGTTCCAGTGTGCTCTATCACTTGATCCTGATGGAGCACGCAATCACCGCACTGAAAAACGATAAATTCAAACTGGCAGCCACCAATGAAGGCGTAGAGGCAGAATTCGGTGATGCTCAATATTTCTTGAGCCTTGCCCGTTCTAAGCACTCGGATTACTTCAAGAAAGAAGCTGGCGAATCCCACATCATTTTCGTGCTCGACGGGCAGAAGATGAACGCGAATTACCAGATTAAAGCCGTTGACTACTGGGCTGACCAAAAGCACATAACCAACGACGAAAAAGAAGATCGTTTGTTCGCCAACAAAATGTACATCCCGTGCATTCGCTACGTGAAAGAAATCCACTTCATGAAAGAGGGTGGGAAGTGGAAAGAAAACGATTCGTTGACGCTGGCGCTGCTGGCCAAGCGCAACAAGATTCAGCTGTTCCAGTATGACGACCTAACGGCCTTCATGAATCTGGATAAGCGCAAGACAATCAAGCTTGAAGTTTCCGACAAAAAGAAACGCAAGTTTGGCACCACCGAATGGAAGCCGCAGGCGGATCACGGACTTGAGGCGTGGTACGATGCATCGCAGATCGTCTTCCACGGTGACGAAAACCGCGCTGCCAAATTCATGCAAAACGCCCGGCATAAAGAGCAAAGCAAGGCCTATCGTGATATTGCGCGCAGCATCGAAAAGCTTAACCGGTTTACCGATGTGGGGACGCAGGCGGTTAGCGATTTCAACCGGTTGGCACGTTATGCCAAGTTCCCTGTGGAAATGGATAACCTCGAAAAGATCAAACGGGTGAAACGTCGCCTGCGTGTTGATACCAAAGGCTTTTTGGATTATGTGCGTAAGCGCTGGATGACCAGCGAAGAGCGCGAACTGCACGGTTTGGAGTAAACAAAATGGAAATGATGCTGGCTCTGGCCGCCGTACCCATGAGCATTGCCCGGCCTCTGGTGAAAAACTGGAACCGTAACGGGCTGGGTGTGCAGGTAATCAAACGTTTCCTGCCAAAGAACAAAAAGCAGAAGAAAAACACCTATCGCCTCTATCTGCCGATCAAACCAACCAAACAAAAGATCAAAATTCCTGAGCCGATCCTGCATGCGCTGTCGTCCGTTGGTTACAGCGTTGACGATTACGTGACGGGCATTGCAGTTGATTCTACCGGCAAACGTCGGATGCGAATCGGCAAGCTGTTGAAAGATCAGCAGTTGCTCAAAGAATTCATGAATGATCCGCAACGCGCTGCACACAAAGACGAATTCACCTGCGTTATTTCCTGCCACCCGTATGACGTGCTGACCATGAGCACCGGGCGCCGCTGGGATATGACCAGTTGCATGCGCCTCGATCAACCGGGGAAATCGCGTGGCGGTGTAAACCAGCACATCGTGGCCAACGATGTAGCAGAAGGCACATTGGTTGCCTATGCAATTTCACCAAACGATACCAATATCAACAAGCCCCATGCGCGCCTGCTGATCAAGCCTTTTGTTGGCCCGAACGGAAGCATTTTGTTCCGCGTTGAAACCGCTGTTTATGGCACGCCTATTCCCGGTTTCCAAGCAACGGTTAGCCGGTGGCTGCGCCAAGTAAACAAGGGTGCGGAAAGCGGTTTGTATCATTTGATCGAAGGCCTGTACGATGACGGTGTGGGCAAAGTGCACGCGCATGTCGAGTGGGAAACTGCGAAGGATAAAACGGCAACTCTCCGATCCTTTGTGAAAGGTGCCTATGCGCAAAACCAAGCGCTTTATGAATTGCTGCTGACCGATAAACGCTGGCTCGATTATTGGGTTGCGCACATCGAAGAAATTTACGGATCAGCCGATGAAGCTGCGTTCGAAATGAGCATGTTCTATGGCAACGTTCGCGGCAAAGGTACGACCGGCAAAGCGCGCATTACCGCTAAGCAATTCGCGGCCCTGATCGACAAGCACCGTGACACTGTGCCAATCCTCGATCTGGTGGAAGTTCTGGCCCCGTTGGAATGGCGCCCCGAATTGCTGAAGGCTTCGAAATTCCTGCAAGAGGTTGTAGAAGAATCCTATTCGTTCGATCACTTCAACAACGAACCACAACCAGCGGCCTACGTGCTGAATCACGCGGCTTATTATGACTCGCGCCTGCTGGGCCTGATCGAAGATAAACCTGAACCCGCCAAGGCCGTTAGCGTAATGCGTGGGCTGATGGCAGGCCTGTATAAACTCACGCCGGAATGGTTGAATTCTACGCTGCCGGGTGCCGTGGAATTGCGTGAGCGCGTTGGTTTCCTGCTGGGCATGCTGTATCAGGCCCGTGACGTGAACATTCGCGGCGACCGTGAATTGTTGATCAAACTGGCAAATAAACTGAAGGTCGATTATTACTGGACCGAGGACAAGCAGAAATTCCTCGACAAATTGCGCTGGAACAGAATTTTCGACCGCAACACCACCATGAAAGCCGAAAGCATGCTGTGTGCACTCGACAATTCGTGGCCTGCACAAGATCCGTATTTGATCGTGAATGCCGACGATTTCGTGCTCGAAAATCAGGAAGTCTTCAAACGTCTGACCGACCTCGGTAGCACCCTGATGCAAAGCGCCATGTGGACCGTATTGAATTCGGTTCTGCATCGTAAGAGCTTGAGTGCCGCAACGTGGCGCCAGCAATTCCCGTGGACTATCAAGTTCATCGAGGCTGTGGCCAAGGGCAATGCGGGTGAACGTGACGAAGGACAGATGAAACGCGCGCAATATTTCGTGAACGATCTGAAAAAGAACGACGACGAAATGGACGAAATCATGCGGCAACTAGGCGAAGATTTTTAAGGAAACCTTTCAATGAAAACAGAAGTGGCATTGGCCGCAGTGTCCATGAAGACGGCGCTGAAATACCGCCGTAACTGGAACAAAGATGCACCCGCCGTACACCTGCTGCAATCCATGATGCCGAAAGGGCCGGGCCGCAAAGGCTACCGCCTGTATTTCGATATCGGTCAACAGCACCGCACCCACTTTACGATCCCGCCCGCTGTGCGTTCAGCACTGCAACGCGCCGGTTACGTGGCCACTGATTACCTCGCAAAGAAATGCGTAAAAATCAGTGACAAAGAGCAAAAGAACGTGACCAACATCGGCAAGGTGATTGCCAAAGATCCGCATGCGAAAGCAGCGTTCGATAATGACCCACAATTGCAGAATACCAAACAGGGTTCGTTGCAGGTGGTGATCAGCTGTCACCCATACGACATTATCGGCATGAGCACCGGTCGCGATTGGGATTTGACAAGCTGCATGCGACTGGCCGATGGTGAGCACCGTTTGAATCCCGGCATTAACCAACACTACGTCAAAAACGATGTGGCTGAAGGTACGCTGGTGGCCTACGTGGTTTCCTCCGACGACCAGAATATTCAGCGGCCTAAAGCGCGCTGTTTGCTGAAGCCATTTATCAACGCGAAGGGTGACGTTTTGTATCGTCGCGAAACCCGCGTTTACGGCAACCCTGTGCCCGGTTTTGATTTGGTGATTGCACGTTTCCTGCGCCAAGCCAATAAAGACCTGCCGTCCGACCGATTCCATATGGCAGAAACGCTGTATAACGACGGCATGGGCACCGAAATGTTCCATGAGCAAAGTGACGAAAATAACTATTCGGCACACGATGCACTGATGGACCCGGAACTGGCGCTGGATTATATTCAGCAGCGGGTGTTGGTTCTGAAAAACTCTGATGATTCAGAAGCGAAAAAGCAGATTGCCCAACAGATTTATCAGTATCTCGATTCCAATGAAGCCGAGAAACTGCACGATACGCAGATTACAGAAATCGTTGATGCCCTTAAAGGCGTCAAGGAATTTGTGGATGAACTCAACAACCAATCCACCATGGGCGCGGGCCTGCGTCCGCTGCCTGCACGTATCGGTCGTGCACTGGGCGCCTTCGATGGGTTTAAAGACCTCGACCAAAAAACCGTGAGCAAATTACCGCTGAGTTTGGTAAATTCGCTGAGCATCGGCGGCGGTGCCGTTATGGAGGAAATGCTGGGACGCTTGCAGGCAATGACCGAGCACAGCAACCTTGCAACAAACTCAAAAACCTTCCGCATGATTATGACCGGTGTGTATCCAGTACCGCCAAAAGAAGTGCTGGAGAAATACCAGAAGGTTGGCCACGCGCTGTATTCGATGGCTTCGGCTGCACGTCACATGCTGTTGCTTGACGACGATTCGATGCAAAAAGTTGCCTACGAAATTCTCGATATGGATCTGAGTTTCGAAGAGCCTTTGCGCACAGAAGAAATGGCCGATCTGGTTTATCAGGCCGGTGGCACGGGTCTGTCGATTTGCTACAACATCGATAACCTTGGCCGTCTCGATTCCAACACGTTGTGGGTTCCACCGGTCGGCGTTGTGGCCAACACCCTGACCCGTAAAGCTTTCCGCCTGCTGGATAAATACGATAAAGATGGCCGGGTGGAAATGTGGGTTGGTGAAATCAAGAAAAACATGGTTGAGCAGTTGCTGTACAGCCCTGAAAAACTGCGCGATTACAAAGATTTCCTGCCACGCCTGCGCGATTGGTTGAACGAGAACACCGAAGCGGTGCAGACTCTGGTTTCTCAATGGAACCCGAAACAGGTTAAAGCGTTGGCAGAATTCCACCTGCCATCCGTAATGCACCTGAACGATAACGGCATCATTTTCGGTTCGCAAACTGCCGACACTATCAACGGTATTTTGCCGTCGCTGGTTGCGTGGGATGGCGAGCCGCTGATTCCAGAATCGCAGGATATGGTCGAGATTTGCCAGCTGATGGTTGCAGCCGGTAATCTGCTGGAAAAACCGCTGCATTTGGAAAAGAAATTCGATCCAGAAACGTTCGAAGAGCAAGACGTGGTGGACGTTGCCGAGAACTTCCAAACCGGTATGGGCCGCCGTCGCCACCAGCGCACCACCACGTTTGGCGCCCTGCTGAACAAAATCGAAATCAACGGCGAAAAACCTGATATCACGTGGCGCATGGAACTGGTTGAGCACAACGGTGCCGATGGCATTGGTTGGGTTCCACCGGAAAAACTGCCGCAACTGATCCGCAAATTGCTGGCGATGGTTGCCAACATGGATTCGTTGGATACCGCGATTCTGGCCCTGACCCGTTTGGTTCACAATACCAATATGATTCACCCTGTGGACGTACAGGAAGAATTGAATAATCGGATGGACATGGGCTTTATCCAATATCCAGACGAAGACGAAATGGATGCAGCGGCCTACGAAGAGGCATTGGAAGCCTACGAAGAAAACCGCCAGCGCATCGAAGACGAACTGACGGCACAGCGCGAAAAAACTCTGGACCTCAACGAACAATTGCTGCTGGTTCTGGAAAAGGTTGCCGACTTTGTTGGCATGGATGATTTCGATGAAAGTCTGGATGATGACGAAGCTGAAGCTATGCCATTCGACGTGAAAACTCCGAACATTCGCGAAAATCAATGGGCGGATCAAGCCGATGAAGTCCACGGTCTGCGCCGTGAGATTTACGACGCGCAACAAACGCGCCCGGATGAATTGCAGGAAATGCGGGACGAATAAAACGGTAATTTGATTGTATATGCCGGGACCGCGTGTCCCGGTTTCAATCATGCAGAGGATTCGAAATGGAAGTTTGGATAGCACTCGCTGCCGAAGATATTAGCGCCCGGATTTCCGACGGTGTGCGGCAGATTATGAAACGCAGCTACACTTCGCTTTTCGCCAACGTTTTCACGCAAGTTTACGATATCGAAGATCGCAAGAAATCCGAAATCAAACAGGTGCGTGAAATGGATAAAGACCTGTCGCCGGTTCTGGTGACGGTTGAAGACCAGAAGCACCAGAAACTGACTTTCGTTTTTGCTGTGCCGAACATTGGCAACGTGCTGCATATTCCGAACCCGGCCCAAGGTTACATTTTGCACGATAACAAAGTGCAGGAATTCGATTTGGAATCGCGGGTAATCAAGGTGCGCGGTATCGACTACGCGATTGCAGCAGCAGTCGCCCGGCGAGCGCCGAACTTCCTCGATTTTGGTGCACGTTAATGGAAGTGCTGATTTCATTGGCAAAGGCGGGTAGTGCCGAACGGTGGGACGAAATCCCTGAGACGCGTTTTGATAACGCAAAGGAAGGGCGACCACTGAAAGCCACCGGAAAGAAAAAGCGTAGAAAAATCCGTCTGAAAAGCGGATTGATCGACACGCCAATCGAAGGGGCCGAGACGCACTATCTCGACATTCAGGATACGGTTCGTTGTCCGTGAGGAAACCATGCCGAAATTAACAATTAAAGGGATTGCTAAGCAACCCGAAAATGTCGAAAACCCACAACACGAAGGCACGCGCCTGACGAAGTGGGAAGACGACGACAAAATGATCAAGAAAATGCCACGCTCGAAAAAGAAAACCTTGCTGAAGGATCGCACGCGTTCCGGGGCACAGGGAGCAATGGCATTCCCTCATGATTACATTGAAAAAATGCACGTGTCTAAATCGAATTGGTTGGGCCGTCGTGAGCGGGGACGCGACCGATGACCGAAATCATTATCGATGGATTTGCGTGCGACGAACCAAAAGAATCTACCGGACGTTTCAAAGAGATTTTCGGTGATCCGTTTGGCGAGCCACACCCGCACAACCCATTCACGCCTGAAGCCTTTGGCGAGACGTTTGAGCGGGTCAACGCTAAGCCGCGTGTGAAGGGAATAGCCGAGGATTGGTTCCGCAACGAACTGCGCAAGGGCCTTGAGCGCTCGCGTAAGATGCGCGAAAACAACAACTATGAATCGGTGGCTAGTGTTCCCCCGTCGAAGAGCCAGCACGCCAAGCAGAAGGCCGACCGGGCGCTGCACAAGGGCATCAAGACGGCACAAGACCACAAGCAAAAGAAGGTGCGTTCGTTGGGTCAGTTGCAAAAGCAATTGGCGCTAATCAATACGAAGCGGCCCAAAGATCCGGCCAAGATAAAAACTTGGACCGAGCGCCGCCGTGCACTGGCCAACAAAATTTCCGAGAAACGCGAATCTGTGCGCTACTCGGATAAACGCGTTGCTGGGCTGCGGGAGGAATACCGTGGAAATTGAAATGAGTTTCAAAGAGCCTGACGCGGTAGAATTGAGCACCATGGCAAATCTGGCGTCCATGCTTCAGGAATTCATGCCGGATTGGACTGTGAATTATATGCGGGTCGAAGTTCCTTTCGAATTGCGTGCATTTTTCACCAACGGCGTAATGTTTCACCGGGCGACCTACCAGCTGTTCAAATACGAGCACGAATTTTTCATCCACGTGGATTTCAAAGCCAAGGTTGAAATTTACGTGATCCAAAAGCGTCACACTGAAATATTGCGGCGCAAACTCTACATTGTGGAAAGGCCGGACAGCCTGAAGCTATTCCGCATTATCACCAATGAACTGGAGGCCGTCGCGTATGGCTATAAAGAAAGCGAAATCAATTAAGAAGCCATCCAAAACCAGCGGTAAGAAAACCAAGATTTCAGGCGTAGCAGCACGCGCCAGAAAGCTGGGTTTGCAATCGATGGGTTATGGTCGCTGGGGTAAAATGGGGCGCATCACGCACCGTACCAGCGAAGGCAAACTGGTTGAGGTTAAAGATTCAAAGCACAACCGGGTAATGACCCGCGACGGCAAAAACAAAGCGAAAACCCTGCTGGCCAAACTGGGCGAGCAACACACGCAAAAAATGGTCAAGATCAAAATGGCGCTGAAAAAGGCCGAAGGTCGCGACGACAAGGAACAAGTTCGCCACCTGACAAGCCTGCTGGACAAATCCAAAAAGGAAATGGAAAAGACACGGGAACGCACGCTCAAGCTGCACGGGCGCCCGAAGAAAGCCGCTGGCAAGCCGTAACAAAAAAGCCCCCGAATCCACTACGGAAACGGGGGCTTTTTTGTTTGTGCCGGGGTCAAGACTGGGGCATTAGCTGAAGGGTCTGTATGGCGCTGCGCGTGCGCGTGGTGGCTTCGCGAATAGTTAGGCGCTGGGTATCTACCAGCAAGCGCGCCAAATCGCGTACATGGCCCACGGCGGCCTCATACAGGGGTTTCTGTTGGGCTTCTGGCAGCGCTTCGAAGTAGCGCCCGCCCCATTCGATTTCGATGGTATCCAAAAACGGATCGTAGGTTGCGCACAGGCGTTTGCCCAGCAATTCAGCGCCAACGGAAACGCGGTTGATGGTGGTCATTGATCAGACTCCAAAGAAAAGGCCCCGAAGGGCCTTGATGAATTAGTTTTGCGGGCGTCCGCGTTTGCTTACCAGTTTGTCACGCGCCGCGCCTATCAGGCGTTCGACTTCCTCTGAATCGGCGTTGTACATGTGAATCAGGGTGCTTTCGAGTTCCATCAGAATATCAACGGCGCGGGCCGCGTTGGCTTCGCGGGTAACGCTGCTGGCGCTCTCAAATGGCGAGCCATTGATGGTCACTTTAACGCTGTGCGAATCCGCGTGATACTCGGCCTTTACAACCACGGTCGATTCGACGGAAAGGCCGTTTTGCGGGAAGTTGGTACGGTTCATTGCATGTCTCCAAAGAGGCCCCGAAGGGCCTTAACGAAAAGGGTTAGCCGCGCCACTGGCGGGCAATACGGGCATCGCGGTACTGGTCCCGGCGTTCGTTGTACACGCGCACCAGACTAACGTCCAGCGACTTGGCCGGGCATTTCGCCAACCATTCATCAAACGCCGCCATGATGATAACCAGCGTTTCGTCATTCAGCGTTTTTGGATTGGGCCACGTGGTGAAACCGTTCCCGGCGATATCGTGATACACGTCGAGTATCAACGCATCAGCAGCACCACCGAAAGCGCGACCCAGCGTAACCATGCAACCGCCCGTGGTTGGTTTCTGGCTGATGACGGTCACGCCGCCTTGCGTGGTGCCAGCGTTGAAAGAGCTTTCGATAACGAGGTTTTTAGTGTCCATCACTGGTGCTCCATCCAAATGTTGTTCATGTCTTTGCGCAGCTTCAGCAGGGCGCGCACAAGGTCGGCATTGATAAGGCGATTCGGGAACTCGGCAAACCAAAGGTCGATGGTTTCAACGCAGCATTCCAAAATCGACGGGTGCCAGTGTTCGAAAGGTTGGTTTTCCCACACCGGCCCCGGTTTGGTGACGGGTGCGTTTTTGGTGGTATCCCAATCGACGCTGGCGGCCCAAATCACTTTGTAGGTCACGGCTGCGCCATCGGTTTCAAGGCTAACGCTGAAGTCGCCCGAGCGGTGCATAACAGCGATGGTCGATGTGTTCGGGGTGAACTCTTTGGTGATGGTCATTTGGTGGCCCTGTCGGCGGTTGGTAGAACGAAAGAGGCCCAAAGGTATCGAACGCCAAACCGTTTGTCAACCACTCACGCGATTTGGGAAGTTACGGGCAAACAAAAGCCCCGCGCCACAAAGGGCTAACGGGGCTTAGGTTCTAGCTAATGGTTACGGTGCCGCGTTGCTCAAGTACCACATACATTTCGTGGCCGCGCATCTGTTCGGCGGAATTTATGACCGTGTGCGCATGGATAAACATATGCAGCTTCAAATGGTCGTGCTTGGGGATTTCGTGTTCACCATACAAAAAGATATGGCGCGACCAATCCACTTCGGGACCGAGCAAACGCATTTTCTGTGCGACTTCTGGATGTGAGCGGAAAGTTACACAACGATTTTTCAGCACATCCAAAAAGATCGGTTCCAGCTTCCCGTCCTTGTCCAAAACCTGTTGCGTTGGAATCACGCGCATTTCAATCCCCTTCGAAAATCATTTGGCCCATACAGCTGATCACCATGGTTTCCATGAATCCAGTTCCATATGAAAGCACTACGTCGTTGGTCCTGAATGCGTAGGACGCGCCGGGATTTGTCAGATCGTGCAAATCATCACGGGTCATACGAACAACTTTGTCGGGATTCAGGCCGGTGGTACTGAAGCCTGCGATGCTGTCGAGTTTTTCGTAGACGTACATTTTCATGCCGGGTCTACGTTTCAGCAGCGTGGCGAACATTTTGTCGATGCCGTCCACGCACAGGGCGTCAATGCTGAATGCGCATTTGTCTGGATCAAGCTTGAAATCAATCACATCAAATACTCCGTGACTTTGAATTCTTCAGTTTCCATGATTTCGGTGAACTGCAAACGGTTGACCATCATGTGCATGAAGAAATTCGGGTGCACCTTAACGTCGCAATCGTAGGTGCCTCGAATGTGAGTTACGCGAATTTTCGATGCTGCCAATTGCGCATCCAGAATCAGACGTGCGCCGCCAATTACCCACGCCCAATCTGTTGGGGTTTCGAGCAATTCGATAAGGCTCGCCGCTTTTTCTTTTGCCTCTTCCAAAGATTTCACAAACCACACGTGGTGTTCATCGTCAATTTCCGGCGCAGGCCCTGAACTGATCACGATGTGTGGACGACCGGGTAGCGGACGCCCGCCGAAAGATTCCCACGTTTTGCGCCCCATGATAATTGGGCAACCCATTGTGGCATCTTTGAACTGCTGCAAATCAGCCGGGAAATGCCAAGGCATAGTGCCATCTTTGCCAATGCCGCCGTCTTCGTCACACGCGAAAATGATTCCAAGTTTCATGGCAGAATATCCGTATTGAATTGGCCGACGAAAAGATCACCAGCGTGTTGGTTGATTGGGCGTTTAACCCGCACGTGCACCATGCCGCGTTGAACGTGCGCAGGCGTCACTTTTGGCACCGTGAAATTGTCGGAAATGTTTTCGCGGAATTTCTTGAGCGCCGCTTCATTTCCAAACACCTCAACCTCGCATTCTTTCGATGCGCACATGGCAACCAAAAAGACGGTGGCTGCGTCAATGATCGGCTGCTTTTTGTTTTGGTATGGGTTCATACGGCACCAACCTTACGCCGTTTTACTTTTGGCACCTCGATGTATGCCGTTTCCCAATAACCATCCAACTTTTTGTAATCTTCTGGCACGTACTGGGCTTCGGCCACAAACACCGGATTGTCTGCGCAGAACTGGGCAACTTCGGCCATGTAACGATCTTTTGCCGCCACAACTACCGGGGCGCAACGGTTGATGAAAAACGTTGCCTCTTCCGGCGATCCTGCCAGTTCGGTGCAGCCGGTTGGACCCGTCCAATCACGGTGGCCGATGGACAGCGCACGTTTCGTGTTATTGCAAACCAAATAAATCTTCACTGGAATTTCCCCAAGATGGCGAGGCCTTGACGATTGACGTTGGTGATCAGGCGCAAAGGGGCACCTTCTTTGTAGGACAGGTTCGGGATGAAAACCGGCACCGTTTTGTAATAGCCGACGTGGCCTTCCTCACGCGATTCTGCTTGGAAATAAACGTGGTTCACCAGTTCGTTGTACAGCGGCAGAATCCGCGAAATCATGATGCATTTCAGATCGGGATTATCCAGCTGTTCGTCGGTCGGCAGTTTCCAGCTGTTGGTCCATGCGTTGGTGTGCTCGTACAGGCGATCAGAAATGTGGCAAGGCATCACTTTGTTGAGGTTGGCGGTGCGGGTCATTTGAAACTCTCCAATTGGTTACGGGTGCCGTCTTGAGAAATCAGGGTGGTTGTTTCGTAGCCGGTTTTTACCAGCGTGCGCTTGATGGTGAATCTTTCACGCTTCAGCATCCCACGGCGCTGCTGTTCCATGCAGCCAGTTGGCCACACGTTGAGGCTCAACAAAACCTCATGATAATCGGCGGAAAGTTCGATCACAGCAGGCCCAAAAATCATGTGGCGGATGAATGCAGCGCGCAGCCGGTCAAATTCTACAGATACGTTTTCTTTACCATCCATGTGATTGGGTCCGAGTTGTCTGATAGGGCTTTGTGCAGATATTCGTCGGTGTAGACCGGAATACCGCAATAGTCACCAATGTATCCGTTGAAGCTTTTTTCAACGTTGGCGGCGGTGGCTGTTGCACGCCGGGCAAATTTCGCCATCAAATCTTCATTGGCGTAAAAGTCTGGAACGAACCGGTACGGCAGCAGAATGCACTCGACTTTATACGGCCCCTTCACGCCCCACAACGAAAATGGCTTGACGACATTGGCAATATCTTCTGTGCCACCGTCACGCTCAATATGCGCGTAATTTCTGGCATCTTTGCGTAGGCGATAATACGGCGTGCGTTCCGTTTCCAGTTCGACCGTGAACTGGCCGCCCCACTGCCCGAACAGGCACGGGGAACCAGCCGGATAGCGGCGATCCTGTGCGGCGAATGCATCGGTGAACAATTCAACCGAATTGCATGTAGCGAAGAAACCACCGCGCATATTTTCTTCGGTCATTGGCGCCAGCTGAATCGAAGAGTCTTCCAGTGACCAACGGACGATCATTTCGTGATAGCAGGCAGGGACCAAAACGTATGCGGCTTCGTCTGCACAGTGGACAAACTCAGATATTCCCCAATCGTTATCCTTCAGGAACAGCGTGTGTCCGTCGCGTGGCAAATCCCAGTAGTTGAATTTGTCAGTTACTGATTTATTCACAGTTTTCTCACTCACAGAAAATAGTCGGACAGGTAAGCCTGCGACTGCTTCATTTCTACCTTGTACGGCGTGGGGTCTTGCTCGCAGCTATCGTGGAATTCATCCCACTTCCACCACAGAACATCGACCAGCCCTTTAGGGGAACCACGGTTCACATAACGTTTGTTGTAATCGAATTTCAGATCACGCGAAGGCCAGAACAAAACGTAGGGCAGGCCTGCATTGCGCAACTGTTCGCGCAGCACATCCCACGACGGCAACAAAACGGTAGTGCCCGGAATGGCCAACGACTGGTCAATCAGGCGCATATATTCCGCCATGTTGAATTTCAGATCCGGGCGATCCAGATCGATAAACGACATGTTGTTTTCTGTGAGTTTGCTTTTGCCGACGCCGGGATATGCAACGATGATGCGCACGCCCAAAGGCATCCGAAACTCTTCAGGCGTAAGGGTATTCGTCACGATATTCTTCCTTTTCTATCAACAAAATTCTGTAAGGGCCTTCAGGAACATCAGGCAGCATATGCGGTTGCAAAATGTATTTAGGATATTCGGGGCCGTGGTACGCAAGAAACCATGGTGTGCCGTTTGCGTTCATGACCAGCACACATTCTTCGGTAGGCCATTCGGCTTGCACCCGGCTGGTTACGCGCATTCCGTTTTCTCGCGCAATTTTCCAAGCCGTTTGGTGCACATCGGCCACCGGCATGTAATCAAGTTTCCTGCGTATTTCATACGAAAAAGCATCAGCTTCTTTTTCTCGGCGCCAGTCACGTTGAAACTTACAATCGACCAACGCAAACGCATACGCACAGCCCAAACTAAACGCCGCGACCGGCAGCATTAGTGCAGCGTCTCGCCGTCTGATTCAGGCCGGGCAATTCCCATGGCGGTCAAAATCAGCAATTTCTGATCCGGGTTATTGGTTGGGGAAACCGAGGGGTCCGGCGACATGGATTGACCACTACACATTGCGCCCAGTACAGGCGTATCACCGGGCAGGCTGAAGAACAGCGCATCACGCCCGTCAAAATCCGCCATGAATTCGTTATACGTTGCATCACGCCCGAAAATCTGCCGGTAGTTTCCCACTGCAATTTCGTAGGCACGGGCGAAAATCGTATCGTGGTCGTACTGCGCCAGTTCCTCGGTTACGCCACGCAGATAGGCCTGATCGGCGTCGGCTTTGCCGCACAGCAGGGTCAACGCGAATGCCACGGTTCCGATTGGCAATTCCGTGGCGAATTTAACTCCGTTCATTTCACAATCCTTAACGGTTGGTGCACGATGGTAATTGGTGGGTTAAGGCGGTCGTCGTGTCCCGCATAACATTCATTAAAATTCGGGTAACGCTGATTGCCTTCCGAGAATGCGTCGGTGTAAATGTGCACACCGTGTTTGATTCCCACAGGCCATTCACCGGACGCAAACATAACCATGTCGCTAACTGTGCTGATGATATTCCCTTGGAGGATCAAACCACGCCAGTGCACAACAGGAATAAACACTGCCTGCTTATCCTTTACGGTTTCCCAAAAAGTATCCAGCTTGAGGCCAAGCGGCGGGCGCCACTCGGTCCTCATGCCTTTCAAATTGCGGAACCGGAATGGATCTTCTACCGGTCTAGACATTTAGTTTCCTGCAATTGGTGCTTTGATCGATTCATAGGATTCGTAACCGACCAGATTCACGTCTTCGACTCGGATATTCAGAATCGAATTGACCGGGCCACAGGTGATTTCCAGTTGCGGCGCCTTGTGGATGATCGGACGCGAAAGCTGTTCGCGAACCTGATCCTGATGGTTTGCGTAAATGTGCGCGTCACCCTCGGTCACATGGAAATAACGGGCAGTCAAACCATGCGCATGCGCCAGCATGTGGGTGAGCATTGCATACTGCGCAACGTTGAACGGCATTCCGAGGAAAATGTCATTCGAACGCAGGAACAGTTTGCAGTCGAGGTAGTATTTACCGTTTTCATCTTTTTGGCTGCTGACGTACCACTGTGCCAGCGTGTGGCAAGGCGGCAACGACATTTCGTCCAGCTGTGCAACGTTCCAGCCTGTCAGAATGATGCGACGACCACCGCTGTGTTTTGCAATCTCGCCGTTATGGAAACGGATTTCGTTAAAGATCGCATCCTCAACCATTTCAATCTGGTCAACTTCACGACGAATAACGATTTGGTTGGAGTCTTCAAACCCGGTGTAACGGAAATTGCGGGCGCCCCATTTTTTGAAGAAATCGTCGTTGTACGCACCAGCAGCCGGGATGATCCGAATGTCTTCCCACGTGCGCCACTGCTTGCCGTAGATCGGACCCAAATCGCCGTCAACCAATTGCTTGTCTGGAATTCCCCAGTTATTCAGCTTGTTGCTCAACGCTTCTTCAATTTCAATGGAATCTTTGGTGGGCTGTTGCGCCAGCACTTCAGCACGGAATGCATTGAACTGTTCACGCTGCTGGGGAGACAGCATTTTGATGCGGTCTTCGTTCCAGATTTTTCCGTAAACCTCGGTGCCCGGTTTGACGTTCTGGTCCCAAATCCGCACGCCCTGTTCTTTCAGCGTTTTCAGATCGAATTTGCCTTTGAGCATCCAATCAATCGTTTCGATTTTCATGGTTTTGAATGCGAGTTTCTTGCCGGTGATTGCGCAGAAATTCCGGCGCAAATCAAATTTCATGTTCACGTCACCGAACAGGCTGATGGTGCCGGTTTTGGTGCGGTCGTCGCGGCGCTCGCCCTCTTCCAGAATGCGTTGGAGCCAGTAGTTGTATTGGTGATCGAATTGGTTATCCCAAAACGAAACTTCCTCGGGACCGCTGGCCGGTGCTTCGCCCTGCGTGCGGAAATAGTCGTGGCGCCCGTTGTAATCGATACCGTCACTCATTTAAAACGTCTCCTTTGCTGCCTGTTGTGAGTAATTTAACGTATATGCATTGTTTACAGTATTCCACGCACGGGGGAACCACGCATGGGACAACCTAACGTTCGACTCAACACCGACAAATCCAGCGGGCACGGCTGCTGGCCTCCCACGCTGCCTGTAGCGGCCTCGATGAATGTTTTTTGCAACGGTTTGGCCGAGGTGCGGGTAGGTGATGCCTACATGACGCATTGCTGCCCCTCGAAAGGCTGTCACCAAGGCAAAGCAGCAACCGGCGCCGTGCGCACGTTCACCAATGGGCGGTTAGTTCACACGCTGGGCGGCGCCATTGATTGCGGCGACTTCGCACAGAACGGCAGCCCCAACGTTTTTTCGGGATAAACCATGGCACAGAAAACTTACAAATATTCGGACGTAAACCTTTACGCCGACCGCACACAAAAGGCCGTGGTTTTCGATGAAGATTCGGTCAACCAAAATATCATGATGATCCTCACGACGCCGATCCGAAGTGCGTGGTTTAACCCGTCAATCGGTTGCCTGATTCAGGAACTGCTGTTCGATCAGGTGGACGATATCACCGCCGACAAAATCAAAGATGAAATCACCAGCGTTCTCCCACGCAACATGGAAACGCGGGTAATTGTTACGGGCTGCGTTGTGACGCCGATGCCTGACGACAATATGTATTACGTGGCTCTGCGCTACGACGCGCCAGACCTCAACAAAACGGCCATTGTTTTTAACTTCAACCTCGGTATGTCATTATGAGTGATCGTGATATTTTCCCCACGTCGATTGTCGATATCGATGAAGCTGCGCTTTTCTTTGCAGAAAAGTTGAAAGAATCGGGCGCTTGGGATGACATGCTGCCCACTAACGTTGGTGCCCACATTCAGCGTATTTGGTCCGGTTCTGCCGTGGGCCATCAGCACGCAATTCAGATGGCGGCACGTAACGCATTTTTCCAGACTGCAAATCGGGATACCTCGATCTACGCGCTGACCCGTGGCCACGGTGTTTTCATGGCCCGGCGTGCAGGTGCCTCGGCAACTGTGAAAATGCGCAACGGCTACCAAAGCACCATGTTTGTTCCGCCCTTCAGCCAGCACGTTGTTGGTTCGGTGCCGTTCTACAATCCGACGCAGTATTACGTGATTTCCGGTCAAGAAACTGAAACCATTTTGAGCCAAGGCACGGTCAAAACCAAAACGTTTGACCTCGACACAATCGACAATCTCGACCTGTACGAATTCCTGCTGGGTGAGCCGGGTTTCAACGTGAGTGCAGAACTCTACGTTTACACCACCGACAAAAACACGGGCAACACCCGCAATTGGGAAGAAACCCAAAAGGGCATGTACGAATACACGGCGGATGATTTCGTGTATTTCCATAGCACCACAGCCAACGGTGATGTATCGCTGATTTTCGGCACTGGCGAATATGGTGCACGCCTGCCACGTAAAACCACGCTGACCATCCGTTACGTGACGAACGAAGGCACCAAACACAACGAAATTTTGAGCGGTGTGCGTACTACCTTTGTGGCCCAGCCAATGATTCAGGGCGAAACCACGGAAACCACCGAGGGCGGCGCAGATCCCAAACCTGCATCGTTTTATCGCCAGTATGCGCCTGTGCTGTACCGGGCAAAAGACAAGCTGATCAGTCACGAAGATATCGCGGCTGCTGTGAAACTTTATCCGGGCGTTGCGGACTGTGCTGTTTTGGGCCAGCGGGATATCGCACCAGAAGACAAAACGTGGATGAACACAATCCGCATTTGTGTGCTGCCGCGTAACACGCCAACTTGGGGCGGTGCTAACCCGAACCCTAAATCGGCATCGTGGCAAAACTTTATCAAATGGTTGGGGCCAAAACTGCATGGCAACCTCGAAGTTCAAGCGTGGAACCCTACGCAAGTTTTCGTGAAGGTTCAGGTGCAGATTGCGTTCTTTGCCTACGCAGCCGCCGATATCGATAAGCTGGTGCAGACCATCGAGGAACGCATCTACAAACTGTTCGAAAAACGTCACGGAATTCTCAAACGTCGTGTGTCGAAATCCGACATTGAAAAAGCCTGCCGAATCGACGGTGTGGACTATATCGAAGTGCTCAGCCCTACCGAACGTTCGATCATTCTGGATGATCCGACTTCCTATTGTGTGCTGGCAGAAAAGCCGTTGATTATCCCTTCCATTTCGGAGCGGAATGATGAATAAGATTGATTTTTCCGAACTCGATATTGAGTTCATCCGGTCACAGCCGATTTGGGCCGCACTGCTGGAAGCGATCCAAGAATTTGTGACGGTGCAAGTGCGTGACCCGCTGCAACAAGTTTTGGATATTCGCGACCTGTCGGCCCAAACGCCACAAGTTTTCATGAAACAGGCAATTGCCGACCTCGGTATCACGTTGCCGCCTGACCTCGTTGTCGATCCAGAACGTTTGTACAATTCCGCGTACATGCTGCCATTGATCCACCAAGTAACAGGCCTCGATTCCGCCACGCGGATGATTGCCTATCTGCTGGGTCGCCGGGTTGTTTCTTACGAACTTTACACCGAAGATTATGTGACGTTTTACGAAGAGCCGCTGGGTGCCCTGCGTATCGACGGCGGCACGTGGTACAAGGTGACGCATATCAATCTGGAAATGCAGAAAATTCCTGCTGACCAGAATATCGTGCTGCCTACCGGAACCACGCTCAAAGACAAATTTTTGTCTGCATTCTGGTCGCTGGCGCCAATCAATCTGGTGATCGACCAATTCTTCTTCAGCATTGAAGTGGAAAACCAAGAAGATTTCGGCCTTCAGGGCGTGGTGTATCGCCAGCCCGTTCGCCGGTTGGTGGCCGATGCGGATTATTCGTTGGAAAATGCTGTTTTCACCATCGAAGGTCCAGACTCGGTGAACAGCGGGGAATCCGCAACCTATCGGGTTATGGCAAAGCATCAGGAATTCGAAACCAACGAATGGACCTCGACCGCTCCGGGCCTTGTTTCGGTCAATCAGGGGCATGCCAGTTTCTCGGGTTTTGAAACCGATTCGCTAGTTACCTTGAGCGCCACCATTCGCGGGCAAACCATCACCAAAAACGTGAATGTTTGGATCGGCATGCAGGATATTCGCATGCTTGAAATCATTGGCCCCGATGAATTGCTCTCGACGCAAACCGGTGACTATGCGGTGGTCGTGCACCACTCGACGGGTTCTGATGTAATTCCGGTGGACCTGAAGGTTTTGTCGCCGTTCGCTTACTTCGTGGGTAACACGCTGCACGGGCGTAACCTGACAGCGGATCAGGAAGTGATTATTCACTGCAAAACTACGATCAACCAAATCGAATACCCGGCATCCAAACACGTCAAACTGAAATACGTTGATCCGTCCGTTTATTTGACTGCGCTTTCTATCAGCGGTGAGAACCGTTTGAAAGAAGGTTCGGCCACGCAAATGTACGCAACCGCGCATTTCTCGGACGGTTCCAGCGTTGATGTTATTTCCGATTGGAAGTGCACCAGCCCCGTCGCAGAAATCGACAACGGTCTGGTTTCTACCCGGCTTGTTTCGGGTGAAACGACTGCACAAATCACGGCGCAATATGGTTTCCGCCAAGTGGTTATGGAAGCCCAGCACGATATCACGGTTTATCCTGAATTCTTGCAGCTGGCGGAACTGGTCATTATCGGTCCTAGCACCGTGAATGAAATGGAAAAGGCCAGTTATACCTGCATGGCCGTAATGTCTGATGGTTCCTCGACCACCGTGGTTCCCGAATGGTTTACCACCGAGTTTTCCATTACGCCACAAGGCACGCTGTACGCGGGTATGGTGCGCGATCAACTCAATGCGGAAATTCGTGCACAATATCAGGGAATTACTCAGGTATTCCCAGTGACCATTCAGCGCCCAGCCGTTACGCTGCAACAGTTGCTGATCATGGGGCCGGATTCGGTACGTGTTGGAAATATCAACACCTATCTGGCATACGCGCAGTACACCGACGGGCGCATTATCCCCATTCAGCCGATTTGGGCACTCAATCCAGAAATGGACTGGGCAACCTTGATCGATGGGGAATTGCTGATTGACGAACCGGAAGAATCGTTGATCAACCTGCAAATTTCCTATGTGGAAAACGGGCGTTCTTACCAGCAGACGAAAACCATTGTTTGCCAGTCTACGCGCAACAGCATTACCGGCCTTCTGATCACTGGCCCTGACGCAGTTGATTCGCTGGATCGAATCGTTTTGACCGCGACCGCAATGTATGAAGATGGTTCTTTTGCCACGGTGCATCCGCAGTGGGAAATCTACACGCTCGATACCAATGCCGATTTTGTGGCTGCTGATATTGGCGGTTATGGCGTGGTTACTGGGCGCCCGGTTGATTACGATATGCAGGTTATGGTGCGTGCGACGTATTTCCGCGAAGTGGCGGAATATCCGGTGACTGTGCGTTATGTGGCGCCCAAAGGCCCTGACGTTCCGGTATCAAGTCGTATCATTGGCAATTCCGTGATTTACTCGACACAAATTGCCTCGTTTAGCCAAGCGATTCTGTTCAAAAACTGCACCAATGAATTGTTGGTTAGTAGCGATTGGACGGTCGATAACGAAAACGTAATTGTCGATGAAAACGGCTTCGTTACCTGCAAACTGAATCAGGATCTACAGTTCACCATTACTGCCGTTTGGTCGTGTGGTGGCTATACCGTTACTGACAGCATGGCGGTTACGGTGGTGCCGGTCGATGCGGCTTATATCGGCCTTGGAATCACTGGCCCCGACACAATTCAAATCGGGGTAAAAGAGCGATTCAGTGCCGAAGCCTACACACCAGATACCGGCATTGTGGCGGGCCAAGGAATCAACGTTACGCCGCAATGGCAAATCATTACCGACGCATTGAATTTGCACATGTTTGCCGATGGTAACGTGCTGGTGCAGGGCGCGGTAGTAAATCAAACGTTTACCATTGCTGCTGAATTCACCTACGAAAACACCGTGGTGCAAGGAACTAAAACCGTGCTGGTCTTGGGTAGTGGTCCGGTTTATTGCACAGGGCAGGCAGAAGTGGTGGATGATTACGGCACGCTGTTTGAACAAGCAATCGGTGTTTCCGACGATTCGTTCCGTGATGATTTCGTGGGCTACGGTTATTTCATGGTGCCAACTGTTTTCGGTCCTGTGAAGTTTATCGACGTGGCGACTAATACCGAAATGGGCTGGGCGGGGCCGGATGGTTCCAGTATTCCAGCAGTGCACAAACAAACGCAAAACGGAGTCGAGGTTAGCTGGTACGTTTACCGCACCGTTGGCCACGATTTGGGGCAGAAATCCTACAGGGTTACATACGGATGATTGCAATTACTCCAAACTTGCGGAACATTAAACCGCTTTCGAAATATATGGCGCTGCGTATCCGTATGTACGGGCGCCAGCGCTTCGCCCGCACCTTCAGCCAATCAGGTTCGAATATGAGCCTGATTACACTGCCTTTCGTGCCCAATAGTGCAGAACTTTTGGAAGTTTACCATGATGGAATCCGCATGGTTGACGGCTACACGGTATCGGGCCAAAAGGTAACGTTTACCAAACCAATCTTGGGCAAACTGGAATTCATTGACGACGATCAATTCGTTGATATGTCAGAGAAATGGTTGACCATACCGGCCACCAATCTTTTGCATTACGACAATACTGATCAATCTGCATACGGCACGGATCGCCGCGATGGGCAAAAGGTTGCAGTGCACGCCAAACCCATTTGCATTACGCAGGGCGCTATTGGTTTTTGTCGGCCTTCACACGATGGGGAAAGCCTGCTGTATTGCTCGTATTACGGGATGTATGGTCGCGATTCCGTGACCTATGCAATTCGAACCGATTTGGGCCAATTATCCGACTATCGCTGTATTGATATTCGGGTGCGTGATCCAAACTATATCCCGACCATGCGCCTAGCCTGCATCAGTGCCCAAAGTTCGCCAATCAAGGCCAATGGTGAAGTAAAGGATATTACGGGCACTGGTGGATACCAGTTGTACGGGGCAATCAGCAAAGACCAAACGATTCAATTGCCAAACCGTACAGCTGAATCCGAGCTAAAAGAATACCATTTTGTTATTCAAGGTTCGGATGAAAACGGCGATTGGTTTGAACCGGAGGAATACTTTGAACCCGACACGTACCGCGTGCGGCTCACCGGGTCCGAAGGATTCACCATTACCTATCAGGGGAGTGGCAAAGATTACGGGTACGAAAACGCATTCATGTTTAGCGTTATGTGTGCCCGCGATCCCGGCGATAGTTTGAGTGTCGTGTTTGAATATGACGGCCAGCAGTTGTTCTTTGGTCGAATCGAAATGGCAGCGGCCAAACCGGTCAATAGCCTAGATAAAACCATTGTTCAAAGCTCGATTGTGCTGGATAACGGCGGGGCCACCGAGGCCAAATGGACTTACGGCGAAGAGTGGTTGAACTTCCGTGGTATTTGGCTCGATACCGTTTGGGAAAACCCGGTGGAAGAAACGCGTAACGTTCAGGTCACAATGGACTTCGAATATTCCATTGATGCTTACGATCCAATTGCACAGAAGCAAGGCATTGCGTTGCCGCAAACCAAGACCGTAACCGGTTCGTTTAAAACATCGTTCGTTGAATCGGAAAACATCGTTACCCAACCGGAAAACACCAACGATATTCTGTTGGAAAACGTGTTCTATTGGGAAACATCCGATCCGTTTAGCGCGGTGCTGACCGGTAACGTGGAATACATCAGCAACTACGTGTGGACCATCACACCAACGCCGCCACCTGAAGAAATTCCAGAAGAAAACCCGGAAACCGGTATTGAAGGTCCATAATTTAATAGATATCAGGGCATCTTTACGGGTGCCCATTTCACTTCATTAACGGGGGCCACATGACCAAAATCATTAATCCGCTGGATATTCTGCGCCAGCAAAAAGAAGCCAAAGCCCAGCAATTGGCTGTTGCCTCGGCTACCAATGAAAACGCGGAAGTGGCCACGGCCTCTGCACTGTCCAACGTTGACCCGTCCATGTGCCCAAAATGCGGTCGTAAAATGGGATTCGGTTTGCTGTTTGATCGGACACAGGTTTACTACTGCATTGAAGACCGCGTAACTCAGCCGATGGAATAAATAAATGACTGACAAGCTGGTTTTACTCGACGCTGGGGAACAGGCGCTCAACAACGCTAGCGCCGGTGGTATTCTGATCAAACCGGTTTCGTTCAAAATGGGCGATTCCGCGCTGTATCCCACCAGTACCCAACACACCGATATCGTCGGCAATTACATTTGTGGTGGACAAATTCACCACGTGGAAACCTTGAGCGCGAAGGTTGCTCGGTTTGTGCTGACTATCGACACTCGCGGACTTACCGCCCCGACTGAAGTCAAAGAAGTTGTGGTGATGTTTGAGGGAAATATTGCGTTTGGTCGTGCTGTTTTCGGCCAGCCGTATATTCTCAATCCAAACGAACCCACACGGCTCTCGGTTGTGCTCGCAACCTCGCGGGCTGACCTCACAACCATTAACGTTTCTGTTGGCGAATGGGAATCCGTACCGAGCACGGCTTTTGTGTACCAATTGCCTAGCCCGTCGCAAACGGATTTCAACCAAATTTCGCTGTTGAATGGCAAACGAAATCCCGATGGCACTTCCAGCCCTGTAATCGCCATGCGTTACGGGGCAGGTTCGTTTCAATGGGGCTTCACCGACCATTTGCGCGTGTTTAACGGAATTCCAAGCAGTGCCACCAGCACCACATTCAAAATCACCAGTTCGCTCACTTGGGCCGCTGATGAACAAGTTTTGGTGCACGTTGTGGCAGGCAGTGGCGAAGGGCAAACGCGGCGTTATCGCTGGAATGCTGGCGCACAGGAATTCCGCGATCCAGATTCCAAAGCGTTGGCAAACCTTGCGCAATCAACTATCGCAATCTGGAAACTGGTAAACGCTGGTGGCTCCAATTCTGGCGGGGGTTCGGGCAATCTGGTAATTCCAGACACAAACGAAATCCCGCAAGACTGGGTATTGACCCCCGGCACCGATGGCACGTTGGTTTGGCAACCGCCGAAAGCTGCATCGCGCATCATTTCCACGCTTTTCACCGGGCCTTCGAAACTCGATGTAAACGCCCTCAACTTCATGGGCGGCGGTGACGTTTCGCGCTACTCGACCGGCGATCTAGTGGCAGAAAACGCCAACTATATTTATCCGGCAATCGGTTTGACCACGCAGCACCGTTCGGCATTCCAGCTGGCGGCTTCCGAGGTTGAATTTGCGGAAAATATCCCGACAAACGTGCCAATTGATTTGCGTGTTTTCACCAAATCGCCAAGCACTGGTACGCGGGCAATCTTCACCACGTTGGAATTCGTGGGTGATGGTGCACAGGTCGAATATGATTTGGGACAAGCTGTAGAAAGCGCGGCGCATATCTTCTGCTTCGTGGCCTCGACGCTGCAACCGATCACCACCTACAGCATCGACCAAACCACGAATAAACTGCGCATGATTTCCCCGGTTGAGGCCGGTTTGGATATCGAATTCCGCCTGCTTAGCTACGTGCAGGAAACCGGATACTCGACGCGCATTGTGACCAAAACCTTCCAAACGCAGGGCGATACTTTCTTCCTGCAATTGCCTGCCAAACCGCAATCGATTGAGCAAGTATTTGTCAGTCAATCCGGTGCACACATCCACGAATTCAACTACACGTTGATTGACGGAAATCTGGTGTTCAGCGCCAGCCTCGAACCTGATGTAGAAGTCGAGGTAATGATTTTCGAAAATATCCAGTCGCAGGGTTCCGAACAGACTGGCCTCAACGGCATCATGATTGACGGCTATGTTTCTCACAATAACCTTGTGCTGCTGCGCCACAATGCGCCGAATGTTGAATTGCCGATCCCTGCACCAAAAATCGCGGTTGGTGATGGCCTGATCATCGACAACAGTTCCGGCACCGCGATGATTTCGCTGGATGAATCGGCGTTCCCACAGCTGCGCAATTTCCGCAAATGGAGCACCGACAAATCGTTCACCAGTTCTGATGGTGTGATTGCTCAAACCATTTCGCTCACGCAGAAACAAGCATCGATCTACATGATTGTTGCGGACTTCAGCGCCAAGCTGGGGCCGGGTTATCAAAGTGCGGAAGGTACGGAAAATATCGAGTTTGTTATCGGTATTCGCAGCGCACAATCGGCAGAACCAAACTTCGGTCGTGAGATTCGCGGTACTGGCCAAGCGGGCGTGATTTCCAACACGAAGGGCGGCATGGCCTACGCAAACGCCAGTATGACGCAGATGATCCCAATTGACCCGGCGAACCATCCGAGCGAATCGGTGGATATCGTGGCGAAAATGAGGATCAACAATGCGAACACCGCGCTGTTTGACCTGCAACTGACAATCAACCTGAATATCCTTGAGATTCCAATATGAAATACTGGGTATCCACGAATGGTAGCCTTGGAAAAGGCGCAGATATTGAGCAAGGTGCAGTAGAGATTGGTGCAGATGTTTTTCAATATCTGGTAGACAATCAAACCATGTTCATTATCCAAGTCGTGGACGGCGCAGTAAGTTGGCGGATCAACATGGCGGCCTATCGACGGGCTGCCCTCGCCAGACTGGAAAACGTGAACTTTATTACGTTTCAAAACGTGAAGGTTTACGATGACGAACTGCCGTATTTGGGTCCGTCTTATTTCCTGCGTGAGGGCGGCCCGTGCCGCATTTCTCAAGATCAGATGATCCGGTTGGTTACTGAAAGAAATCGAATTTATACCCTACGGCGTTCGGGTATTCAAACTGCCAAAACGCCGGAAGAGGTGGATGGGTATCTGACATGTCCAACGATTTAACTATTGCCGTACTCGACAATAAATCGGTGACTGTGCCCATTGGTGCTACGGTCATTACCAACAAAAAAGACCAGAATTCGCTGATTGTTCAATCGGCTATGACTGGTCAAGAAGTGGTGGCGCCCTCCTACGAACACATTGAAGCCCCCGGCTATGATGGTGAACAGGCGTACCGCGATAATGCCGATGAAATGTATTTCGGCACCCCGGTTGATTCGAACGCGTTGCGAATTGCAGAAATCGTATTCGATGACGATACCGGAATCCTGACGTTTTATCGCAACAACGGAACCCACTTCGAAGTCACTGGTTTTTTGCGTCAAATCGATTTCGGTATTGGCCCCGCTGGCACCCGTGGAAATCCCGGTAAAAACGGCACGGATGGTGACGATGGGCGCGAAGGAAAAGATGGGCAAACCGGTTGCGCAGGTCAAACGGGAATTGAGGGCCGCCCCGGTCCTACCGGTGATCCCGGTATTGAGGGCGAAGTAGGCGCCGCTGGCCCTGTAGGTCCATTAGGCCCAACGGGTCCGCGTGGTGATGTGGGGGCAACGGGTGCACCCGGATTTGAAGGTAAGCGCGGTTTGTGCGGTCCAAGTTGCCCAACGACCAGCCGTGGCCCGTGTGGTCCACAAGGGCAGGCAATGAGCGCCAACGTAGGGACCGGGCTTTACCCAAAACAAAACGAATTGATTTGGGCCGGTGCAGAAGATTGCATGTTGCCGATTTGCCCAGCGGTTTACACACCGTATCCAGTGGGTGATAAAACGGTGATTTACTAAGGGACGAATCATGAAAGAATGCAGTACGTTGCCCATGATCGCCCCGCAGGAATTGCCGGTGGCGAAATTTAGCGCAGTGTGCGGAAACTGGCTCACTGTGTGCGGTAAAGGCAAACACAAGATTTCCTATTTCGTGGGTTTTCAGCAGGGGCCAATCACCATTTGGTATCAGCGCGAAAACCTCGATGATGAAATCTATATTTATCAGGATGGTGAAGTGATTGCAGCTGCACCACTTGCCACGCCTGACGGTTCATTCAGTTTCGATTACGCACCCGTGCACCCTAATGCTGGTGGCGATGAATTGATTTTGACGCACGAAGGTATGGCCGTTGGTTCTCGCGCCCATATCCATTTGCTGTGCCCGGTCGATCCTTGTTTGCCTTCGGTTGTGCCGAAACCTACGCCGGTCGATACCACGCTGATTTGCGGTCGCCAATGGCACCAAGCCGGATACGTGAAAAAGAACACGATTTTGCTGGGTGAAAATCCCGGTAAGGTCGATCTTATTTGGTCGGTTGTGGGGAATAGTTTGGTCAACGTTTTTCAGGGCAAAACCCTGTTGCTGACCATGACGCCGGATCGTGAGGATGTGTTTACATTCGAATATGATCCAGAAGCGGGCGACGTTTACGTTACCACGCAAGGCACTGGCTCCGTTGACTACATTTTCAGTTGCCCGAACAACGACGAAGTAATCCCTGATCCCGTTTACGAATTCACCTGTGACGCGACCGAGGATTACACGTTCAATGCACCGCAATTGACCACCTTGATTCTGCCTGATCAGAAATCCGGTGTGATCGATTTCCGTGTGAGTCTGGTAGAAACCACGCAGCTGATTTTCTCGCAAAACAACGTGCCTTTTTATGTTGTGAGCGGGCACACAGGCACCGTGAATTTCTCTTTCGATTACACGCCCGACAAAGGCAAAATCACGGTCGATGCGCAGGGCTACGGCGAAGTGAAACTCTTCGCAAAATGTCCATACACCCCGGACGTTCCTATTCCGGTCGATGTGTTCATGGATTGTGGCGCCACGCTGAATACTTATCCCGGCTATTCGAATATCACGGTCGATATGGGCGGTATCTCGGGCGAAACGATCATTGACCTAGTGATCACCGAAACCGAACTGGAAATCACCAACGGCGGGGCCTCGCGGTTTATTTCGCAATCCGGTTCCTATTCGTATCAATACGATAAAGACCAACCGCTTTTGGTGCAGGCACGCGGCAACGATTTCCAAATGCGCTTGAGTTGTCCTGTGCGCCAGCCGGTTACGCCAACCATTGATTGCGGTGTTAGCCGCACGGTCGATAGTTTTGCAAATGTCACCATGCGTTACGGATCAACGGCGGGCAATACCACGATCACCACCAACCTCGATGTTTCGGTTTACCGGGATAACGTGCTGGTTGGCGTTGGTAAATCTGTGACGTTTTTCTATTCGGGAACCGGCACCGTTCTAGTCAAATCCGAAACGCTTGATCAGCAATTGACGATCAGCAGCACTTGCCCACAAAACAAGGTATTGCCGTGCGGTGATCAGCTGGTTTCGTTCACGGGTGGCGATGTAATCGACGTGGCGTTCGCTACGCCTAAAATCCGTGGTCACGTTTCGGTAAAAATCGAGATTACGGGCACGGTTTCTGCGCTATTCCGATTGGGCACCACCACGGTGCACACCTCGACTCAAACCGAAACGTTTGATGTGATTTGGAATACTGCTGATGGCCTCAGAATCACTTCGACCGGCACCGGAACATTTAAGCTTTACGTGACGTGTGCACAACCAATCTACATCGTTGGCGAAGAAACCAAAACCGAGCGGCAGAATTGCCCGGCTGGCCAAACCGCAAACGGTGTTCCGAATGGTGACACGTTTATTACCGCCACATGGAAGGTTCAAACGTGGTCGGATGGTTCGACAACCACCACCGCAAAAACTTACGACGGAGTGTGTAAAGTGCCAGAAGCCGCGCCGATAGGAAAACCTCGTTGGGGCACCGCGATGTTTGCCAACCGTTTGTTTACTGGTGGCCCAATTGCCAGTGAAATCACGGAAGAAGAGGCAATGTATGGCGTTGTGGCTAACCCGTCGCCGTCTGGTCGCAATTACCAACACTGGACCGGCATTCAGCAATTTGCTGATCAGGTTATGACCAACCAATTCGACATGTCGGCCACGGTGCCGGGCATTATTACCCCAACCATTACCGTGGACGATTTCGTTTATGTGATGTGGGATAAACGTGCTGGTTCCAAGGTGAAAATCATCAACCTCGGCAACAATTTCGAGGTGGAATTCGAAGGCGCATTGTGGCGAAACGACCTGCTCGGGAACTACGAAGGGCTGCCGGAATACAACCCGAATCTGCCGATTTATCTGACAGTGCAATACGATGACGGAAACGGTGTGCGCGACTGGATTATCATTCGCCAAGAAACCACAACGCTCCCTGAATTCTCGCCGCGTACTGACAGCTATTCCATTCAATACGTCGTGTAGAGGAATCTATGACAGGATTAACCAGAATCCCCACGCAGATGATTCGCGCAAAAGGCCAGCGCGATTCGAGTATTCTTGAGGTAAAAAACGAACGATTGTCTGCCACTGCACCAACCGATGCCGACGTTTCCGAAATCGAAAAAGTCATTTATGACGAAACGCAGGGCGTGCTTACTTTTACGTTTTACAACGGACAAGAAATGCGCGTTCCCGGTTTGCCAGTTGCTTCGAAAATTCCTGCCGGGCCTACGGGTCCGCAGGGGTTGCCGGGCATTGACGGAAAAAACGGAAAAGACGGTCGAGACGGTGCAGTCGGTCCAGCTGGTTGTGAAGGGCCACAAGGTGTAATTGGGCAAACGGGGCCAAAAGGCGAAACGGGGCGAACTGGTCAACCGGGGCCAGCGGGTGCAACAGGCCCGCAAGGTCCACAAGGTTTGCAAGGTCCGGTAGGCCCCACAGGTCCACAAGGCCCGGATGGTCCACAGGGGCCACGTGGTGAACAAGGTCCACAAGGCCGCCCCGGTCCAAAAGGCCCGGAAGGTTTTATGAACATTATTGTTTCCACAACCGAACCACCTGAAAAAGATCGCGTCGATGGTCTTTTGTGGGTGAACCCAAGTGCCGATCATTTCTGCTAAAAGGTGAATTATGGCCGGAGAATTAACACGGTTGCCCGTGTCGATGCTGCGTGCTCGCGGCAAAACCGGGGGCACACTCAAAAACACAGGCGCATCTGTTCAGGTTTCTTCTACTGACGATGCAGTCCAACCAACGTTGGAAAGTGGCACGCTTTCGATTAACGGCGTGCTGCAATTGAAAATGACCGATGGATCATATGTAGAAATCGATGGTTTTTATACCGCGAATTCTTTGATTCAAGGTCCAGCTGGCCCGCGTGGTTTTGCCGGTGAAAACGGGCGTGATGGAACCAACGGGCGTGACGGTGAACAAGGCGCAACAGGTTGCCAAGGCCCGGCAGGTCCACGCGGTGATACTGGCCCCGAAGGTCCACGCGGACCCCAAGGGATTCAAGGCCCAGCTGGTCCAAAAGGTGATCCGGGGCCACGCGGTTCTGATGGCTTCGTTCAAGTATTTATCCAAAGCACTGATCCGAGTGCGGCAGAAGGATCTGTCGTCAAGGCCGGTGCACTCTGGATCAAACCCTAAAGCAATGCAAATTAAGGGACTTTTTTAGTCCCTTTCTTTGTTTTTGGGTAATTTAAATACAGAATCTTTAATAGCGGGAACTTCATATGAGTGACTTAGCCGCTCGCTCGCCTAATGGCGCATGGGTGAACATTTGCAGTAGCGAATGGAAAGTTATGCAGGATGATGGTACGTGGCAGCAGCTTGACCCGCTGAATGACCTGCGCGTGCGTCACGGTTCAAACGATTATTGGCTGCAAATTGATTGTGATGATGGTGGCGATTATTGCCCGCCCGAAGAGCTAGCCAAATGCTGGCCGGGGCGTACTGGTAACTTCGAAACTTCCACGTTCAAAATTGCCGGCCCCACTGGTTTTCAGGTGTGTGATTGCGATGGCAACAATTGCAAAACTTACACCGGCCATACCCCCGATTACAATCAGGTTGGCGGGCGTTTCCGTGCGACGGCGCCAATTGTAGAAAATACCGTTGCATATTCGCTGCCCGTTACCTTTGCAGGTAGTGAAGCGGAAATCAACGAGATTTTGGTTTATGCGGGAACCCGTTCTGGTCATATCGAAGTTTCCTGTTTGGAACTCGACGCCAATGTGCGGGTACGCATTTACAATGATTGTGTGCTGCTCGGTGATTCCGACGTAAGCGGCAATTATTTCAACGTGTTTTTCAACACCGAACCTGCCGAACTGAAAGAAACCGATTGCGGCGAACCTGTACCCGCAAACAACTTCCTGACGGTTCGTGTGGATGGTCCGACTGGTGCACGCTGGCAAGTAAAACTGGGTGAGGTAAACATTACTCAAAAAACCAGTTTCCAACGCCCAGCCGCTTGCTTCGGTACGCATGGCCCGGTGGTGCCTTGCTTCGTCAATGACGACGGCAACTATTTGCAGCAGGATCACACCACTTACGAAAACGTGCACTACATCCCAAACGCTGGCCCGGTCTACATTGACCTCACGGTTTCCGGCGTAAGTCCTGTGACGTTTGAAGTGTTTTACAATGGCGGGAAAATTGCCGAGCGTACCACCACAAACTCGGCGCAGGTGCAGACCGTTAGCTCGACTTTGGTGTTCAATCACAACATTGTCGGCGGCGATAACTACGTGGTTATTCGCTACACGGCACCGCGTGGTTACGACACGTGGTATTACTCGATTTATTGCCCCGGCCTGAAGGGTTCGCGTCTGAATCTGGCGCCTGTTATGAAGGTTCCGCGTGATTTGCCGCTGGATATTCTTTGCCAGCCATTGAGTCCATCGCTGAATCCGAATTTCGCAATCGTTGGCCAAGGCACGCCACGTGCAGACATTTACTTCGATTATTCTGGTGAATTGGCGGGTGACATTGCATTCGAATATTTTGCGTCGGATGCTGTGCAATTCCTCATTTTCCAAGGCAATTATCCGAACGAAGTTTTGGTGGCCGGTACGCCAGCAACCGTAACGGGCCACGGGCGTTTCCACTTCCGGTTTAATCCGGGTGGAGGCAACGTAATGCGCGTGCTGGTCATGGGTCCGTGCTGCCCTGATTGGTCGTTCCAGATTTCTGGTGCAATTCCACCACCAATCATTGATATTTTCGACGCGGAAATTCAACGGCCAGCCGGTGGTCAAACTGCGCTGCTTTGCTTCGATGTGAAACTGCGCAATAAAACCCCGCAGCGTGTTACGTTCGATTGGGATATCACACCGTTGACCGCCATCCCTTCGCCCGAAGGAAATTGCTTGATTACCGAAGTGGTTGAGCAAAGTCCTTATTGCAACATCGTGGCGACCGGTACGGGGCGCGGTGGTCCCTATGACAACAACACGAACATTGGCTACCCACAAGCGCTGCAAGTTTCGAGTTCTTTGCACGATCCAAACTGTGCGGTTGGTGGTCAGTATTACGTGATCGAAACCGAGATTGAAATTCCGGCAGACGGCACGTATACGCTGGTCGGTACGGCGGACGATAACCTCGACGTTTATCTCGATTGTGAAAAGGTGTTTGCTGGCCCACGATACGAGGATGCATGGCGCGGTACGCATCGCGGATCATTCACGGCTAAAGCAGGCTGGCAAACGCTTTCTGCCGTTTATCAAAACGTTCCAAACTGCACCGTTGGTTGGGCGAAATTCGTAATCATTGACGCGGCGGGAACCGTGGTATTTGCCACCAACCCCACGACGCAGGTATGGCGCAGCAAGGCCGGTGCTATTTCGGTAGAACCGCCAACGCAAGTGCCGATGAATTACCCAGCAGATTACAACCCGGTATCGGGCAGTGGTGCGATTGAAAGTTGCACCGATGGCACCCGCGTTTGTGTACCGATTTGCGGTTCTGATCTGGTTGGCCCTGATGTGCAGCTTCAGCTGAATATCAAAAACATCATTAACGCAGACCTCGGGGATTTGACGGCAATCGGCACCATCAAAAACGGCAACTTCGCGTCGTGTGAACAAAACACGAACGTCGCTGTTTTGGACGCCGGGCCAGATGAATTCGTGAACCGTGGCGCTCGCAAAATGTACGTGAACAAATTGTCGGGTAATGCTGGCGCCGTTTACGTCATGGATACCACGATCAACGTGGCAGCCGGTGGTATCTATACCGCGTATTTCTACGGAATCGATACCGCTGAATTGTTCATCGATTGTGCGAAAATTGCGACCACCACAGCGGCCACTGGTGCGGCGAAAGTTCGATTTGTAATGAATGCTGGCGCCCGTAAGGTCTACATCAATTATTACACCAGTGCATCGAACGGCAAACGCACGGGCTACGCTGCAATGGCCCTTGTGGATTCGCTGAACCGAATTGTTTATGCGTCGAATGCTGCTGACTGGCGCGGACGCATCATCGTGCCGGGCACAGAACCAAACTGTTCGCAATTTCCGCCGACCTGTGAAATCTTCGGAAATTCCGTTGAGCAACAATCGCACTCGGGGGCCTCTGGAAACTACACCGTTGGTTACGGCGCGATTAAAGTTCGTTCCAGTCTGCACAGCAATTCGCCGCCCGGTTCGGGTACGTGGTCCGTGCAGTACAAACCGCAATTGCCCGCAGGAAATTACACGCTGGTTTGGTCGTGCGACGATTCCGGGGCGGCCTACATCAACTGTTCGTTGCTGGCGTCGAAAGGTAGTAACTGGCGGGATATCCAGCGCAATGCGTTTACTGTGACCGATGGATCAAAACCGACATTGGTAACAATTGCGTATTCCAACGGCGGCGACGTAGCGTGGGCAAACTGGGCAATTCTGGATGCGGGCGGAAATGCAGTTTCTGTCAGTGGTCCAAACCTGCCGGGCAACTCTTCGGCAGCGGGAAATTATCTGGCAAATATTGCAGGTTCTCCGCTCGGTGAAACTTACGATCCGGGCCGTAGCCGCGTAGGTTGGATGGTTCACTGGGGTGGTTCGATTTGGGGCACCGGTACAAACTATGCGTGGTGGTCGTGTGAAAACGAAATTGATATTCCAGCAGATGGCACGTATTACGCGGTAGCAGATGCCGACGATGCGATGGGCCTATACATTGACTGCACTGGGCGGCCCACAAACGGTACGCCATTTGTTTTGAGTGCAGGCCGCGTAAAAGTTCACGTGCGTTGCTACAACTACAAAGCAAAAGATGCCAACTGGTTCGGTTTCATTTTGTATAAAGCCGATGGTACGCCGGTTTACACCAGCAGGGCCGCAGGTTGGAAAGCAAAACGCGCTGATCTGGATTTCTCGGGCATGAGTTGATTTTGAGTGGGTGTCCTATGGGCACCCCTTGATAAAGGGTGATTTTAATGGCGAGTAAGTTAACACGAATCCCCACGCAGATGATTTCCACCAAAGGGTCTACCCTCGGGGATATCCTGCGTGACACTGGCGAAACTTTCGAACCCAGTCAAGAACGAAAAAACGCAACGGGCGTTCTGAAATCTGGTGAATACGATAGCCAGACCGGTACGCTGAAACTGACCAACTCTGATGATTCGGTAATTCTCCTTAACGGATTCCCGACCGCTGCAAATATCGGGGTTGGCGCCACGGGTCCAACTGGCCCACAAGGCGAAAAAGGAACAAATGGTCGTGATGGAAAAGATGGGCGCGATGGTGCACAAGGTTGCATTGGTCCAAAGGGCGATAGTGGTCCCGCTGGCCCTGCTGGTGGTTATGGTGGTATCGGCCCCCGTGGCCCTGTAGGCCCAACTGGTCCTCAAGGTCCGCAAGGTTTGCCCGGTGAAAAAGGCGATGTTGGTGCAACTGGCCCAGCAGGCCCTCAAGGCGTTTCTGGTGGTGCTGGTTCGATTGGCCCGACCGGTCCCCAAGGCGTAATCGGTTTGACCGGTGCAACTGGCCCCGAAGGCGCAAAAGGCGAAACCGGCGCCACGGGTCCAACTGGCCCGCAAGGTTTGCTTGGCCCTACAGGTCCAAACGGTTTGCAAGGTCCAGCGGGTCCAACTGGCCCGATGGGTGTTGGCGAACGCGGCCCTGCTGGTTCTGCGTCGATTTTCACCAACAGTTCGTGGCTCAGCAACGATGCACGAATTGGCCGTTATTTCTCGCTGGAATCTGGTGATAAAACGGTCGAAGTTTTCGGTTCGTTCAAATCCAGCACACCGGTACAAGTTTTCGACATTCCATTCGAATACAACGGTGCGGCGGCACGTGCTGTTAAGGTCTATATTTCTTTCAACACGTGGAACCCAGCGGCTGCTGGTTCGACCTATACGATCACGCAAAGCGCGACAATTGACGGACAAACTTCGCATAAATTCACGTTTACTGCGAGCGCCGCAATTGCCAACCTCGATTTCAATTGGCGCGTTGCGATGTTTGATACCAGCCCAACGCCAGACGTGCGCATGTACGATACGGAACTGGACGTTGCACGTCCGGGCAACCCTGCAATCACCGCCACGCTGAAGTTCCCGGCCCTGCTGTCGGTTGATAGTGAGGAAACGGTTTTGGTTGACTGGGAAACTGTGTCGGATAATGCGATTGGTTCCGGCATTCCGGTGCCAACCACTCAGCAGCTGTTTGATTCGTGGTACAAATCGGCAGGCCCTGATTTCTTCGCACCGTCGCAAACCATTCCGTCTAGCTCTGAAGGCGCAACACTGGTCTTCGATAACGGGCGCATTGAAGTTACGCGCAACACTGCAAACTATATCGGAATGTTTAGCCCGATTTCTTTCGAGAAATTCGAGTTGCAGGCAACCGTAAGTTCGGCAGACGCAGACGACGACGCAATTGGTTTGGTGGTGGCGCATGTACGTCAAAACGGGCAAAACCACATGCTGCTGGCCCTGCGAAATCAGGGCGGTTTCGGTGGATTGTCCACCGCTTCACGCAAAAACTTCATGCTGGTTTATGTGCGTGATAACACCACGGTCAAAGAACTGGGCGCCGTTGACATTGGCGTAACCGAAAACAAATGGAGTGGCAAAACCAGCGTCATGAAAGTGGTGCGTGACGGTGATTCTGTGCAGTGCTTCGCCTCGCCGTTCAACAGCGCCACTCTGGACGCTACGCCTTTGTCGGTGAATTTGGCATCTGATCCAGATTTGGCAATGTTCCGCGATAGCTGCCGTTTCGGTTGGTTCGCTGCCTCGCAAGCTGGTTCCGTGTGGCAAAACATTTCGTTCAATTTCGGCACCGCCGATTACGTGAGTGCATCTGGTACGCTGGAATTCGCACCGGGCGAAAAAGAAAAAGAAATTCCAATCACAATCTACGGAACGTCCACGCCTAATCCGCCTCAGAAAACTGTTTCGGTGCGGCTGTCGAACGCCCGTAACGCCAACATCACGGTTGCAACAGGTGTCGGCACATTCTGATGACCGAAAGGGGCCGATAACAAGGCCCCTTTTTTGGAGCATTTATGGCAAAAATTCAGGGCGCAACAGCTTACGCCACAACGTCTTACGGTAGTACGCCTTCGCAGGCCATTGACGGGTCCACCCTAACGCGCTGGGAATCCAACAACACTTACGCTGCGACCGTAAACGACGTTTTTGTTTTGGGTTTTCCCCGGCGTGTAACCCCTAAGCAAATCCGTTTGCTGTTCCGTACATGGGGACAAGATTTACACGTTGGTTATTCGCACACTGGCGGCACAGTAAAATCCAGCTACACCGAAATAAAAGTCGTCAACATTGCCACCGAACCAAACGACTCTTTGGGCAATAAGTGGAATGTCGTTACCGACAACAACGGTGGTATGGATGTTAGTTCGTCCAACGTATTGCTTCTGCCTGAAAACGAAATTGCGGCTCAGTATTGGGCAATCTGGATCAACAACGCAACAGGCGTTGACCGGCTGCGCATTTGGGAAATTTCGCTGCATGATACGGTTGGTGATGAAGGCATAAACCCAACGCTGCCCAATAGCATTCCAGTGCCTCCTTTCACTGCGTCTCCTAGCCCATACTGGAAGCGCACAGAATATTCCACGCCCGGCCCGTTTTCACATACGCCAGACGCCGACACTAAACTTATGTTTTTGGTGGCACAAGGCGCGGGTGCTGGTGGTCGAGTTGTTCATAAACTGGATGGATCAATTACGCCTGTATCCGGTCCCGGCGAAGCCACTACTATTGCGTCCGCAGCCGGAACTATTCTTACTGCAAATGGTGGTGCTAATGACGGCACTGGCGGTTTGCTTTATGACGATCGTGGTAAATCTACAGAAAATTGGATTCGATACGATTATCGCGCAGGCATAAATGGCGGTGTAGTTGTGGCTGGTGGTGCATTAGCCTCGCCAGCTGGCGCTAATACCGGCGTCCTCGGTGCCACAACTGGTGCAAGTTTTATCCTTGTTCCAGCTGGCCAGCCTGTAACCAACACGTTTACAGGCACGTCCGAAATTAAAGGCACCGTAACCTATGAAAAGTTTGCGCGTGATGCAGCATACGGGCTGAAAAGCCAAGTTACTACTGCAAACGAGAGTGGGTATGTTGAATATTCTTTCCTTGGGTATGCAGGCCGAAACGTCACGATTAACGTCCGTCGCAATATTGGTTATCCGACCATAAATGCGGCTGGTCGCATTCGATTTAACGGCGTCCTCCGATCTACATTTAGCGGTGTTTCAGAGCAAACCGAAGCCTTTACCTACGCAATGGTTGACGGTGTTAACACCGTCCGGTTGGAATTCGGAAACCTGTCACCTGTTCAAGCCGGAACTTTTGCGTCTATCACATCGGTCGTACTTAGTGGTACAGGTGCGCCGGGTGTAAACGCTGGTGGATCGGGCGCATTAAGCCGTTTGTATATGGCACCTAAGCCATTAACCGGTGTTATTGGTAAAGGCGGTGTTGGTCAAGCTGGTGAGCAACCCAACGTAACAGCTGCACAAAATAGTACACGGGGTTCTGGTGGTGCACCGGGCGGTAATGGCGGTGACGGTGTAATTGTTGTTTACGAATACAAAGGTTTTATGGCTTATGGCGATTCGCCTTTGCCTACGTTCGCAAACTACAACGTGGCGCCCGGTACTGAAGTTGCAGGGGCCTCGCGCACCGATTATATCGGGCTAACGAATGGTGGCCAGCGATCTTTTACTCACAAACTGCGCGAAAAAACCAAAAACGTTTTCATCATCATGGTGGGTGCTGGCGGTAGCCGCGAACTTGCCTCTATTTCGCAGCCAGATTCAACTGTAGTTGTGGCCGGTGCCGGTCGTTGGGAAGCCAAAAGTGGCTGGAACTCAACCGGCACCTCTGGCGTGTCTGGCGGCGTTTTTGTATCCGATAATGATTCTATCAATTCGGGTGATGGCGTTGCAGGCATTTACGGATACGATACCCTAGCCACATCACCCATTGCAGGTAATTACGGGCGGGGTTCTGGTTCGTATCCGTATAAGGGTGCGGGTGGTGCTGGTGCATACGGATTCTTTGCACTTTCCCAAGCTCAAATGGCTAGCCGTTCCATTGATATTTTGGTGGGCAACAACACGGCTACAACCTATCAGGAATTGCCGGGTGCTGTATTTGTTTTCGAAACAGAATCCGACAACGTTTTGCAGGTTACGCAGGTTGTAGAAGAGCTATTGGTAAAGGCCTCCGTTTCCAATACGCAAATCACGCAAAGTTCTGAACTGTTGTTTGCGAAATCTCCAATCGCCAATACGCAAACGTCGCAAACCCCGGAATTAATGCTGGTCAAGGAAGGCGAGCAAAACAACTGGCTGCAAGTTTCGTATGCCAATATCGGTTTTGTTGTAGACGCTGAAGATCCAGCAACTGCCGTGACCCAAACCGCTGAACAGCTGCTGGTTAAACAGCCTGTAACGCAAACAATGCTGACCCAAAGTGCGGAAATGATTCTGGCCCGCGTGCCACGTATCCCATACCGCATGACGCAGGTGGCAGAACTGGTTTTCGTCTCTGAAATTCCATCGGTTTTCTGGTTGAATTTCGGTGAAGTAAACGATCCGGTAAAAGATCAGATTTATACGTCGTTGACCGGTCGCGCTACCAGTGTGCAGCCCGGCGCCTATATCCAATTGGAAGGCCCTCACGCCGAAGGCACAACGATGTTTGTGAACGGGGTTGACGTTGGTTTGTCGTCGCCAATTGCCAATAATGATCGGGTGCAAATTGTTGGTGGCATCCCTAACTGGTGGCAGGCTTCGATTAACGTTTACACCTATTACCTTGTGAACGGCGAAGTGACCCGCGAACAGGTGGGAATGTGGCTGTTTAAACACGTGGTGCGCACCCCAACCAAACCCCGCGCCTACGCCGCACAATACACCAATAACAAATGGCAATTCCTCAAAAATGGATTGTCTACTGCACAGCTGCCAAAATCCATTATTGGCCGTGCCTACGCCGCGCTTTCTAACACGCTTTCCGTTCTGGTTAGCCGTGGGTATTCTGCGCTGGGTGCCACGTTGGGCCAGCTGGTTTCCTCGGCACAACAGGCAACCAATAGCCTCGGGCAAATGGTGGTGCAGGCCAAGCATCAATTGGCTGAAGGTGCGCAGTCCCTCATTACCAAAACTTACGCAGCAGAATTCGAACAAAACGACTTCATTTTGCTGCAAACACAAGACGACCAGAACACCGTTACATTCGATTCCGGCGTTGGCGTTGGTGCCGACCGTTTTGATATGACGGTCATTAATCCGAAAGTTAAATACGGCATTGTCCACGATGTGGCCCAAGGTGAAATCAACGGCCCCGGCATGGTTCAATTCGAAAATGTTGAATTCATTGAATCGGGTGTTAATTCCGATGCGATGGAGATTGAATTCGAAACCCCGATTTACGTGGGCGTTGAACTGACAGACTTCCATTTCGAATACAACGCGGTTGGGAAATCCTACAGCGATGTGCAGGAATATGAAGCGGTGTTGAGTACCGGCTTTGCAGCCCCGTTCCTTATGGGCTTCACCGATACAATTGCCTATTCCGTTCTGCAAGAGTTCGCGTTTGTCGGTGTTCGTTCCGGTGGTACAGGGCTGGCTGATATCCCGCAAGGAACCGCTGACTTGTCGCAGGTTAAATTCGGGATCGGTGAATTGTTCGGCAATGAGAAATCGCACGGCCACACCGAGTTTGTGCAGCGGACGCCTGAAGTGCATGGCGCACATGATTTCCACAACTTCCAATCCTTCCCAGTTTATTCCGGTGCAATTGGTATTTCCACGTACAAAACGGGGATCATCAAACGCACCGAGCACGTGGAACGGGTGCAAATCAGCTGGATCAGGATTAAGGCACAAATGGGCGTGGCACAAAACACTCCATATCGCCCACAACAAGCCACCAACGGACGCGGTAAAGCCTCGCTGTATCAGGGCTTTGACACGTTGAGCGACGTGCTCGATTTCACTGCGAACTATGACGGTGTGACTACCCTGCAAAAGTTCAATGGTTATGTTTATAACCTTGATGTAGACAAAACATTCGTTTGTGAAGTCTATTACAACGGTCCAATCAGTGGCCTCATGCAAGGTGGTTAATTTAATAGAAACGTTGGAGATTTCACATGGCATTAACACCTGTCAAAAAGCTAAGTGAAGTCGGCAACCGGTTGCGCAAGAATTTTCAGTTGAAAACCTTGCTGCTTAACCCCAACGCCACGGAAACATTTGTGATTGATTGCGGCAAGTCCGCAATCGTCCAAAGGCTTGAGGTTGACCAACCCTGTGTGGTCGAGGTATTCGGGACTGAAAGTCACAGTCCCATTCTCGACCAAACACCTTACCGGTTTGTCGCGGTCGCTGGTCATTTAGTCGATGATGGTTCTACCACGCTGCGTGATGGAACCGTTATTAAATCGCGGCAATATTCGATTTTCGTGAACCTTGAGACGCCGGGTAGGCCTCAAGTGTATGGACAGATCACGAATTCGCAACCGGTTGCCGCTTCGATTACTATCAAACTCATGTACCTTACGGTCGAGGATTAAAAATGGGTATCGCAATTCTTAAAGAGGGTTTCCCGACTGCGGGGAAGGTCACGCTGGATATCATCGATTCCATGCTGGCCAACGGATTTACCGCCATCTATCCAGTGGATGGCACCAACGTCTACGTCAAACCGACTGGCGCCACTGCTGAAAAATTCATTGTGGTTTTGGAAGCCGGGCCGGATGTTGACCCGCTGAATAAAACCGACGTAACCAAAAAACAACCATGGCGCGTTTCGTTCAACGTTTCTGATACCGCAACCCTCGGTGTTTTCGTTGGTTCTGACGCTGCGCTGCCTGCCAGTGGTGCGCTGCCATACGTTACCGCTTCCATTACCGAATCCAGCGCAATCAACACGCGTATTGTTGGTGCAAAAGGTATTGTTGGTGAGGATTATACGCCACCACGTACCACCTCTAGCCAAAGCGCTCCGTATTTCGCTTCCGCTGGTCTGCCAGCTTCTTTCCAGCCGCATTGGAAAAACGTCACCGAAGGTTTCATTAACCGCAAAGCTCGCGTTTGGGTAGATATTGCCACACAAACCAGCGGCGGCACCGAGCAAGTTCCGGTGGCTCCAACCGATCCGACCAAAGATATCAGCGCCACTTACCCACTGACCTATTACCTCGCAATTACCCCGCGTGGTTTCTTCCTGTCGATTTGGGAAGGTTCGGCGGCGGATATGAGCGGCACCAACTTCAGCTGGATGCTTGTGCAGCGCCCAGTAAAACGCGATACCGGCGAAGTTGTCACCGATGGCAAGGCCCCTGTTTTCTGCGTGAACTCGGTTGGCAACCAACTCAACCGTTTTGTGGTGCGCGAATCTGATGTGGTGGATGCTTCGGCAATTGCCCGTGCTGACGTGGATTCGAAAGACTGCACAGCCATCATCAACTCCAAAAAACAGGTTGGTGTTTCGGAAAATAACCAGTACATCGTAAACTACCCGTCGCGCCTGAATACCCCGCGCTACGCGTACACCTACGAACTGGATATGATCGGCTACGCGTCTGCTACCGTGATTTCTTCGACCACTGAAGTTCCACAAAAACTTTACAGCGAAGCAGAAGACCGGACCTATATCGGCCTGCAATCCAACATTGCACAAAACAACGGCATGCGCATTCTGGCCCTGAAGAAAGGCGCGGGCATCGCGTAAGGAGCAATTTAAATGGCAGTTTCTGGATTCTACGTTCGTCGCAGCGGTTACACGCATGTTGGCGAACTGATGCTGGCGGTAATTACCGACCTGACAAACAACGGTTTCACCGCACGTTTCCCTACCCCATGGGTTCCGCCCGTTGACGCGACCGGTCGTGCGAAATTCAAAGTCACCCTTGAGGCCGGGCCACTGGTTGACCCGCTCAACAAAACCGAACTCGAAAACAAACAACCATGGCGCGTGCAAATCGAAGTTTTCGATAAACACACTTGCGGCATTACTGTTGGTTCGCAGCAAGCCCTGCGCGTTGACGGTTCAGCCTCCTACGGCACCGCTGGTTCTGGCTCTTCGAAAACTCTGACCGGCCCCGTGGGTGCGATTGGTGGTTATTACACCAAAAACAATACCACTCTCGCCACGTTCGCACCGGACGTGACGAAGCCCGATGAAGCGTTTTTGAACCGCACTTCTCGCGTGGTGATGAATACCACCGATTTGTCGGATTCTTTCCCGATGACCTACAGCCTGTCGATTACCAATCGCGGGATTTCTCTGTGTGTTTGGGAAGACTTCGTTTCGGATTCGGGCGCCGTCGCAATTTCGTGGTTTGTTGTTCAGCGTCCGGTTAACCGTGACACTGGCGCCACCATCGAAGCCGGTAAGGCCCCGGTGTTCTGCCTGTATGGTGTGAACAACAAAATCATGCGTTTCGTTGTGCGTGAATCTGACGTGCTGCGTCCGTCTGATCCGGTTAGCGCCACCGCCGATTCGGATTACAACAACGCAATTATCAACGGGATGGAACAAGTTTCCATTTCCGAGGGTAACAAATACGTTGTTAACTTCCCGTCGCGCCTCAACACCACGCGTTACGCCTACACCTACGAACTCGACATGCTGGGTTATACCAGTGCCGACGTAGTTTCGGAAAACACCGACGTTCCGCTGCGCGTATACGGCGAAGCTGCTGATCGCAAATACGTTTCGCTGATGGCAAACGGTGCGAATAACACCGGTATGCGGATCGTAACCATCAAGGAAGGTGGCGGCATTTCGCTGTCGTAACATGGGGAAATAAAGCCCCTCGAAGGGGACTCTTTGCAGTCCCCTTTTTTATTTCGTTTGGAGAACACTATGTCTCTTCTGCAACAAGACGGTTTCGACCACTACGGCACCACGGCACTACAGACCCCAACCACCGTGGCGGCAATTGCTCTGACTTCCGGGGGTTTCGTGCAGCCCACGGGCACCTGTTCTTGCGCCACCGGTTATGGCAAAAACACGGGTTCGCTAGGTGTTGGTTTGACTGCCAGCACCACCGATTTGATTTGGCTGAAAAAACCAATCAAACCTGAATCGTTTTTCGCAACCGGCGCCGCGTACACTCCGACTATCCGCGTGGTGCATGCATTCGCCGCACGTTTCGTTCTGGCTCCGACCGGCAACCTGCAATTCGCCCGTATTGCTGGGGTAAACGTTTCGATTGGCTCCGACTGGTACATTTACGTCGATGGCGTGAACACCAACTATCAGTGCGAACTGAATATCTGGAACTTCGTTGAACTGGTGGTGGATATCGCCAACAACAAATTCGAACTCTGGATGACCGATGTAAAGGTTTACGAAAAAACCATCACCGGATACACCCTCGATTTTTGGGAAATCCGAGCGCAATATACCTCGGGCGGTACTGCCCATTTGGTTCTGCACGTAGACGACCACCACATGCTCGACGGCGCAGGCCAGTACAACAACGAACGAATCGGAAAATGCGCAACAATTACCCGATATCCAACCGCTGATGCAACGGTGCAAATGACCCCGGATACCGGCACCGCAAACTTCAGCCGGGTGAATCAGGCAACCCCTGATGGCGATACGTCGTATGTGTCTTCGAACAAATCCGGCGTCACCGACCTTTACACCAACACCACTTCGTTTGAAACGGTGGATGACGCGGCTGTGCGTGCCATCACCATTGCACCATCTGCCCGTATGGTTGAACCGGATTCGCTGTCCGTAACTGCCGTGGTTGACGTTGACGGTGTGCAGGCCACTGGCTACCGGATGAAACTGAAAGCTGCGCAATATACTTCGATGAAACACATTTTCGAAGTCAACCCAAAAACCAATCTGCCTTGGACCCCAACCGAGGCGCAAAACGTGAAATTCGGCCAACGCATTCTGCCTAAGCCGACCTGATAAGGGGATGGTTTATGGCCGTTATTTTTGCTGACGATTTTCAACAGTGGGGAAATTCCGGCAACATCGGTAGTGCTAGTGCCGAGCCGTTTTTGGTGCCGGAATTCTCCTCCTATAACGTAATCCAGCCACGATTCCAAGCACTTGGATTTTACCCGGCTGTCGGTATGCGCGGGACCAACGGTGGTACATGGGCTGTTCCATCAGTGTTTTACTCAACTACCTATGGCGGCCTAGCCATTCACCACAACAAAGGCACTATTGCCCCAATCTACAACTTCCCCGGCGCCGTTGGTTTGCGTAAAACCATTCGACCGTCGGGGGATATTTTGTATTTTAGTGCGTGCATTGAATTGGTGGGTGGTACTGTTTATCAGAATGGCACAATTTTCCAGTTTGGATCAGAAGCTTCACCACTTTCTGCCTTCACCAACACTCAAGCCATGCCCGGATCTTTCCTGTATACCGTGGGCATAAATGGTGACGGATTCTACACGTTTAACGGCGTAGCAACCACAGTGCAGGCCTTCTACCGGCCCGCATCGGTGAAAGCTTTTATTGACGTTGTTTTTGGTCCGGGCTACATGGAATTGTGGATCAATAATGAAATGATTATCCGACAAAATCGGGTAACGTTGCCAGTCACCGAAATCTCCATTGCACCAACCGATGATCGGGCGGTTTTGCTGATTCTGCGCAGTCTGATGATTTGCGACAATTCCGGTGGATTCGGCCAGCGCATGGGGCGGAAAATTGTACAGACCTTCCCGGTCACAACTACAGGTGCGCTCGAATCGACTTTGAACGTAACCGGCACCCCCACTGCTGTACAGACATTGGGTAGGTTTGCCACTGACATAAACACCGAGAAAGATACCACGATGTTCGGCAGTTTGGTTAGTTCTGCGCCCTATGTGAAAAACGAATTTGGGGCCACGCGCCCCTCTTCCACGCTTAAACCATATACGGCGTTCGTAAATTTGCAGGCCAAGCGGTTGACGCCTGCTGCCGATGGTTTAGGTTTATTGCCATTCGTGACAATTGCCGGAACAAAAGTCTACGGACAAATAACGATCCCAACCTCGACGTGGAAACAACTCACGACCGAAGTTCCGATTGCCGCTGCGCAGACTTTCACCGCCGTAACTTTTGGCTACGAACATGACTACAAAGATCAGAATAAAATCTGGATCGATGATCGTGCGAAGGTCGATGTTTATGGGGATGCGGCGTCCGGTTCGTTTGTGCCGCCCGGTTTCCTCGGCAATCCGATTATTGCAGCCCCACTGCCAATGGAAACTGCAACACTCGGCGCCTACGTTTTCGACTACGCAGTTTCGACCCTGACACAAACAAAAACTGATGTGACTAACTTGTCGTATCAGCAGGATCAATAGGAATTTCTATGGCCTTCGTGACAATTGATAACCCCGGTGGGATTATGCACCACGGCGGGCAGATGGCATGGACCACGATTAGCGATACCCGTATCGCCATGGTCACAATTACCGCCGATTTCAAAGCACTGATTCAGGAAATCAATCAGGTAAATGGGGCGCCTGTTGTGGGCGTTCCCTCGTTTATTGCGCAGCTTGGAACGTCTGGTTTGAATGCAGGCTATCCGTTCCGGCCAAAAATTCGATCCATGGGAAATGATCGGGTGTTCGTTATGGTTCCCGCGTCGTGGGATTTAATACCCACGACGGAACGCGCACGCGGATGGGGATGCAGCCTATCAGCCGCAGCTAGTGAGCGCGCCGTTATTCGTATGCCGAACCTGTACAGCTGTTACGTGATGGAGCGAAACGGTAGCGGACAATATACGGTCAAATCAAGTGCACAAATCAATACAACACCTAGCGGATTTACCGAAACTATTTCGGTACATTATGCCCTAACAATTGCCGAAGCTTCTGGCACACAAGTTGTTGTAAAAAGAGCGTGCAGCAGACCTAACCAGACCTACTACGGCCTAGCTGGGTACACCATCACAATTCCCGTTACTGACGGGGTATTGGGTACACCAGTCGGTACAATGGACGGCCCCAGCCTAATTAACTACAACGCCAGTTACGCGAACAACATGCAGATTTTTGAATATAAAAATGTTCGAGATTTGCAAGGACGGCCCGTAGAAATTCGGGCAGTGATTCCCACATCCTCTTCGTCATTCGAAATGACCAACACCAAAATGGTTTGGCGTCCGCCAATCACAACTGGCGTTGGTGAGGCTTGCCATCTGATTGCTGGTGGTGTTTATGCAGGTTCTTATTCGTACCGTTCAGCCCCAGCGTTGGCCTATGTTCAGCCAAATTCCTTAGTTCCTCTTTCGGCTGATGCTCAGGGCGATTATTACGCTTGCGGAGGGTCAACCACAACAGCATCTTGTGTGTACAATGCAAATCAAATTTCAACGGGTGATATATTGATCAATCCGCTGGATACAGGGTTTGTGCACAGTTCGGGTGTCGTGTGTGTTGTAGGTGGTAAAAATACCATCAGCGTACCTTACACCGTATTTGAAAACGACGTGGCCATGCACGTTTGGCAGGCGTATGCGGAAACGGTTACGGACACTGTACTGCCTTTGCAATTGTCATTCCGCCTGCCTGTAGGTCAGGGTCAATATAGTGGCCCGTTCGATCCAATCAAAACACCGTACTATTATAAAGAACGGATGAATAACAATCGAATTCTGCATAAAGTTGACGATTCGCATTTCTGGCTGATTGGCTGCTTCATGGCCGACGCTAACTCGGCGCCTAAACTCGGTGTTATTTCTGTGAGCGTGTAAAATGGCCCTACTGAAAAGTAATGCGCTGCCAAACTCAATTGTGGCGCACGGATTAAATCACCTGCTGGCCTATCAGTCGGGTGAGGTGAAACGCTATCGGAAAGAAGCTGACAATTCGTTGCTGCTGCGCCAGACATACCTGCTGGCCGATGTGAAACGTCTGGCAATTTCCGAAGATGGCTTGTGCATGGCGGCGCAAACCGCAACACAAACGCACCGTCTGCACATGCCTACCGACGATCCGTTGGCGACGACGGGTGCCATGGCTATTTCCGATTCGAATTTCCTGATTGTTTTGCAGCCAACGGCTGTGCAGGTAATTCGCGAAACTACTGTGCTTTTGACGGCGACCACCACCGTTGCCGATAAAGTTTGTTGCGGCCTGAATTCATTCGTTGTCTACAACAGCGCACGCACCTTGACCGGCACCTATACCGGTTTTGTTTTGACCAACACCGCGCAAGCAAAAACCCTGATGCATGTGGCCCATACGGGTTCGGATAAATTCGCGTTTTTCTACAGCGACGGCTCCGTTACGCTTTCTGGCACCACGCGCACCGCGAAAGTTTTGCGCAATCACCGGCACATTGGTCAACACGTGGTGGCGAATGACGGCACCGACGAATGGACGTATATGCGGAAATTTCCGCTAACTGCGCCAGTTAAATTGCGTCCCTATGTGGAACCACCAGCCCCAGCTGATTTTTTCACCACAGATACAGGTGGCGCACCGCTCACTTACACAATTCAGAAAACTGCTGGTGCAAGTGTTGACGAACCTGCGCAAATAGGTACGGCCTCTTACACTTTGCAACATGGAAATCAGGATTCCATAACAATTCTTTTGGACCAACCAATAAACTTGGCTGCGACCGATTGGACGTTGGAATGGACAACACTTAATCAGTCAGCAGCGGATGGTTCGTATTACGCAGAAATTGCGATGCTTCCCGCTGCTGGAAATTTGGGTGTTGTTGCGCGTTACGGCGATGGGGGCTACGGCAACCGCCTACAGTTTGGCGGCTTAATGAGCGCACAAACCAACGTATGGAACGCAAACTACACGAAAGCTACGTTGAACGGCGTTCTGCGAAAATGCGTAATGGTAAAACAGGGCACAACTGTTTCGGTGTACATTAACGACGTTCGTCAAAACCTAGCAATCGGCACCACGTCCACTTACGACCAAACCACATTCACCATTGACACCGATATAACGGCCATCAAACGGATCGTTCTCGGTGCAACGCCTTCTGGCGGAGGCACAATTGGTGCGATTCGCGGCCCGGTTAAATTGAGCCTTTCTGCAAAACGACCAACACCAGAACCATTCTCGCTATTTAAATCTGATGGTTCTCTGGCAACCGGCGTAACCAACAGTGGAGCAACTGTTGCGCCAAATCTGATTACATTCTCAGGTACTTCGTATTTGTCTATGCCCGGTTCGGATGCACTCGTTCCGCGTACAGATGATTTCGAAATTGACTACGAAGTTTTGTACACTTCGATGCCTGCTGCGGTTTCTGGTACGTCACTACAGCCTGTGATGTACTGGGGTAACTGGGCAACACCCGGCCAGCCTGTGAATATGGATATGTACTACATCAACACAGCGCCTGCCCGACACGGTTTCCTAACGTCTCACGATACCTCACAATTCCTGACACACAACGTGCAAATGAGTGTTGGCCAATGGTACGCATTTAAATGGGCACGTAAAAGCGGAGTGCTGAAATTCTACATCGACGGGACCGAAGTAGCCTCGCAAGATTTCCCGTATGACATTACCTATAAATCAACACAGCCTTTGGTGTTTGGCCGCCGCCGTGGCGGAACCTCTGGTACGGTTTATTGGTATGCTCAGATGCAGCTGCGGAAATTTACAATCAAAATCGGGTGAATAAAAGGAAGTATTTATGTTGGGGCGGCTTGTTCTAGCGACATTAATTTATTGGTATAGCGCAGTTATCGGGGCCACTGAACTGTACGTGCAATCGAAAGCGATTTCGGATCTGTACGGCACGGTTTTTCTGGAAAAACTCGATGCAAAAAACGTGGTGTTTCTTGAGCGGCAAGCAAAACCTAAAGAGGTTGAGCATGCCGTGCACGAATATGCAGCGGCGCACAAGTTCGATCACATCACAGTAATTGGCCAGCGCCAGAATCTCGAAGGCACCTACCTACCGGTGTTGACGCAATTCGAAGTGCCGCCGATTTTAAATGGAATGCCAGTCTATCTTCTCCAAGGAAAAAGTCGCCTTGAGCAAGACCGCAAAAAGCTTTTCGAGCACCTGAAGCCCGAAGAGTTTTTGGTCACAAATGACTACGATCTGCGCAAGGCCCTTGTGGCCCTGCGTTCTAAAAATCCGGGCTTCGTGGTGATCAATGTTTTCTCGATCCTCGATGCGTGGAATGATAAAAGATCGTACAAAATGATTGAAGAAACTGTCATTGCACATCACAACCGCCACGTAGAAGTCGGGGTTTGTTATCCCGGTTTCAAAACGGCGTTAGCGGTCGGCCCAACCACCGATCCGCTGGATGTGCAGACAGTCATCGCTCAAGGGAAATCTGCGAGCGTTTGTGCAAATCTCGACCGTCTGCGTTTGCTAGATAGACTGGATCTTTATACGCAGTCGGCAGGGAAATTCTACCGTGTTAAATCTCGGACGGAACACGATTAGCAAGGCGCTGATTCTGGCCATTGGTGGGGTTCTGGTTTGGGCGGCATTGTCGTTCGGCTGGGACCGCATCGAACAACCTACGGTTAGAGAATCGTATGAATGCGTCGCGAAAATCTGTAACGATTTGCCGGGTGCCGGTGAAGCGTGCACAGTTCAAAAACCAAAAATAACTAAAATAACAATCAGCGACTACGAAGGAGCTGTGACAGTACGATTTACCCCAACCACAGATAGGTGCGCCGATGGGAGCGATTGACGTTCTTTACTCCAGTCCGATCCCGGTTAGCTTGGCGATTGGATTCAACCTGATATTACTGTGTGTCGGATGGTTCTACGTGCTGCCCTTGCAAGAGGAAGTGAAATCGCTACGAAAGCGAGCGGAGAATTTCGACAACAGCTACCTTCAAAGTGTTGACGCAATTAAGAAAATGCAAGACGTTCTGGACGAAATTCATGATGCTGTTCGGCATCCTGATACGCAGGCCTTAACGTCTCTGGCGGTTGTATGCGATTCGATCATGACGCAGATGAACGATATTCGTAACAATTTAGGTAAGGAAGACCCGAGGGATCGTGCCGAGCTACTGAACTTGCTTGAGTCTGTTGAACGTAATTCGGAACGTATTCTGCGCACAGTTTCTGACGTAAGCGATAAACAAAGTCAAGTTACAGGCTTAATGCTTGGATTAGGCATGCAGCGTGGCAACCCACCACGCGGCGTTTGAGGCTCATATGGCACCCTTCATACCCAACAACATTCGTTTTCGTTCCGTGGCCGCATATTCCCTTGAGCATTTTTACGCTGCAAAGTCGTACATGCTCAACGTGGTCATTAACGAGCAAAACCAGTTCAGCGAAGTGGCAAAGGAAACTCTGCTTCTGCTGTTCAATTCCTACAGCAAATGGGCCACCGATGTAGAGGCCATTTTGCTGAATCGTCCGACGCTGACCCGTAAGGAAATCGACCTCACGTTAGACGCCGAGCAAGCAATTCAATTACGCCACCGGGTAATTTTCGAACAGCATACGGACCTGTTTAATCCGAAGTTTGTCGAAGTCTGGTGGCAGGTGAATGCTCACACAAGAAAAGCGTTTCATACGCTGATCAGAAGTGTTGAGGGGCAATCGCACCTTGAGGCCTACCCGATCATCATGTCGGCGCTAGGCTCCACCCTGCAAAACTGCATGTACGAACTTTACGAAATCGATTGTTTATTCGGTTCTGATTTCGTGGAAGATCGGTGCAGCACCAACCGCTCCAACACCAACCGCATGGTTTTGTACGTGGACAATTACGCCCTTGATTACTTTTACAAAACGGGCGTGTTCATGTGTGAAGAAAGGATTCGATACTACAACACCATTGCATGCCGCCGTCTGCCTACCCTAGTGAAAAACCATTCCACCTGTAACCTCAGTTACTCCGGTGTAATCGAAGGGGATGAACCGCTGGCCACCCTTTTGAAAAAATGCGCGGAATACGTCGATATCATCGATGTGGAAACGCAGCACTAACCAGCAAACACACAGAGGCACTAAAACATGGCACAAATCAATGGTAACTTGAGCGTCGTTGGCGAAGTCCTCGGCCTCAAACTGGAAAAACTGGCGGCTGACCCTACCGGCGGCGGTCTGGTTGAATCTCGCGTTTGGTACAACACTGTCACCAAAGCCCTGAAACTCTACAACGGCACCGAAGCCGTTTCGATTGGCGGCGGCCTGACTCAGGAAGAATTGGAAACTGCGCTGGTTCCTTACGCGCAAACTTCCGATGTGAACACCGCCATTTCCAACGCTGTGCAGGATCTGGTTTCCGGCACCGAAATGCAGGGCGCAATCGACAACGCGCTGGCTGGCCTCGATTTCCAAGAAGACGTATTGGGTCTGGAAAGCGATTTCACCAACGTTGCCGGTCGCTACATCTACGTTGACGGCACCACTTTCGCAACCGGCGTTGCTGCCGCTGCTGGTGATATCGTGGTCGTGGACGCAGCCGGTGTGATTACCGCAAATGCCTACGACGTTTCCGACGCTGGTCCGGGCGCTCTGGTATGGAACCGCGAAACTGTCAACTTCTTCCGCTGGAACGGCACCAACTGGGCTGAATTCGGCGGTCTGGTAGGCTTCACCGCTGGTGACGGTCTGGAAAAAGTTGGCGATGTTGTTTCGGTAAAAGCATCGAACGCTTCCATCGTTGTTGCTGCCGGTGGTATTTCGGTTGGCGACCTGTCGGCCACCTACGTGACCCCGGCTGCGCTGGCCACCGCCACCGAGAATTTCATCACTGAAACCGATATCGAGCCGGTTGCTGCCGTCGTAAACAATCTGCAAATTCAGGTTGGTGGTTCGTACTACACCAGCACCACCGTAGCAGCTGCTGTCGAGCACACTTTCACCCACGCTATCGGCGTCCGCTGGCCGCTGGTGCAAGTGGTGGACAAGGCAACCAACAAAGTAATCATCCCTGACGAAATCGAATTCACTTCGACTACTCAGTTCGTGGTTCGCCTCGGCACCGCCATCGACGTGATCGTGACTGCATACGCGCTGCAACCCGCTGCCTAATCCGTAGCGTCTAGGGAAGGGGCTTCGGCCCCTTTTCTTTTTTCAAAATCGGGGGAGATTTTATGATTGTTTGGATTGACGCAAAACCTACGAAAAACGGCACCACCAAACGCCGTATGAAACGCCTTACCAAAGGAAAAATTCTGAATCGCCAAGATACTATTGACGACGAAGGTCTGACCGCTGGCCAAGGTCGTGGGCCGGAAACTCCATTCCATAAGCAGGGCCTGTGACAATGGAAACAATTAAAAAATGGGGCAAATGGATTATTGGTGGACTGATGTTCGTGGTTGCTTTGGCATCCGTGATATTCGCCCGCCGTCCAAAACCAGAACCCATCACCGACACTTACAAGGGCGACCGACTTGAAGAGCAAGTAACACTGGCTCCGATAGAGGAACAGCATAAACAAATTGCGGAAACTTTGAAGCCGCAACCACCTACGGTTTCGAAGGATATGCAAAGCGCGATTAACGCGTGGAAAACAGCGGGAGATTAGCCGTGGAATTCCTGATCAAAAGCATCGAAAAGGTAATCGAAGTTCCCCTCGAAGACGCACTGGGGTATTTCTTCTGCACGCTGTGTGGCGTGCTTATCAGCTGGATTTACAAGTGCCGCCGTGAAGGCATCAAAGTGGGCAGCTACTGGCTGGAAAACGTCGGTGCTTCCATCGGCGTGATCAGCGGTGCAATTGCTGCATTTTTGCTGACCATCATCACCGAGCCGGGTGTGGGGAAAATCACCTATCTGGCAATCGGTATGGCCGCAGATTCCATGCTGAACAAACCGCCGCTGCCTCTCGCAGTGCGCACAGCAATGGAAAAGATTGAGGCCGCACAAAATGAAATGGGTTCTGGTGGTCCTAGCATTATTGTTCCTCCCGGCGTGCGGAAGCGTGACGACACAACCGCAGCCGTCGAACATGCAACTGAAAAAGTTGGAAAAAATTACGTTGCAGGCGTCCCTACCGGAAAGGCCGATTCCGACGCCGTTGGTGGTTGACGGAAAAGATTGGGCTGGGTTTTCTGTGACCCAGCTTGATCAGCTTAGCGATTATGCAAAACAGGCCTCGGCAAACACCAAAGGCCTGAACCTGCTGACCCAAGCGCATAACCAGACAATTGAACAATATAATTTGATGGTAGATATTGCGAAACAGCAGGAAGCCCGCGCCAACGAGTATCAAGCCCGTTACGTGCAGGAATTTGAGGATCACCAAAGCGATAGGCGTTGGTGGCAGATTGAAAAAATCTTTTGGCAGACGTTGGCCATTGTTGGCCTAGCGCTGTAGAGGGGAAGGGCAATGCGGATTAGCGAACATTTTACCGATCTTGACGTAGGCTTCGACCTGCTGGCGCAGAAATCGAAGATCGACAACACACCGCCACGTGCCGCACTTCTGGCAGCGGAAAAGGTTGCAGAAAATATTCTGGAACCCTTGCGTGAACAGTTCGATTTTCGTATTGTTAGCTGGTATCGAAGCGCGGCCCTAGAACGGGAATATTGCAAGGGCAGTTATTACGACTGGCTGCGCGAAGCCGGGTTGCCGTTCAACGAAACCAATTGGGCACGTTATCTGGCGGACAAGCAGCACATTTTGGGCTGCGCTGTGTCGCTGATTTCCAACCAAAGCACAGCCGTTTTCGAATGGCTGCAAACCCAAACTTTCGACGTATTGCAGATGCGCGGCAATTACATCCACGTGTCGTGGGTCGAAGGTGCTAACCGTAAGATCGTACTTAGCTAAGGAAAAAATCATGGCCGACAAAAATCACTGGTTCCACAGCAAATCCCCAGCTGCCCAAAAAGCCTACATCGCCGCGCACCCGAACAGCGTCTACGCCAAGCAGGCCAAGCACGCACGCGGTGACGCCCAGCGTGAGCGTAGCGCCAAGGCCCGCCGTGCTGCACACAATGCACGCATGTCCGGGCGTAAAATCGCTAAGGCCCTGAACAATCCTGAATAACAGGCACAAAAAAGCCCCCGGTCCATTGCGGATACGGGGGCTTTTTCGTTTACTGGTTAATCAACCCATTTGTTTCGCAACATCACAGCCAGCGATTCAGCCGTGTGATTATGTGCCGTCATGTAGGCCAACAATTTGTCGATGTTGAAACCTTTTTGCTCGCACAAGCAATGCACCAGTGCATGGCTGCCTTGTTCCAGATATTGCAGGAACACATCATCGACCTTTTCGTCCGTACCTTCACCCGGAGCCATGAATTGTTGGCGGCGAGTCAGTTCCGAAGCTGGCAAGTATGGACGGTGAATGGCCTTGAGCAACGACATGTAGAAACGGTCGAGTTTTCCCCACATCATCAGTTCTTTATCGAGGTACACATAGGTCGGGAAAAACGACGTGATTTCCATCGCGTCAATTTTCTTGATCATGGGGCCGGTGTAAACCATGATTTGACGGCTGTTGAAAAACTGCGCGTCATTGCCTTCACCCACATGGATACGGGCGAACGGCTCGCCAACGCACGCATGTGCAAAGCGCTGTGATCCGCTCTCGGTATAAGCTGGCCACAGTTGCAGCATGCCGTCGTTATTCAGGATGCGGTTCAACTGTTCACGACTTACAATCAATGCCATTTCTGTTCCTCAAAATCCCAAAAGGTTTGGTGTTTCAGATTCGACTGGTTTAGGTTTGATCAGCCGCTGTTTTTTCATGTAGCGCAGCACGTCTTCTGGATCGGGCGCCACTATTTCCACCAGCCTGCAATCTTTCATATCGGCGGGCAACATTATCATGGTCATGCTGCCTTCACGACAAACGTATTTGACCGGGTTGCGTTGGTTGTTGAAACCAGAATCGTAGCACTGCACCCAGCGGGGTTTATCCAACGCTTCGGGGTCGGCCTTATACACCCAATAGCGTTTGCCCGGTTCACCCTTCAGCGGGTGTATAAGATCGACCTTTGCCATAGCTTAAACGAGCCTCAGACGGGGTTTAGGGGTGCAGGTGACGACCACCATGGGCACAGGGCTATCTAGCTCTGTATACGGCTCTACGGTGGCCACAAGGCCTAGCCGCGCAGCCATGGGGCCGACTACCGGCGCGCACGTCGCCTGTACGATCCACGGGCCTAGACCATCGACCAGCATATCCGCGTACATCAGGCCAAGTTCAAAGCCCGAGCGCTGTTCATTGCTGGTGATCAGGTTTAGAAAATCCAACGGATCATTATCGATTTCATTGTCCATCAATCGTCGTCGCTCAGGGTCTTCATGAGGGCCTTCCATTCGCGGAATTTCTTCATGAGTTTTTCGTCCGCTTTTTTCTCTTCCTCAAGCGCCAGCGCCAAGTCTTCAACTTTGGACGCGATGGTTTTCAGGCGAGTGGCCAAATCGGTGCCGAGGTCCATCAGTTCAGTTGCTACGCCGGACAGCAGTTCGAGGGTGTTGTCGGATTTTGCGGACATTTCAGTTTCCTTAACAGCGGACACAGGTTCGGTTTTTACAGCAGTAGTCACAACGGGTGCCACGACTTTCGGAGGGCCAGAACGATCCAGATTAATTTCTGGAATTTCCGGCTCTGGATCAGGATTGTCGAGTTTTTCTTTCAGCACCTTCCAAGCGGTAAGGTCGCCAAGCCGTGGGTTTTTCAATTCCTCTTCCTCCGCCGGTTCGCGCAGTTCGCGCACTTTCAACGGCACGCGCAAAAACGAATGGCGCGAAACCTCTTTGATCAAACCACGATCTTTCAGGCCGCCCAGTGCACCACGCACCCTTTTGTAATCCGATTGGCTTTTGCCACCAACCAGCAGATGCCGGTGAATTTGTTCGGCGGTCCATGGATCTTGGATTGGCACCTGATCAAACACTTTTTGTTCCAGCGAATTACACCCGTTTAACAGGATGCGCTGCTTTTCCCGTGTAATGGACATGGTACAGCCTTGCTCCTTATTCCCTGTTGTATGTAGGGAGGTATTTACAGTCTTCCTCGGATACGTCCATGATCAGTGCAAAGAACGCTCGCGATACAGGCACGCCCATGCGCACGTAATCGATCAGACCGCTAGGCCATTTCCAGCCTTTGTATTCGTATTCGCCATTACCGCGATTTACTTTAGTCAACCGGCACAGGCTGCAACCACGATAGCGCTTTTCCTGCGCCAGTGTGTCTTCAACGTCGGCCAGACGATTGATAAATTCCTGCACGTCAAATTCAGGAATGTTCCAAACGACGGGCCACGGGTAATTCTCGCCTTCGCGGGCGGCGCGGTTTAGCATGTTGATACCGGCACCCACGAAGGTTGGAACGTCTTCGTGCTGGCGCCAATAACCTTCAACCTTTTCAGGGAATTTCGAATCGCCGTTTGCGTGTTGGAACGCACGGCACTGGGCGAACACGTCGATTTTCTTCTGTTTGGAAATATCCGGCGCTTCGATCAGCACGAAATCGCAACCGGCGTGATCTTCCTCGCACACTTCGAAAATTCCGTCATATCCGGTGTACGTGAGTTGGCAAGGATAAATTCCATCGCACACGCGCACCACATCCTTTTCACCTTTTTGGTTGAACAGCCAGTAGTAGCCGGGATTCCCTTTCAGTTCATACCACTTGAGAATTTTCACTGGATCAATTCCCGCTCGGTGGTCTTAATCGAATCTTTGCAGATTGCGAAATGCGCCATATTCAACACAGCCTGCACCTTCGAAGCTTGTTCCCCCAGCACGCCGGGTGCAGCGGGGCTGGATACCTTGAACTTGCCGTCGTCCAGATACATGCGCACGCTGGCCAGAATTTCGTGGTCTTCTTTGCGCACAATGATGATACCGACGAATTTCTGATCCTTGCCGTCTTTATCCTGAATCGATCCACGGTTGAACTGGCCAGCACACTCGACCGGGAAAGACTGGTCAGCCAGCTTGATGATCTTTTCCAGAATTTCCTGATAACGCTCTTCGTTAGGATGTATCATTGTACCCTCATTATCAGTCGTTTGATTGTCTGCGCGTGGCACCGTTTGGGCCAGCAATGACAGCGCAGCAACAGATTGATTCCTTGCCTATGCATTTTGCGATATTTCTGCACCCGGCTCCAATACTTGCCTTTCTTACGCATTTGCTCTTCGGCCCATGCGTCGTACAGGTCACAGCTTTTTGTGCGTGATCCGGTTTCGCTGATCGGAAATTTGTTGCCGAAAATAGTTTGCCGATCAACCCTAACATCAAACCAGCCGTCGCGGGGGCCGTCACTAACCTTGCCGATCATGACAAGGCCAGTGCTTGGAAATAACCCGGCCATTAGTGGTACACGTCGAATTCCGCGAACGTGTATTCCGTGCGCCCCAACAGCTGGTCGTAAACCTCACAATCAGGCAGGTAATCCAGATGATCATCCGATTTTTCATGCACACGATTTACCGCAAATTGACGTATGCGCGTTTCCACATTCGGCTCTTTGAAAATCGAAGCCAATTCCCTGCGGTTGTGGCAAGTGTTGGACAGGTGCAGCACGCCGTCTTTTTCACCACAGCGAACGGCGTAGGTTCCCGGCTTCATGCGGCTGCTAACCGGGCCAAAGAATGCCCGCACGCTGGTGCCACAATCGGGCAGCTGACCAATTCGCACACAGTCATTGCCGCGATAATCGGTAGTCACGGTAGCCAGCACCAGATCGACGCCCGGCGCGCTTACGCGGTAGCCCGGCAAATGGTTGGTGATGCATGACGTGTAAACCAGCTGCATTTTCGCGTGAGTTTTGAATTCTTCCAGTGCACGATTGGCGTAATTTTCATACGACGACCAATCGGCAACAATGCGGTCCAGCGTGTGACTGATACGCTCAAGCGCATCAGCCAACTCTTCGGTTTCCGGTTGCACAACATCGGAATAGCTGTGCACCACGAACACGCTGAAACCGCCCAAGAATTTTTCTTTGAGGAAAACCGTCATCATTGGATGCTTGAGCGTGTGGCTCAACACATCTTCCTGCACGAATTTATGATCCGAATTAGGACCAAAAAGACGTTCGACTCTCGCCATAAATTCTTGAGCGTTCATGTGATTACCCGCGCTTGGACGGAACGAATTTGATACCGTTTTCGGTACGTTCGAACTGGCCGCTGGTGAACAGGATGCCGGTGCCGAGGCGCCACATGGATTGCACTTCGCCTTCAACTACTTCGGTGATTGGGCGAGTGTCGATATCCGACCATTTTTCAACCTGCTGGAATTTCTTGCCCTGCCACAGCGAGAAACCATCGTGAGCCACGCGCAGCATGCACACGTCGGGGAATTCGCGCAGAACGAAATCGCAGAACGGATACGCTTTTTCATAGGACGGACGGCGGATCACTTCGTGGCGGAAAGCGTTGGTCGGCACGGTGGCCAGCAGTTCCTCGGCCATTACCACGGCGCCACGATGCCAGACGTTGGCGGTCGCTGCACGCTTGGCCATGATGGTCAGGAAGTTTTCGTCTTGACCTACGCGGAAATAGTTCACGCAATCCGAATATTTCTCGGCGCCCGAACGGTAGCTCACATGCAGGTGCTGTTGCGCAGGGTTAACGGTGATGGTCACGGCGCCCAGTCGGCCAGTGTTACGGAACGACCAGCAGAACGGGTGTTTCAGCTGCGATTCTTTTTCAAACTTTTCGGTGACGGTGTATGCGTCACGGGTCTGGATCAGTTCGGCAACTTTCATCAGGAAATCAGCGAGGCTGAAATCCGGGGCGCCGATGCACTTGAAAACGTCCATTGCTTGTTGTGCTGCTTGGGTCATGGTAGTTCCTTAGTCTTGCGATTGGATGGGTAGAACAGGTGTTGCTAGTGGATGTTTACAGTTTTCTCGCGGCCCGTGGTCGGCTCTGGAATGGCACCAGCATCATACAGGCCGTTGATAAAGCCCACGATGTACGACTTGCACATTTGTGACATGTTGTCAGGCGCTGCTGTGATCACATATTCGCCGTTATCCTGCATGTGCAGCCGCAATTCCAGATCGGTACAGTTGTGCGAATACAGAACCAAATCTGCGCTTTTCCATCCGGGTTTCCCTTTGTGCTGTTCGCAGCTGGTGCGCGGGCTGAACATAACGTCGGGGCAGTCGTCGCGCAGCCCTTTCATGATCGCGGTGATTACGTCAATTGGGGACATTACACTCATACGGTTGTTTCCATGATTTCGATGTATGGATTTTCACCACCTGCTGGTTCAACGTAGCGCGCATTGGTCACGAACAAATCTGCACGACGCGGAACGTATTTGCTGCGCATAGTATTTTTGTCGGTGATCGGCACCATCATCATTTCATCGACGCTTCCAGCTTTGTTCAGTCCACGGCGATACTCTGGCGGATTAAAGCCGTTGGCTTCGAGCGCTTTGTTAGAAGGTTCGTAGTTGATGTAATCTCCATAGATTTCAAACAATGCAATCTCGGAATTTGCCAACACCACTTTTACCGCTGGGCGTGCACCGTTGTGGCGTTTGTACTCAACCGCGCATTTGCGAATCTTTTCGAGTTCTGCAATGTGCTGCTCGATCTTTTCCAGATCGGTGCTGTGACGGCGAGCCTGAATCTGTGTCGCGAATTCCATCTGCTCGAAAACATCGGTGAAATCTTGGGATGGCCCGGCAGACCGTGCCGCCAAGTGGCGGGGTCTTAACTCCAGCACATGCCCGCGTACCGCGTATTCTACGCGGTCATAATGCCCTGTCGGGCCGAAAACTGTAGGGACCAAATGTACGAGGCCCAAATGGCTACGCACCTGCATATATTCAGAATCATCTTCGAAGTGGAAGGCTTGACCAAACAGTGCTTCACACTTCTTTTTGAAATCTTGGAAATTCATGGTGCAAAAATCCTTTTCGATTAGCCGTGGTGAATGAGGTAGCCGCTGGTTGGACCCAAAATGGTTTTCAGGAAAATTTCCATGGTGGTCCACAGTTCTTGGCTGCCTGCATTTTCGAGGTGTTCGACCTCTACTTGGCAATTGGAGAAAATGCGCAGCACCACACGCCCACGTTTGTTGAAGACTTCCAGCTGCACGCAGGTTGGACTACCCTTCGGCAAATCACCTATCAGGTTGCCACTGGTTAAGGTGTAGTCGATATTATACGCAGCCATTTTAGTGACCAGCGTGGTTGCCACCATGAAAGGATTTACGTTCATTTCAATGCACCTGTATGAATCCGCGATCCAGCAACTTTTTGATCATGAGTTCCATCAAAACTTTTGACGGGTCATCAGGATTGCAGCGCAAGATTTCGACCGTGCCGTTTGCCTTGACGGTCAGGCCAAATTCCGCGTCGGTTTCAGGAATCAAAACCTCGAAGGTGTGCGCCTCTTTGCCTTCGACCGGTTCGATGTTGCAAAAGAAAACGCCGTATTGATCGGGTATCTGCTCTTGCAGTTGCTCGCACACTGCATGGGTATTCAGTTTGATATCCATATTTTCTCCTGCCAGAAAGTGCAATGGCGCCCAAAAGGACGCCATTTTGATTATGCAGCTTTCTTGATTTTCTTCGGTTTGATCTTGGCAGGTTTCAGCGCCTTGATCTTTGGCTTGTCTTTCTTCGGCAACTTTTTGATTTCGTCCAGCAGCTTGTGGTGCTCGCGGCTCAGTTTGTCGCGGGCTTCCGGTAGGCTGAACCACTTGCGTTTCCGCATGTGTTTTTCTTGCCAGTCATCGAGTGCCGTATGGAAATCCATCGCGTACATGACGACGTTCTGTTTCATCCCGTCTTTCTTGTACTCAAATTTACCAATTTTCTTGGTAACGGTTCCGGTGACTCCCGCCTCTTCGAAGCATTCTTTTGCCGCGTTTTCACGGGCATTCAAATGCTTCTCCTGCCCGCCTTTGGTGAAGCCCCACCACGCGCCTTTCTTCAGCTTTTTCACCAGCAAAACTTGGCGAATGCCGTCTTTGTCGCGGTACGGAATACAACCCGATTGTTCGCGGACTTTTTCCTTCTTTTTGGCCGACTTCGCGGTGGCCAATTGGAGTTCAACCTGCATTTCCATACAGCCCCTTGTTAGTTAATGGTCGCGACCTTAAAGATCGCTCCCTATTAAATTACTGCCTACAAGGTATGTTTACAGTTTTAGTGACCGGCTTCACGCATGTCATCCACTGCACGCTGCACAGCTGCGATGAAAGAGTAGTTTTCAGTGTTCCACGACCAGAAGTTAGTCATGCCCGGATGTGAAATTGTCCGGGTGCGGAAACAAACCGTGAGTTCGTAGGTTGCCAGCTGGATAACTGCCCATTCGTATTTGCTCATGTGCGGCGTTCCTCGACGTATGCAACGGCTTCGACCATGGCTTCGATTAGTCCCGCAGTATCAATCGAATTCCACGTCCAATAACGGGTGTGGCCGGGGCATTTGATGGTGCCCATAGCGAAGTTGATATACATGCCGTATTTCATGGCCTGCGCCAATGCCCAATTCCCATCGTAAATCATTTATCTTCCTCAACTGGCTCGCTGAATATGAGGGTGTACCCTGTGTATTCATTGTTAGTCAAATCAAGCAGCGGCATAAAGAACGGCGAATCGCAAACCTGCCAGCTAACCACCTTCGTGGTTTTGATACCGACAATTCCATGACGCAAAACCATGTCGGCAAAAGCGCTAGGTTTTAGCAGGGTCAGCAGTTCGGTATTGTTGGCAAATGGAATGTATTTGCGCAGTGCAAACGACGGGCGTTTCTCTTCCAACAACAGCGGAATTTCCGAAGCGACATTGACGCTCAGGCGCAGGCCGTGGCGCGTGTGGAACTCTTCGAAGTCTTCCGGTTCGTCATAGGCGCCCGGCTCGCCTTCCAAACGGTTTTTGTTAGGCTCCAGCCATTTAATCCCGTCAAAATATACCGAAAACATCCCATCGGTAAACGTGCTGGTGTCACGGCCAAGGCCAAAGATTTCATGATCACCCAGCATGACCGACGCGCTGTGCGGATACCCTTTCGGATCGAGGACCACCTTGGCTTCGGTTTTCACCTGATTCAGAATAACTTGAACGTCGGACAAAAACGTGGCCCACAATTGGTCAAAATTGAGGTTGGTTTCCGCACTCTTGGTCAGGATTCCGAATAGCGCGCTGGTCGTCATTTCCTCTGGCAGTTCTTTACACCCTTCGACAAACGCGGTACATCGCTCGCGGTTTGCCGGAACTTCCAACCACGTAACTTTTACGCCGTTGAGTTCCATGGTCACAGGCGGCAAATAACCTTGCTGTCGTTCATCGTGGGGCCACGGGCTTCTGATGCTGAAGCCGTTGGCAATCAAACCCTCGATAAGGTTCACCCGGTGCCGCGTTACAATTTGAGTGCTCGACATTATTTTTGAATCCTTCCGTGGCCATAAGTGCTGTACTGTTCGAACAAATCGGCGTCCTGTTTCCCACGCGATTTCAAATTCAGTGATTCCGATTCGCCCTCGCAACTCATGCCACTTTTGCCGAAATTGCAGAACCCTGCGCTGATGGCGCCGCCCGGACTCATGTCGCTGTATCTGTCGCGCAGCATTACGCGCTTCGACGCTTCACACATGTCGGCATGGGTCAGGTATTTCGGGAACATCACAGGGACTTCGAATTCGTCACCCTGTCTGTTGATTGCCTTGAAAACGATGTATTTGAACGCACTCATTTTAATTGCTGCTCCGTGCTGTGATGCGGATGGTTTGGCGTTTCAGGTCAATCAAATTGTCTCGCAGGCTATCGCGCTCGGTGGTCAGCAGGTTGATACGGCGGGTGTGCTGATCCATCGTCTTTTCCACGAAATCAATCAGGTAAAGCTGCGCTTCCAATTCGGTGGCGAACGCTACCTGTTTGGTGGCCGTGTTGTTGTTCCATGCACGCCAGCCACCGCCTTCGAAATATTGCGGAATGAACATGTCTTTTTCGCTGATGCCGGGGGCTGGTACGCGGGCAAAAACACGGAACGGAAATTCTGGTTTATTCATCTTTAGAAATACCTTTCAAGCGGAACACTGCACGACTGCCGTCAGGTTTGGTGCAGACTGTGCGATATGGGTTTTCCTGATCCGCATAGCTAACGTTGCGGAAACCTTCCTGAATCCAGCCTTTTTCAAGGCACAGGCGCTGGGCCTCGAAACGTTCGGCCCAAAGCACACGCCGCTCGTAACGATCTTTACCGTTTACTGGTGGTGGAATATCGTGCAGGATGAAATTTTCTTCCTCGATACGTTCGCGCTCTTCACGCTTGGCTTTAACCACAGCATCGCGGATTGCAGCGCTCTCGGCACTCTCTGCTTTTTCCTTGGCCTTCACGCCCTTATCTTGATAGGGATATTTGCCGTCACAACCAGCCAGCAAAACCAGTGCAAACACCACCAAATATTTCATTGCTGGCCATTCCTTTTCAGGTAGATAACGGTGCCATCTTTCTGGCGACAAACGGCGCGGTAGCTTTCTGGCCCGCCGCTGCGCAGGTAGTTGCTGGTTTCGAACAGCATGCCCATACGCTGGCAGATGCCTTGGGCTTCCCATTTCGCATCCCAATTCAGGCGCGTTTCTTTGGATTTATCAACGCCTCGCGAAGGTCGATCAAGGGCATCGCAGCCAGTCAGCAACAGTGCGGCAACCACCATCAAATATTTCATTCTGCCACCTCGAATTGTTCCACCGGCTGATTTTCAAGCATACAGGTGGCGCGGGGTTTCATGTCGTCAACGCCCGGCACCAAACCGATGTAAACCATGTCACGATCAGCGCAAATTTTCTGTGCCTTCAGCGTGCGTTCAAACTGGCCCTTGCGGTATTCTTGACGCTCCGCCACATAGCGTTGGGCTGCTGCAATTCGGTCGGCGCGTTTTTGGTCACGATCTACCATGCTTTGATATTCTTTTTCAGCGCCCGAATCACAACCAACCAGAACCAGTGCGGCCATCACGGCCATCAGAATTTTCATTGTACCTAAATCCTTGAAGGTGCCCACACCACGCAGGCACCTGTTTATCGTTTACAGTTTATTTGTCGCGGTAGCGAGCGTCACGGTCACGCACGAAGCAACGCGCACGGCGCCATGCATCTTGCGCCAGTTCACCAATCAACATCACGAACACGAACAGGCCCATAAAGAACATGAAAAGCGGGGTCCACCATGCACGCCCGCCCGGTGGATAATGGTCGTTGCGCGTGTCGTACACAAACCAAAACGCGTAGGCCAACCACGCCCCTACAATCAGCAAAAGGAAAATCATTCGAAATCTCCCATGTCGTCATCGTCATGATCCACATCGTCAATCAAAACGTGCGGGATGAAACGTTCGTTGCTGGTGCCCAAAACCGGTTCGTCAAATTCACGAATACACAGTGTGGCAGCCGACGCTTCACGCAGCGAACGGTAATCGGTTGCACGATCCGGGCACATGAACATGCCGACGATGAAACTGTTACGGCCATCGACCTTGTACGGCGCTTTATATTCCTGATAAACCACATCAGAACCGCCGTAAATTCCATCGGTCGAGAACTGGTGTTCACCGTTGGCGCGATAGATCACGATGTTGTTGGACATGCGACCGATCACAGGCTTTTGCACATACGCATTTTTGCCCACAAAACGATCCGGTTTCATGTAAGTGCGCAGCACTGGAACCGTCGCATATTTGTCCGCGAAATTCTGATCGTTTTCCATCAGGTAAGTGACGTAGGCCCAAATGCCTTTGTTGGACGTAAACCAACGCCACGCCGGTTCCATGATAGTGACGTTACGCGCCCAGTTTTCCCACTGCTGATAGGCAATCGGGCAGGCCTCGACCATTTCTTCCCACGGCACCAGCGCGAAGATAACCGACAACGGCGTGTCGCCGTATTTCCACGGGTTTTCGCGGTCGGTCAGATCGAACTCGATATCCTTGCTCGAAATGAACAGGCAATCGTTTTCCTCGCCCATGATTTGCGCCACGACTTCCGAAGTGGCTTGCACCTCGAAACTTTCGTCGTCAAACACCACAGCCGCCGTGCCGGGAATCTCACCCATTTCCGCAAACAGATCGGATGCCAGCGGGAAATAGGAATTCAACTGCAATTCCGAATCGCCGGTCACAGCTACGCACACTTCGTTTTGCAACGAAACGGATTCCAGCAGCATGGTCGGGGTATCGCCGTTAAATTCGTAGATACCTTCGATCTTTTCCGTGACTGGGTTCATCACGGCGTCAAAGCGACCGTAGATCGACTGGCGCGCCGAACTGTTGTCGCGATAGGTCCATTTTGCGTAGTCGATGAAATACGGGTGCTTGCGCAGGAAATCGCAGCCCATATATTCCATGATGGTGCTTTCGGATTCGTTGAACAGGTGGCCCACAGCCTCGACCAGCATTGCGTAAGCGGCTTCAAACGTGAGTTCAATATCGCGGCACGAACTCAGGTTGAAATTGTAGACCGGCAGGTTGTGTTTGTTGTTCATGGGGAACGAGAAATAATCGCGAACCGTCTGATAAAATTCTGCGTCGGCTTCCGCTTCTGGCTTCGGCATTTCGCGCCAGAATGCTTGAGTCCATGGCAGTTCGTTAACCATGAAATCGTTGAGTTCGAAAGATACTTCGTGATACGTGCAATGCATGATCTATTCCTTGAGAAATTGGAAGGGTGAAACGGGGAATTAACCCCCGCCACCACCTTTGGCACCTGCACCACCGCCACCGCTGTGCATTGCGGACTTCACGCGGGCTTGCGTAGCCTGCTGTACCGTGGCTGGGGCACTGCTAGGGCTGGCGCGCCATTGCGATACGCGATTCTGCATATTCTGGCGATAATTCGGGCTGGCCATAACCGCATTGCGATTGCTGTTCATCAGGGCGCTGGTGTAAATGGCAGAACCACCATTCCGGCATTTACGGCGTTCGTCGCGATTGTCACAACGTTGCGTGGTCATCGGCGCATGCTGCTGTTGATATTGCTGATAGCCGCCCGATTGATTCATGGATTTTGCCAACGCGTAACCGCCCAGCGCACCGAGTGCCGCACCGCCCACCATTGGCCAGATGGAATTGCTGCTGGTGCCGTCCGCTTCTTCACGCACAACGTTCAAGACTTTTTCGCCTTTTTCGTTGACGGAATAATACACGTCTTTTACCGACGGATCTTTAGATTGAAGTTCACGCAACGCGGCCTGTGCGTCTTCCTGATCAGCAGCCATTTGCTTGCGCGTTGCTTCTGATGCCTGTTCGTCAACATACGCCTTTTCTTCATCGGGATAGGCCCCGCTATCGTCACACCCGCCCAGCAAAGCCAATGCTGCGGCGCCTGCGGCCAACAGAACTTTGTTGCTCAATTCTTTTTCCTCAGTTTTTTAACCAGATTGTCTTTAATGATCCACACGTCCATCAGGAACATTGTGGGCTGCCAAATGTACATGGCGAGAAAAACAATGGGCCACGCCCACCATTTCACATCGTGGTTGATCCAGCTGTACCGAAAACCCCACGCGGCCCAGCAGGTCCACAGAACGATCAGCCACCAATACCACGCCATGCCTAATCCCTTTTGATTTTGGTGAACTGGATAGCTTCCAAATCGACTGCACCACAATATTTGTGCAGAAAATCGTAAGCCCGTTGGTCGATCAGCATAACCTCGGATTGCGGCCAAGTGATTACATCCAACGGCTCGCGAACTAGATCGTTAACCGAGACTGCGATTTCTACCGGCTCTTCGTCACAAACGGAAATGTAACGGTAACGTTCGTAGCTATCGCATTTCAGTAAGACGCCCAAATATTCAAACTCGGGATCTACTTCGAGCGGCTTCCCTTCAGCATAGGACGCCAGTATCCCGGCAGCCTCGACCAACTTAATGTGGCCTTCGTGCAAAACGTTCATTCCACGTTTCCTGTTTACAGTTTGTGGATCAGCGCCAGCAACTGCGCGTTGTGCTCGGGGCCTTGCGGAACTTTGATGATTTCGCCGTTTTCGTTCTGCCCTTTTTCGTAGCGGTAGGTAACGGTTTCATCCGGGTAGAATGAGCACGACCACCAAACGTTAGTGTTTTCTTCATAGGGCAGCATCAGGCCGACGTAGCCCTCATGATCCAGACTGGGCATTACACGCTTACGCGAATGCACGGCCAGATTTTCGCGCACGTATTCGAAGAATTCACGCGCCAACCTCAACGAATCGGGCAACGGTGCTGGCAGGTCTTCGAACCAACCGTCTTCGAGTTTTCCGTAGGCCACATATTCAGCTTCAACACCGGCCCAAACTTTCTGGAACCACTCTTCTTTTTCGCGTGCTTGCTGCTGCATCGACAATTCCATCAATTCAGCTTCGGCGCGTTCAATGTCGGCCTCTGTTTGGTGCGGTAAACCAGCCATCACCATTTCGCCACAAACCGGGCAGTGGTGCATGCCCATTGGTTCACCGCTCAGCATTTCCGGGTGCCCTTGGCAATGGCCCTCAACGTTGCGGTGTACGCGGTAAATGAACGTGCGTACCGAACCCTTGGCCGAGCCTTCGAAAATGCGGTGCGACACGTGGTATTGCGTCCAGTCGTGCGGTAGTGCGTGGGTAAACGCACCGATCAAACGCATTTGCAAATCCTGCAATTCCGGTGTGAATTTGCCACCCAGTTTGAACACGTAGGTCATGCATGCATTGGGCAGGCCTTCGATATCCATCCAGTAATCTTTGCCGCCCTTGTAGCTAAACGGCACGCGGCTTTCTTCCATCACGATTGCATCAAACGTGACCTGCAATGTGGAGCCGTCAAACTCGGGGTTTTGGTAGCCCCACAGGGTTTGGCGCTCTTCGCCCTTGAAAATCATTTGGTCGATGATCGAAGAATTGAAATCGCGAAATTCCATTGGTAGATCCTCAGAAAATTTGAACATTCTCGATTTGACGGGATTCGTTATTGCCACCGGGACCGTCGTTAGAGAAACATTTGCGAGACTGCGCGTTGAGGTAGTCCGCCGGAGTCTTAAATTTCAGGCCCGGCCCCACGTCTTCGCTCGCAAATTCTCGGTGAAACGAATACTCCAACTGCCGTAGCCGTTTGCAGATTTTGAACGTCACCAGCACATGACGGAAAGGGGAAGGTGCTTTCATTCGTGGGGGTCTTCCAGCGTGGAGTACGCAACGTTCCAAAGGTTGCCGTTGGAACCTTCAACCGACGCCCGGAATTTCTCGGGGGAGAACGCCACTCTATGATCAACGTCAACCCAAATTTTACGCAGAATACCCAGCTTGTATTTGTCACCCGATTTGAATTTGACGGGCATGCCTTCTGTTGGGCGGAACACTGGTTTCTGCACAGCGACCACCTGCCCCATCGGATCGGCAGCATCAAGCGTTTTCGGCATGGCCAGAATTGCACGCAATTCATTTTCGAATTCTTTGCCGTCAATTTCGTTGACGTACCTATCAAGTTCGATTGCGCTACTGAACCACGAACCGTTTTCCAGCAGACGCAGCACCACACGTTCCAGAGCATCGGCGCGGGCATCGGATGGCAACAGCTGCTCACCGATTTTCAGGCCGTTTTCTTCGGCCTCGATACAGGCGTCCAGCCACGCACTGATTTGGCTGTTCATCGACCGGTGGTTGCGGTTGGCCAATCGCTGGATTTTGTCGCGCATTTCACCGTCATACATGCGCACGTTGAATTTAGCTACGACAGGCCGTTTCATTCGGTAACTCGCTGGTTGAGGCCGCTGGAACGGCGCAGTTTGATTTTGAGATATTTACGGGTTTCTGGCTGCGGGTTGAACAGCAGGTGTGCCGCTTCGTCATGCGAAATGATTTGCACCGGAGCCGCTACCACTCGCGCACTAGCCAGCCCATATTTGAAGAGCAACGGGCCGAACTGATGCAGTGGGCCGGTGGTGTAAATTTTGTCGTTGTCGATTATCGTAACCTGATCTTTGGACCTGTAGCGTTTCGGGAATTGGCCGCTGTCAGTTTGCAGGATTTCGATTACTTGACCAGCCGACGTAATTTCGTGCTCTTCATCACCATATTCCATGAACGATTGGCCTTCATGGTAAAAGATAGTGAAAATCGGATCGCCTTTTGCTTCGGCCATCAGGCGGAACGACACGTGCCATGCGTTGTACCAATCGGTAGTGGCACGCATGTGCGCAGACCCGACCTTGCAGGGTTTGTCCGTTGGATGCAGACGCACGCCGAGCGATTCAATGCGATTTTCTACATCGGTAATCAGTGCTCTGAAATCGTCACGCTCAGCCTTCATGGTCGCCAAGCACTTTTCGATATATTCCAGCACTTCCTGATCAGGGACCGTATCAAAGAACGTCTTGGCCTCAGCGACCGAGCCATCCAACATGATGCGCATGGTGTTACCGTATGACGTGACGTTGATTTTCAGCCGGTCAAACACAAACGAATAACCGGTGCGGGTAACGAAACCGAGGTCCAGCAATTTCTGACCCAGTTCTGCACGGGAACCCAAGTTAGTTTGTTTCTGCTTTGCAAGCTTCATTAAATGTCATCCATCACTTTGTCGGCTAAGGCTTTGACTTCCATGAACATGCCCCGGTTGACCGGCATGCGGAAACGATATTCGTAATACTCTTTTGTGACTGGTTTGCCACCCAGCAACAACTCGTTGAGCGCTTTGTCTTCCGATTGGCGAATCACAACGCCTTCCCGCTTGTGGCAACCGACCAAACCGAATTGGAAAAACAGCGGTTTGAAATCGCAGGCCGGGCGGTACGAGAACATCGATTTACCTTTGAACACTAGCGGCGACGATTCGTCTGGCCAGTCATCGAAGTCCTGACCCAACAGACGTTTGGTAACGTCTTGTTCGCAGGTGACTACCTGATCATAGAAAGCATGATCAAACAGGAAATCTTTGCCACGAATCGACATAGAAAACATTTCCTCTTCACCGTTCATGTAACCACGGCAGAAGAAACCTAGAGTGAACGGCCAGTTGGTGGTTTTCTTGAACTTACCAATTACGCCCATGGTGCGCGCCCAGTATTGGACTTCGACCGTGAGCGCCACAAATTCCTCAAGGCGTTTATTGAAAATCGCCATTTCGCTATCGATGTAGGCCACGATTTCATCGATTGGCACCGGGACACGGCGCTGGGTATTGTGATTGTAGCTGTCCCAATCCTTGCAGACTTCGATTTCGACCACGACGCCGTATTGGTTGATACGCACCGACAAATCGGTATCGGTTTTATGCTGCCACAGGTAGCCGCCGTCCGAATCGTCTTTATCGATTTTGAAGCCGTGACCACGCAGGCAATCGTTAAGCTTTTTCGAGCGAGTCATAGCGGGGTGTTGGTAGCTCATTTCTTCAGATCCTTGACGTATTTGTTGACGGCACGTTTTGCAGCAGCCTTGAGTTTCGGCACGGAGTCAAACCGCTTATGCCTTGCGCCTTTTACCGAACTTGTGCGGAGCGTATAAACATCCCGGCTTTCAGCACCCATGCTAACCACTTCGATTCCGTCGATCAGGATGCCCGCAATGTCTGGACACTCTGCTGGTGCGTCCAGTCGAAACGTATGGCCCGGCACCGTGACGTTTTCCAGAATCTGCTGGCGCACTTCAGCGAAATTTTGAATGATGGAATCAGCTTCGAGTTTTGCATCATCCAGCACCCGGCAAATAGCAGGCACAGATTCATCGGTAAATGTTCGTTGCACCAGCCCTTCCAGAACAATCGGGGATTTGTCCGCATTTTGTGGATCGCGGAAAATCTCCAACGCACCATCGAAATAAGCGGCGTGTACGACTGGCAGTTTCTTGTGGTGCGTAAAACCCAACTTGGATCGGGCATGCTTGACCACACGCTCGAAATCCTTCTGCGTGTAGCCGGTCATTTGCACATGTCCTTGTAGGAAATCACATCAGAGTTTTTGCCGTTGTCCATAAAGAACGAATAGGCCTCAGCACGCGGCAGCGGGTAGCGCCCCGGCTCTGCATCTTTCACGTTGACTTTCGGGTGCGTGCCATCACTCATGTGGGCCAAAACCGATACGCCATTGTTGGGCATATCCACAAAGGTTTTTTCTTCCATGTGGCGCAGATCATACAGGCGCCAGTTGAAAATGGTGAAATAGCGATACGAATATTCGCGATTGCCCTTGACCGTCCGATCACCCACTTTGAAGATGCATTGCGTTTCGTGCGAACCGTATTTGTTCCAGTCCTGCACCACTTCGCCACGGTAGGCCCAGCCGATGGCCCCCAGCAGCGCCAGCAGGCCCACGAAGCACGCAAAGATCCAAGCGCGTACCATCCACTTGCCAAACGCGATACGGCTTTTGTCGGCCTTCGCCTGCGCGGTGCCGAGGCTGGCGACGTGTTCTGCCTCGCTGGCGAGATTTGCCGCCAACACCTCGATTTCTTCCGGCGTTAACGGAGGCAGCGCCCGGTCCGCTGCGTCTGGGACGTGCGGTGGCAATTCTTGATCTTTGTTCAGTTCGTCATTGATTTTCGACATGTCCAGCCCTTCCCCTGTGTGTCCCACAATTGATCCTTAATATTTATCAGCGAAAAATTCAATCTTCGCCCTGTGTTTTTCAAACAGTTCTTGATCAGTAGTCCATACCAGATCAGTGTTGGTAAAGACGTGCGTTTTCTCGCAAACGAACTGGCACTGCCGCACATTGCCAATGGCCGCCGAGTGCGCCCAGCGCATAACCATCATCAGCCGCGTAAGATTCACCAGCGGCGACGTGTAGGCCACGTGGTACACGTTCGCATTCTGGCGCGGGATATGGTTGTACAGGATAGACAGGCTGGTGCCCTCTACCCAAAACAAATTCGTTGGCTGTTCGAGGAAATATTTCTGCGGAAGCCAGCCCTGCTTCTTAACCAGAATTTTCTTTCTGATGCTGTGAATAAATTCCAGCAGGTTTTGATCTTGGCGAAAGGCAGCGCCTTCCACTAAATGCTTTAGACGGGCCAGTGTCCCGTCCATAGCTGCGCGTGCATCCCGAATGGCAATCCACTGTTCTTTTGATACGCGTGGTCGCTTTTCGGGGCTTACTTGCTGCGCTTGTGAACCTTGATTCACCTGTTCCATTTAGGCTTTCCTTGTACCCTAGATTTTTCGCCCAATTGTCGTTGGGTCTTCGGAATCGCTGATGTATTGATAGCCGCCCTTGTTGTACAGGGGCGCAGTGCGTTTCTTTTTGCGTTCGATTTCTTCCTGTGCCGCCTGTTCACGTGCAGCCCAGTCTTCACCCTCGACCAGAAAAACGCCTTCCTCGGTCACGGTCAGTTTTTTCGCACTCGGCAAATGTCCAACGTCCGACGTGCGATATTCGAGTTTAAGGGACGATCCATCGTCCACTTTCTTTGCAGCTTTTGGCAAAGAACCATCGGCATTACGGCCCAGCTGTTTTGCCAGCTTTGCACGGGCCGCCGCTTCCTGTTGTTCTTTGCGCTTGCGTTCTTGTTGCTGCTTTTTGGTCAGCATGTTTACTCCCGCGTTTTGAACTCGGTTTTATTGAGAATGATGGTAGCCTTATCCTTGTTTACAGTTTGGGTCACAGGCTGCTGCACAGGGGCCGGTGCGTCCACGTCTTCGGCAGAACGAATCAGGATTTCGTCACGCAGGCCACGCGAACCGAACTCGATGCCACCAATGGTCAGCGAGGATTGGCAGGTGTAGAAAATGGTTTGACCTACGGCCCAGCCAGCGGCCACGATTGGCCATGGGAATTTCACCTGCTCCAGATCCACTTTCGGATCAAACATCATCACAGCTTCTTTGCCTTCGATTTTGACAACAACGTATTTCATGTGGACCTCAATGGTGTGCAGCGTTTTCGAGAAGATCAGTCATGTCGTCATAACTGATGAACGCTTTGTTTTGTTCGATGGTGAAACTGCCGTTATCGACAGTAGCGATTATTTCAAAGTCGCCGGATAGTTGTCGCGGAACTGCTGCAACAAAGAAATCGCCGTAGCGGTGGATATCGGCTGCTCGGACTTGATCGATAAACAGCGTTTCGGATCGCGAAGCATATACGCGAAGTACCATGGTTGTTTCTCCAGACGTTTCATTTAGGTTGCTCCCCTGTTTGCTCCAAAGCAAAATCTTTGGTGCGAGTAAATTGGTGTGACCTTGGTGAATTGAAATCGGTGCAGCTGAAATGCTCTGTGTCTTTGGCCCACGTGTTGAACTTCGAATAAAATCCATAACCGAGGGTGACTGGCTTTTGTTTGTGCGGCACCCGCCCCAGCAGCATATCTACCGAGAACGTTTCACCCATCGGCCACTCTTTAGCCATTTGACGAACCGCGTCCTGCAATTGCTGTTGCGTCATGCGGCGCAGTGCCAGTGGATCACGTGGCTTTTTGTTGGCGCGTCCCTTGGGCAGCGGCGCTTCTACGTCGCTAATGCGCTGGAACAGGTTGCCATTTTGTGCCGGGATTATGCGGAACTCTTCGTGACGGCGAACCCACTGCGCGAACACAGAATGCCAGTAGCCGGGCACCTTCAGTGAACTGAATTGGTTACGGCTATGCAGGCGAATCACAAGGTCATACAGGCTAAACATCATGCCCATTTTTATTGTGCGGGCCACCGGGACCAGTTCAGTCCATTCGAGGCTATCCAGCGGCACGGCCTGTTTTTCATACAGGTCTTCAGTGGTCGCCAAATGTTGCTCAAGAATTTTGCTAATCGCCTGTTCGACCGTTTCGCCTGTGCGCTCGCAATGATCGGCCAGCGCACGGTGCAGGTCTTCACCAATATCCAGCTTCAACAAAACTTTTTTATCTTGTTCCATTGTTCCTCCTTAGAGGCTGCCCCACATGCCGAACAGCCGATCCATTTCGCCCAGTGCATTCCCCTGCTGCACCGGCACCGCCTGTTTTACGGCAGGTGTTCCCACTCGGCTAGGATTAACCGGACTTTTAGATTGCGCCTTAGCACCTTGCATTCTTTCGGTGTGAACTGCCGGGCGCGTAATCTGCTTTTGCATGATAAAATCTTAGTCTCTTGAATTGCGAAAATATATTCGCCCGATGGCAACCGGGCTACATAGCGTTTACAGTTTTCCCTGTCCACTGCGCACCACCTTGCGCGACCAGAACAACAGGGCCACCATGGTGCCCTGAATGATGGTGATCAGGCCGTGAATTATCAAAAGTAGCCAGCGCGTTTCGTTATCAGCGGCCAAGGATTCCGCACGGAGGAAACAGATGCTGGCAATCATCAGCAAACCCATCATTATCGCAATGGGCCATACGTTGTGCATTACAGCTTTTGCCACGCCTTTTTGTCGTTCGTTGTACATCAGTAAGCCCCTTCGTGCGGTGGCAGATTTTGCAGGCTCAGGGCACGCACAGCGGCTTCACGTGCGGGCAGCGTGCGGGTCCAGATGATCTTGCCGGGATCGGTGAACATTTTCGCCTGTTTCAGGAAGCCGATTTGCAATTCGATTGCGTCGGCCACGTCCACGTTCATTTCTTCGCACAGGTCGAACATGACGTGTTGCACGCAACGCGGTTCACAGCTTTCCATCAGGTCGGCATCGCGCAGCACTTTTTCCATCAAATTTTGCGGTGGGTTCGGGAAGCCGTGCGCAAACTCGGTGCAGCGGATCATGTTTTCAATCCGGCCCAACGAAACACCGCCGAAGTAATCTTGCACGCACTCTGCTTGCCGTAGCCCGTGGATAGCGATTTGGATATTTTTGCTATCGGGACCACCACCGGTATGGCCGAAATCGTGGAACAGCGCGGCGCACAACGTTTGCGAAATTTCGTGACGCAGGCGCCAGCCCATTGCGGCAAACAATTCGAGGCAGCGGTGTGCCACACGGATGCAGTGATCGACGTTGTGGTACGGCTGGTGCGTGTCGAATTGCGGCTTTTGCACATACTCGAAAATCGCACCCATTTTGTATTCGTCAATCGCGGCCTCAAACATGGCACGGCGATAGGTAGCGGCCACGTCCAGTTCAGCGTCCAGAACTGCTACGGTTTTTTCACTGTACGACATTTTGGTTCACCTCTTGGGTTATTTGCCTTTTTGCCCGGCTGTGTAAGCTGCGCGCATCACCATGAACATACCCAACATCAGGATGCACATAATGGTGCCCATTGCCTTGTGCGCACGGCCCTTGGAGAAATCGATCATGCAATCGACCGCCATCCCGATAAGGCCAACCCAGCACACATGCCACCAGCCAATGATCGGCAATTTACTCAGCAGCTTTTGCATTCTTTTTGGCCTTCAATTCTTTTTCGTAACCGGCGCCGATGTGCTCCAGCCGTTGGGCCGTGCCTTTCTTGTCGTGCCATTTGTTGTGCTTCATTACGCGATTGACCGCTGCTTTGTGGTCGTATTTCTTTTCGCGCTCTTTGGTGTACAACTTGGTCAGCAGATCATCCGGGTTGTACCGATAAATATGCGCTTCGTCCCACACGATGAATTTCCGTTCCAGATCGAAATCGAAATGGTGGTCGCTATTGATTGGTGATCGAGGTTTGGTGCGCACCACACGCATAGGATTTCGGGGCAAAGAATCGCAGATGAACCGTTCCATATTTTTCATCGAGGCTTCCATGTCAATGGAGTCCTCCAGACACACGGTAAACGGCTTGCCCAGTTCTGCCAGTCGTTTGTATACCTGCAATTGATGCGCATACATGGGCGGACGGCCAGCGCTGTAAAGCGGCAATCCGCCGCTCAAGTAACCGCCGGGAAGCAGGCCGGGATCGAAACCCATAATCGGAATGCGTGGCTCGGATTTTACACCCAGTCTCTCGCGAATCCATTCAAGGCTGTTTGCAAATTCTTGCGCCATTTTTTCACACTCCACATTGGTGCCTTGCACAGGGTGATTGCGCAGGAAACTGAATGGGCCGTCGTCAATTTCGCTACGGTGGCCGACGCAATCCCACATGCCGGTTTTGCCCGCGCCTTTTGGAATGTTCATGGTTTGCCATTGCCGTGGACGGGACCGGGCGAAGAGGCGTTCCCTAGCTTGCCAGTTGGTGCGGGCAGGAGGTTGCCAGCGATAATCACCAAACACCACCATGTTGCGTATACGATCCCACAGGGCTTTGGCTTCGGGTGCATTCAGTTCCATCGGGGTTTTACCGATCAGCCCAATGTAATCGACTGCCCGGAAATCACGATCATGGTTTTGTTCCACGTTCTGCCTCTTTTTTCAGTTCTGCAATTTTGGTCAGTGCTTGGGCCACCAGACGCTGGCGCAGTTTCGGCGGCACATACGCATAGTCACGATTGAGCCGGGCCGCAACCGCTTTGCCGTCCAGCCCTTCGGCCAAAAGTTTGGCAATGGATTCCGCCATTTGATCAACGACCATCAGCGATTCACACCGTAGCTAACGGCCAGCTTGTTGATACCACGGCGGAAAGAATCGGTGTAAAACTCGACACGATACGGACGCTCCAGCACGTTGAATGCGTCGTAGAAATCAATGCTTGGGCCATCCTCGGGGCACGCCAGATGCAACACCACATAAGGGCGCTCGGTGCTGCGTGCACGCAACGCATTTACAGAACGTTCAATTTCGCGAATTGCGATTTCCACCAGTTCGATTGCCGAGTCGCTATGGACCACGCAACCGTCGAAGGTGAAGACGTGCAGGCCTCGCGCTTCGTCGTAGGAATACAGCGGCGTTTCTGTAGCGGTCTTCAGCGGTGAATCATTGAACAGCGTAGGCACCACGTCGAGGAAGAAAATGCATGGGAAGAAAGGTTTTTTGCCGTCGTATTTCAGAAGATCCATTACAACACCTTTTGCAGAATTTGTTTGATGATGTGAACAGTTGCGAACATGCCGACCGCCATGTGCATCGGGGTCAACTGGTGCCAATAGGTTTTGGTGCGCCAGCCGTGGAACAGGTAGAAGCCCGCGAAGCTATACATGCCGTACAGCAGCCACCGCCAGATATCCCAGTCATCCATGATAATAAAAATCCATGCGCATCTGGCTATGGTTCACGCACAGGTCGATTATTTCAGAGCGCTTTTTGCCTTTGAAGCTATCTCGGAATTCTGTGAGCATGCGGCCCATCGCGTCTGCACCTTTCCCATCGCGCCCGGTGCCCCAGTCCTTATCCCAATCGGCTTTGTGCACCAACCGCCCTTTGGTTTCCAGTAGGGCTAACAGGCGGATAGGGTTTTGCAAATACGCTTCACGAATCGCGATTTTCATCGTGTCGTAACGCTTCGATTTTTGATCCTTGCGTTCCTTGCCCTTCGCCTTGGGGCCGCCGAAATGTTTGGCCTTGTAGGGATCAAAGGAATTTAGGATTTTGGTGCGCAGTTCTTTTTCGCTCGGGTCCAGCGAATAAAACTGGTACATGTGTTCGATGGATTTGAACAGCCGTTTCTTGTAGAAAAACGGCGAGGGCCACATCGCGCTCCACATCGGATTTTCATACGAGTTAAATTCGATGATCGGTACAGTCGTTTTCTTCGCCACTTAAACCTTGCCCTTTTTCTGGTGTGCCGTCCGGGTTGAGTTTCACCCAGCGCGCTTCGATATGCGGCCACGGGTGGTATGGATTCGGTTCAACAAAGTGAACCTTTACTGCCGGAAATAAGCTGGGGAGTTTATCCATTTTTCATTGTACCTTTGGAGTGGGGCACCACAAGGGCACCCCAAACGATTAATCAGTCACCACCGCCGCCACCGCCACCGGAATCACCGCCAGAATCGCCACCGCCGCCCCAGCCCCCGGAACGGTCGCTAGTGCTAGGCGAATCATCATGGCGCGAAGGCGTATAGGACGGCGCAGGGGCCTCATGGCGCGTTTCTGCCATAGGTTCGCGGTATCCACGCGTTTCTGCCATAGGTTCGCGGTATCCAACCGAGGGCTGGTGCAACGCGTTGCCGGTGATTTGCTCGCGCTGTTCCGGCGTAACCTTCAGCGTGTGCGTTTCTACGCTGGCGCGCCGGTTGCCCACTGTCAGGTCGCCAGGGTAGCCCTGTGCACGCTCTAGCGCATCGTCGTAAACACCGTTGACGTTTTGCGTTACCGCAATGTGCGTTGCCATCAGAATTGCAGAATCATCTGGCGGCGTGCTTTGGATTTGACCGCTGCGGTATTGCTGGCCATAACGCGCCACCTTTTCCGCTAGGTGACGTTCCGGGTGCTGGACCGGCTGGGGCTGCTCGCGCTGCAATCGGCTCAGACGGTCCGTCACTTCGAAATATTCGCGGCGCACCGAATTGATTTCGTTTTGCAGGCCTTCGATTTGTTTGTTCTTTGCCGCCAGTTCGCGGTTTACGCGCAGCAGTTCAGCCGCTTGTGATTCGTAGCCCAGTGCCAGCAGTTTGTAGTGCGACTGGAACTCGCGGAAACGGCGGGTGCCGAACAGCTTGTCGAACCAGTAAAAATTACGCGGTTTTTGGTGATCCATCAGTTTTCCTCTGCTTATTGTGCGCAATCATCTTGATCATCATCGTCGCATTCTTCGAGGTCGTAGCCGTAGCCAGCCTCTGCGAAATAATCCTTGCTGATTTCGTCTTGTTCGGTCAGTCCGTTGAGGTGATCAACGAACAGTTTGGTCCAGTTTTCGAACTTCACACCCGGATAGGTTTCGTACAGCTTTTGGGCCGCAACTGGCGGAATGAAATCGACGCCTTTTTCACGATTGCCTACCGTCACTCCGTCTTTCAGACGCAGACGCCACGCGATAGCCAGATGCAGACGGCCTACGTTGTCGCTATTGTCGAAAATCAGGCCTTCGAAATGCAGGGTTGCCAAATCCGCCAGATCATCCAGCGTGGCAGTCAGCCGTTCTTTCGCCGTGCCTTCTGCCCGGTAGGCGCTGAATTTTTCACCGTGAACGAAGAACGTCATTTCTTCGAATGCTTCGCGCATGATGTTTTGCAGAGAAGTTTCCAGCAGGTTCGGAATACTGGTATTGCGGTGTGTTACAGGGTCGCGCAGATAACGCACGTCCACCGCGTCGAGGTGGCCGCCCGGCATGCCCGAACCTTTGCCTTGCAGATCGGATTCGCCGTTGCCTTCACGTGCACGCATGTAGGCGTTCAGTTCCGGCAGGTAATGCGGCGTACCAGCCTGCTCTACCGTGAAGTAGTTCAGCCATTGCGCGTAATCGCGGTTGCCTTTGAACGATTCGCCCCAGTGCAAAGATTCGTCAAGGTCTTCGCGCTGGCCAATGATGAACCCGCGACGAACCAAACCGGAGAATTGTTCCCAGTCCACTTTTACGAAGCCGGTTTGACCCATGCCGAGTTGCGGAATGTCACGCAGAACGGTGCGGCGAATCGCGCCAATGAATTCTGGATATTTCATGTTGGTTCCTAGATACAGGGCGGCCCCCTTTGGACCGCTCGCCTGTACCTAGTGTTTACAGTTTTACTTAGTCGCCCAGTCGAGTGGACATGGAAGCGCAACGGAAACGCACGTTATGCCCGTTCAATGCGTCGGCCATCGCATCACTGGTTTCAACCGAGAACGGAACCACCATTCCGGCCCCCGTGGTGCAACCCAGCTTGAACGTGCGTTGCAGATCAGCATAAATCCACAGCTGCTGCTCCACCGGCAAATTGTCAGAAATATTCTGAACCATTGTCGATATTTGTTCCGGGGTTTTGCCTGCCAGATCGGGAACCATCAAACGCTGGCCGAACTGCTGGTAACGTTGCAACATCCCTTCACCGTCATCCACGATTTTTTCGAGACGTTCCAACAATTGCGCTGGCGTGGATTCATCGTGCAGATACAGCAAAACCGTGTTGGGCACATCCCATGCAAAATACAGGTCGGCAAACAGGGTCATTAACACCGCGTTGGTGGCACCTGCGCCCGGTTGGGTAACACCAACGATGATTTCAGGTTTTACGTTTTTCATTTGCTCAGGGTTCCGGTGGCGCGGGCGAAATCAACCATTTGGTGTGCACTCATGCGCAGGTTTGCGACACGTACCACCACATTCGGGTTTTCTTCCAGCAGGCGGTCGAGTTCGATGCTTTGCATTTCGTCGGTCAGTGTGACCTGTACGTCTTTGCCTTTGGCGCGGATGTTGGTCATGCCCGGAGCGTCCAGATAAATGTTGATTTCTTTATCTGCGAATTTTTCGGTCATGTGCTTGATGGCGCCGAACACGTGGCCGCATTCGAGGGCGAAAGCGAAATTCAAAACACCCTTCTTTTCGTCCAGACGCTCCAGCCCGAATTTGGTGACGAATTGTTGGGCCAGATTATCCGGCGAACTTTCATCGGAAATCAGCATGTGTACCGAGTCGCGAACGTCCAACTGGCTTTCCAGCTGGCGCATGCAGGAAGACGACAGGCCGCCGTGGGTCATGCCGAAAGAAACAATACGTGGGATCATGGTTTTACTCTCCAGTTTTTGGTTCAACAATCAGGGTGACTTTTTGGAACAGATCCGAGGCAATTTGCCGCTGGATTGTTTGCGAAGCGATGTAGACCGGCAACGCGCCGTTGCAGTCCAGATCCGGGTCAGCCACGATGTGCTCAGGCATCCAGTAAATCACATGCAGCGGCCTTACCTCGGGACCGGCCCACAGCGCCTGTAGTTCTTTGGCCTTTTGTTCGATGTTGGAAACACCGTGGCAAATCACCATGTCGCGGGCCAGTACGCCGTTGTTATCGATGGCATGCCGTAGGTTATGTGGCAGACTCAGCGGGTTCCAAACGACGATCACCAGCAGGTCATTTTTCAGCAGGCGTTCACCGATCTTTTTGCCGATGATGAACAGGCATTCGTCGTGGGAACAATCGCTGTAAATCGAAATCTTTTTAGCCATTGACTTCATCCTGCATTTTGCTGATGCCGCATTCCTTGATGCTGGTAATTGCATCGTAGGCTTCGGCTTCGGTGGCAAACATGTCACGCCCCAATACGCGGGTGCCGACGTACAGATAGCTTTGTTCCTGCGATTTAACTGGTTTGTCTTCACCAACAACCAGCGCCCAACCGTGGCGGCTATATGGGCCTTCGCCATTAGCGATCAGGAACGGCTTTATCTTCGATTCACCAGCCGCCACGGACATTGCAATGTCGGACGCGGCGATAACGGATACTGGCTTTTTGCGCTGGCGCTCTTTTTCACGGTTAAAACGCAGCGTGCGGTCGCGGGCTTTGCGTTCCTCTTCGGCCATTTCTTTTGCATCTTCGGCGTCGAGTTTTATGATTTCTTCACCGACCATGATTTGCTTGGCCAGTTCTGATGCGTGCACGGTGCCGCTGAACATACCGGAATTCACGACAACCTTTTTCGCTTTGACCGCCATGCCCGGCTCACGGTCCAAAGCCGATTTAGGCACGACGCCCAGCAGCCAGCTAACAGAAACCTCGGCGTCAACGCGCATTTGGTGCGCCTGCTGCAATTTGCTTTGCAGGCCTTCGGTCATGGCCGACATTACGTCGCGCATCAAGCTTGGATCTTCTGCCACGCTATCCGCAACATAGCGCAGGAAAACCATGCGTTGTTCGTGATTCATTGCCATTACTTCTCTTCCTGTACGGGTTGGGCCGCGATTGCTACGTCGTGGGTTTTGGTCAGCACGAAAATATCCCACGTTTCTGGTTCAAATTCGGGCAGCACATATTGGCTGGTGGTGTGGATCGTGGCCTTGGCCGGAATGAACGTAAACGGCCCGCCCTCCAAGAAATTGCCGTGTGCCTCGGGCGCATGCCCATTGGTGTAGCTGCTGCCAATAGGCGAACCCAGCGCGTTGATCATGCTGCTGAAATGCCGGGTGAAAACGCGTTCCGACTGGCTATCGTACCAATCGCAATTGACCACGTAATATTCTTCACCGGCCAGATATTTGTGGAACGGTTCACGTCCCAAAATATTCAGACGCACATACGCATGAATGCGCAAACGGTGGTCGCCCTCACCTGCATGCGAATCGCCTTTGATCCCCACGGTGAAAATGATCCAGTAAGGGGCCTTCGTCATTTCCCGCGCTTTGGTCGCATACAGAATTGCGGTGCAGAAAATGCGCAACTCACGGGCAAACGCCGCGTGCTCTTCCGGGCTTTTCGGTTCGTGCAGCTGTTCGTGGTAGCGCTCGCCCACCAGCCCCTGATGGTTCACTTCCGGCGCCCACATTTCGCAGGTGCGTTTCTTGAACACGATGCGGAATTCTTCCGCCTTAAATTCGATGCCCCAGCGGGTTGGCAATTCCTCGAAATTGATTTTCTCGCCTACGAGGAATTCACGCACGACCTGAATGTGGTTATGCAGAATATGCTTACTCATGGTTTTCTTCCTTTTCCTCGGTTTTGACTTTCATGTCGTTGATGATTTGAGACATGAACATTTCCCGGTCGCGCACCTCAAACAATTCGCGACGGGCTTTCATCTTGCCCTCTTCCTCAACAACCCACAGCAGGTACAGATTGCCGCGACCGTCTACGCAGGTAAACAGGGTGCCCAAAATTTCCTTGCGGTTGCTCAGGGTTTTCTTCCGATGCAGTACCAACTCATGCAGGCCGTTGGTGAACTGGCCGACATACTTCGGCAGCATGTCGCACAGGTGCTCTTGGAATTGCACGATCCAGCTTTTTGCGGGTGCCGAAAACTCGATGGGTTCCCTTGGCTGCAACGCTTCGATCAGGCCGTTAACGCAATTCAATGCGCTTTCGTGCTGGTGGCGTTCGTATTTGTAAACGGTGGTGCTGCCCAGCACGTTGATTTTTACGCCGTCCGTTTCCAGATCGTGCACCACCGTAATCTGGTTGGCAATTCCGTAAACCACCTGTTCGGAATCGGCCTTGTAATCGAATTGTCGCCCGTGGGATTCTGCGAGATTTTCCAACCCGTAGGCCAGCGAACATGCTTCGAACGGATTTGGCGAAAACTCTTCCGCGTATTCCGTGATGAATGCAGCACGGGCGTAACGATGCTGCACACCATCGGCCTGCACACGGCGAATCTTGACGGCCTGCGCAGCCATTACAGCATGATCCCGGCGCACGGGACGCATTGCCTTGATACCGTCAACGCCTTTCACCCGCACGCCCAGCGACAACGACAGCACGTCGATTTCGCCATTCAGGTAATGCGTGAAGTTTTCCACGGTTAGACCGCTGAATGGGTAGGCCTCGACCACAACCACTTCGGCCTTGTCGCGATCCGCGTAGCCTTGATGGAACGCCCAGCTAATCAGCGCCTGATTAACGACCTTCGGGTGGTAATGGCCCAGTGCGCCTTCGTGTGGCGTGATGGAACCGAGATATTCAGCACGCAGCACGCCCATTGCGGTATAAACCATGATGTGCAAATTGCACGGGGCGAACGGGCGGTTGTTGAGGAAACAAATGTTGTAGAATTCCTGCAACGTGTCGCCACAAAAAGCAATGTGCTGGTCCGGTGTCATGCTCATGAGTGCTGTTCCTTGTACTGCTCGATAAATTGTTCACGCAGGGATTCGGCTTCCGCCCGTTTCTGTTCCCAATTGCGCAGGTAGGTGTTTTCTGTGCCGACGTACAAAATGTGCGGTTTGTTCGTGGCTGGATTGCAGACTGCAAAGCGATGCTTGATTTGCTTGCCGTCCGTGACCATGTAATGGGTGATCCCAACAGGTAAATCACCCGCTTTGTTTGGTCGCGCTTTTGTTTCGATTTTTCGATGCAGCGTTTCGTCTGCATCCGGTTCCAGTTCGCGCAGGGCAGCGTCATACGATTGCTCGCGGCTGCCATACACCGAATCTAAAAACCGTTGGCGCCGGGTTCCTAGCGCCTTGGGAATGTACCAACCGTTTTGCTGGCTGTTACGGCAAACACTTTTCATGGCTTTGCATAATAAATACTCACATTGGTGGCTGGGATTTCAGCGCGGATAAATTCGCCGGACAGATGCAGCGCAATGCCGTGCATGCGCAATTCTGCATCAAGGTCCAGCAGGGTTTTCTGGTCGCTGCTACGGACCACAAAACTTTTTTCGTGAATCTGTGTGAGGTTCCACACGTAGCGCCCCACATGCAACAGACCACGCCGGGCGTCGTAATGCACCTCGGGCCTCAGTTCGTTCTTGTAAAAGAACTGGCGGCCTACAGGCACTTCGTCAACATCGACCCCGAATAGCTCTTTGATTCTACGGCGGCTAACAGGCTTCAGGAGGCGTTTTGCGCGTGCCCACTGGCTAACTGTCTCAGGCTTCGCAATCGCGCTCAAATCGTGCCCTGCGCGCCCCAGTTCGAGGATGTGGTAGGCATACAGGGCCAACCGCCATTCGTTCTCGAAGTCAGGCAGGTTTGAAATGGCTTTCACTTCGTCCAGCGTGGGCAGATAAAGCCCAGTTCCATAAGCGGTTAATGCAGCGGTCGCCCGCTCTACATCCCAGCCCATTTTATTTGCATACGATTCGATAATGGACCGGTTACTGGCCATAGCCCCAACCGATAGATTGAACATCATGTAAACCTCTTAGAATCGCTACAGATTGCCGTTTGAAAAATGAGATAAAGGGTGTTGCGTACCGATAAAAAAGTAGGGCCGCCCAAACCGGCACGGCCCCTTGCATCAGATGAACACGATGCTATGCATGTATTCGTCCGCGTCCTTGTTGTTCTGGTGGAACGCGTTGTAAGCAGCCTGCGACAGCGGCAATTCCAGTTCATTGCGTTCGTTGAGGAACGCGCCGTGCAGTTGCGCCCCGCGTGGGAACGGTGGGGCCAGATCGTTGATGTGGTCCGCGTAGCTGGCCGCGCCTTTGGTAGGGCCATTGGCCGCCATGGTATCCAGATTCAGCACGTGGAATTCGGCCTCTTCACCAACGTGCAGATTGAACGCCGCGAAGCGCTCCACCGCATTGGCTTTACGCATCACAATACCACGCGTGGTTTGTGCGGCCAGCAGCAGGAATTGCGAAGCGCTGTAAAGGTTGCCGTTGCCTGTGATCGTGATTTCGTTGGAATAGGCTTGGTCGTAGAACGCGGCAGGCGTGTAGTTGGTCTTGCTCTCCAAATGGAATTCCACACCAGCCACGTGATCGTTTTCGAAACCGAGATTTTTGTGCATGATTTCGCCCAGTTGATCGCTGGTCATTACGTCGAAAAGACGGAACACCTGTTCAACCGATTCGCACAGCCCTTTGGTGTTGGCGTACATCACGTAACCGCCCCCGGATTCCTCGACAAAAACTTCGGCGCGGTTTTCGGTCACGCGTGCCTTGAAATTGCAGGTTTCCAGATTCCACCAAACGCGGGCGCCGTCTTCGTCCAGAATCTGCTCGGATTCGAGTTCATGACGCAGCGTGTTAGGCCACAGTTCCATCATGGCGCGGAAGCCCGGACCGTTCACCAGTTCGGCGTAAACGTTGCGGTGAACGTTTGCAGGCATTTCATCCATGATGGCCGCGAAATCCTTGGACAGGTGCTGCACCCGATCCAAATCACGCTTAGTGAAGAAATCGTAAATTTCGTCACCCTCGGAAAACGCAGCGGCCCGCACGGCCTTGCGTGGCGCGTGGAATTCTTCATCAAGCACAGAGCCATCCATGACGTAAATGCCACGGTCGTGCATGTCGTTCAGCGCGTCATAGCTGGGAAGCGAAGCCATGTTGTCGGAAAGCCACCGGCCAACTGGCGCCGCCGAAAACATTTGCTGAATTTCCGCGTGTTGCTCAGGCGACAGGCGCGCATAGTTGCGCTGTAGAACAGCCTTGCGATAAAGCACGTCGATTTGCTGCCTCGGGTGCTTGTCCTGCATGGCATCAAGCATGCTGCCCGAAAATTCGTTGAGCATGTCCGAATCACCTTCGACCACGTGCGCGTAAATATCGGCTTCACGGCGGTTGAAAGTAGTGTCGCAATACGCTTCCAGATCGCTATGGTGTTCGAGCCATACATTGCTGAAAACGAACGAAGGTTTTTTCACTTTCTCGACCACGGTTTTTGCTCCCCCGACAGGTGCGTTCTTTTTGTCGTCTTCGGACAACGGCGGCAAAGATTTTTTGCCCTGCGCTTTCACAGGCTTTTCATCGACCGCGCTTTCGTCTTTGGCACCGGTAGGCTTGGCGAATTCCGATTGAGGAACAACGGAATATTTCAGCAGGTCCAAATCGAATTCGTCTTCGAGTGCCAGCAAAGTTTTGTCGCTCGGCAGCGAATGCTGGGTAAGCCACGAATTGACGGTTTCGCGCTTGAATCGCTTGCGCAGCTGGTCGATTACCTCGGTGCCTGCCTTGTTCAGGCCGTAGGCTACAAGGGCCTTCATGTAAAGCCCGTAGACGTTGACCTGCTGCCCCTTGAGGATTTTGGCCATCGCGTCCAAATCTTCCGCCACCAGCGTCAACAGCTTTTGCGGCTCGCCATCGGTGTACGCGGCATAGGCGCGGAATTCATCGTCGCCCGTTTTCGCCAGCGCATCGGTAAAGCCCTTGAGCGTTTTGTAACGCAGCTTCCACATGTTGGCGAAAGTGGGTTGCTCTTTTGGGGTGATTTTCTTGTCGGTGGCTTTGTTGAGGGCTACGCGATTTTTCATGGTGTTACTCCTAAAGTGGGGACCGCCAACAGGGCGTGGTCCCCTTTCTGAAATTTACTTGTTGTTGAGTTCTTGCGCTGCCAGTTCGGCAAAGCGGGAATCCACTTCACACAATTGTTTCAGGTAGCGTTTCGGGAAATTGTTAATCGACTGGGCGCCGCTGTACAGTTCGTGGCTCGACTTGTACATGCTGGTCATGTCGTGGAAGAAAAGCAATTCGCCAACCGTCATGCGGTAATAGCGGGTCATGCCGAAATTCGGAATTGCCTCACACAGGCGCCCCCACACTTCGGGAATGTCACGACCGATCATCATTTCCTCAAACTGGGTTTTGCTCATGAGTTTGAGAATGTGCACATGGCCGAAACGCTGCACCGTGTTCTCAAACCAGCGGGCGCGGAATTCTTGCTGAATGATGCCCTCGATGTACTCGACACGCTCGCCGGTTTCGTCCGCAATGATTTGGATGTGTTCGGCGGTCGGTACGTGCGTGCCGTTGTGCTTGAACAGCTGGTAGCGCAGCGCAGGCAACGGCAGGGCCATAAAGGTCGATTGGTAGAGGTTCACGAAATCAGTGAACGGCGTAGCGGTGTCGCTTCCCTCGAAATACGGGCCGACCTGATAAACGTGTGAACGGTCGGTTTTCGCTTTCTTGCCTCGGATGATCCATTGCTTGGCGGAACCCAGTTCGCGCTGGTCGAGAATCATCCAGACGTTTGGGCAGGCCTGCTTGAAAAGCAAATCGGCTTCATCCTTGGACAGCGCCATAACGTGCGCTTCCATTTTGGTGACTGCCGGGGTCAGCACGGTGAAAATGAAATGGAAGTGTTTCAGCGAATGCGTGGTGCGGGAAAGCGTAGCCATTGTGAACCTCGTAGGGGCCTAGTTATTAATCAACAGTGCAAAGCAAACAACGAACGCCACCATATTGAAGCGTTCGAATCGGGCAGTCCAACGGTCGGTATTGCGCCCTACAAAAAGCAGCGACACAACCGAAAGCAGGATTCCCAAGGTGCCGATAATGGCGTGCGCCATTTGGCTATTAAACGGAACGGCAATCCAGCACAGGCTCAGCAATCCAACGACGATGCCTGAATGGGGGCGCATAAGCAGTGCCCGCGTAGTTTTCATTGTACCCATGGAAACTTCCCTTAATCCGTGAGGGTGTAGGTAACAGGCAGCAAATGCCCAGCCACCAATCTGACAGACGGTCGCCCATCTGTCAACACTTGCCCACGGATCAAGGGCTTAGGCCCCAATGGGAGCGGCTATAGGCCTGTGCACACGCGCACGCGTATACAGGGCAGGGTTAGGCCGGGTCAACCCCTGCACCGGCTTCCTTGGCGTGCTCCAGCTTGGCCGCCACCTGCGCCAGTTGAACCACGGTGTATTGCTCGGGCGACATGAGATTGGCCAACCCGGCGTCAATGGTGAACCACTCGCGCTTGCGCAATTGGAACTCTTCCCAATCGCAATAGGAAGCGAACGAAGCGCGGAAATAAATCTCGCGCTGGATCTTTGCCGGGTGATCGTCGGTTGCTTCGTAGGACAATACTTCGTCGTAAATCTTTTCACGCAGGAAAACTTCCATGCCTGCCTCTTCACGGGTTTCCTTCTGCGCGTTTTGTGCCTCGGTCAAACCTTCCTCCAAACCACCTTTGGGCAAAACCCACAGGCCGGGGAATTTCAGTGACGTGACCAGCAACACTTTATTGGTATCGTAGGAAATGACGGCAACGCCGGTAGCGGTGCGGCTATAGTTCAGGTCTTCAGATTTAACGACGTTCATTTAGCAGTCTCCAATGTAATCAGTAACGAAGGGTCCGAAATTGCGGTTGAGCGCATCACGCAAAGGCTTCACGCAACGCACCACAAAGCCAAAATCTTTCAGGTCGAAATAAAGTTCGTAGGGCACGGGGCCTGCCATATTCCACAGCTTCACACACTGGTTAATCAGTGCGATGCGGAATGTGTGGTTGCCTCGCAGGTGCATGTAGCCTATGGCCGTCATGTGATTGATAGTATCGTGCACCGCCTGTTCTACAAGCCGAATGTATTGGCGAACATGCGCAGAGTCCAACGGATTATATCCATTGTCTTTCAGGATGCTGCGAAGCCGGTCTACACTATTTCCGACGTTTTCGATGATGGATGCAACGACCACCAAATCAAACATGGGCATAGCGTGGCCGGATTCCACGCTGGGGCAAACCACCGCACCAATCCCCGGATACATGTGAAAAAACGACCAACCATTTCTGTCTAATTGGTCCCTCACCGCTTTCGTCAGGTAACGCGGCCTTTCTGACCAATACATCCGAAATTCATCACGCTTCCAGCCATTCGACAAATAATGCATGATGGCTCGATTGAACAGAATTTGTGAATCTGGCTGTTCTTTGATCGGCACCAAAAACCCCATACCGCGTTCGACCTTGTGGGCCAAACACTCTTCTAGGTCGAAAGAGATTTTGTACAGCGGAATAGACAAATTCACACGGTGCCCCTTTCGTCCTGAAGTTCGGTGTAGATTTCACGTGCAATGCGTTCGATTTGTCGCTGGCGTTTGCCACGCTTGGCAATCTTCATTTTCTCACGGCGTTTGCGCACCACACGATCATGCAGCAACATGCCTGCAACCCAACCGGCGCCAGCACCAAACGAGGCAAATAGCGCGTAGTACGGATTGGGCAAATCACGCGTGGCACCCACAACAAAAAGCGTGACCAAAATTTCGCAAGCATTCATCAGGGTGCCGGTGATGCCAGCCGCCGTTTTGTGGCCGCTGGAAACTGCCTTGCTCTGAAAACCACGAAGCAACGTCGTGACGAACAAAACGCACGCCATGGCCAGCACCACAAAAACGGTATGATTCATTTCGGTTCCTTACCCAAAATGTGCACTTGATCACTCGGCAAAATGGTCAGCCGGTCATCCGTGAAAAAATCATCCATCAGGCCGCTTTGAATGTCTTTGTACACACGCAGGCGCCAGTTCTGGAATTTGTCAGGTTCTGCACCTTCAGGCAGTGGCCGCGCCAGATCGTTTTCGATCACACCAATTTCCAGCATCAGTGCAGCTTCGATGGCGCCGGTCAGCTGCTGCATTTCTCTGCGGGCGTAGAGGGGGATTGCGTGGGCAAAGATTTCCATTTGCACCGTGACGAATCCGCCGTCGAAATACACCCAGCAATTACGCGTGGCGTTGTCGCACATCCGCTTCGATTTCTTCCAGAATTCATCAGGCGGCATGCCTTCCAGCTGCTGATATTCTGGTTGTTGTGCGTGCCAGCAGAAACGGGCGGCAGGAATCAATACGTCTTGGCGCCACCACTCGCGCATATCGTGCTGCGCCTGTTCCCGGCCACGCAGGGCCTTGCCGTTCGGTTGGAATTTGAACCGCGCTTCCATATCCGGCGAAGGGAAACGGAAGGTAACGATGTGAGGCCGTGCACTGATAGGTATCAGATCGGAGATATTAACGTTCATATTTTTTGGCCTCTTTCTCTCGGGCGTTGCGGTCTTCGATAAACTCGCGGTACTTTCGATATTTCACACGTAGCTTGTCCGAATTATTGGGCGTACACGACATGGTTAGCGAAATGGAAAGTTTGTAGCAAACCACGTCGGCCTCGGAATCGTAGGTACGTTGCACGTCCGTGACGCCGGGGCCGTTAACACCGTTGTCGAACATGTAGGGCGAATTTTCAACCCATTGGTTGGTGACGGTTTCCGCACGCGCATTGGACGCGATCACCAGCAACACGGAAATCAGCAGGATGGTCAACCAGTGTTTTTCTAACATTTTCATTCCTAGAGGCCGAGGTTCTCTTCGATGGTTTGGCGCCACTTGACGGCAGAGCATGCGAACATTCCGCTTTTGTTTAGCTCGTAGCACACAACACCAGTCTGTTGGTCGTAATAGCGGACAACGGTCGTTGATCCGACTTCGAAACGCTGGCCCTTGATTGGGTTCTCCGCGTGGGCGGCATTGGCCTCAACTTTGGAGCCTTGGCCGAACACCGACCACACAGCCAGCATCAGACATGCGGCGCCCAACGCACCAAAACAAAACGTCGTGTCTTTCATGAAAGTTGCTCCAAAATTTCCTTTCCGACCAATTCTGCTGCTTCCTCGACCACACGCATAACGATCATGTCTAAAACTTTGTCCACCAGATCAGCGTGGGCCTGTGCTTCTTTAGCCGTGCTAAACAGTTGACCCGTAGAAAGGCCGTGCGGCAATCCAGCTTTTTCCAGATCGAAACCACCCGTGATCCGCACGTACCAACCACCGCTGTAGTAAATGTGGGTCCAGCGGCTTTCGCGGCCCTTGTTCCCATCACGGACCGTCACGCCCGAAATCGGTTTAACCAATTTTGGGTCCAAACAGTCGATAGGCGGGTACGGGGGAATGTACACCTGCACGCGTGACGTTTGTTCCTCACGTACACATATTAGCTTCCCGCAACACTCGCTGATAAAATTCGGGACTGTATAACTCTGCAATTTCTGGTTGCAGTACGGGCACTTCAGAACTTCCGGCAAGGTGTTCATAATGGGTTCTCAGGATCTTGGTAAGTGCGCCGCACCAACGGCAGCGCACAGAAATTTCAGCTTGAGCAAACAGGGACGCGACTTCGGGGCTAACGTAAATTCGCCGCCGACACGATCCACAGTTAGATATCTGGATCATTCTGGTCCAGTTTATATTTCTTGATCCCTTTGAGAACCATGCGGTGCAGGTGTTCGTTTTCCTGCTCCAGCATTTGCATCATGTACGAACCGGTAAATTCGTAACCCGTTTCTTTGACCTGCACCATCGCATTGGTGTGCAGGATGTAAATCAGAAATTCGCCGTCGTGTGTGCCATATACGCCGCACGGCAGCAGGTCAACGTAGGGCGGTTCATCTTTGATCGGAATTTCCAGTAGCAGGCGGTAGCGGTGGGCATTGTCTTGCTTGATGTGGGAAGCATCCAGCAAATGCGTGTAGCCGAACCAGTGATCTTTGTTGCGCTCTTCTCGGCGGAAAGCCAGCTTTTTCAACACTTCGCCATGGGGCAGGCGCCCGCGCAAGGTAAGGCACGATGACAGATCCATGTGGTCTTTTGGATTCTGCACACCGCCAACCGAAATGTCACCTTGGGCGTTCCGTTTGATTTGTACAATTTGTGTGAAATGCATGGGATTTCCTAAATGGGTTTAGACTTGTTTAAGTCGCTCAATTGCCTTGGCCTGTGCCGTAGCAATTAGTGGCCGATATTGTTCGGCCCGTTCTTCCAGCAGACGTTTGCGCGCCTCATGGAAGTTTTGGAATTTCATTTCCCGTGCCAGCGTTTCCTGCGCCAACGTGATCTTGGCCCCGGTCGCTTTACGAATTTGTCTGGCACTGAATTTGAAAAGGTCTATTGCATCGTTGATCATTTTCGCTCCGCTACCGGCGCCACCACCGTTTCTTTTCCTTTTGCTCTTCAGGGGTTTTTGCCCGGCCTTCATAGATCGGCACCATGTGGCTAACAGAGTCAACGTGCTGCGCAATTACTTGCAGCGTTTGGTTGAACTCGTTGAGGCCCATTTTCGAATTACGAATCGACTCGGTGTATTCACGAATTTTCTTTTCGTGCGAGTTGAGGGCACGCACACAATCCGCAATGGTGGTCAGGCTAGAATAGCCGCGCTGGCCGTGTGGGGGCGCGCTCCAAATGGCGCAAACCTGTAGGTGCAGTTCGTGTTCGATTTCACGGGCTTTCTTCACAAACAGCTGCGCTTCCTCAAGCGTGGTTGCGTGTGAAATTTCCCGCGTCTTTTTGCCACCTTCACAGTGCACCATTAGCAGGTCGCTCGATGTGATTTGATGTACGTCACTTCCTTGCAGCCGGGGCACACGTGACGATAGCGCTGGCCGATAGGAATCACCATGCCAGTTGGCGGTCGGTGGCTCTGGTGGAAGCACGGTTGTTTCTGGCTGAATTCTGGATCAGGTTCGAAGCCCGAACCGTCCCGGTTTTCCTGCATGATCATGGCGGCGATCAGATCGTTATCTTCTGTCATTTTTCATTGTTCCTTTACGATTCCCAAATGTCAGCCGGGGCAATGTCACCACCGGTAAACATGCAGGTCATGAGAGCCGGAATCTGCGCATACAGCTTTGGATTCATTTGATCAAAATGTACGCAATGCAAAACGCGCAATTTCTCGTAGGCCATACGGGCCGCCCCGTTCTGTGCCACGTTAAACTGCTCAACAGCATCACTTGGAATGCACACAGAAAACCAACCTTTTTCGAACATTTCATGCGTCTTGCGCACAAGGTTGGCCAGTGCCTGTTGCTGCCACGGACTATCTGGATTTTCAGGCTCAGGGAAAACGATTTCTTCGACCGGCGATTTCTTACGGTAGGTCTTCAGTGTGAAATCTTTTGCCTTGCGTTCGCGGTAGCCGTAATTGGAATCAACGCTAGCTGAAACCTCTTTGCTATTCGACAGTTTGGTACGTTCCGCAATGTCAGCCTCGGCCTCTGCGCCGTCCTTGCCAACACGACGAAACGAAACTTCTACGCCACAAAATTTCATTCGCCCAGTACCTCCGAAAGAATGACAGACATGTCGAGTTTGTTTTCCATGGCGATGCCAATGGCTTGACTGAATTTCTCTTCGTCAGTCATTTTGTCGATTGGCTTTTCCGGGTTCTTGTATTTCTCGATTTGACGCTCGAAATATTTGATTTCCCGGTCGATGGCGCGGATGTGCTCCAGAACCGATTTGATGGTCAGGCCCTTGGGCTGGATCGGCGCGGTGTTAACTTGCTCGCCGGTCGGCACGCTATAACGCAGATTGTTGAACTCGATTCTGCGTTCCTGTTTACGCTGTTCCAGCCGCTGGTAAACGTTGTGCAGAATGGCGATGTGCTGCTGTACGGTCAGGCTCATTGGGATTTCTCCACGACGATTGTTTCCTCGATTTCGCACGGCACACACGTCATCCACGTGCCATAGATCAGCGAGGGTTTGAGGCCCAGTGCACCGGCCATTGTCTGGCCCAGCGACATTGCCACGTCAAACGAAACACGGTCGCGAATAATCGAACGGCTCAGCCACTCACCGTCCTCGGTTTCCGTGTCGTGGTAGACGCTATAGAGCGCGTCTTTATCCGCGAATTCTAAGGCGTGCTCTTCGATGTAACCGTTCAGGTCAAATTCGGCAGCAATTTTCGCCACGATGTGGATTGGATTGGCACGTGCTCGGGTTTCGAGTTCGTCTTGCTGGGACAACTGGAAATGGGTAATCTTGCGGCGCATTTCCAGAATGTCTTCGCGGATCGTGAGGATGGCACGAATCGCCGCCTTCGAATCCGGGTGGTTGCCCACACGCAGCGCGATTGGATCGGGCTTGCCTCGGATCATCATCGAATATTGATCTACCAATTCTTTCAGCTGGATACCCAGCGCAGAATACAGCTGGTTGAGACGGGAAATACTCAGATTAGGTTCCGACATTTTTCAGTCCTTTGCGCATTTTTTCAGCGCGTCGTTTTTGCCCTTCCCGGTCGCGGATGCTTTGATTCGGGGCAGGCCAGATAACAGGCAGGTGACGCACCAGATTGAAAAACTTCCGGTGCTCGATTTCCAACACGTCAGCCACGTGAGTGCGACTGTAGCCCTGTGATGCCAGTTCGCGACAACGCAATACCAAACACCCGACTACACCGCACTGGCAAACGTCTATCGCCCCCGTTTTTGGGTTCGGGCCGTGGCCTTCGGTTTGAAACGATAGTTGGTTTTGTAAATTGACCATACGGTTACACCCAAAGGCAGACAGTGCATGAAAAGGAGAAACAATGCAAACAGGTGAATCATTCGGTGGTATCCACGCAGGTGTAAGTAACGGCAAAGCCGTTGATCAGGCTTTCTTTGACGACGGTTACTGCATCTTTTTTGGAGTCGCTACGGCGCGTAATTTTCACGTCGTCTTTGCCGTCCATATAGGCAAAGCCCTGCGTCTCGAAATAGCGGTCGCGCACCCGTACACACGTGGCTTGATCGGGGAATGGTTGCATGCCCTGTGCAACACTAGGCACACCCACATTGAGCGGCGCCTTGAAGCTAACCAGCGTGAAGAGAATTGCGCCTGCCCAATTATCCATTTTCCGAAACCACCAGATCCACAGTGTATCCAAGGTTAGCGGCGAACATCACCAGCCGGGCGAACGGAATGTTGCCCTTGCCGCTAACCACCGAGTAAAGGTCGATCTTCGAAATGTCGTACAGCTTCTGGATTTCCGGTGCCTGCAAACCGAGTGTCATCAGCTTGGCTTGGCATGCAGAAATCAGCTGCGCCTGCATTTCTTGCACCGCGATGCGGCCACGGTCCAGATCAACTTTTTGCTTTGCCATATTGAATTCCTTGAAGTTCCTGTAAGAGACGTATGTGGACGGTTTCGAGTCGTTCGCCACATATATCGTTTACAGTTTTCAGGAAGTCTTGCAATTCATCCAGTACCGTGAGGATTTCCACCGACAGGTCGGACCAGCGTTGATTGCCGCCCAGCGTCAATTCCAATTCAGGCCTACGTGTTAGGCCGGGGATAGAATGGCGCACGTGAGTTTCGTCAACATCGATTTGAGAAACGGCGAAACTTTCACGCGATACGTGCACCTTGTGGCGCAGAACGGCAACGCGGCGGAACAGTTCCTGTGCGTAGGCCTGCCGTTCCATTGGCATCATGTCCTCGATTTCTTTCCGGCTGTATCTCACTGGTCAGACTCCCCCAGTTGCTGCCAGAACCAGCGCGCAGGTTTTTCTGCATCGTCCACGTTGTACACGCGCCAATTCATGTTAAGCAGACCAATCGGCGTGCCCGGCTCAACATCTTGGAAATCTACGCTGGCGCGGAACAGGAAACGCGGTGCCGAACCATCCTTCGGATAGCCCTCAATACGGAACAGGTTGGAAACTTTCACGTGAACGGTGTAGGCCAGTTCGTGATAGTTTTCCGTAACGGTTTTGTAGAAACGTTTGCGCAGCCAGAAGTCGTATTCACCATCTTCCAGACGCGCTAGGTCTTCGGGGTGGACGCGGACCCACTCGTAACCGTTGTTCACGAACTCGGCAAAGATTTCATTTTTTCCGAGAGCGTTTGGAAGATCGAACACGTCGTCCAGACTTAGCGGCTTGTGGTGGTTTTTTCTCAGCATATTGTTTCAGCCTCGTTTCTTGTACGATAAGTTCAACAAATCTTACGGGTTCGCGGTGGTACATAATGAGGTCCATGATTTCGGCCCCACTTGCGAACACTTTCGACACGCCATCCAGAGGATCAATTGCTTCAGAACGCACAGACTCAACACGGCGCAGCATACGCCACGCAGCCTTACGCACGGCCAATGCAGTTCCGTGAATTTTTGCAGCCAACCCCACAACCAAAATGGCGTGGTGTGTATCAACCGGCGCCGGGTCAGGCTTTTTCGGATGCACCACAAAATGCACGTGGTAGCCAATCGACTTGCGCGGGAACGGAATGCGCTTCACAGGCATAGGCCGATAGGTCAGGTCTTCGTCAATTTCGAACCAGACGAAAAAACCTGTTGGGTAATACGGGATGTACGGGACGACAACAGGTGGAAAATCAGTAATGCTCTTCGGTTCCGGTTCCAGCAGTGCTTGCGCGTTCATCCAACAAATCCCACAACGGTTTAAAATCGGTATCTTGTTGCGCGGTTCGCGCTTGGTCCAGCGCTGCGCGTACATTCGGGTCTAGCCCGTCTTTGCCTAGCCATTTGAACAACGCAACTTCCAGCCGGTGCAGCCCATTGGCCTTACGGCAGAAAGCATCATTCATGTCTTGAATTTGCTGCTTCTGGTGTGATGCGTAATGCTTGTCACCCGTAGCATTTGAACGGTCGCCATTCGAGCGTTTCTTTTTCGGTCGGTCGTCTGTGTTGTCCATAACAGTCCTTTACAGAAATTGAATATCAAACACGAATTCGTCGTGTGCTCGCCATTCATCCGCTACGGCGTAGAGGCTGGGCAGCATAGCTTCCTTTTTGAAAATATCAGGAACCCAAGCCAGAAATGCCCGGCTCACCTCATGCCCATTTGGAATCGGTTTAGCCACAATGAACAGTACGTTATTTTGGTAGCCACACGCCTGCTTGCTGTATGGCTCTAATTTCACCAACGAATCATCGCGCACCAGTTTCAGTTTCGACACTTGGCTAGGGGTTAGCAGGTCGCGCCCCTTTAGCCAATCCAAGGAATCGCGTAGGCTTTTGCGTGTAGTTTTCCACGCCAAATATTCAGCGGCATCCATTTGTTGCCCGTAGGAAATTCCGTTGCGCATAAGGCCTCACGATTCCCATTGTTGAATGGCATTCAACGGATGACTCATGCGCCCTTTGAACACCGGCATATTCAGCGTGACCAGCGCGTTAACTTGACGTTTGGTTTCCACCTGATCGCAGCAGCCGGAATGTTTGGACTCGACCAGACCGTCCACAGTTTCGCTGTAGACAAACCGGGCGCTTTCACGCCAGATTCCGGGCACCATCAAATGCATTTTGTCACCTAGCGGATCATGCAGGGCTTTCTTGCGTTCGCAGCGCAGCAGCCAGAAGGTTTCGCCGTCGATTTGGTGGCTGATCAGGAAGGCGGCGATATCATCATCGCTGTATTGCAGGCCGAATTGTTTCACGCAGTTATCAAACGCTTCTTTATGGCTGAAACCCAAAACCAAACGACCGTAACCTGCTTGAACTTCACTCATGCTTGTTGCTCCTGTTGTTGGTCCAAAGTGTGCAGCAAACCAGCCGCTTTCAGCTTACGAATTTCGCTCAGCGATTTACCATATTTCGCGGCCAGTTCTTTCACTGTACCTTCGGGCGCTGGTTTGTGCTGGCTCAGGAATTGCTCGCGCTGTTCAGCCTTCTTTTGTTCAGCACGTTTCTGATCGGCTCGCAGGCTTTCACGCCAGTCTTGCATACCGAGCACTGTAGGCTTGTTCGGCACGCGCATAAGCTGGCCGATTTGTTCCATGGTGGCTTGGTCTATGAAAGGCAAAATTGCCTCGACTTGTTTGGTCACAGCTTCCTGCGCCCAATCCTTCGCTTCGTTGAGCAAAGACGTGGCCAGATCACCGAAAATAAACCCAGCGTCTTCCAGCGAATTCAGATCAACATGGCGCTCATGGATCGAATGGAAAAAGCACATACGCACTTCCAGATCAGCTAGGCCGGTCAGCAGGTCACGCGCATATTTGAATTTCTTTTCGTATGAATCCAGATACAGCATGTAACCGATGCGGGTGCGCTGCTCGATTGGGTAGTCTGCGAAAGGGCTACGGGTTTGTTCTTGATGTTGCATCACAACTTCCTTTTATTTAACTCGTTTGGTTCCAGACTTTTTCTTAGTCTTAGTCTTGGAGAATTCACGCTCCACCTCAGCCAACATTTCCAGCCAGTCCAAGGTGCTCACCCATTCCTGCCCTTGTTCGTCACCGAAACGAATGTGGCTCACGCTGCGTTCCAGAATGGCGGCGCAAATGTTGTGGGCCGCGCTCACGTACAGCTGTTGCACATCGATAGTAGGCAGTGGCGAGCGCAGTGGGCTTTCGCCTTCTGGACTTTTGATCCAAATCGGCTGCTGTTGCAGGAAATCTACGTTGTCACCTTCGATTTCCACATGTACAGGGAAACCGCCGAAAATACGTTCCAATGCAGCCTTTGCCATTTGACCGGTCAACGCGGGCAAATCTGGTTCTTTGTCAGGATCGACAATGGCATGCAACGTCAGTTCTACCCAGCGATCATCGAAGTCACGCTTGATTTCGGCTTTCAGCGTCAAATCGATAACGCTACGCTCGGTGCGTACCTCGTTGAGGTTGACCATCAGGCCCCCGATTTTATCCGCCAGAACTTCACGGAAAATTTCTTCGGGTTTTGCCGAACGCATCAGCCCTTCGATCAGGTTGTGTCCGTTGGCATTGCGAATCGGCAACGACACTACGCCTTCGAGGCCGTCGAGGAAATGTTCAACACCGATTTCAACCGAACGGACCTTGATCGATTTCGGCTCGGACTTTTTCACTTTCTCTTTGTAAGACTTTGCGGCTTTGACTGTGCTGGGCATTACACGTTTCCTGTGTTGTAGTTGAGGACCAGCAGGGCAGTGCAGGCGATGGATACGGCAACCGTGATCACGCGCACCACCGCCCGATGAATTCGGCTCTGTCGCTGCTTGTCAGCGTATGAAAGGGACAGAGACGCTACGATAAACACAATCATCAGGCCGAGCACAACTTGCGAAGTATTCAGCCCAATTTGTTCGTGCAAGATTTTGTCAGTGTGGGCCGATGTTGTGATACCCACGTGACTGGAATTCGTTTGTGTCATTTCTTACTTAACCCCGACCCATTCTTTCAGTTTTGCATCCCACATTTTGGTGTTCTTTGGCGACATGATAATCGCCTTCCCTTGTTGGTAGACGCACCAGCCGCCTTTGGAGAAGTTGATAATCCACGGGCTGGTGCTCGATTCACGAACGTAAAGTTTCCGTACTCGCATAACCTGTTTCTCGATGCAGATGTTTTGACGTTGAATTTCAACCGCACCGGTCTTCAGACGTGTGAGGATTTGCACAAGGTAGCAACCCTCCGTCATCCGCACCGATGGCAGTTCACCCGGTTTATAGCGACGATAGTCTGCGACCACAACACGCGATTCGGATGCACCTGCGTGAATGCTTTCGCTATTGTCTAGGTTTGCGTACAGCGGGTGATCCCCGTAATTTGTCCGCAAAAATCCAACGTTTACCGGCGTCCGATCAAACAGGCCGGTGAAATAAACTCCGTACTCGGAAGCAATCTGGTTAGCGCTGCGGAAAAAGCCGGTGTAAGCGTTGTTTGCCGCCGCGTTCACGTCCGGTAAATCCGGCCCGTGGTCCGTGATCAGAATTACGCCGCTTCCTGCTTCGCGATAGGCCACCATTGCAGCCACAGCCGCATCGGTGAAACGCCCGGTTGGTGTGCCGTAGTCCGAGGACATGACCAGCACCGCGCAGTAGCTTTCCAATTCGGACAATGTGGGATTTAACACATCCCCATAATCCGAACGATCCTTGAACGTCGGCACATAGCCAGCGATGGCGAACAGGCGCGTAAACGACGTGCGGAAGCTGGTTGATTCGCTGCCCTTCACGCTGTAGTTCTGGCCTTCGACCTGATCGCCAAGGATCAACACCTTGTTATTGCCTGCCGCCTTTTTCGTTTGGTTGGCCACGAAATTGAGGGCGTTGTAGAGATATTTGTAGGCGCCGGTTAGTCCAGCAAACACCGTGCCTTCGGCTGGCGCCCCGACGTTGTAAAACTTCGGAAAGCCGCCGTCATAAACCACGTTGCCCCGGCCATCCTGCGTGACAGCAATGAACGGGTTTGGTGGGTTCAGCGTGTCATACGCCACATATTCAGAATATGTCGGCATAAGGCCGTTGACTGTGAACATGACGAAATCAACTTGTGGCGTCGTATTCCATTCGACCAGCAGCGGTTCGCCGTAAGTGCCTGCGGGATACGTGAGGCTTACTTGCATTTTAAAACCTTTTGAATTTTATGGAACGTAATCTGCCTCCCATAGATCGAGTTCGCGCATAACGTCGCCCCACTGCGGGTTGAAATTTCCCTTGGGCAACACGCACGATTCGAACACGTGGCAGAGTTCGATAATGTTGGTGACGACTCGCGTCAAATCGTAACGGGTTTCTACGGCCAGCGAACCACCTTCGAGCGCATAGGCCGTCATGGTTTCCTTGGCCCCTGAATGCAGGTCATACAGGAAAACATTGCGGTTGCGGTCGTAGTGGATTTCTACGTCAACGCCGAGCCGGATAAGGCGTTCAATCAGAGGATGGATTTTCATCGCTGCTTCCTTCTGGTTTACAGTTTTCTTCAGTGCGGCGAATCCGCGTAATTATCGGAGTGATTCGCTCGCGTTGTTGCGCACGCCGCTTGTGGACCGTTGACAGAATAATTTCCTCTGACAATTTTAGGTGCCAGTCAGTGCAAGGCCAGCGGTCATGGTCCGCGTGATCGTTGCGGGGTACGCCGTATTGGTTGATTGTGCCGGAATGGCGGCCCTTATCGTCAAAGGCGCGCCAGCGGATGTTTTCCGGGGGAATGTGCCCCAGTGCCACGGCCAGTCGGAACGCGTCAAACGCCAGCGTGTTCGACAAGTGGATTTTGGCCTCGGTGTCGGGTCCGTAGTAGCGAGCAGGCAAAGAAATCGCCTCGGAATCCGAAAGTGCGTAGGCCCCGTGTTCCAGATCGGGGGAGCCGGGTAGGTGTAGATACAGAGTGATCACGATTCAGTAACTCCACGTTTAGGAAATGTTCGGCTTGGCCAAGTTCCTCAAAGAAACGGCGGTTGCAGACCACGCCATACTGGATTTGGTCAATTGTGAATTTGCGACTGGTTTTCGTAACGTATTCACTGACCCGGATGTTTTTCAGATCGTCACTCACGAATATTTCGTGGACATACTCAGACGGCCCGATACGGTAAGCAGTGTGCCGGGCTTCACGTGCTTGATCAAACTGATGCACGACCCGAGCACGTTGCAGAAATTGCGAACGGTATTTTCGTTGCCACGGCCAGAGCCATCGTAGCTCTTTTTTATTTGGCGTTTCTGCACTTGTTGCAGCATGCACAGTAGTGACTCCTTTTCATGTGCTGGGTAACTTTTTTCGAGGCCTGTATTCAAATTACGGAGAACGGTACTGTCACGATATTCAATGACAATGTACTGGATTTTTCTGTGACCATCACGCGGCTCGAAGCGGAACTCTTGAGTACCCGCGTGACGGGTGCGCAGAACGCGGTGATGCGGTAGGGCGTGTTTCAGATCGTTGAAGATTTTCGAGTAGAGCACAGGTGAATTCCCTTTCCAGTTTCCGTCAAATGCGGGTTACATGAATGCTGATAATGTCGTCGGGGTTAATGTGGTCTTCACCCTCGGTGGTCATGTGCTCATACAGCGTTTCGCCCGCCATGCGCAGCACTTCGTTAATCGGGTGCGGTATGTAGGTGCCTGCTGCATCATGCGACGGATAGGTGCGAGCCAGTTCGGTATCTTTGCAGCCACCTTTTACGGCTTGCACGCACACCACGCGGAAATGCGGTTCACGTCGTTCATTGGTCATGGATTTTTCCTCAGAGGCTTACTGGAATGCCCGCCGCAATTTCTGCGCGGCGAACGTCGTCCTGCGTCAGAGTTTTATGCAGGGTTTTTGTGACGAAGAAACAGAAAACGTCGCTGGCCTCAAGTTCACCGTTGGCCAACATTTCTTGCAGCGCTTGGTTGCCACGCTCGATCACGTTGGACACTGGATCGGGGATATAACGCCCGTCAATGTCGAAGGCTTCCAGCGTGGATGCCAGTTCGATTTCGGATTGCCCGTCAAACATTTTGCTGAAGAGTTTCACGGTGGCGCGATACTGATCCTCATGCCACGTTTTCGATTGCTGGCGTTTCAGGTTTGCATCACGCGCCGCTTCTACCGCCAGACGCAGATCGTCAACCGTTGGATTTTCTTTGCTCATTATCGGATTCCATAATCGTAGGCTTTCAACCGGCCTTGCCGGTCGTACCCAACTTGTGCACAGTCCACGGAATCAACCCACACAGGCAGATTCCTTGGGCGTTTAACGTCATGGTGTAGGCGCTGCAAACGTTCCTGCATAACACAGCAGAAACCCATAAACTCGACACGACGGCTACGGGCCTTTGTAGGGCCACGGTGACGGCCTTCGTAATTGTTGTCAGCTTCGCCATTCAGGCTACGCGGAAACTTGAGCACAAAACCGCGACCGGTAGAGAACACCAGACGATTGCGCCCGGCGTCGATTGGCCTTCCGTATTTGCGGGCCAAAATCTGTAGGGCTTCGTCGGCCTTGGCGCTCAGTTCAGGATTATCTGCAAACACTTTAGGCAGCAAAATATATCGACCTACACCTCGATTCATTTTAGTGCACCACGTGGCCCGGAACGTTGAGACGAACCAGCGTGCGCTCGCAGTCGAACGCCACTGGCAGCGATTCATGGATAAACGAAACGTTACCCTGATAAACACGATTTGGCAGCATGATGATTTCTTGCATGTGGCTCAGGTCCAAATGCGTCACATCACCACCAATCGAAATCGGCCCGTCGAATTCCCCGATCAAGCCGCGACTCGCGCAAACGTTGGTCGCCAAAATGATCGATTCGGGTTTGTCGTTGATATCGAAATACCAGCTAGGCGTCGGTGTATCCCAACGGCCTTTCAGGTAGGCGCTACGGTGCCCTTGGTGGCCACCAATAGCTGCGATGGAACCGTGACGCGGTTGCGGATTGCTTGGGCCGTGGAAAGGTCGGGAAGGCTGGCCACCACCGTGCGCTGATTTGGTCATGTGAGAACCACCGCCGTGACCGGGTTCTGGTGCAGGTTTAGAACCGTGCCCGCCACCACCGTGCGCCTGAATCATTGGGTGCCAATAACCATCGACGTGCAGGCCGGGGCGACGGTGCGTGACATTGGCCTTCACCGCTTTCTGATCGATCATCAAATAAATCGGCCCGTCAGTATCGACGCCGACCAACATTTGATCCACGGTTTCTTGCCAGCGTTTCAGGCTTTCAGGCAAACCCTGTTCCATGCGAAATTCGTGCATGTAAACACGCTCGCCCAAAAACGCAGGGAAATCTACAGAACCAACTTCACGTGCTACTGAAATCATTTCTTTTTCCTTGATTGTTGCCGCATTTTCTTTTTGATTTTGCGCTTTGCTCGCAGCTTTCTGGCACCGGGGCAGCCGTAACCGATCCGGTTAGAATTGCGCCCCGCTGTTCCACCAATTTCCCAGCGTGGTGAACTTTCGGTGATTACCTTGGGCATTGCAGATTGTGCCATCTGCGCAGCCAACGCCAGCGCCGAGAAATGCCCAAGGATGGAAACGCGCTTCACAGCAGCGCCTCAGCCGATGCAATCACAGGAATAAAACTCGCAGGAACATTCACGTTGTTATTTAACAGTCCGGCTTGTTCGTTGGCTGTGCCTTCATGTCGCCAGTGCATTGCGTATTTCCCCTTGGGAGTAGTGACCACAACTGACTGCGCAATTTTGGCCACGTATTCACCAGAACGATTCTCGCGAATCAGCCACATGGTTTCTGTTTTCTGTTCGTTACTCACCGGAAAGCCCGCCCTGTTACCTCGCCTTTGTTGCCAGCGTGAAGCAAAACGACCGTGATCCCGTAGCGTGTCGATTGCGGCCCTCGCAGCGAATCACGAACTTGCAACGCCAAATCACGCCCGGTAATCAGCATTGCACGGTCCAACGATTCATCGGTGCGGATATCCGGGCCAACCAGCGCAGTGATGTAGCGATTGTGGTGATTGTCGCAAATCGCGTACAGCGCTGTGTCTTCTGCTTCTGGCTCTGCTTCTTTTTCGAAGGCTGGGCGACGGAAATTATATTCACCTTCAGCGCTACCCGGCACGCGTACAAAACCGTTACGCAGCAAAACTTCGCGCAGCATTTCGTTGTGCACCTGATCTACCCACATGGCGTCGTAGCCCAGTGTGTGACACTGCGCAACAAAGTGCACCAGAAAATCACGGAACAAACCTTGCCCGCGTTTTGCTGGGTCTACATCGACACGGGACAGCACCATTGCGTTTTCCCACACGTTGGTGCCGGGCACTATGCGATTGTTGGCCCGCACGTAAACCACAATGCCTTCCTCGCTCACAAACTCTTTCGAGCGTGGGAATTTCTGGCCTTTGCGTTCCTCGAAAAACGCGTAGAGTTCTTGGTAGAATTTATGGCTCATATTTCACCTCGCTGTTGTGCCTTCAGCACCTTTTGCAAAAATGCCCGTTTCCGGCGTTGTAGGATTACCCGCACCGCGTCACCGTAATAAGGCTGCGGCAGGTCTTTCAATTTCCCGGCCCGCGCCAATTCGGCGTTGGTGTCTTTGAGTTCCTTTTCCCCGAACGTGCAGTCAGGAACGAAAATCAGATTGCGTTCGAAGAAATGTTCCGATCCGGGGTAGCCTTCGTAAGCACTGATAACGCGCCGGTCGTAATTCTCGAAATCACGCAGGCGGCTGATCAACGCAGAACCTACGCCCTGCCTGCGATTTTCCGGTTTCACGTAAAGCTGAATGTGGCTGCGGTTTATTTCGTAAACCAGCGCCCCGTAAAACGTCCAGTGTGGGAAATATGCGCTGCCCTTTTCCAACTCACAGGCAACCACCACCAAAACCTTGCGGCCCTTATTGGTGCCGGTTTCGGCCACACGTTCCCACACGCCCAGCAGTTCGTCGCCACGATCATCGTAGATGCGCTGGTGCAGCAGCTGTTTGGCCAGACTACGCAAATCGTTTCCCTGATAAACCACGTAGCGCATTAACGCTTCCTCGCCTTGCGTGCTGCCTTGTTTTTGACTTTGCGTTTTGCACGTGCCTTGGCGGCACCCGGTGCACCGCGCCCGCTGGTGGTGATACGGCCCGGATGTGGATAGCCAGCAGGGTGTAGCAGCTTGCCAACTTCCTTGCCGATTTTTGCCGTGGTGGTCATCATTTGCATTGCTTGGGTCAGCGTCACTTTTTCTTCCTCGATTGCTGGCGCATTTTCTTACGCGCTTTGCGTTTGTCCTTGGCCTTTTGTGCCTTGCGCATTTCGTCAATGCCGATTGGTTGAGGGGCGCGGCTGTCGTAACCGGGTAGACTGGCACCAGCACGCATAATACGCGTGTCGCCCATAAGACGTTCACGGGTGGTCGGTGGCATGCGTTCCAGTTCGCTGCTCATGAGTGCATCAAACAAATCATTTTTCATTGGCAGGCCTCGCTTCGTTGCTAACAGGAATATCGTGGGTCAGGATGTACACATACGGCATACGGAAACTTTTGCCACGCGTTTTGATTGTCACTTGATTTGGCAGCAGGCTGCTAATCGGTCCATCAAGGGCTTTCATACCGAAAATGCTTTTGCACGAACGCCCGTTGATAATGGTCGCCAGTTTCAGCGTTTCGCCAATGTGCAATTCATTGTCAATTTCGGTCGAGTAGTGGGCCGGGCGATTCATCACCGAATACACCAGCTTGAGGAACGTGGCGTTTGGTGCAAAATAGATATCGTGTTCCAGATCGTGCCACAGGCAATAGGAGCCACGCGGCTGCATAGGGACCGCCAACTGGTGGCGCCCTTCGAAAACGTCTTGTAGGCCCGCGCTAATGGCTTCAGGGCCTCCCAAGGATTCGAGTGTGCTGGTGCGCAGCAAAGCGTACAGCTTGCGCCCCTGCATGAATGGGGTCATATAACGAACGTCGCCGGGGTGGCGGTATTCGTCCGGTTCGAAACGTGGACGGCAATTCAGAACCACAAGCGAATAGGGTTCTTTTTCCAGCATATCGCGTTGTGTACGCATCCAGCTGAAACCCACGGCGCCACAGTCATATTCGCTGCTGCCCATGATATCGTAGTTAACCAGTTCGGTAAGGCCTTGGCCGCGTTTGAGTTCGTCATAGCGGAAGGCGGCGCGGTGAATCAGTCGTGGTCGGTACATTTTGATGGTCCTTGATTAAGGTCGTTTTTGATCGGTGGCTGAATCGTCAGGTATTTCAATTTCGTCATCGTCTTCGAGGTCTTCTGGATCGATAGGCGTTGACGGTACAACAGTTGTGAATTTTCCACGGATAATCCAGCGGCCATATCCGAGGAACTGATCGCCGTGAACGGAGGTCAGAGATTCGCCTGCGCTCCAGCCCATGAAATGCCACCACGAATTAAAGAACCAGCGAAAACGAAATTTGTGCTGGGTGTTGCGGTAGGTGGCGCACTTGCGTTTGAAGCGATGGAAATCGATTGCCAGCACGAAACCTTTGACAATTTCCAACAGGAACATTCCCAGCGTGCACAGCAGGGCCAGCGTAACAAGGGTGCCGCATAGCATTAGCCAACCATGCAGCCAAGGTTTATCGGCCAGATAATCGAATAGCATGGCTCAACCCTCTTTGCTTGGGATTGTGTTCGGGTGCTGGTTCACCGATTGAATGTTGAACCGTTCTTGCCGAATGATCGCGTCGGGGTCAAACGTCGGGTCAGGGTGTTTGATGTAGGACATAAAGCGCTCTACAGCCACCACCGGGATCGTTTCACCAAAAGGGATTTTGTCGGTGCAAACCAAAATCTTTTCGATGGTAGCTTTGCGCAATCGCGCTTCGCGGTCGTTGAACTGTTTGCGCCAGATGTAGGCGAACACCATCAGCAGGAACACGAAGCCCGGCCCTACCACGATTAGGTCTTTCTGGAACTCAGTCATTTTTCATTGTACCTATGTGGAAGGGGGGACCGATATGGCTCCCCCTAGAATTTACGCAGTGCGTTGTTTGCGGCGCATATCGGCGGCTTGTCGCTTGGAAATGCCGTCCGGGTAGCCGGGGCCTGCGACGATACGCTTATCATCGATCAGGATATTTACCGGGGTGCCCAGCAGGTCTTCCAACGCGTCTTCGCAGTGCTGCGCCGTGCGTCTATTTTCCACCAGCTTTTGCAGGAATTCACGCAGTGTCGATTCGTTCAGGTGTTCAAACTTGAACGGGGTTTCCGGTTTCTCTTCGTCTTCAATCCCTTCGGAATCAGGATCGACGGTAATGAGTGTTTCCACGCCCAATTCGGACGTGATCAGGTTTTCCAGATCCTCTTCAAGGATCATCCACGTGAAGCTGTTTTCGAGTTCTTTCAATTGCGCCTGCACCAGCTGAATGCGGCGGTATTTTTCGAAACACTCGTAAACGTATTCACGATGGTTGAGGGTAACGTCATCCTCGGCAATCATCCGCGCAATCTTGCACATCACATCAGGCCATTCCTGATCCAGCTGCATTTCGTGGCGGATGTGATCGATGCAGGCCACCAGCGGGCCACGCAGCGTGACAGATTTGCTCGGGTTTTTATGCTCATGCAGAATTTGCACGCGCTCGCCCGTGAGTTCGAAAATCACAGCTTCGACGGTTTCGATGCGGTACGTGGTGAAGTCCTGCATCCCATAATCGCAAAGCTGCTTTTCGTTTTCCAGCCGGTCAGCAGCACGCGGTTTGTGGCCATGCTGTGTATCACCCTCCAGCCATTCGCTGCGGAAATAGGCACCGAGCGATTCGTCGCCTTCCATCCATTTGGAAACCGACAGCATTTCGTCAATGACCGCGTGCCACGTCTGCAACTTCCAATCGTTGGTATCGAGTTCAACGCCCGGTGCTTCCAAAAGAGCGCCGCCATGCGCGGTTGCGTTGTGAACCGCAATCATGAATTTGCGCGGACCCATATCGACCAACATTTGGCCGACCAGCTTTTCCGCCAACTCTAAGCGCTTGCCCATTCTCAAACTTCCTTAATTGCGTGAGTGTGAATGTAACGGCCATAGCAAAGGCCAGCCGCCACACTACCATTCGTCGGGTTGCCTTGTCAATCAGGCGGTTAGCCCGCGTAGCACTGGCGCAGGGCCACAGCGGGGCTATCGGTCGTTACGCGTATGCAGGTGCCCGTATCTGCATAGAAGCGGCTAACGGTGTTCCCTAGCGTGCCTTTGGCGTGCTGGATCAACGCCTTTTGCTTGCCGTTGAACCACACGGCCAGATCCCAGCTGTGAACGGCCTCGGTGACGCTCACAATGAAACCGCGTTCAATTGCAGCCCGTTCGGTTTGCTTGATTACGTGCGGTGCACTGTCTGGCGTTTTATTCGGGGTTGGTGCCTTCGGTTTTGATTGGCGTGCCATATTCGGTTTCCTCTACGTTCCTCATTGCCCTAATAAATTCGGGGCGTATCTCACTCAGTGCCTTAACAAAATAGGCCTGTTCAATATCTCCCACGAAATGCCCGATCATAAATGACCCGTCGCCCTGTACTTCGATATTGAGATAGCTGGTGCTGCCTTTGGAAATGTGGGCAATTTCGATTTCACCACAACTGCCCATGAACAACAGCGGGTGATTGATTCCATGCTGGCGCAAATACTCGATAACCTGAAGGGCTTCGGCCACCGTTTTTTGATCGGGTGCGCCTTTGGCACTGCCGCCATCCCAACCGGGTTCACTGGTCAGAAATAATTCCAACCGTTCCCATTGCGTGCTACTTAGCGAAATAGTCTGCGGGCTGTTCAAGGTATTCAACCTTTTCTTTGAGTTCGCGGATGTACGCGTTCTTTTCTGCCAGCAGCTGTTCCAGATGGATAGCGTGCTGGCGCTGGCGTTCGTAACGGGCTTTCCAACGGTGGTGTGCCCGCACAAAACGGGCGTTCATTTTATCCCAAATATGATCGCCGGGCGCTTTGCTCAACAGACGCGCTGCGCGCATGATCATGGCGACCGAGGTAGAACGCCCGTGGTAATGAGTTTTCATCGTTCTAGTGCCTCGCATTGTTCGGCCCACGTTTGCGGCTGTCCCATCAGGCGAGCCAGCATACCGCTCAAGAATTCACGATGTTCATCCTGTTTGAAGTCCACCATTTTCGGGAATTGGAAAGCAACCAATTGATCCCATACCCATTTGGCGAAATCCTCTTCTTTCTGGTTGGTTTCCGGCTGCATGGCCCAATCATACAGACGCATGACCGTTGCATATTCCTCGATGTGTTCCATACGGGATTCCACACCATGATATTGCTCGATGTGGACAACCGGCATGCCCCCGCGCCGCTCGCTCAGTGCACGCAGTTGCAGCGCAATAAACATGTAGCGGAATGTTTGGCGGCGTCTTTTTGCAGGATCGATGTGTTTTACTGCGTGCATGGAGCCAATGACGGAACGGTACATTTCACGCGGGTCAAAACAGCGATCAACCACAGATTGCAAATGGACACGCCAGTTGCAGGTCGAGTCGTGGTAGCCGAATGGAGTGTAGATCGTTTCGTAGGCCACCAATTCAGAACGCGCCAGCTTACGCAGGAATTTTTGTGCCGAAAAAACACGCACATCACATTCCTTGCCCATGAACATCATTTTGCCGCTGAACGAATCGCGCGGCCAGCGGAAATAATCGTAATCTACATCGTGGCCAACAATCGTGAAATCGTGATCGGAATCTTCGACATTGGTGCCCCATGCCATGCTGCCGGTTTCGCTGATCAGCAGCGGTTGAATTCCCAGCTGTTCCACTTCGACCACAAGCTGATACATTTGGTCTTCGGTCAACGGCGATTTGATGTGTGGTTTGATCGTCATTCTTCTTTCACCGTTTGCAACGTCATTTTCGGGAACACTGCTGCCAGCGCCGCGTAGGCCGCTAGGCTTGAATGTCTTGAGGCCATACGCGATTTGACCGAGGTCAGATTTCCCTTTTCGTCCACTTGGAAAATTTCTTCCGCTGGATTCCGGTACGCGGCTGGAATCGTTTCGCATTCCAGTTTGATGGCGACGTAGCCCTGCACTTTGAACGCATTGTCCACCAGATACGCGATGTACCGGTGCAGCTGTTCGGGCGTCACAATTTTCTTCGAGTGAAGGGCCGCCAGTTCCGCAATCTTTCGTAGGGATGCCGCGTGCGGATAAAGCAGCACATAATTGTTCATTTTTCGGTTCCTCTTTCGGAATCAATCTAACGTCTTCGACAACGATCCAGCCGTACCAGCGCTTGGAAATGGAATAGGTGCCGTTGCCACCGTTATCGTTTAGGCGCCTCATTTCACGGACGGCACTTTCGTAACTGAACAGCATCAGTCTTTATCGAGGTCGATGTGGAAATAACGGCACAGGCCTTCCAACGAACCTTTGTGCTGAATTACTTCTTTTTCATCGCCCAGTAACGTGAAGTGCGCCACCAGCTGATCATGTGGTTCCGAAATCGGGAACGGATCTACAATGGCCACCAGATTGGCTACGCTGATCGCACCGTCAACCATGACTGCGCGGCAGGATTCTCTGGTCAGTTTGCGAATTTCCGGCGAGTCTACGTGAATGGCCATCATCCAGATATCGCTAACGGTGTAAATTCCGTCGCGGAAATCTTCGTAGCCTTCCGAGTCTGGCGCCACTTTGAAAATGTGGACCGCTGCGCCTTCACCGTCCAGCGAAGGGCCGACATATTCCAGACGCATACCCACAAACAAATCGACGTAGTTTTCATCGATCATGTTGAAGGCGCGAACCTCACGGCCAACTATGTAACGCTGCTGGGTCAGACGCAGCATGGGGCGTGCGCACGTATCCGAGAAATTGTTGAGCAAAGTGCTCACCATATCGAACGGCCCCGGATTGGCATCGCGGGTTTGCAGCATGCTCGAATTGAGCGTGTTTTCGTCGGCATATCCTCGCGAAGAAATACCCAGCGATTCGGAGTGGCCGTAGCACGTCACCGGATAGCCCGACGAACAGAAACCTGCGCCCACGACTTTTACGTCCTCAGTGGTCGTATCGTAGGTGCAGGCAATGCAGATTTGCATGTGTTCCGCAACGTCGGCGTGGGTCAGTGCATCATGGTGCATCAGGCCGACTTCGAACGTCATGTCGCTTTTGGTGATTTGGAAAATTTCGTATTTCATTTTGCTTTGGCCTTTATGCGATAGACTGTGCTGATCATGTATTGATCGTAGGGGCCTGAATGCCGGGTTTCCAGATGGTCACGGCAGGCCTTCGCCTCTTCGAGATTGTGCCAGCGTTGTGCAACGTTTATGTTAGACGCGAACAATGGCTGATCGGCCATGACTTTCACGTACTGTTGCGTATGCAATTCCTGAATGATGAACCACGGTTTGTTTAGCGGTCTATCAAACACCCATGCGCCCAACCGGGAACCGGGCCACAACGGAGCGGCACAAATCGCAATCCACGGCATTTGCAACAACATCAGAAACGTCGAGAAATTCGAATTGGGTCCGGGCCATTTGTCGGCGTGGATTTCGTAAATGAGGTAGCCCAGTGCAATGGCCACGTAGAGCGTGGACCAGCCGATCAACCACCACGCTTTGCGGCTAATGGATTTGAGGTAGTTAATCATTTGTGAAATTCCGTTCGATTAGGACACGTGTTTCCTGATTGATTGCCGCGTAAGGAATCAGCATCATGGACAGCACGAAGGTCATAACGAAAATGCGTGGCCAATCTTTCTTTACAGTTGGATCGTGCAGGCCGAACAGCACAACGAAAATGCAAATCGTCGGGAACAAAACCCACAAAACGGTCAACAAATCTTTCATAGCGGCGCCTTGACTGGTGACTGGTTACGGTCGTGCAGATCGGTACGGGCCACCACGATTTCACGGCGACCAAAACCGAGGCTCCAGATTTCTCGGTGTGCCTTGAACATGCCGTCGCCTTCTTTCATCTTGATTGCCAGCCGCTCGGCAGGATTTACGATGTTGTAGAAATAAACCGATTCTTTGTCACCGAGTGTTGGGTTTTTCACGACAGCCACGAAGTAGCGGTAGCCGAAGCGATACAGGCCTTCGCCAACAATTTGCTTAGGGAACGCTTCAGCGTAGCCGGGATGGAGCACGCTATAGAACTTGCGATTTTCACGTTCTGCAATTTCAGCCGCTTCAACTTCGTCTTTCTTCCAGCCATGGAAGAGGCCGTCGCATTCACCCGGATCGACGGAATCTGCGAGACATTTGTCGATCACAGATTCGAAATTGTCCATGTAGATTTTCTTGGCGACTGCGCGGCCTGCTTCGGTGTAGAAACTTTCTTCGCTGTCACCGCCGTGCACGTAGCGAGTAATAAGGTGGACGTTTTGGTTGCCGTTCACGTCAGCACCGTAATACCGCACAATGCCGTAGTCACCTTCCTCGTTGTCCACCAATTCGTAATCGTCGTGGTTGGAATCCAGCGAGTTTTCCCAATTTTCGATCAGTTCGTTAAGTGGGTATTGATAATCCAATCGTACTTCGAGCATGTTCAGTTCCTTTGATCGGTGATGATGTTGCGCAGCGCCTCGACGGCCCGGCCATATTTGGTTACGCGGCTGAAGCGACCTTGCGAATATTCGCGGTCGAGATATTCAACCAGAATCTTGGCGTTTTCACGCAGCTTTTCGCTTTCAAGCAACAGCGGTGAAACCAGTTCGTTGACCACCTGATCGATGCCATTTTCGTGAGCGTCTTTAATCAACTCTTCACGCTTGTTACCGCCCACATCGTATTGGTGCGGGTGGTACGTCGGCCACGACAATTCACGCTTAGCCACCTGCGACCGCAACCAACCTTTCCGCTTTTTCACGTCCATTAAAAACCGCCTTGCAGCATTTGTTGTGCCCTGTGCATGGCCCGAAGCACTTCACCTTTTGGGCTGTAGCGCTTACGTTCCATTTGCTTTTCGAGTTCTTGCAGCAGCACGGCCATCACCTCGGCCATTTCTTCTTTCTCGGCTGCGTTTTCCAGCAGGCCCGTCATGATTCCGCCCATGTGCATTTTGTGATCCTCAGTACCAACGTGGGTTCCAGCCTTCGAGGCGATCTTTCAACTTTTTCAGATCAGCTTCGTGCATGTTTTCGGCCACGGCAATCTGGTAAAGTTTCTCACGCATTTCATCGACCTTTTTGATACGCGCTTTCCATTCCGGCGAACGCTGGCACATGGAATCCTGTTCGATACGAATCAGGTTTGGGGTGTACGAAAATTTCGTGCCGCAATCAAACTGGATGCTGGTGTTCCACTGGCCGCTGCAATGCTGCGAATGCTGGCGGTACTCTTTGACTTTGGTGCACGCGCAGTACGGGCAGTTGGGAATGTTGCGGGCATCGCGAACGTCCTTGTAAAAATCACGAACTTGGACGGGGTTCATTTCGTTGAATTCGTTGAATGCTTGCATGACTTTTCCTTGTACCTAGCGTTTGTTTGCCAGTTCGCGTAGCATGGGCGCAGACCAGCGGGAAGTAATGAACTCGCAGCACCGGGCAATTTGGCCGTCAGTGGTGCCGGGATAATAACGTTCGATTTCGGAACGTATGAATGTCGCTTTCGACTTTGGATATCGACGCACCAGATTGATAACGGCGCGGATAATTTCGAAATCGTCATCCGACAAATCGGGTTCGGGGTCAGGCTGGTTGACGTACACAATGCCTCGACCTTTTGTGTGTATTTTTCCCATCGTTTTTCCTCGAAGGGCGCCCCGTCAGGAACGCCCTGTTGCTCGTTATTGCGCAGCAGGTGCCGCTGGTTTACGCGATGGCAGATCGTACAGGCCTTGGTCACGCCCGGTGCGGAACGATTCTTCGGCTTTGTCGTTCATCAGTGGCGCGTAATCGTCTTGCGTGCCCTTACAGCCGATTTTCAGGTCGGCCAGATCAAAGGTGTTGATCACCAGCTTGTTAGGCTGCTTACCGCGATAGGTACACGATACCTGTTTGCGGTCGGTCATCATCTTTTCTTCACGCAGGAATTTCTCACGGCCCTGATCGATCAGGTTCACGATCTTTTCCGCCAGCGCGTTGGACGGCGCAATGTTGTTTTCTTGCAGGAACAGCATGGTAGCTTTCAGGCCATCAGCACCGGAACGCAGCTTGATTTGCTCGTTCACAGTTTTCTGGATATTTTCAACCGAAATATCCTGAACGCCGATTGCTTCTTTGATCTTCTGGCTGATGTTCGACAGCGTGGCCTTACGGCTGTTGTTCGCTGCGACAATCCCCTCTTCCTGTGTCACCAACGTGTTGTTGATGTTCACAACCCAAACCAGACCGATTGCCAGCAGGCCGATCAACATCCACATGGGGCTAATTTTTGGTGCGGTCAACTTGGTGCTTCCTTTTCAGTTTTTCAGGGATTAGAAATAGCCGTGGCGTCGGTACATACCTCTGTAACCGGCAGACCAACGCTCACTCAGTTTGTTTACAGTTATCCAGACGATGGCAGCGATGGCAATCAACGACAGAACGATCAACCACATTGGCGGCGTATATTCGTCTTTGAGGAAATCGTAACGGCCAAGGTCTTCACGCTGGAACAGCGCCAGCGAACCGTCGATAGAATCGATGATGGTTGGTACGCTGATAGGGCCTTTCTGTTGTATCAGCGCTTCGTGTGCGTTCACGAAAAGCGCGGTGGTGAAAGCGCGGCCACTTTTGTCAATCTTTTCGTCTGCCGACCGGCTGAATGCCCAAGCGTGAATCGTGCGGCATTCGTCGTTCACACCGAGGAACAAAACAGCATCGTTTTTCTTGCCACCATTCCACTTCGACGCCACGGCGTTGACGAACTGATTCCAGTTGGTTTTGGGGCCAACCACAATCACGCTCACGTTAACCCCGTGCATTGGTCCCCAACGCTTCTGCGCCACCGACAAGAAATGCGACAGGCCGCGCTGATCCATGCAGGGCGTATTCGAGAAACCGCGACTCACTTTGAAGCCCGAATAAATATGCGGATACGCAGGCAGCCAGCCTTGGTATTCCTCGGCAGACGTGCGATCAACCATCACCGATTGGTCGCTAACGTTTTGGTAATTCATGAAACGCTGCGTGCTGGCGTATGGATCACCGATTTGCGCCTGCGAGTAAATGGCCGGGGCACGGATGGATTGCGACGTGTGTTCGCTGTAGTAATCGCCGTAATCGCTGATCACATCCCAGCGCCAGCGCGGGATTTCCCGGCTACACGTTTTGGTATTTCCGTGCGAGTCTTTGCCGCAGTCGTAATACTCGGTATCAGGATCGTAAACGCGCTGTTTCTTTGCGACAGATCCACTGATGATTTCCGTATCGGACGCCTGCCAATACATCGGCCCGTAATACAGCGCCAGACTGGCCGCAATGCCCGCCAAGAAACCGCAACCGGTGGCCGCCCAGTCCTTGACATGTAGGTTGCAGTAAACAGCAGCCAGCAACGCCACCGAAATATAAGCGTAGATCATTATGGTTGTCCCTTACTTTCCATGTGCGCAAGGCTCAGCTTAACTTCGGCCCATGGCATGAAAGTTGCGTCTTTCACGTCGGTGGAATCTTCCGGCATACGCACGATCAATTCGTAGCGGAACCCGTATTTGTCCGGGCAGTAACCGGCGATCAGGTTGTCGAAAACATCCGTGGAAAACATCGGAGGAAAACCTGCGTCGAGTAGCGCGTAGGCAATGGCGATGCAATCCGGGCCGGTCAGCAAGTCTTTTTCAATCGACCACGGCCACGCAAGATTCTCAATCATTTTCATAGACCTTGAAATTTTCGTTGATGTAGCGAACGAAATCATAAATGCCTTCGTCGCCGTCGAATTCGATGTTGATCCAGTATTCGTTCTGGTGTGAACCGTATTCCAGACACGGTTTAGATTTGGCGCGGCGTGCCAGTGCTTCGGGTTCTTGCGTGAACACGTGGTGCACCAGCCAATGGATCAGATCCGGGTGTGCGTGAACACCGCGAATTTCCAAACCAACTTTGTCACGCTGCACAATCGTTGGCCAGAATTGCGGGCGGCCATTTACCAGACGCTGTTCGATCAGTTTACGCGGGTACGCCATGTAACCATGCAGCGCCACGACTGGCACCCCACCGTCAACCTCGCGGTAGTCACCAACGGAGCGGCCCAATTCACAATCGAAAATGTGATTGTCTTCAGAGTAGGCAAGGCGATCAATCAGTTCCTCGCCAACACCGAGGCCACGGAAAATCGAATGGCATTGCTCGGTGATTTCGTCGCCTTTTATGAAGTCGCGAACGTCGAACACTTTAGGCCCATAGGGTTCTGGCAAATTGTCATAGGCCACAACATCCATTTGCTCATAACCACCAACAAACGCCACGTACCACCCAGTTTTGCGCTCGCTGTTCGGGTGGCCATAATACGCTTTGCACACGGTGCCTTGCGTGGTGGTTACGATGTAGTGGCCGTATTCTTCAGGCTCACCAAATTTCCATTGGGCAATCATGGTTTCACCTCTTCAAACAGCAGGCCCTGTTCGGCCAGACAATCTTTGATTTGATCCAAGAAAATACGGCGGGTAGTGTTGAACCTGTGATGAATATCCGGGTTGTGCGCAGCAGGCAGCTTGATGGTACGCGGCTCACGCTTTTCACGGGCGTGCACCATCGCCTTGTAAATTTCGCTAATGGCTTGCTTTGCGTGGTGTTTGGCATCCGCTTCGGATTGGTCGGAATTGCCTTCGAAATTTACGTCAGGTTCAGTGTCAAAGAACCGACCCAGCGCATTCAGCGCCGCACGTTCCATATCATCGGTGATTTGGTAGAGGAAAGGTGCATCCCATTCACGCTGCACAATATCGCCCGTGACGCCGGTCAGATTCTCTAGCTGCTGGTGCAGATCGTGCAGTTTGTCTTGCAGTTCATCAGCATGCGTTTTGATGATGCCTTTGGCCCGGATTTCGACAGCCTTTTCGAAGTTGGCAAAGTTGGCGCGGGCCAGCTTGTCTTCGTACATGCGATTGGCGAAATACGAACAGACTTTTTCGAAATCTGCGAACACAATTCGGCGGCCATTGAGCGTGATGCTGATTTGCATTGCGTCCGCGTCCCAGCCCGGCGTGTCCACAACTTCGCGCAGGTCGTCTTTCGACATGCCTTCAAGCAGCATGTGCGAAAGCCAAGTCGGGAAACCTTCGGCGTTACGGTCCAGATGCTTGTCAAAACTCAGGATTTCAAATTTGCCATTCTCATGGGCGATATCGATTGGCGATTTGCTGCTGTCCTTGCTGCTCATTTGAAGAGGGCCTGTAGTCGGAAATTTTGGTTAACCAGTCGGTTTGCGAACTGGTGATAGTCTGCTTCATCGAGGCAGGCATGGGCGATTAGGCACATGCGCTCCACGTCGTCGGCTACCATGACGCGGCGACCGCTGCCATGTGCCCACACGCTAAACATTTGGTTCACGTAGGAGTTGAATACGCGGCTCAATTCGTCAATTGCTGCGTAGCGTTTTGCCGGATCGACAGGCAGCCGGATTTCGGCGCCCATAAATTCGAATGACGGCAATTCTTTGCAGCGCATGAGATAGCCTTCCCACATGTACTGCACCGGCATAGGTTCGTAGGTGCCAGTAGTGTCACGGCGCCAGTTATGCACGGTCAGTTGCGCTTCGAAATCTTTGCGGAATTCTTCTTCACGTTCCGCCACACGCTTGCGCAGTTTGCCGATGATGCGTTGGCGCGCGTCTTCTTTCTTTTTCTCATGTGCCGCTTGTGCTGCGCGGTATTCTTCAGGGCTACCCAAAATGTCTTCGATTGTGCTCACGACGTTTTCCTCAGTTTTTCCAATGTTTACAGATTTAGTAATCGGTTGGCAGTCTCTTCACGTACTGCACCATGTGCTCAATAGTACGGAACTTGTAGCCGTCTTCGTCCGAAATTTCACAGGCGAATTCGTCTTCGAGGCGCATGATCATTTCGATTTGATCGAGCGAATCCATGTGGCCCCATTCTTCCAGATCCGTGTCCAGTGTTAGCGCGTTGGCTTCATCTACAGACACGCTGGATTGTTCCACCACCATTTCGAAAATCTTGTTGGTGATTTGGTCGCCCCAGTCACGCAATTTGCCACGGCGCGAAATGGTGCCAGATTTTTGCGGCAAGTCTTTTGGTCGCCAGTTTGCAACCTGTTCCGCCACAGGTTCCGTCACAACCATTTGATCAGCGCGAATCACGGCGCGGGTGCCGGGCGGTGCTGGTTTGGCTTGCCCTTGTGGGAAGTGTTCCCGTGCTAATTCGATGGCTTTACGCAGGTCCGGTTGCGGATCGAAACGCTGGTGGTGCCACATGATTTCCGTGGTGCCGTTCGGATGGCCATTGATCGACAGGCCGGTGTAGGAAAGCCTTGCTTGTTTTTCCAGATAATCGATACGATCCGAATCTGCAAAAGCCATTGCTACTTTGACAGCCAGCACATTATTTTCCATGGCTTGGCCGTAGTCGTCAAAACTGTTTGGGAAATATTCACGCAGAATGCGCAGCACTCTGGCTTGTTCATGCTCGGTCAGTTTGTTGGTCATTTCATCAGCTTCCGAATCAGGTAGGAATTACGAACGTTCCGGGCCACGACTTTGTATTGTGAGCGTTTCGGAACTGGTATCACTTTGCCGAATGCATCGTGGTGACGCCAATCGGTGCGCATTCGAGTCAGGCCACACAAACCCCACTCGCGGCGCAGTTGAAAGCCTGCATACCAGTAGCCGCTGAACAGGTGAACGCCGGGACCGTCTACGTTCATTACCTTTGCCTCTTGGCGCGTAACGTTGTGTGCCAAGTAATACTGGCGGCCCGGTTCTGGCAGTTTAATAATGGTCCGTGGGCGCATGTTCATTTCCAGAAATATTTGGCCGGGTATTTACGTTCGGTTTTGTTCTGCGCTTCGACCGCGTAGAACAGTCGCGCCAGATCGGTATGGGCCAGTGGCATGTTGTCCATCATGCGTTGACGCAGCGCCTTATCTACGGGGCCGTTAATGTGGCCGTGGCCATCGAATAGGCAATCGCCTTTCATGCCTTGGCGCAGGTTGCCATTGTCGTCAAAAATGATATCGATAGTGCTGCGTTCCATGCCCACGGTTAGTTCCTCAAGTTGATTTCGTAAATGTTGTTCTGGTCAATCTCGCCAGAGGCCACACGCTTTTTCAGTTGGGTCAGTGCATGTTCCATCAGATCGATGGTGGACATGCCGTGGTTTTCGGTGGAAGCCAACGGCGCCACTTCAGGCTTGCCGGTTTGTTTGCTCAGGTGTTTCATGAAAACAACGCGCATCAGTTTCCCTCGGGTTTGACGGGCCAAACTTTATGACCGGTGTCGATATAAACGTCGAAACCAACAGGGTTAGCTTCGGTCAATTCCTGCGCACATTTGACGGCTTCGTCGTAGCTGTTAAACGTGGTGTTGTGCCGCCCGGCAAACGACGTGTATTGCAGCGCGGGGCCGGTGTAGGAGAATCCGCTAAAGGCTCGCGAACTCTTCACCACCAACCACTGCGGGGCGTTGCAGTCAGGGCAGCGGTCGCCGTCGTACCCATCCGGGCGCAGGCAGCCGATTTCCCCATGGTCGTTGCAGGTTTCACAATTTGGTTTATTCATCTTGATCGGCCATCCCCGGCATGTCGGCAGTACGCGCCGAATCCACCGTGCAGTCGTCGTTCACCAGATAGAAACTGAATTTCGCCCACTCGCTATCCGACAAATGCGGTTTGATTTCGCGGGCGATATTTTCAAGCTGGCGCACCACTTCGTGACGACGCGGCGTGTTAGCTTGATGCGTGTCGCGTACCGCCAGTTCCCAGCATCCTAGTACCCAGTGCAGGTTTTCCAACGCGGCTTGGCGCCCCGGTTGACCTTGGACTGGAATTTGAAACCCGAAGAAATCGGGAATTTGAATGGTGATTGCTTTTTTCACAGCCATTTAGCGATGCCCCTTTTGAGTTCTGGATCGTTTATCGACGGATTGCAGCGCATCACGGACAACGCCCAGCGGGGCACCTGTGATTTTGCAAATCTCTGCGTGATTTAGGCCAAGCTTAAACGCCAGTCGAATTGTGGCAGCCAGCGCGAACACAGGCGTGATTTCATCCACTAGGCCCGCATCGGGTTTTTCATTGTCCCCTAGTAGATCGCTCAGCATGTCGCGCAGTTCGGTTAGCGATTTACGATCAGTGGAAAATACGGTGCTAACCCCGCCTACCCCGCAATTGACCAGAAATTCGTCGCGGCTGTCTCGGCGTTCGTTCGCTGCGAAATGTGCCTGCGCATATGCGTTGCCGATCAGGCTCAATTTTACTTCGGGCATTATTGCGCTTCCTTGGGTTTGGTTACGATTCGCATCATGTTGGTGAACTCGAAACCGGAATCATATTCACAGCGGTAAACGATCAGGCGCCAGCTGCTGGTTTTCTCGGCCAGATCACCACCGGTCAGGGATTGGTCGATTGCGGTCAGCGTGGAATTCAGCAAATCCCGCATGCGGAATGTGTTTGAGAAATCCCCGGTCGCCGTGTCGTACCAAACTGCTTTTTCGTTCGGACGAACAATGGTTTTCACCCATTCATCTACAGCAGCGCGCCACAGATCCGGGCACGATTCCTCGCGGTCGATATTGGTCCAGCCATCGGGCGGCTGTTCGCCCTTGTGCTCATACGGGTGCCAATAGGTGCTGGAAACATACTCGCCGTCTGCGTCGAATTTTTCGTATTCGTATGCGTAGATCGGCAACAGTCTGCGCACCGCATCCCAGTCGATATGGAACATAGAAACCTCCTTAATCCAGATCGTAGGCGCGGCCCGTGTCTGCATCCAACAAACCGTGGCACAACTCGTCCCATTCGTTTTCAGTGAGGTGTGGTTTGAGTTCGTTGTAAACGTTCTGGATTTTTTCGTTGGTTTCCACACGACGCGGCGCGCCTTTGGAATACCCGCCCGTTTCTTTGCTACCGATGATGCCTTTCAGCCAGCAGTTGAAAACCCAGCGCAGGTTGGTCAATGCATGTTCGCGCTCTTCGCCCTGCTTGACGGGAATTCCGATTTCGAAAAAATCAGGAATCTGCACACGGATCATGGTGCCGTTAACGTCGGTATAAATCGAAGTGGACATAACGAAGGCCTCGAAATAAAAGGTGATGGTCTAAAGAAAATAAAGGTGCACGTTTTTAGACAGAACGTGCAAACTGTTTATGGATTACAGCGCGTCGCGCATTGCTTTCAGTTCAGCTGGCGACAGCTTGGCCAGTTCGGCGGTTTCCGCAGTTTCGATCAGGCGATCCAGCTGCTCGCGTTTCGCAGCCTTGTTGTTCTCTGCGACCTTCGCTTCGTTCTCGGCCTGCTTGGTGTCGATGATGTGTTTCACGATATCGAATTTGAGTTGCAGCACTTCGTCTTTCTTCGCGGATTTCACGAAGCTGGTGGTGCCCTGTGCTTCGATTTTCTGGTGCAGTTCGACCGCGATTTGATCGAGGTTAACACGATCCGATTTCGGGGTCAGTGGCAGGCCCCACAGGTCTTCCACCGAGATATTGCCACGGGTGGTTTCGAAACGCAGTTTCAGGCGGGAAGCTTGTTCGAAAATGTTGGTGGTTACTTGAGTCATGGTATTTTCCTTTTTTCAGTTTGGTTTGTTGATTAGAACTTGATGGTGAATGCGCGGTTGATGGTGCCTTTCACGCGCACTTGAATGTCGTTACGCTCGCTCATGGAGAAGCCGATGCCCGACAGCTGTTCATCTGCATAAGGTGCGCGCATTTGCGAACCCAGCAGTTCCATTACCTTGCGGTGTTTGCTCAGATCGGCAGTCAGGTATTCGTTGTAGAAACCGCGTGCAGAATCCGGGTTTTTGCAGCCCTTCAGAACGAAGATCAGGTGTTCGTGGCCAACCTCTTTTTCGTTCCAGAAGTTTGGCGAACGGGTGATCAGATCGACCGGGGTCCAGCCTTCGGTTTGGATGCCCCACTCTTCACGCGGGACGCCAGCGCCAGCGGTGAAACCTTCGACCGTGATTTCGCCCTTTTTATCGACAATCAGTTGGCCCACAACAACGCGACCGCGCAGATCCTTCGGATGTTCGAAGGTGTAAATCTGGCCCAAGATTTCCACCTGCACTTCGAAACCAATGTCGTGAGTTTTGCGCTTGGTGAATTGGTTCACTTCGATGGAGTAGGTGCCCGGTTCAATGTCACGCTTTTTGGTCCAGAAAATGTTTTCTACAGGATTTTTATCATCCTTTGGACCCCATGCGTTCATGTCCACATCGAGTTCACCGCCCAACGCTTGCTTGTCGCTGTACGAGATTTCTTGACCGTAACCACCACGGCCTTTACGCACGCTCAGGTCGAGGTCGTCGGCGTTGTGCCACGACAGCGAAATACGCACTTCACCTTCGACGTTGCCACCTGCCTTTTTCACGCGCTCTTTGATGCCGTTGGTTACGTCGCCGTTGTAGCTCCAGCAGAAACCGTTTTCCCACTTGAACAGCGGCGGGGCATCGGCATGCACCTGTGCAGTCAGGGAAACCAGACGTGGTACGTGGCGGTTCTGCATGAACACTTCGAGCGAATCGATTTTCGGCAGAACTTTTTGCACGAAATCTTTTGCCGACATTTCGGTCAGGCCGTCCAGTTTCGCACCGGCTTTGGCAGTCGGTTTGATTTGGTCCAGCGCGCCGCCCAGCAGTTTCGGTTGTACAGAACCGTCAACGAACAGAACGTCGTTTACCGTGATATCTTCACGCACCGCATAACGGCGTGCCAGCGAATCTTCGATACCCAGTTTCGCGATGGTCTTTTTCGCATCGTCCAGCATGCGCTGTGTTACCAGTGCTTTCGGACGTTGGAAGTTTTCGCCAGAGGTTTTGTCTTCGTATTTCTTGACCGCAACTTCGAGGTCTTCGCCTTCGGTCAGATCCAGCAGCAGGGTGCCGAATACGCTGGAATGCACACGCGAACCCGGACCGGCGTTTTGCCACAGCCACAGTTCTTTTGCACGCTTGGTTTTCAGCGCGTTGTATTCACGCTTGGCGCGCATCAGCATCGCCAGTTTGTGCTTGTACTCTTCGCCCTTGTGCAGGTTGTCGGTATCGATCAGTTCGGCAACGATTTCGCAGGCTTCGTCGGAGATTTCCAGAATGGAACGCTCCAGACCTTTCACGTCGTTGGTACGCTCACCAACGTAATCGCTTGGGTTGTTGCGCCACTGGTAAACGGCTGGCACTTCACCTACGAAGTGATGCCACGTTTCGCCGGTTTCGCCGTTGGTGGTACGGGCCGCGCCATACTTCGGTTCGCTCACAACGAACGGGCGGGCAATTTCCAGCTTTTTCACCAGCTTCGACATTTCGTCTGCAACGTGCTGGTAGATCGGATCATCGATCTTCACATCCCACACGGTGCTAACTTTGTTGCCATCGACGTAGACCACGGCGCCCAAGTTGCGCACGAAGTTGCGGCAGGTGCTGCAATCGTGTTCGGTCTTTTCGCGGAAAATCGGGTTGGTGCCTTCAGGGAACGCAGCGAGGTACGCGGCCCACAGTTTGTCGCCAGTGGACAGGCCTTCGAGAACTTCGCCGTCTTCGTCTACCGCATTAGGGAATTTGACGACGAAAACGTGCTTCTTTTGGCCAGCGTCTTTGCTCAGCATCGAAGCGAAAACGTGAGTGACTGCATGGCCGAAAGTTTTGAAATTGCTGCTCATTTGAACTTCCTTTTTAGTGCGGGTCTTCCGCGTTAGAAACAGATTAGCGACGGCGGCGAATGAATTCGAGTTCAGAGCGGAAAGCGTCTTCCCACAAATCCGCGTTACGTGGATCGCGTTCGTCAAGGTACGGGTTATTCAGCATCGCATCTTCGATGCCTTCCTGCGCCATCATTTTCCCCAATTGCGCCGGGGTGTATTCGTGCAATTCGTGCTCACGAATATACAGGATGGTTACGTTGCTCGGGCCGCGCTTCACCTGCGCATGATCACAGATCGGGTCAATGATGTTGCTCAGTTCCGGCCCGTGTGCCCATACGGTGAAAGTGCTTTCCAGAACTTGGGTCATTACACCGTTGACTGGGGTGCTCACTTTTGCCGTTACATCAAAGCGGCGTTTGGCCTTGGTGAATTTCACTTTAACTGCCTCCGTTAATTTTCATCATCAGGCGATCCCACAGATCGCGTGGCCGGTCGTGGCTGCTGAATTCAACATAGCGCACTTCGTCCAGCCCGAATTTTGCCACGGTGCCAACTTCCACGTCTTCGATTGCGTGGGTCATTGCGGTGGCGATGTTTTGGCCGATTTTTGGTTCAAATCGACCGTCGCGAATTTCGTATGCTCGTTCCATCTTTATTTCCTCGGTTTTCCTCAACTTACGGTCAAGGGTGTTGCAGATGTAGTTCGTGTTTTTCCATAGGGCAGGCAAGGCCGGGATGGATCGATCCCATCATGTTCAGCATTTGCCCAGCGTAAAACGCACGGTAAATTTGTTGGTGCTCGATAGCGTTCAGCAGTTCAAAATCGTGGCCGAGATATTCGTTTTCTTTGTAGCCAACGCTTTCCATCGCGGTGCGTACCCGGTCGGCGTGGTTCGTGATGCCCACCAAATCGGCGCCGTCGATGTAAATCAGGAATTGTTGGAACAGATCAGCAGCCAACGGCCCGTGTGGTTGCACCACGCTTTTCGGATTGGTCGCCCAGTCGTTAGGCAAGCTGCCAACGTCGGTTAACCACTGCGCGCATAGGCCCTCGATCTTGTTTACAGTTTCGTCCAGCTGCCTTTGCTTATCGACAGCACGGCGGGCGGATTCGGCTTCGCGTGCTGCGTACTCAGGCGATGCCACCCATTCGGCACGGCGTTTATCACTCATTTCCTGATACCGGGCGCACGCCTGTTCGACGGTATCCCCTCCGATCAAGGGCACGGACAAATCGTTGAATTTGAGGAAGCCGCACGTGTTACCGTGGCCATGCAGTTTGGTTTTATACACCAGCTGCCCCAAAGCCGACGAAATAG